TTTATAGCTTCAAATTACAAATGTCACACGAAACATGAAATAAATAAGTTATTTTTACGATGGTGTCGTAAAAACAAGGCCAAAACTCCTCTTGTGGCAATTGAAAGAAGGCTATAAATACCGAAAGCCAAGATCTTCTGGGCGTGCAAATCCTACAATTGCTGGGGCCCAGAGGACGCCAAGTAACACTTAAGTTAACATTTAATTAAATTAATCAATATATAATTAAATCAATGTGTATTGTAGACCAGTTGGTCGCCATTCTACCTGACAACTCACGAAATAGAGTACTATATTTGACACCCTTCTATAAAAACCGGTCGCATCTTCTCTGTTTTCAGATGTCAGGCCCGGTGATTAATCCTGTAATTTGACACCCTATTGCAATTTCAATTTGGCAATGTTAAATTCGGCGAACCGCGGCGGAACTCTGTTCTGTGCGGCGGACGTTGATACCCATATGACAGGCTATTGTAGTAGGCTAATCTACCATAGCCTGTCACTCGTTGCTGGCTGTGTGAGTGCTGGCTGTGTTGAGAGATAACCCTTTTCAGGTAAGTATGATCTCGGCAAACAAGATACAGCTGCACGTTGTTCCGTGTTCACGCGGCGACGCGTCGTCGCCGCGTGAACACGCGCTGTTGGTATGATGTACAGCTTTGTAGAAAGCCCCCACGTCTTTCCCGCGCGCTTTATTGGGGAGAATAAAGCGCGCGGGAAACTGGTCTTTAGTTATATTGTTATATTCCCAATACTCTCTTGGAGCGTCCACGGGCTTCAGCGCATGGACTCTCACTGTCCGATTTCTTCCCAGAAATAGACCGAACGCCTATAAAAAGTGCCGAAGTCGGCTATTCTCGGTGTCCGGTATCTAACCCGCGCTTTTATTCAGTATAGAAGGGACACAGCGTATTTCGTTGCGATGCATTCTTTTTGAAAACGACGTCGCGCCCCATTGGGATGCAGCAGAGATACTAACATTTTCGACCATCCTCCTTTTATACATTTTTTGTTGTCTGAACCTTTTTGTTGTCACAAGTGTTACACGCTCTTTTAAATGTCTTTCAACGATGAGAGTTTCACTTTCGAAGGATGGGATGAAAAGTGGGATCTTGTCTGGGATGGGATTGACGTTGAAGCTTTACTGTCGAACATGTCTCCAGTGAGTGTACCTCAGCTGCAGTCCCCTGTGAGTGTACCTCAGCTGCATAGGAATATGAAAAAGTATTCCCTTCCCCTTCCCCAGCTACAGTCCCCTGTCAGCGTACCTCAGCCACAGTCCCCTGTGAGTGTAACTCAGCCGCATAGGAATATTAAAAATTATTCCCTCCCCCCTCCCCAGCGCCGTTCAACCAGAAAGAGAAAGCGTCCAAATTTCATGGAATCTCTTTACTATACTGGCGAACACGGACACAAACTCGTGGGATAGTTTCCAAAAAAAGAAAGATAAAAGGACAAGAGAACCCGGCATATACAAAATTTAAAATTTAAAAATCAAGGATTGGTGTTCATCGAACATAGCATAAAGTACGTTCGAACATACATTTGTAATAACATAGCATGATGTGTTGACACCATGATTTAATTTAAATTAAATTAAATCCGTACGGGACTGCGCGAGATGTGTTGACACCATGATTTAATTTAAATTAAATTAAATCCGTACGGGACTGCGCGAGATTTGTTGACACCATGATTTAATTTAAATTAAATTAAATCCGTACGGTCACATATATATCAACGTACTAGCAAATATGTCCTCCGTCGCTGTTTCGAGCTTTCCGAGCCCTTGTGCGAACCCAGTGACCATTCCAGAAGGACCGGAATCCGATTCCGAACATGTTGATATGGCTGCCATGGTCCCGCCTGAGCCCAATAACGCACTTCTCGGTATTATGGCGTGGCACGTGTTCACCAAAGGTAATCCGTGCGATTACTCAGCAGTTCACCACCAAATGTTCCAATGGGTCATGGGCGATTGTGGCAAAAACTTGCACAAAATCCCGTGGGGAAAAGAGAATTTTTTGCGCGGGCTTTTCACTCCGGTCTCCGCTGTTCCGCCCATGAAACTCAAGATAAACGGCGAACCGTACAAAGGCGAGGTGGAAAAATACAACGACCGCGTGAATAAGACTGACCTTCTTAACCAGGTTCTAAACGCCGGTCAGCCTATTTACGAGTTTCCCACTGCGAAAAAAGCGGCTTATGACCCCAACAATCCCGACTACGACCCGTACGCGTACCTGAGTGACCTGAAAGATTTCTCACATCTGTTCAAGCCGCTCGAAGAACGCAATGGCCTTCATCCTCGTCTTACGTGGGGATTTAACACGCGCTTCAAGCGTAACATGGTGGTGATTAGTCGGTGGGAGTAAAGTTATAATAAGATTAAGTAACACTTAAGTGTGCGTTTAATTGTTCTATAAATTTTGGTGGTAGACCATGTCATGTATTGTAGATCAGTTGTCCGACCTTGCTGAACACTCTCAAAATATTATCTATGCGGACCCTCCTTGGAAATATCAGCAGACAGTGAAGAACGGAGCTCTGAAACGCAAAGACGGTACCCTCCTATACCCGTCTATGTCTTTAAAGTCGTTGTGCGCACTGGGTCCTGCTGTTGAGCGCATTTGTAAGGAAGATGCCGCTCTTTTTATGTGGGCGACGATGCCGTTGCTCGGCGAAGCGCTCGAACTTATCAAGGCGTGGGGATTTAAGTACAAGACGTGTTTCGTCACGTGGATAAAAACTACGAAGGATGGGTCACGACCAGCGTTTGGCGTGGGTTACTACACTAGGTCTAACGCGGAACTGTGTTTGGTCGCAGTCAAAGGTAAAATTGCGTCATACAAGCGCCTGTTGCCGGACGAACCGGACCGCAAGGCCTCGTCTATGTCCTCTGTCGTTCACGAGGACTCGCGTGATACCCGGGTGAATTTTTTGACGCTGTTGGACGCTTCTTCGACGCCGGTAGTGATGACGCCGCGACGGGAACACTCGCGTAAGCCGGAAGTGGTGCGCGAGATGATAACGCAGCTCATGGGCGACATCCCACGTGTGGAGTTTTTCGCACGACAGACGTGTCCCGGTTGGACTGCGATGGGCAACGACGTGCAACATTTCGAGGAATCGAGTGCGCAAGCACAGCTCGCAGAGCAAAAGCATAAACGCGCGCGTAAAAAGTAACCGTACAGCGTATTTAGCATACAACGAATAATGACAATATTCATGTCTACCGCTCAATTTTTAAAAGCACATGTAAGGAATGCCATTACGGGCGATACCTTCACGGGACCTAACCAAGAGCGTAAAGTACTGCCGGATTGTGTGACGCCGAACAATCATGAAGACCCTATGGTTGAAATTTCTCTTGAAGAGAAGACTGAACTCGTGTTGTCCGACCCCAAGTTTGGCATGTTCAGTCTGTTTGCTTATCACGTAACGTCGGGTCGACACAGTGACGCCCTTAAACGACGCAACACTGTGTACTGCTCACATATATTTAGCCTTGCTCTGGGCCTACCCATCCTTGTGTTCGTCACGCAGTGGTTGATGTACATTTCTATTCTTGCGTACCAAGTGCGCTCTCATGAAGACGGTCTGTGTCCAAACAAGGCGAAATGGGAAGGTAAGATGTTGATGGCCTCTATTGCGCTGTTTTACTTTATCAAGTCGTTCTTCCTCTGGGACAATATAGTAGACCGTACGCACCGCAAGAAAATGATCCCGTCAACGAGTTACATTGTGATGCTCGACACGTTTCAAGAGTTTGGATTCAATCTGTTGGTATATCTGACAAACCTGTGGTGTATATTTGCGGACCCAGATTTCATGAACGCGTTTTTCAATACGATTGCCATGGAATTTCTTATGGAAATGGACAATGAATTCCAACGCGCGTACTTTAGCTATCTACCTGGCGTTGCGGGCGATATTTATGACAATATGTTTGTGACATACCGTGAGAACGTGGTCATGGTAAACCAAAAGACACACAATTCGTGCCACTTTCGCTGTTGTAAAAGAATGACATGGTTGCCGTTCAAATTGCTCATCCTGATGTTCATGCTTCTGCCGTTGATATGTTTCGCTATGATATTCTTCGGCGCGACTTGCAAATAGTGGGTATAAATATTAGTCTTAACCACAACGTACATGGTTTCACAGAACAACATTTTATACGCGGGTTTAACAGTGACCTTTCTGGCCGGAATAATGGGCCTAGTGGCGTGGAAACAAACGCGTAAAATTGTACCGATAACGCCTAAGGACGCGGAGACCACGCCCGAGGAACCACGCTCTGGAGAAGTCGAATCTTCTGATTAGAATGAACATAAAATACTATTTAAATGCACATCTTTATTTTATAATGTTTAGAACCGGATATTGTGTAGATTTGGAAACGACTATTGCCTCGCGTGTTCCGGATGCTGTCCGTCCAAAAGGTCAAAAAAGATTTGAAACGCGCATTATTGAAGTCGGTGCTGTGCATGTGACCGACGTGACCCGTAAATGGGGTTGTTTAGTCAATCCATTGCCCCGAGATGCGCGTCTGGACAATGTGCTCGATTTGTTCGCGTTGCTGCGCGATATGTACCAACGACCCGACGCGACGATTAATTTTTGGTCCAAGGTCTTGGTGCAGCGTAGGTCGGTGACTGCCAACATGTTTTTGAAAAACGAACCCCCACAAGTGTGGTTGAACCGTACGACAACCAATCGCGCCAAGGATTTTGTCCGTTGGTATAACGAGCCCGAAACCGGTCCCAAGTTTGTGACGGAAACCGAGGCACTGCGAGGTCTTCTCGATTTTACGTATGAGCAGCCGACGTGGTACGCACACAATGGACGCTCATTCGACTTTAAAATCCTGAAAGGTTGTGGCCTACGGTGCGGCATTGACTACACGGTCAATGAAATCGACACGTTGCGTGAATTCCGAAAGCTTATTCCTGGACACAAGTCGTATTCACAACCTCTACTGTATCGCGCGTTGTTTAACCGTGGCTACAACGCACACGTTGCCATCGACGATGCAACGGCCCTTTCCGAACTGTGCAGTTTTGTCCATGGAAAAGAGACGACGGTGGTATCTCCGACGTCAGAGAAACCCATAAAGATGGTGTCGCCGTTGCTTTTGCCCGCCGCCGCCATGATAACTCACAAGGCGATGAATCTCACATTTCGGAGGTCGAACAAAGAAAATAACAGTGTCCCAGTAACCAAGTTGAGGGGCATAGGACCGAAAAGCTCGCGCGCACTTTCGGAGGTGAACATATTTACGTGCGCACAACTTAAGAAAGAATTCAATAAACACGGCGTGGACTGGTTACGCAAGGTCATGCCGAAGGGCGTGCGGTGGCGCGTGGTCGCGCATTCCATCAGTTCTTTTATGGTGTGAATCCTCTTTTGGTGTGAATCCTCTTTTCAAACACGTCGGCACTATTTCCTTGTGTGTGGCGTTTATCACATGTTTGAGTTTCTCGTTGGTTTTGTGCTCGGTGTGTGGGCCGGACAATCGGTACCGTTACCGAGTGTAGGAGATTACGTGAGAAGTTATTGGGTCCCGCGACGGGTACCTGCTGTTACTACTGCGCAAAAGGAAGAGGAGGAACAGCCGCTGTTCACGGGCACAATGCCACTGTCTGTGCCTACAGCAGATGAAGCAGATGAAGCCGTATGACGAACACTATTTAGGGTAGGCTATTCGTGGATAAATGTTTTTCGTGTTCATCTCTTTCGTTTGCGGCATTGTAGTTGCACAGGAATTCCCAAACATGCCAAAGATACGTCCAAAAATACAGCAGCTTTTAGATTCGTTCAGAACGGACGAACCGTAGATTTACAATAAAATCGTATAAATGTCCAGTATTTTTTTTAAATGACCTCTGAATGTAGTTTTAATATTAATTCGAGTCAAGACATTTTGCAATTGCACGGGGTATTGAAACAGCATGTCGTAATTCACTCCCCGCCGTATTCTATCGTGACTGTCATGTCTCCGTTTATGGTTCGACATGGAAGACCTATCAAAGTTGTGATTCATCACCGCAGTCGGGACGTTCAAATAGTGGAGAGTTCAGTGACACGTCATGTGCTCTCCACTGCGATACTAGCCTTTCAAACGCACCGTTTGTCGGAGCCCGCGATGCCCATGCGGGTCCAACATTGTGCTAGTTTATCATATGCGAGACCCGTCGGCGCCGCCACACAACAAGATTGTCCTATATGTTTTGACAGCATTTGCCAGAACGAAGGGGTGGCATTACCATGCATGCATGCATTTCATCCTCGTTGCATACGACCTTGGTTAATGGAAAAGGACACTTGTCCGGTGTGCCGCCGTAGTGTTAATGACACATCATAGATTTCATCGTTTTACGCCACATGCACGAGCGTTGACACGACGTACCAGCTACTTTGATATCGCTCTGTTCTATGCACCCGTTGTTGTCGGCGTCACAGTCAGCAAACAGTCTTCTGTACTTGGGACCCTCCATAGCCAGAATGAACGGTCTCTGCAGGTATTTTTTACCGTGGCCCATGGACAGCGCGTGTAATTGATAGACGTTCACGCACCTATCTTTTAGAACACAGCTCCACAGCTCGTCGTGCGAAACAGAACAGAGTCCACACGTGACACCTATGAACAAGAACGATAATATCAGTCGTAACATTTATGTATACGTGCACGCTTTTATAGTTCAAATTAAATCCAACCAAATGTACCGAACGGACATATAAGTCGCCTGTGACGTTTGTGGATGAAAGGTGAGCAAGAGCATAAGGTGTGGGTGGAACAGGTTCAAAAGCTTATCTCTAGCAATCGCGAATTGCAAGAGACAGACTCTACAAACATACTGTGTCATTTTTTCAGTCAAGTTATTGAGCGTGATTTCCATCACGAACTCGAACCCGCAAAACAATACATGAAAAAACTCGCGCGTATGGCTGTAGAACTGGCTGGGACGTTGGCGGGTAGTAACCGCGAGAGAGCGGCCGCGGTGCTCTCAAAAAGTACACGGCTGGAAGAACCAGTACTTGATAATGTGCGTCTCAACGACTTGCGGAACGTTGTTGTGTTTGAAATGTTTAAAAGATGTGGCGTAACCACAGATACGTATTTCGAACGCTATTCAAGTCCACCGGGTACCGAAGAGCAATCCAGCATGTACCTTAACATCGCCCATGGTAAAGCCAAGTGCACAGCGGCGTGGACAGAAAAACTATCGTTTGTAGTGAACGCAATGCACATGTTAAAAACAGTGTTTTTGGTATATGATTTGTTTACAGGTAAGAAAATTTCCGTGAATGAAGCCAACTTGAATTGGCATGGAGAGAAATGGACCATGCACGTTTCGAGGAGGGGTCTTGGAGACCTCGTCTGGAACTTGTTTTTGGACGTGTGGGAATACGAACACAGTGTATATAAGTAAGTACGAATGTTAGCAAACATGTTCTTTTCCATACTCTTGTTCGCCGCTTCTGCTGCAGCGTTCAGTCACTTGGACTGTCAGAAGCGACATTCTGCGGACCATGCGATGTGTCAATACATGCGTAAATACAACCGAGAGTACGCTCCCGAAGAGTTTGAAACGCGCATGGATACCGTCATGCAAAGAGTCAAACACGCGGCTCACACCACGTCCGACGTCACCTACGGCCTGAACGCCATATCGGACCGGTCTTTTGTCAAAAACGCGTTCATCGCCAAGGCGGGTAGGCACACGGATTCTACGTATCGTCATAAACTTCTGACATCCTACAAGCTGCCGGAGTCGCTGGACTTGCGTGATAAAATGCAGCCCGTGAAAGACCAAGGGCAATGCGGCTCGTGTTACACCTTTTCGGGCGTGTCCGTATTGGAGTACCACGCCGGCGTGTCCATCTCCGAGCAAAAAATCATGGACTGTTCAAGTTCGACGAATGGCCCTTCGTACGGATGCGACGGCGGCTGGCCCGAAAATATATTCGAGTACGCCAAACATTCACCGGTCGCATTGGAAAAAGATATGCCGTACACTGCCAAGAACGCGGCGTGCAACCAGACATGCGATGGCTCCGTCGTCAAGGTCCTTCGGTACGACACACTGACCCACGAAAAAGATGAAAACGCAGAGTCGAGGCTACCATATATTTTGAACACGCACGGTCCTGTCTCTGTGGCCATCGACGTGGGCACTACGGAATTACTCATGTCCTACGAAGACGGTGTGTTTCCCGCCATTGCGTGCGGTCAAGAGTTGGACCACGCCGTCACCATTGTCGGGTACACGCCAGAGTATTGGATTGTGCGCAATTCGTGGTCTTCTGAATGGGGCGACGATGGATACTTTTACCTAGAGCGTGGTGAGAACGCATGCGGCGTCGCGGAATACATCGGTTATGTCTCTAAAGTACAATAATTTTTTTTTTATAATTCTAGTACTGTCTTTGCTAATTTTACCATGGCGTGATTGGACATATTTCGCCATATTTCAGCCTCGTTGAGTACCTTTTGCACCTGCAATTCGTCAATAGCTCCCGCGAGATTCGACATCACGCCTATCAAGTCGTGGAAATCCCGCAGAAGAGGGTCCATTTGACTGGATTTGAGAAAATGATTGGCGGATTCTATAGCCTCTTTGCCGTTTTGCATCATGGAGTTTAAGTTGTTTGGATGTTGTTCGAACGTGGACACGACATTGACTGTGTACACGCCTGCGGATATAATGGCAACGGTCAGCGTAAGCAAGCAAAGGGCAGACACTACCGATGAAACGGTGCGCACCTGTTCATGCCAAGTGACCGGTGCTTTGGTCGGCCATGACATTTGGATGGACAAACCCGTGTTATATACTATATAAATTCAGAACGTTTTACAAATGCTGTTGCCCCTGCTCGTTGCCACAGTCGGGCATGCAGCGTGGGATAACGTACTCCACTGGATGATTGTGAATGACCCCGACACGTCCATTTTTCACATGCACTGGCTGCGGATGGTCATCGTCTACCTATTCATGTGGATTATACCCTCCAAAAAAACAAAGACTACACGGTCGTTGTGGTGGTGGTTTACCTTTTCACTGTACGGATGGACACTACCCGCGATTTCCTATACTGTCTGTGTCATGCTGACGGGATATCGCATTGCTGTGTCCTTCCAACCGTTTATTCCGCTACTGGTTGTACTCCAAACCGGCGCTGTGTTGGAGGGGTATCGTCTAGTGGGTTTGAATTTCGCCATGTTGGGGACATTGTCCGTGTGGGTGTGGTCACCGTGGTACCACAAAGACTTGGAACTGTGGCAAATTTGGGCGGCGTTATTTGCCGCAACCGTTCAAGTCTTGTCCCTGTCCAAGTGGTTTGTGATGTTGCCACGTGAAAATACACTGTACTATATGAAACACGGTGTCGGCGGCGCCATCCTGACTCTGTTTTTTGTCATGATTATATGGGCGCCAGAAAATATGTCGGCAGATTTCCTGGCCAAGCCCGACAAGTGGCTCTTGGTGTTGACGTTTGCGGGCATTGGAACGACCTGCAAAAATTGGGTCATTTCGTCGGCCACTTCGCGGATGACCATTGACGCAGTCGCCATATTTGAATGTCTGCACCCCGTTGCGACGCTGTGCTCAGATATTATACTGCAAAAAGATGTGTTCGAATACGAAGACATCGTCACCGTCACACTTCTCGCCATTGGATGGATTTTATATCCCAAACGGAATATATAACGGTCGCTTATATCTCATACATGTACCTGAAACACGGCGTGTGGTGTCAATGTGCTTCCGTATTCACATTCGTGCTCGCGGCGTCCTCGGTGTTAAGCCTGCAACATTTAACGCTGTCAGTCGACGTGTATTGGAGCTTGGTATTGTCGGTAGTCGCGTCTCTACACTTTATACTTGCGGAGCATGCCCCCGTGTTCGGCTTTTCTACGGAAACGTGGTTCAAACTCCACCCAGATAGTATGGTACACGCGTGTTTGTTCGGTTGGTCGTTGACACGTTGGCAACCGACTGTCGGGTATGTGGGACTGGTGGTGGTCGCGTCCGCTCTATTGTACCGAAAACCTGTTCACGTTCTAGGCATCGCATGTGCAACGCGGTTCGTACTCACGTGGGATGCCTGTCTTGTGACCATGCTTGCTCTATTGACCACCTACTACCGAAGACCCGACATTCGAAACAAGTCTATCGCGAGCCGGGAACAAAAACAACGTTTCCTCATCAAATCCACACAAATACTGTTACAGTCCGTCGCCTTGTGGCTTTTACGATGTGAACACCGTTTTCCCCACGTGGTACGGTGGACCCCGATAATATCAGGTCTTGTCGGCATTGGCGTAGCCGCTGTATGGTGTCATTTCAACGTAGCGGTAACCCGTGTGTCGCGAAATGCTATTATTGTGGACGTTGGCCATGGCATGGCGGCCTCTCTAAAAGCTGCCGAAGCATGTCCCGTTTGCAGCCGACATCTCACTGCGCTGGACATGGAGTCGTCCTTTTAGGACACCAACGACACTGGACGACGGACATGTCGTCACGCACGTCCGAAACGGTGGACAAATAACGTTCTGCAGTGTATCCAGAGTGGAGCCCGCATTGTTGTAACGTTTTTCTATTCGACACACCGTCGCTCTGCACAATTGCAGTGACGTCTTCCGTCGGCAATAGTTCGTGGATGTAAACATGAATCATGTCGTAGGAAGCGCCCGTTTTTTGGCGTTCGCGTTGGTCCCCATAGGAAACGACGAGCTGACCCAACGCCCGGTCGTTCACACACACACACGAACCCCAATTTTCGTAACTGTGCGTGGGCATTCGTATAGATTGGGTGCCGAAAGGGAACCCCCGGCGTGTCAACTTTTCAGATACAAAACGTGCATTTTCCCACAATGGTGCACCGCGCGCATCGAATACCATGATAGGCTGCTGTGTACCGTTCGGACCCGTCATGGTATGCTTCCCAGCGTTCCACCGGTTATAACATACGGGCTGGGGCGTTGACTGACACGTGTCCATATATCTTTTGTACACAGCTCGGTCGTCCCAGTTGTGTGGCATGGAGCACTGTGTAACAGACTTGGCATCGACTAGGAGGGCTTCCGAATCGCCTACGTTGATGGTGATGACCCATCTTTTGTGATGCCATTGGTGAAACAACATTTGTACATAGGTTGCCCCAGACCGCGTGTCCGGCGCATCGACTAAAAACGACTTGACAATGTCTCGGATGTTGGTTTCGACTTCCTCTGGGTGGACAATGCAGCCCATGTCGTATTCGTCGACAGCGCCGGCAATGGCGCACGCGCGTAATGCCATGTCGGTGCCGTTCGGACCATGGCCGTCAGCGACCACAATGGACTTTGCAGTCGTGCCATACACATCTTGACCCGCCACGGCAAACCCCTCGGGCACGGACAAAAGGCGATACGAGTCTGCGTGTTTTTCGTGCGTAACGCCGTGCGCGTCTACTGTGCGCTCAAAATCACGCGAGGGACCACTGCTAAGCATGATACGGTGATGCACGTGCCCATTCGCCGAACCATTTTCCGACACATGACACGTGTCTTCAAACATGTTGAAAGAGAAAAACATCATTTATATACACTATAACTATTTTCGTTTACGTTTACGTTGTGCGCGTCTCATCGTTTTCAAGATACTTTTGCCTCTTTCAATGTATTCTTCTGGGTCTTCTGAAGTCTGGCATTCTTGCATAATAGTACACCCTACCTTGTAGCGCTTAAACCCACGCACAAGCCCCCACAGAGACACAGCAATGTTAGGATGTGCGCCGTGCTTTTTGGTCACTTGCTTGGTAATCTTTTTGGCAAGTCCAAAGTCAATCATCCAAGGGCGGCCATCGTAATCTAACATAACGTTTCTGGCATTCATATCACAATGCAACACTTTGGCATCGTCCATCAGACCCATAAGACCACAGATGGCATACTGCAATTCGGATGGCATTTCACAGTTGCGGTACGTTTCGACAGGTAAAGAATCGAGTTGTGGCATCGTAATATACTTTTCGGTGACGGATACTCCCAGCACAGGCGGCGACGCGAGCTTGGCCGCGCATATTTGCTGCAGCTGCGCCTCTTTCAGAATGCGGTTCGACGATTTTTTGGGTTTAAACGTTTTGACGGCCACTGGTTCGCCCTTTGAGGCACCCACGCACATGCCCAGGACATCACCTCTGAACTTTTTGCGCACCGTCGCTTCGAACGTCTTACCTTCTTTACCATCCAAACCCAACTGTGCAGCACCGTCGAGTAAAGACGCAGAGGTCCAATCTTGAACACCGACAGACATATTAACTAGTAAACAATTACATGTCATTAAAAAATTAACATATGTGCATCTTTATATAACAAGGCTGGATTTGAACCGTTCGTTGGTGTTTTTGATAAGTGTACTGCCTTCGAACCTGCTACTGTCTTTGATGTCAAATTTGACCAATTCGTCGGCGAGCGTGGTCCACGTCTCTTGAAGAACGACCTCAATGTCCTCTTTCGATTTCGCGTAATACTCTTCGTCGAGTGCCGGGGCAAATTCTTCAAAAAATGCGTGGAAGGCTCTGAGGTTCTTCTCAATCGCGGCCCTACGTTCAGGATAGTTGACAAGTTTATTCTGCGGATGATGCTTGTTTTTACGCCGAATGACGTGTGTTTTGTCTAGCCACCAATCAAGGGGACTTGCTGGTGAATTCTTCGTGTCTTTGCCGGCGCGATGGCATCGACAAGAGGGAACTAAGTTTATGGCACAATCTAAATATTTATTAATACGTCCGTTGCGTACGCGCGACATGTAGTGGTCGTCTTCACTGGCCGGCCCGCCACAGTATAGACAAGTACTGGGCAAATCGTTGCCACTTATCAACGGACCGCGCAGTTCCTGCACTCTGGCCAAGATTTCGGGACACAGGGGCTCGTCAAAGAACTGTGGCGACGACAAGAAATCGCGCGACGCCTTGGCGCGCACATCCCCCTTCCGTCCAAACGCATCCGTCCAACGAAAGTTCATCGATTTATTCCACTTGGACTGTACATCGCCTTTCGAGAACCCTTGTTCGACCAAACGTTTTACGTAATGTGCTGCATCGGCCTCGCAGACGGCAACCGCTCTATTCTTGCTATTGATGCCCCTGTTTACACATTTTCGCGCCGTAGCGTCGGCGTGCGTCACTATATCCTCCACTTCACGCACGAGACCAGATTCCGTTTCGATAAACACTAATTTATAAAAATGGTTTTTCTCCGACGTCCTTACAAGTTTTACGTATTGCATCTTTTTTACTGGCTCGATAAAAGCCTCCAAGTTGGCTTTCGACAATTCAAGTAGACGTATATGATCCAAGGTAACATATTCGACTTGTTTGATTTCGAATTCGTTGTTCAAATGCTCGTCCGCTTCCACGAATTTGCGTCGAAGCTCAATAGCCTCTTCACGTAATTCATGTGCTTCTTCGTCTAAATTATGCACGGTAAGTTCTAATTCGCGCGCGTGGAGCCGTGCGCGTTCTTTAGCAACTATCGCGTCTTTAAGCTCCTTCTTTGTGACCGTACTAGTCTCAAGAACTCCTACCCTGAGCACCAATTCCGCCGACTGATTTTTTAATCGCTTGTACGCGCGATAACACCTGCCATAATCTTTCAGGCCCACATCACGCTTGTCACGGTACGTGTCACGCTCGGTGCGTAATTTATCATTTTCGACGCGCAATGCGCCGATTTCGTGTTTCATATACTCCAATTTGTTACCCACCTGGTTCAAGATACCGATAAACGGCGATTCATCAATATTTTTGCGTTTTTTACAGTTACTCATCATTTGTAAAAATATCAGTGGGTATAATTGATCCGTTATACTGCGATTGGATTATTTAGAGCTTTCCACATTTATTTAAATTAAATTAAATCTTGATCTGAGATAAAAAAATATGAGAGCTTTCCACATTTAATTTAAATTAAATTAAATCTTGATCTGAGATAAAAAAAATATGAGAGCTTTCCACATTTAATTTAAATTAAATTAAATCTTGATCTGAGATAAAAAAAATATGAGAGCTTTCCACATTTAATTTAAATTAAATTAAATCTTCGAGTTGTGTGTGTTTCGCGGCCGACCACGCGGCAATCGTTAACGCGTGTTCAGCATGTCCCTTCAAAAAAGCTCGACGGACCGGTAGTCCTGTCTTGGGATTATAGACGTCGTACAGGTTGTCGGGCTCGTGAAAGTCCATGTACGAGGTCCACCATGATTTGCACAGGTCATGTTCACTTCGTTCGTGTAGCACCAGCATCCATAAGAACCCCACCCACGGCCATACCAATGTATCGTGCTTGTCAGCATACCCGTACACCCATGCTCGGTACGTAGGTTGAACCGCGACAGGTCCACCGACACGACATGGTATCCACGCCGATTGAATTTCTTGATTGAAAGACTTTATAAAGGTTTTCGACACAATCTTAAAGTACACGGCCAATATTCGCGGCAACGTTTCTTGTGTTTTGTATATCTCGGGCACCCACGTGGACATGGCGCGTTCGTGTTGTTTTTTAAACCTGTCCGCCTTTCGCTGGTCTCTCTCGACAATGTGAAGCATTTCCATACATCGTATCGTTTTTATGTATAGAACGTTCGACAAAAGCAATGTACCTTTGTGTTGGCGCGAATGTTCCCACGAGGCCCCGACCGACTCGTGTAGGGCGTCGTTTGCCACATGGATATCCAACCACCGCCAGGCGCGTAAGCAGTACAGGTACAAATTGTGTGCCTTTTCGGGGTCCAAGTCGTGCAACCACCACGTCATAATGATGAAGAACATATTTGCGTCCACGACATGTGTATTTTCGTAAGTATACATAGGTGTTTCGTCTGAAAACCAATTCTGCTCGAATCCAAACGGCACTTGACCGTCGTTCGTCATTGCGCGCGTCATCTTGTTCAGAAACACCGCCAAATGTTTTTCATCTATGACATTGTCCAGTTTTTGCAGCAGAAACATATAGAAAGAATCGCGTACGGGCACGAAATTGAACCGTTTGTCTCTATACCATCCACCGCTTTCGTGTTTGAGCCCTGACAATGATTTTTGAAAGTCGTACACTTTGGCGTCGCGTTGTTTGAAACATTGGGAACAGACGGCGACGATGCAACGATAAAAGAAGACGACGGGCGTACAGATAAACATTTACAGTATTTATATGGGAAGTGTTAAATAAAACATGTTAAGTCTTTTGTGGATTTTATTTACGTCGGCGCAAGCGCAACAGCCCTGCTTCGAACATTTAAAAAGTGTCCCCAAGTTGTTGGGTTCGTATCGTCCGCAGTGCACAGAGTTAGGCTTTTACCATCCGAAACAGTGCCATGGGTCGACCGGTCATTGTTGGTGTGTAACGCCACACGGAAAACGGTCTCTCGTTTCTGTTGGACCTGGCCAAGCGTTGCAATGTTAATCACTGTCGCCAGCGATTGCCACAGTTAAGACAATGTGCAAACAATGTCATTGGTTCATCTGCTCCGCGCGTCTGCTTTTCGTAGTAATCCACAGAGTTTTTCTTACACTTGCCACATTGTAGTACAGAATCGGTGATATCGACCGTCCGTTTGATATGTTTTGGGTACACTTCTCGTAGCCACTGTGTGCGTTTTTGACCCTCGGGGTGGGATACAAACCATAGTTCTGGTGCTTGGGTGAGTTCCACAACGCTGAAATGCTCTAGCGCAGAAGCGTTCACGTCATAGTGTGCACAGAACTGACGTGCGCTCTGCACCGGGTATTTTGTACGGTTGCAACTTTTCTCAACGGAGGAGACAATTTCGTTGGGCAAGCGCCCCTGTAAATACACTTTCATCATACATTATAATTCAATGGTGTTTTATACTTCATATAATCCTTACACAAGTGTAAACATAACTGCGATCGGCAATATAACGACGTCGGCAATCATTCTGTATATTTCTAGTTGACAGAACGTAATGGTCTGTTTGAGGTACGCGAAATTAAGCATGACTGGGACCAAAAAGCTCCACATGATTACACAAACGATGACAGGCACAGCGAATACGAGGTCTGTGTGTAGGCGGGCCCCGACAAATACAAACGTCAACGTGAGTAAATCTATCACACCATGTGTGAGGAACGCGGACCAGGTAACGTGTTCAATAGGATGTGAATTTTGATAAGTGTGCAATACGGACAGTGAAAGGCAGTCGTTGTCATCCACAAACTTGTCCTGAAAATGAATATCGTATTGGTTTTGATTTTCTACGACACCCGCCTGCCATTCTCCGATAATCATGAGTAAACACACAAATGTGGTAGAGGTCTCGAGTGTTAGCAAATGACAAACGAGAGTGAATAGACATCCTATGTTTATGAAACGCGTCACAGTGCGAACTGTGTTGAAGCCACGGACGTACATAATTTTCACGTCGCACCAAAATTTGCCTTGTGATGTTCCCCACCCCCCCATACAGTTATTGGTATACTTTAACATATACATAAACGACATGACACCTGTGGACAGTACAGGCAGCCACCGCACGTTAAAGTACTTGCCAATAGAATCGCGTTGATAACATATGACGGTCCCACACACTCCGGAAACTAGAAGTATCAACGCGCATAAGCGGTGCATTTCCCGTAGTGCCAATGTGTCGTTTTGTAGAGTACACGTCTGTCCAAAAATAAGCAAAGGTGTTTTTTGAGAAGGGGTGGTCATAGGAGTGGTCTCTTTCGACTCTGGGTCTTCCATATACAAATGAAATCGATGTTTTATAGGCATTATTGTTAATTTTTCTTCATGAATTTGTATAGTGCGTTCGGGGTCGTGTGTAACGGTACGAGGTCCTCCATGAACCCCAAACGATGAAACGCAGTGACGACAAACTCGGAACAAAAGTACTTTTCGTACTGTTGTTTCGGGTCCTCGGACGACCACGGTAGCCACGAGCACAACGCACCAGACGTATCGTACTGCTTTCCCAATTCTTCTATCGAAAATTTTAACGTTTCAATGCTTTGTTCAGTACCTATGTCGCGGTGTATAATTTCAGAAATGCTCGTGGTGTCGTTGGGCACTTGAAACCACGTATCGTGCGAGACTTCTGTCAACACGCGCACTTTCATGGGGTTGCCATATAGCGCTGCGAATGCCAACGTCAATTTGTCCGACGTCTGCGCGACCTTTCGAAAATCAGTGCCGAAAAAATTGGATTCAATCTGGTGTATAATTCTCTCGCAGTCTTCGGGTGCGTAGCCGCCCCTTTGAGCTGTTTGATAAATATCTTTGACTACGTGCATGACTTCGGTCGGCGTGGTGTGTACAACAAGGTCACAATGGCAAAACTCTCCGTCTGTCATCCACGTCACGAATTTGTTAAAGAACCCTGAAAAATAATCCATCGGTCGGTAAAACGTCACCGACAACATTGAAGTCAACTTACCACGTCAAATATAAATACTCCCCTCTGGTTAAAAATGGGAAATTTATGTTGGGTCCCTAAAGTGGCCCCGGTCGTCGAATGTATACAGGAGTTGCAACGTGTAGAAAAGACTTTGCAAAACATCATAGACAAGTACTCTAAACAGATACTCGAACAGAAAAGGATGGCCCGCGCGAAAATGTACAATAAGTCGGACGCCATGCATCACATTCGCACTATACGAATTATTCGGACCCACAAAGATAAAATGAATGTTCGTCTTACCAACTGTATCGCAAAGCGGTATCAATTGGAGTCACTCAACGTCACGAAAATGCACATAGAAGCCGTGAGACTGACGTCCAGCACCTTTCAGAACTTTCTACAACAGAATGACGTGGATCGCGTGGCCCAGTTGCAAGACACCTTGTCGGGTATGATAGAAGACGCTTGTGAAATCAACGACGTGCTACAGCAACCTTTGGGTCCAGACACCATTGATGAAGACGAACTAGAGGAGGAATACGCAAATATGTGCAGTGGCATTCAGCTGCCAGCCGTGCCAAACCACCGTTTATCCGAAGACTTTCCGGTCGCTTCTGAAGACGACTCCGAAATGGAAACAGTGCCGCTCACAGCATAACCTATAAATAGGCCTCTAACGTGGTTGAAATGTCCGTATCGCCAGAGAGGAGGTTTGCAACGTCCCCAGAACACGAAATGTTGAAAAAAGTATTCAAGAAAACGTCCTTGCGAGAGTACAAAACGCAGCGACGCCAACACATGGCGGACCAACGCTTGGACAGTTTAGAGGACCAGTTGTGCGAGATGTCGACGGAACTAAATCTTACGAGGGAGAGAGTAGACTCAATATCGAGAAAATTGGATTTGATTTTACAACACGTGTGCAAAGAAAAGTCATTCACAATGTTTAGTATGGAAGACGTATAGAACTATTTAATTCATAGTTTAATTTTTATATGCAATCTGAAAGAGTACGTGTGTGTAGTCGAAACATGTTGAAGCGCGGCTGCAAGTGGACCAAGTTTGTCCCCTTGGAACAAGAGGCTTCTGTGCAAGATATTCTAAACTTGTTTGCTAAATTTTTATTAGAAGGTACGCGCCCACCCCACGAGGTCTTACAACAATGCTTTGACGTCTTGCTTGAATCGCACGAAGATTGTATGTTTGTATTTATGCGCAGAGGTCATGAAATGGCGGCCGGCATTTTGCGTTCGCATAAACCGTTGCTTGTCGAAAGAGAACAAGAACTTGTCCGTCAACTTGGACAAGAACAACCGTGGAACGTACCTCTATGGACATGGACAGAAAAGCACCACGAACTGCTCTCTTCGATGGAAACCCAATGCGCACGCAGTGGTATGCGAGGACCGTGCATAGGAATATGGTGCTACCGATGACCCATCGGATTGCCGCTCGGATTGCGTGCAAACAACTCTTGGGCGTGAAAATGCTCTTCCAGTGACAACGCCCACTCTTCCCACTGAACTAAACGAATATCTTCCGCGGTCATTTTATTCGCCTGGGCTTCCTTCGGAATGACTTCTATCGCCGACGTACTGACCTTCGTAGACATGCTACTCATATTGATGGCGACACGTGTGATCCGCATTAAATCCACTCACGGAAAGCTTCCGATATATTCATCTGTCGGCCAGTTATGTATAAAACGTACCAGCTTTGAATTGCGTTGTGACGAAAAATCAGCAGCCGTGACAGTAGTCCAACACGTGTCGTGTTCAAGCTGATGGAACTGTGTGAGTACAAAGGACACGAACGCCGAACACGTGAAGGTATCAGTTTGACACTTAATTTTGCGGCCGAGCGCTGCAGATATCCAATCGTATGGACGCGTGTCGTATCCATGCTTGTACACACGAGTATGAAGCGCTATCCACTGGCTAGGAGTGGCGATGTTGAAGGGGGCACGTCGCACCCATATTTGAACTCCACCAGGATATCGTTGCGTGTAGAACGACAACTCTGTAAGCTGCACGCCCATTTTTACAAGACCGTCTTGCGGGTCTGGATGTCCGTGCCACGACGATTCCCATACAAACACGCCTTTCAATGTCGGAGCCCACGGCGGGTCCACGATAACTATCGCCGAATGTGAATACTGTGAGCACGTACACTTTTTAATGAGACAGTCTAAACATGCCATGCAACATTGTGTTGGGCGTTCCGAGAATAATAAAATATCACCTGTTTTTAATTTCATGTCTATCGTTTCGAACGGTTCTATCAGGACCGCGTTCAGAGACATCGTCATAATACACATCTATAAATACTTCAGTACAACTTTAACTGTGTCCATAGGCAGATGCTCGTACAGCCGTGCTGCTAATACTGCACCGACGTCAGACCCGCGAAACCGACGCCTACCCGGCCACACAGGTCTGAATACCGCGTGGTTCCCCGCCAGACGGAACCCGCGCGCCCGAACCCGAGGCCTATAACCCTGTTCATGGCGGACGTGTCTGAACAATTCTAAATCTGTATTCCAGTATCTGAACGAGACTACAAACTTGTAGTAGTTTGCAACTTCCATTGTACGTATGTCCAATCCAATTAAATACACGTTTGTGGATACGGGCGCCCGTCGAACCCCACGGCGCCCCAGCGCACCAAAGTGTTCACGTGTTCCTGAATCATCGGCGGTGGTACGTCGGACGAACCAAACCACAGAACATAAGCGCCGTACGCATGGCCCAGCCAGACGCGGTCCAACTGGGATTCGTACACCGTGTACGTCGCATCGTGTACGCACGTATATTCTGCCAGACGCCACTTATGCGTGGCGTTGTTGTCCAGCGGTCCGGTGTCGCGGAACTGCAACCCGTCACGTGTGTACTCAATACCAACCTGGTCGAACCAAAGACCTAACGTGACTTGCCGCCCTTCTTTACGAATGCTACGTGGGGAAGACCAGGGGTGCACGTGAATAAGTCCGTCGCAGTGGGTGTGCACGCCTGCATGAGGCCATAGCTTTGTGTAGGCCACAGAGCCATTGTGGTGACAGGTTTTTGGAAACGTTTCGTAGGGAATGTCCTCTTCATACGGTCTGTCGTGCTCGGCGGGCCTGGCTGAATCGCCTACCCAAATAGACATGGCCATGTGAATGTGGTCTCCGGAAACGGGTCGGGCAGAAATAGAATGTCGACCGCGTGTCAACACGTCTACCGGTATTTTAAGGTGTCCCTCGTGCTTCCACAATTGACACAACGGCGGTGGAATAGAATACAAGCTAGAGAATTGTTTGACAATATTTGAACTCCGCCAGCCTCGTATGGTCCGGCCAGAGGGGGTTTCAACGGACACAATGGACAGGTTCCAGAAAATACACACCGCACACGACACAATGAGCCATGTGTTCATTCTCAAAATAAAACACTACTTAAATACAAATGTACAAAATGAATGGGACAATCTCAAACAACGTGGTTTATGTACGGGCGCGATAAAAACGACCGGTGGACTGACCCTATCTACAGCACCGTAGCAAAAGCCGACGACGTCGAGTTCCATATGGGACGGTTCAAACACAAAGTCTTCGAGTTCGCGTTAGACCAACTCGACGTGTATAAATTGTACTTGTACCACGGCAGGACCCGATACGTCAAAGCCTGGTTTGAAGAAGACACACTCAAAGTTCAATTCTTATCGAAAGAATCTAAAGAAGCTTGGAAAACATGCAAGCGTTCTAAAAAAGGAGGTCAGTTTGACCAACTGTTCGAAGCCATTAACGTTTCGGACGAGTGGATACTGTATTTCAAGAGGAGTCCACCAACCCTGTCAGTTTGATGTCAGGACGCCAAAACATTTTCGAAACAGGTTGTTTTAAAATGGAAAATGGAATCTCTTCGTCACACGCAATTTCCACATAATGTTTCAAATGAACTGATTTCACCGTCTTGGGACCGACAAACGATGCTTGTTGTACATATTCGCCCACGTCGCCACGAAGGTGCAGAGTGATTTCCACAGTCTTGGAAATGTCAAAACTCCACTTGCCCTGTTCGCGTTGTTCCCACGATACCGACGGGTCTGACCAATCAATCGTAAATTCAAGCGGGCCGTCCAAATTCAATCGCACTGTCTCAGTGTCACCAGGCGAAATGGTCCACTCCAATTTGTCATACGTCGGGCCGTACGTGACGAGTTGGAAGAATTCTCGAATCCACTCCGACACAGAAGTAGCCTGTGTGGAGATGGACCCGGACGCATGCGCTGCTTCCAGTGGTTGCAAGCGCATTGGCTGCTTTGGCTTAAACATAAACCTGGCAGGCAGGCCAGTGTGGTTTACAATACACAAACGTGTAGAGCAATTTAAAATAGACATTTGAATTTATTTTACTAATTTATATACTTCGTTCGGTTGAATTTAAATATCACGCAGTGCCATAAAGTTGCGCATATCTTCTACTGTCACAGTATCGCGCTTGCTAAGGCCTGCGACTACAGCTGCACCCGTAAAGATGTTTGTAAGTTCGTTCTCAGCGGCCACCTGCAGAGCCTTGACAGCGTCCGCGTTGAACCGCAGCCGCTGTGTCGACTGGTTGGCGGCCTCCTGCGTGACGATGCGCTTGAACGTCGTCGCGGGCAGAATACAATGGGCCTGTTCGCGAAGAGCTTCCACTTCTTTCTGAGCACGGCGCTCCTTACGAGTCATCTTGATGGGGGCGGCAATTGACTTAATTTGGGATGCAGCAGACATGTTTGTTTTAATTTCTGTCCCTTTATACCGCATTTCGTTTGTTTTCTGGATTATGTGCAACATTTTTTGGGGTCTGTTCGAACCGATGTCAGTCGAACGGATATTGGCTTCGAATTTTGTGGGTTTGGGACGCAAACCATTAAATCTAAGCAACGGTTCAAAATTTTTTTGGTAGTTGCCGGTTGGCGACTTGAACATACACCCGTGACTATTTGCCATGGTTGGCGAGCCCACGGTTCAATAGTCCCGTGCAAGTCGTGTGTACACCGACCCAAATCCATTTTCGTCCCCACAACAGCGACCACGGAAGGCTTGCAGCTTTCCAAATCACGGAAACAATGCTCGACAGAGGACATGGCATTCTGGTCCATGATATCATACATAACAAATACAATATCCGCATCACGCACATAACTGTGCATCAACGACCGATAACGGTCCGCACCCGCAGTATCCCACAGTGTAATGTGGACCGTTGTGTTGTGTATAGACAACGACGTCGTAAAAAAATCTATGCCCAACGTCGTCTGGACGCCGTCCAACGACATGCCAAGGACTGAACGGATAAAAGACGTTTTACCTGCACCATAGGGCCCAATAAAACAACATTTATAACGTGGGCGAAAATATGACATTTCATTTATGTTTTGTTTAATTAAATACTCGCCTTCCAAGCCAGCCAAGCCTTTGACGCCAAATCCACCAGGGACTCATCCTTCACAATGACACGCGTCCAATACTCACAGTAACGCGCGGCCAACAACGTCGACACAGAACGACGCTTCACAGAAAAACACTTGTCCGGTCTCTCCGAATCATAAAACTTCAAGTGGTCCATAGGGTGCCCGTCCGCCTTGCCGATAAATCCAACACACGAAGTGTCTACCACCACCGAATCCACGTCCAAATCTGGCTCCAGCACTGCCAAATCCGCTGCCGTCGGGACAGTCGACCACGGCTTTGGGCGCTTGTCCGTCACCACCACCTTGTACAACTGGCGCTCGTCAATACGACGAATAATGTCGCGCGACCTGCGCATGTCCTCCGACTTCGAACGGCGTATAGCGTCCAAAATGGTGTCGTCGTACTGCAAGAAACGGTCCAAATCCACAATCGACTGCTCGATGGGTAATCCACTGCAACGAAGCGCATCGGACACCATGTAATGGATAGCCACCACTGCCGAATGTCGGTACACCGTCGTGTGTAACCGGTAACGCGTCTGAAACAAATTGTATATGTCCTCATACACCTTATAATGATAACATATACAACCATCGACCACGCGCGCCGCATTGATTATACGCATGGTATCCGTATCAAAACCACCTTGAGATAACCCGCACGCACGAGCGTCGCGCTTAATGTACTCCATCTTATCCACGTCCAAATGGTTGACCTGATTCGCCACGATATGATACAGGAACCCCTCCTGACCTTTCGTCGGCGCAATCAACGACTGGACGAACGCAATCTCTTCCGCAGAGTAGTCAAACGCCGATTTCTTCAACAGGCGTGCCACAATCGCAACGGAACGCTGCTCGTGGTGGGCCATGGGCGAATCACTGTTCTTCAGGAACACATCGTCGAACAAATGAGAGAAAGGACCGTGTCCCACATCGTGCAACAATCCGGCCAACTGCACGAGCAGAATTTGACGCTCCGTTATGTTCAATTCCGGCTGTTTGACTTGTAAATGTTCGGCCAAACGTCCCGCTAAATACGCCACTGAGATGGAATGCTCGAAACGCGTGTGCGTTGCGCCCAACCACACCCAGTGCGCTGTCGCCAACTGGCGAAGGCGACGCAATCGCTGAAACTCTTCCGTGTTGATAATGTCAATAATTTCTGGACCAAGCTCATACTCGCGGTGAACGGGGTCAAATATCGTCGTAGGATTCAATCGGCGGCGTTTTACACTCATCGGACACTACAAATGCGTTACACGAATAAAAATCAATATATGTGTTACTTAGTTCCAAAAGTCGTTGTCGTACCACCCACAGGTACATTTTTGTGTATAATTGTGCAGTAAATCATTGCACGTCATGCTTTCCAATGATGCTTGTGTAGCATTTGAAAACGCTTCGTCATATGCGGCTGTAACATCTGATTCACGAATACCATCTTCGAACGTGACGAGATTTTGCTCTACCAAATATTTTTTCGGGTCATCTATAATCTCCTGTACAGCAGCCTGACCTGCTGCATACTCAGGGTTTCCTTCAATAACATCGCACGCATTTGTTTCTGAGTTTCCAAATGTACCTTCTGGACACGTTTGTTCGCAAGCATTTTGTTTTGGCGCGGAAAAATATCCAGACGGGCATGTCTTACACTCGTATTGCCCACCTTGGTCTTGATAAGTACCAGCAGTACATATTTTATTCTTGCATATGCACGCATTACCGCTCGTTCCACAATTTGCGGATGCGACCTTATAATTATATTCTTGAGTTGGGACGATAAAGTACATTTTCCTATCATTCTTCAGCCAGTAGTCGCTTCTATAAGCGGAGTACTGGAGGAAATAAATGCATCCCGGAGGGTATTTCAGTATATCAGAATAATAAGGGCTGTAAATGTCGTATCCGCCTCCCCCAGCTGTGTTCAATGCAAAGAACCCGGCATTTTGTAAGTATGTCGCTGCATCCTTACAATCATCCAAGGTCTTGATAATATCAGTTGTATTGCATTGACCGGAAAATTGAAGATAATATTCAATGGTTGCCTGTGGACCGCTTTCCACCACAATAAATTTCAAAAAATATACAAGGAGATACACATAGACCATAATATGAATACGAATGTAATGTATATAGTTTTTTTCTGTTATAGTTCACTTAAATCAGACGACGTACACTCTTCCTCAGACCACCTGTTTTTAAATTCATCACGCATTCTATCGCACTCGTTCGTCATGTCTGTCTGCAATCCGGCAGACTTGCCCTCTGCGATTGCTTGTGACACATTTTGTTGTGTCCATCCGTCTTCTAATTCTGGTTTCAATTCGTCAATCCGCTGTGCGATGGCGGCGCTTTTTTCATTTTCTTTTGAAGCCATACCTGCTTCATAAGCCGAAGACGTTCCGCCCGAAGTGAAAGGACAATTCCCGCTTCCTTTGTTTGAATAGCGTCCAGGTGGACACGCTTTGCAATTTTGCTGCACTTCTTCGTCTTGATAAGTGTTGGCGGGACACCGCCTATTCTTACATATGCATATATTTCTACCTATCGCATACGCTATTTTGCCATCGACCGTTATTTCTTTATAGTTTCCATAGCATGGAAATGTTTCATCTGTTCCATATATAAACCCGTATTGTTGAGAATTTGTGTTAGGATTTTTTTCGGGTGTTATCCACCAATACCTATCGTCCAAACGGTTCCCATTCGTGTCATACCCCCGGGTCTGCAAACTACAACCTGAGACACCGTCGGCTTTGTACGAAGAGGGAGAGCTTTTAGACGTAGCAATGTTCGGATATAATGCGTCCAGAGCTTCTTCACATATATCTTCGTCATAAATACGCTCGCCTTCGACAGTGCAATCGTCTCCGTCGGATATATACCACGGTATAGGTTTTTGTATGGGCGCATATACACCATCTCTGTTGTAAGAAGTAGCGTCTAAACCATGGACATTGAACCCATCTTTACCGTAGCCATCTATGTCATAGCCTTCCGAGTCATAGCCTTCCGAGTTGTAACCTGACGAGTTGTAACCTGACGAGTTGTAACCTGACGAGTTGTAACCATCTTTGTCGTAGCCTGCGGTGTCGAAACGAGTGCCTGTGGATTCAAATATACCCGAACGGTTGTAACCTTTATCATTGTATCCGTGTTCGCACGACAACGTGTAATGATTGTAATCACTTGAGGTAGTTGGCGGACAGCCATCAATAAGAGCTCTGTCCATTATTGAACAATAACAGTAACCATTCGAACTCATTACAAACCCAGTTGCCACGTTTTGGTTGAAAATGAACGTGTAATAAGTTTTCCACACCGCTGTTTCGCCAACGCCGCCGTCGTTCTGATAAATAGTTTTATACGACTCGTATGTGGAATATCCCTTTTCTGCACTTGTTGGACAGCATTCGCATATACCGTCGCCGTTAGTATTACTGTAGTCCCGCCAACTGAATCCTAGACCAGAGCTACACTGGTCCCGACACTCGCCAAGCGTTTTCCACCCACCACCATCTGTATTGGATTTACAATATCCCTTATAAGCATAATCAAACGTGGCAGCACTACCACAGTAATTTGCACACCATTGCACCTTTTGTGTCTCGTTTCCGCCACTATTTCCATTCGCTGTTGAGTAAATACTTGATGGTGGGGTAGCTCCACTGGCATAACCTTTATCGATGCTGTCAATGAATTTGTAATCGGTACAGTAAGAACCAGTATAGTTTACATTAGCCTTAACTTGTGGGTAAAACTCACTCGCACATTTACCATTTTGGTCGTACCCCAAAGCGTCGAGACCGTATTCGTCAAATCCGTATTCGTCAAATGTCTGAGCAGATATCAACGCGGGTCCAAAGAGAAGCAAATACAAAAACACGAGCATGATTCAATATTATGGAAAGAAACTACATTTATACTATCATTTACTCTTATGCTAGGGTTTTTAGAAGCTAAGGTGTCCGACGTTCCAGTCCAAATCGATGGGTATATTGTGCGTGTGTCCGGTAAAGTGACTGCTTACCCAGTTCACACCATGCGCTTTCGCTTTCTCGTAGCATTCTAGCGCTTTTGTAAAGTACTCGACCTCTGTCATACCGGTGCATGTCCCATGTTTCAGCCACTCGTGCTCCCAAAAGTGCTCGTCTGGACCGCGCAACGAATGCCACTCTTTGTGCAGAGCAGGCAAGATGGGCTTGAGACGTTCCAAGTCGAACGGTTGTTCCGTGCAAAATTGAGGCCAGTGTCCGGCATCATACTGCGGCCACAAACCGTGAATAGTAAACGGAAATTCTTTTTCCACGTCCAAGAGTAGCGCCAAGTAGTAGCCCTTCACTGACATCGGAACCTTGCACGATATATTTATACAACTTTCTGCCGAATTTAATTTGACCGCGGAGACTCTTTTCGAATATGGGTTGAGCTCACGGCTCAGTGCGTGGAATCGTCCTCTTCTTCGTCCGACAGTGGAATCCTGTTTATCTCGTCGACAAAGGCCTTCCAATACGTTTTAAAGTTTGTATCAAGTTGTTGATAAGCTTCCGCATATTTAGACTCATCACAATGACTCCGCATAAAAGCATGCACAACAAAGTCTAACATCGTAGTTCTCCACGCGGGACCGCCCGCGTCCCGTTCACGCAATAGAACGTTAAAGAAGTCAGCGATAGACGAGCCTGGGGGCATGGTGGTTGCCCTCTTTACTTGGTTTGCGATATAATGGGGCTCGACACCATCGTCAAGGTTAAAGGCGGACCAGTCGATGGACATGTTTGAATTTGTCGGACAAAATTTAATTTAAATTAAATTGGCCGCCAAGCCTGCGGCGTCCGCGAAATCTGTGCGGCCCGAAAGTTTTTTGTTGACGGACATTTAATTTAATTTAAATTAAATTCGTGCGCCCGTGATTATTTTTTCTGCGCGGTCTGTGATTTTTTCTCCAACGGACAAATTTAATTTAATTTAAATTAAATTTCTTGATGGGATGTGCTTCTGTGTTGAAGACATATTTTCGCAGAGGCAAGACATCATCGGGTTGGAAGGTCAGCCAAAGATACTTGATAGTCTCTGCTAAAAACCATGATTCTTGCTTGTCCATTTTGGTTGGCGTTGACGACGTCACGTGTCGAACATCCGTGAATCCCCCGGACCCGACTTCACAGTGCTTGGCGATGGCTTTCCATATCTTTTCGGCATAATCGCGCCATTTTTGGTCATGTGTCTTGCGCCAAGCGTAAAAGATAGACTCGACGACTTCAGGACGTAATAGGTAGACGTCATTGGCACATACAATGGCACCGTCGTGGTGAATGGTCACTTTGTCGCACGCGATACCCGACGGATTGGTAGTGTACATGCGCGCACACGTGTCCGTCATGGCGAGTCCTTGTTGTACGAATCGGTCACCCATAATCAGCATGCCGCCTAGAAAACAACCGAGATGTTCCAGGGCGTCCGACCCTGACGCCCTTGCAAACTCGGTGCCGCCGTAGTTGACAAACATTTGGTCTACAATCATTTTTTCAAAGGTGTCGTACAGTTTTCCGGCACGGGTGTCGCCTGTCAATTCGCGCAATTTGATAAAGTACTCGTAGGTTGAATCAATACCGCCGCCGATGGTCGCTGGTCCGGACATGCGTTCTGTGTTCGGGTCAATGTTCATTTGCAATAGCCTTTTATCGTGTTCGGACCAGTATTTGTTGATGTCGTGTATTTTGTCAGCCCACCGTGAATCGCCAGTGAATTTCGACAGTGCTACAAATTCGACAGCGAGCGTGCCCACTTCGGCATTGACGGAATGTCCACTCGCCCAGGGTTGGGCGCCACACCATCCCGGTCGTTTTGTGTCTATGACGCCACACGGAATACGTTGCGGAAACGCGCCGAGTAAGACTTCGCCTACCATTTTGGCTTTGTCCAAGAATAATGTGTCGTGTGTCAGCGAGTAGGCGGACAACAGGCCTCCTAGGACACGAATCGTGTTTTCGAAAACATTGACCCGTCCGCTGAATTGAAATTCGGTCTCCACAAAGTGCCGTGCCGAATTGAATTCCGTCTTGAGGTCCATGAGGTACAGTGTGTCCAGCGAGTCGATGATGGTCAGTCCCTTTCCTCCAAACGTGTTTGTGCCACGTTTCTGCACGGGCATGTATTCATCTGCTTTCCATGCGTCGCGCATGTACGCTTGGAAAGCATGCCGCATGCCTTCGCGTATTTCTGACGCAACGGAGGGCCGCACGGGTTCGGATATGGATATGATGGGTTCGAACAACGCGAGTGGCGTTTTGGCTCTTTCCTGTGCTAGATGTGTATTATTGAAAAACGCATGGCGTTCGAGGCGTTCCAACAATTTCTCCACTCTGTGTATGACTGGCGGGGGTCCGCTATGCATGAAAATATACGTCGTCATCAATGAAAAGGAGACCAGAAGGACGCCGAAAAAATACAACATAACGCGCGATTTATGTACGTCACGTTTAAAGTTGCCCTTTACCATGTTGATGGCGTATGATAGGTGTTTATATAAAAAGTCTATGGAATAATAGGATTTTTTAATCTAGTTTGTAATCCGTACGTGTTCGACCTTAAACTGTTCGTATGTTTCGCCCGTACCGGCCCTGTTGATGCCCATCTCGCGGTCAATGCAACACTGTATATGTTTGCAACATGTTCGATTTGTCGCGCGGTCGCGATGCTCAAAATCGGGACAAGTGCACGACCATTGTATGCGCTGTGGCAACCCGTCGTATATTACTTCGTAGGCCCGAGAAGCAGCAAATTTGAAATATGACACCTTGTACACGCGCCTGAACTCTCCAACGTCTACGAAAGGCCCACCCGTCGGTATTTGGAACATGCCGCGCGGAGCGTCTGTACAACGCTGGCCTGGCGGGTTGTGCGAATTGAAACATGCGTTTGACATTTAGTCGTGTCGTCGAACTTAAATAGTTTAGATGTATATAAACGGCCAACGATTTGTAAATATGCCTGCCTCCGACGAGAACCCCGAAGTCCTCAACCCGTTGATTCCAAAAAGTGACATTAAATGGTTGCCGCCTCTCACGCCGAAAGAGCGCGTCATCGAAAAGATACAAACCATGCACTTTCGACCCGGCAAAGACAAGGAAGCTACTGTCGAAAAATTTTGGAACGCGTTCCTGGAAGATCTTGACGCGTACGACATGCAGCTTAAGGACCCGTTGCCTTTCGAGCACAGTTGCTACAAATACTGCAGCCCAGTTTGTATTCGCAGGTGGGACAAAACATATTGGGAGTACAAGGTCGCGGGGTTCCGCAAAAGGACATACGTGTCGCAGTACAAATTTCCCACGAAATTGTTATCTGTGGCGCTGATATTCGTCGGGGGCTTGTTACGACTCATTCGCGCCAACCAAGACGGCAAAGCATCGTTTTACGCCAATATTATTCACGTGGTTACGAATGTAGTGATTAGCGTAATATTCTGGCTGGACGGCGAACGTGTGATGCTTCTCCCCAAATTGGGTGCTATCGTGGTTTCTATTGCGATACTGAATGGGATTCTACAACATGCGGAAGAAGGAGGCGTGGGGTTGTAGTATATAAAGGACGATACGTCATAAAAAAATTAATGTTGGCCATTATTATTCCTTATAGAGCAAGTACACAGCCCGAGAGGCTCCAACAGTTACAGACATTGTTGTTCACGTTGCAAAAGCACATACCGTCGGCGTGGGTGTACATTATAGAGCAGAACGACACGCGTCCATTCAATCGTGGTGCACTGTTGAACGCTGGCGTGAAATTTGCCGGCATGGGTAACGACGACATTATTTGCTTCCACGACGTCGATTTATTGCCATGTCAGGACATCATTGACGAATATCTTATTCCGCTCGAGAAAAATACGGTGCGTCATATTGCACGTGTCTGGAAACGCTACGACTCTGACACGTACCTTGGGGGTATTCTAATGATGCGTCAAGGGGATTTCAAGCGTATCAACGGGTTTCCGAACGACTTTTGGGGGTGGGGCGGTGAGGACGACGAGCTGAGAGACCGCATAACCCGCGAAGGATACACTATTGAACGTACAACACATGGTACTATCATTGACCAAGAAAACATGAATCTTGTACAGAAACTGCATTTTTTGAAACAAACGCAACAGAAATGTCTGGACAAGTGGGAGAAGCGCGAATGGCATAAATCACATCCAAACCAGAACGGCTTTACAGAGCTGGAAGAGAGAATTGACAAGCATACCATGTACTCTAATAACTGCTGGCATTATTGGGTCTCATTTTAGTCGTGACCCGCCACAGTGTATATAAAAGCTACCGCGATAACATAAATGCTTGCATATTACTTACTCGTACTGTACTGTATATATCACATACTTTGGATAGCCGTACGCTCGTGCTGTCCAAGATATTTGCCCCCGCACATGAAGTTACTACACTAAGTATATACGCGCCGGACCTCGGTCTAATGAAATTGGCCCACGTGCTGCTGCTGGCCGTGTTGACGTTTTGTTGGATTTGGTTACTCCCGTTGATGATATTAGGGTTTGTGTTCAGTGTGCCCGCCATTGTTGTCAGTCTACCCGTCTGTGTTGTTATTTCTATCACGTTACAATGGTGGCAACACGGTAAAATAATGGCGACGCACCCCATTCGGAAACTGCTGTCCGAAATACCCTGGCACGAATGGTTTCCGTGCAACACCCTGAGCATCAATAAAACTTCCGTAGTCGCGGTGCACCCACACGGTCTGTTGTGCTGTGGCGCACTCGTCGGTATCCATTTTGTTCCGGGTTCGCAAACAGTCTTTTGCGTTGCACCGTTGCTATTTTACATACCCGTTCTGGGGTGGTTCATACGCGTGCTCGGATGCATACCCGCGAAGCGCGATATCATGCTGTCGTGCTTGCAACAGGGGTGCTCTGTCATCGTCGTGCCCGGCGGCGTGCCAGAGCTCGTTATGGCTGAACAACGCAATGACAAAAAATGGTTCCAAAGGAGTGGATTCATTCGCCTCGCTAACGAAGCGCACGTGCCCATACAGACAGTGTTTGTCCACGGTGAGTGCGCAACTTACGCCATGTTAGAAGCGCCGTTTTTACAGACACGGGTATACTGGGCCTGGAAAACAAACGTTCCTCTCGCGTTCCCGGCATTTATGGGGTGGTACGGTACGTGGTTGCCAAAACGCGCACCTCTTACACTCACGACTCGTCATATTGAAGCCAAAAACAAGGCCGAGTATTACTCACAGCTACAACAGTTATCGAGTATAAACATTTGAACATAGATACTTGGCCATGAAACCGTCGCCGTCTCTGTACCAACATTTTGAACGAGAATGCCAACCAAAATGTCAAAAATTCAACTACTGGTGGGCTGGAAAAGCCTCACACGTCGCGTGGAATATGATGAGTTACGACACGTGTATGCAAAAATGTATTCGAAAAACCATTAAAGAACAACGCCCGGCGAAAGAAAATTCCAAAGACTAAGTATTTAAAGACATGACAACGGCTTGAATGTCACGGTTGAAAAGAAATATTGTACGAAGAGACAAGGCGCTTCATCTATACGAAATGGTCCAGGAAAAACAGCTATTGAACATCGAACCACGCCTGGTGGCGTTGCTCAAAGATATTCCCGCAAATGCATTCAAAAATGCGCGCAAGTCGACACCCGAATGGCAAACACTGGCATACGTCGCACAAACAGCGACCATGTCAGGCTTGTGGGACATTCAGATTGACACAGTGCAACAAGTCATGCCTGGAAATGAAGAGACAGCACTGCGAGATTTCATAAACGATTGGGCCGTCTGTAAACAAACGACACCTCTTCGCATCACAGATTTTCTAGATTTAATAAAAGATGATAATGTTGTTTAATATTTTTAGTAATTGTTTATTCGATAATAGCACAGATTCGAAGCGTTAGCACACGACTGTACCGTTTTAAATAATGGACACGCCTTTTCTGGCACAAAATTATCGCGAAGCATATCACATTCGTCCGTGACATTGACAACACATTCCAATGTGTTGTATACCTGTTTTAGTTCGATAGAGTCCATATTCGTGTAATTTACACATCCGAATTTGTTTGACGGTAATGTGTTCGCAGCGACGGAGCCGTTTCCACATGAGTGGCATTGGTCGGACCCAAAGGAAGAAACGGTCCCAATCGGACAAGCGATGCACGACGTCTGACCTTGTTGGTTTTGATATGTATCTAACCCACAATAAGAACATCGTGTTGAAGCATCGGACCGTGAAAATGTGCCTGTGGTACAGTTCAAACACTCACTGGCTATATCGCCCGAGTATGTTCCCGCCGTGCAGTTAGAACACTTTGGTGCCTTCTCTTCAGAGTATGTCCCTGCCGTACAGTTCAAGCACTCACTGGCTATATCGCCGGAATAGGTGCCTGTGGTACAGTTCAAACACTCGCTGGCTATATCGCCCGAGTATGTTCCCGCCGTACAGTTCAAACACTCACTGGCTATATCGCCCGAGTATGTTCCCGCCGTGCAGTTAGAACACTTTGGTGCCTTCTCTTCAGAGTATGTCCCTGCCGTACAGTTCGAGCACTCGCTGGCTATATCGCCCGAGTATGTTCCTGCGGTACAGTTCGAGCACTCGCTGGCTATATCGCCCGAGTATGTTCCCGCCGTACAGTTCATGCATGTACCAGCAACATCTCCCGAGTAGGTCCCTGCCGTACAGTTCAAGCACCCACTGGCTATATCGCCGGAATAGGTGCCTGCTGTGCAGTTCAAACACTCTGGTGCTACGTCACCCGAGTACGTGCCTGCGGTACAGTTCAAACACTTTGGTGCTATGTCGCCCGAGTATGTTCCCGCCGTACAGTTCAAACACTTTGGTGCTATGTCGCCCGAGTATGTTCCCGCCGTACAGTTCATGCATGTGTCAGCAACATCGCCCGAGTAGGTCCCTGCCGTACAGTTCGAGCACTCGCTGGCGATATCGCCCGAGTATGTTCCCGCCGTGCAGTTAGAACACTTTGGTGCCTTCTCTTGAGAGTATGTCCCTGTCGTACAGTTCAAACACTCACTGGCTATATCGCCCGAGTATGTTCCCGCCGTACATTTCAAACACTCTACTGCCTTTTCTTCAGAATACGTCCCTGCCGTACAGTTCGAGCACTGCGCGGCGGCGTCATCAGAGTATGTCCCGCCCGTACAGTTTGAACATTGTGTGGCGGCGTCACCCGAGTACGTACCTGCCGTGCAATTCGAACACTCTGCCGCCTGCACATCTGAATACGTTCCTGCTATACAGTTCAGGCACTTTGGTGCTACGACACCGGAGTACGTTCCAGCTGTACATTTCAGACACACACTGGCTCTATCGCCAGAGTAAGTACCTGCTGTACAGTTCAAACAGGTGCTAGCAACGTCGCTGGAATAGGTTCCCGCCGTACAGTTCGAACACTTCGGTGCCTTCTCTTGAGAGTATGTTCCTGCCGTACAGTTCAAACACTTTGCTGCCTTCTCCAGAGAGTATGTTCCTGCAGTGCAGTGAAGACACTTCTGTGCCGTGGCGCTGGAGTATGTTCCTGCAGTACAGTCCGAACACTCTGAAGACTGTACAATCGAGTACGTACCGGCCGTGCAATTCGAGCACTCTGTGGCCTTGTCCTCTTCAGAATACGTCCCCGCTGTACAGTTCAAACACTCGCTGGCTATATCACCCGAGTACGTACCTGCAGTACAGTCCAAACACTCGCTGGCTATATCACTCGAGTACGTACCAGCGGTACAGTTCGAGCACTCTGTGGCCTTGTCGTCCGAGTATGTCCCCGCTGTACAGTTCGAGCACTCGCTGGCTATATCGCCCGAGTACGTACCTGCAGTACAGTCCAAACACTCGGAAGACTGTGTAGTCGAGTACGTCCCCGCTGTGCAGTTCGAACACTCGCTGGCCTTGTCCTCTTCAGAATACGTTCCTGCCGGACATGCTGTACACGTTCCAGCGGTCCCTTCAGAATACGTTCCTGCAGTACAATCAGTGCACTCTGTGCTGGCCTCCTCTGAGAATTTACCAGCAGTACAATTGTCACACTCGCCGGCGGCATCGTCCGAGAATTTACCGGCGGTGCAGTTGCTGCACGTGGCTTGACCGGGAATTGAATACGTACCCGCCGAGCAAGTATCACATTCGTCGAGGTAGTACGAGTGGTGTACGGTCGTATATTTACCGGCGGGACAGTCGGTACAGTTGGAAGACCCCTCCACCGCAGCAAATTTACCAGATGTACAATTCGTACACGAAGTTGCGCCCTCGCTATCAGATATGGTGCCGACAGCGCATTTTATGCATTCTTCTGACTCTTTCAGTGAGAACTTGCCAGCAGTACATTTTGTGCAGTTTCCGAAGGTTTCGGTAGACTGGTACCCGGCCGGACAAACGATACACGCGTCTTCGCCGGCTTGCCCCTGGTATTTGCCATTTTCGCACTGAGTGCACGTGTCAGAAGCATTCGCCGAATACGTCCCCACATCGCATTTTGTACAATTCTCAAATGTTTGTGTCGACACAAAGCCTTTGGGACACGTTTTGCACGCGGATTGTTGGACCGCGTTCGTGAACTCACCCGTGTCACAGTCTTCACATGAGGTTTGGCCATCGCTCGGTTGATGTTTTCCCTTCTCACAATCCGAGCATTTCGCAGACCCAGCTTCAGGTGAATATTTACCCGCTGTGCAATTCGTACAACTGGACGAATCCGACGATGGGATAAGCCCGGCGTCGCACTTTTTACAGTCATCCGAGCCAGCAGGCGCATACTGACCATCGTCACACTGGGTACAGTTAGTAAATGTGGACGTGGATTTGTATCCTTTTGGACACGATTTGCACGCGGACAGTTTTTCTGCGTCTGCGTACTCACCCTTTGCACAGTTTTTGCATGACGATTGGGCAGCATTCGGTTGGTGTTTTCCCTTCTCACAGTCGGAACATGCCGTGGACCCAGCTTTAGGCGAGTAAGTACCCGCTGTGCAATTCGTACAACTGGACGAAGCTTCCTGTGACGAATAAGTACCAGCCTCGCAATCGGTGCATGTATCAACCCCAGTGGTGGCATATTTTCCTTTTGTACATTTCGTACAGTTTTTAAATGCGGATGTTGATTTGAATCCCTGGGGACAATCTTTACAGCTCGTTTGTTTAACTGCGTCGCTGTATTGGCCCTTGGCGCAGTCTTTACAGCTCGTTTGTTTAACTGCGTCGCTGTATTGGCCCTGGGGACAATCTTTACAGCTCGTCTGTTTAACTGCGTCGCTGTATTGGCCCTTGGCGCAGTCTTTACAGCTCGTCTGTTTAACTGCGTCGCTGTATTGGCCCTTGGCGCAGTCTTTACAGCTCGTCTGTTTATCTGCGTCGCCGTATTGACCCTTGGCGCAGTCTTTACAGCTCGTTTGTTTCTTCTGGTCGCCGTAATACCCTTTCGGACAGTCTTTACAAGTGTCTGATGTTTGTTTCGTCTGGTCGCCGTATTTGCCATTGGCGCAGTCCTTGCATTGAGTTACCTGGCCCAAGCCTGTCTGGTCTCCATATGTACCTTTTGGACATTCTTGTTTTTGTCCCGTATTTCCAGTGCAGTAAGTACCCTTAGGACAGGATTGACATATGCCATTTTTGTATTCTTGTCCTTGTTGACATTGCACACAACCGGTCTCCGCAGTGCCAAAGAAGGTTTCTTTGCACTGACAACCACTTTCTCCAAATTTCGGTACAAGATTTACTTCCTCAAAACAAGTAGTACACCAAAGGTTCATGATGCTGACCTGGCTGCATTCTTTGCATGTAGTACTCGGAAATCCTTGTTCGATTTGAAGTTCTTGCAAGGAAAATCCGGCACTTGACAAATCTGTCAAAGACTTACCATCGCTTTTAGTTTTTTCCCCAGCGTCACCTGCAACCTGACCCCACTGACATTGTGTGCATATAGGATTGTCGGGGTATGGCTCCCAAGGCTCTCTATGAAGACCCACCAAATTATTTATGTAAGTGGCATTTTCAGCGTCAGATTGTTCCAACGTGCCGTAACTGCCTATCGGACAGCCTGTGCACAGTACGTTGCCCGTCCACATGTAGTAATGTTCCTCTGGGATCGTTCCGTCTGTCGCGTCTTCAGGTTTGGTCCAGTACGGCCCAGGGTCTTCGTCAAAATCTGTATGCGTGTACGGTACGCCTTCCCGTTGGCCGTCCACCCTTTGTTTTTGATGCACCCACTGTGCTGCCGTGTATTCTTTTGTACACTCCCATTCCCACCTCGGAGAACCGTCTGCACAATGGGCTTTTACGTAGGTAGATTCGAATACTTCTTGATAACAATACTCTTCGTTCCGCGTAGAAAAATCTAGACATCGGGTACCATAAGAGTAATAGTGGCCCCAGTTAGAAGCTGTAAAATTCCTGTCGCACTTTTCCGCCGTTCTACCGCTTCCGTCTGAACAAAACCCGGGAATCCAGACGCTTGCGTTGTAATTTTCCTCGCACGTGTTTTCTTGTCTGTGCGAGTAGTCGTCGCACGTCCACAGATAGTGGGGCGTTTTTCGTACGCGGTACCCAAAATATTTACCAATACGTTCGTCCAAGTAAGGGTCAAACGGTACTTGGATAGAATTACTAGGACATTTCACGCACGTAGCTCCATACACATCTTTCTCTCCATGGTGGGATGTCCTACCTGCCGGACACACTTCACATTCTGCATCTTCTCCGGACTCTATATAATCATCGTATAGGTCGTAAATGTCGACTGGCGCATCGCCGAGCCCTGTGTACGGGATGCATTTATAATAATCCTGCGAGTCTGACCATTCTGAGGCACCTAGGCGGTTTTCGCACAGTGTTTGGGTACTGCGCATAGACCCGTCTGCACAGTATCCTTCTTTTGAAGAGTGATGGGAAGGTATCCATATGGACGGCTCGTAAGATTGGGTACATTGTTGCCAAGTTCTATCGTCCGACTGACTTCTATCGTCCGTCTGACTGGCGTCGCCAATACGCACACCATGCTCGTCACAAGGTCCATATTTACCGTCTGTCGACGTGCATGTTATGCACCAGCCTGTCTGTTTGTTTAGCCCGCAAAGTTCTGAACGTTTGCCGACAACGCCCGAAATATTGACGACTGCGTCACTGAGACACGTCACGTTGTCTGATGATGAACCAAGTTCGTTTCTACAGAAAACCTGCATGTTCGCGTTCAGACTCGTGTACAAGTTATCTGGCTTGCCTGATGAGCCAGCCGAACATTTGACGCATTTCGTTCGTTCTGGAATGGAACTCCAGCCCGACGGACAGGCTGTGCATGTGTACTTGTTCAGTTTGTACTTACCAGCAGGGCACAAGCCGCACGCGGCCAATCCGTCCGCGGCGGCAACCATGTTTTCAGGGCATGATTTGCAAATGAAACGCGTTGCACCGAATTCATTGCCGTATGTGCCGTGTGCACACTTGGTGCACTGAGTACCCTTACGTTCGGACCAGCGCCCGGCGGCACAATTCACGCAAATATTACGGTCATAGGAGGCTTCTCGTCCATGCGCGCATTCGATACATTCTGCTGAAGCGTCCGTAGGTGTGTATTGGCCTCCGGCGCATTTTTCACAATCTGACAGTTTGTCGGCGCTTTCCGAAGTTCTGAATCTACCAGCAGCGCAGTCGATACAATCTGTTCGTGCCGCCTCGTCCTGATATCGCCCTGGAACGCATTTTTGACAACCGGATGTAGTTGCATACGTTCCAGGTTGGCATTCGTCACATGTCGTGGACTTGGGTTGTTCGTTCGCCCACCCAGAAGGACATATTTCGCATATGTTTCCATTCACAAAGGTTCCCGATGGACAAATACGACATGATTGTTCGGGCGGGAATGCGTTCTGTTCGTCATCGGCACACTCTGTGGCTGATGGCCTCTGACACGCGTACGCGTCTTGTGTGTAATTGTCGTACAACAATGTTGAGCCGCACAGCGTGCATTCAGTGCGCGCGTGCAGCGACGACCGTTGCCATCCCGTCGGACATTCTTTGCAAACCGCCTGACCCTCGGCGTCTTGGTAATGATGCTGCGGACAATTTTGACAAGCGGTTTGGCCTTCGAGCGCCTGTTCTTGACCTGCGAAACACGGCAAGCACTCTTCTTGGCCACCAGTGGGTTGAAACTTACCGGCTTCGCATGATTTGCACTCGGTGTCGAGCATGTTGTCGGAATATTTTCCAGGGCCACATTTTACACACGCTTGGCCGTCGTGGACCATGCCCGAACCGCAAAGAATACAGTTGGGAGCAAACGCCGGGCAAGTTTCGTTATGTTTGTACTGTACGACGCATCCGGTTTTGTTTTTATTGTGTGTCCAGCTGCGTATCGATTGAACCGGATTTGGACAATCTTGACATCCTTCGGTATCTTCATTACTGTAGTGGTGGTCGGGACAATCAATGCAGCTGTAATCATCCATAGAAGACGTTTTGCCCGGGGGACATTTGGTACACAAAACATCGTGTGATGTTGGCAGAAGAGTTCGATACAGAACGACACTCCATTTCGTGGCGTCTGTCACGTGATACCCTTCTCGACAGCTTTTGCATGTGGTTTGCCCTTGTTCGTTTTGGTATTCTTTGCCATTGAAAGCGCCACACCATGTACAATCGCTGACAGCTTTTTCGTTGGAAAATGTACCAATGGGACATTTATGACACGCGAACTGGCCTTCCAAGTTTTGGTATTCACCGCGTAGACAGTCTTGGCATGTGGTAGCATCCACATAGAACTTTCCGGTGGCACACATTTCGCAAATAGTATTATCGTGCCATGTTCGCCCAGAGTCTGGTCCCCACGTTCGGCCTTTGTCTGCACCCCACGTCCGGTTTTGGGGTCCCCACGTTCTTCCCGATGTTGTCCAATTACGCAAGTTGCCCCACGTTCGGTTAGAAAGAGTCCAGTTTCGATTGTTTTGGGCACCCCACGTTCTATTTGAATCAGCGCCCCACTCTTCTATCGGAGACTGCACGCCAACTGAGTAATCTACTCGACATCTCCGGTCAATCGGCGGCTCTTCTTTCCATTGACTAAGTCCCTTGTAAAAGTTGTACTCGGGAAGAGTGAGCCCACAGTCGGGACGATTACCATCAACGTATTCGGGGAACGGGCCCCAATCACATTCCAAATAAAATCCTGTGTGAATCGTTTGCAAGTAATAGGTTTCGTAGCTTTTCTGTTCATTGTTAATATCCCAACCGACTCGTGTTGACGTCCTCCATAAGAATCCGTCAACATCTGGTCTTTTTTGGCCACCGCAACGTGAATCTGTAGACTGGCTACATGCAATATACGTCTTGTTATCGTTATCGCGGTCTTCTGGTTTCGCATAAACAAATACACGGCATCTATGGTCAGTGAACTTCTTATTATAATCACTGGGGCGTTCAGGTTCATTGTAACGGTTTAATTGTTTCATCCTTTTGACGGTGTTTGCAACCATGTTTATCGGCGTGACCGGAGAGCTGTAGTATTTGCTGTTCATTCTTTTACACTCTTTTTCGAGCAGTGTATGATTATATTGAAAATCTTGATTGATGTCTGTGTTTGTACACTGCTGGCACTTTTCGAAAGTGTCTAATTTCGTGTAGTTTCTGTCCCACTGTAGGTACCTGAAATCTACACCATTTTCGCTCATATATTCCACGCGGGAAACTGTCTTGTCTCTAATTCTAACAAATTCTTGAACGATGGTGATGTCCCATGTGTATTTTGTGGTTTTTTGTGAACAGTTGTTGCATCTGACTGGTTCAGTATATTCAGTTAGAATTTCATTGGTGCCTGTTGTTTGACATTCCTTCGTACAATATTTTTCTTCCAAGAAACGGGGGTTTCCCACACAGCCCTGTGCTTCGCATGTGGTCTCTGACGCGTAGTTGCCTTCGCTGCACGTGTTTTCGCAACTATCCTGATCTTTGTCTGAGCCATCCGAACAACCCACCAAGCAAATAGCCTGTTTTTTTTCTGTACCGTCTGAACATCGAATACACGCGGCTTCTGTTTTGTTTGAACCGTCCGAACACCCGAGAATACACGCCGATTTGTTTTTGAATATTGCATTCGAGCAATATTCAGCGGGTCTGAACTTCAGCGGCGTGTTATCCACGATGGTTCTCCGACAATCTGTTTCGCTTTTGTTTGTGCCATCCGAGCAACCCGGGGGATAATAATTTTGTACAAATCCTGGCCGACAACCGTTTACAGTGCAATTGACAGACGACGTTGCTCCGAGAGATGGCGTTAACGTAGCAGTCGTACAGTCTTTACATTCGCCTTGACCCGTCTCGTCCTGGTACTTGCCTATCGGACATAAAACACATGTACCGCCTTTTAGTGTGGAATATTTTCCGACTGTACAATTATCACACTGGCCGTCCACTGCGCCTATTCCAGTGGATTCTTTACCAGCGGCACACGTCTTGGCGCAGTCTGTTCCGAAATATCCTCTCCTGCATTTTTGGCAGCGCCTATAGTGCCCCGTTCCATCTGCAATATATTTACCTTGTGCACATTCGCTACATTGTGTTGAACTTATAGCGCCTTCTATGTCGGTACCAACTCCTTGTCCACATGATTTGCACAAGCCTGCGCTACGTTCTTCTTTGTATCTACCGTATGGACACAATGTACACTTTGAAGAAGCTGTGTTTACAGTGTCGTATCCTCGTGGACACCCAATACAGGTAGACGCCCATCCAGCGAATGGCACATACTCGCCGACCAAACAGTCCTTGCAGTCTGCGAGGCCCCGTTGGTCGGCGTATTTGCCGACTGTACATAACGAACATGATTTGCCTGCGTGTCCGTACGAGCATAATGTGCACGGATCGGATTTTGACTCGACGTACGCACCGTGTTTACCAGCTGGACAAGATGTATATTGGATTTGGGCTATAATTTCATCGTCATTATCCGGTAGGCAATTGGTTCTGTCCCGGTTACTCTGCTGACTTCCCGGGCAAGTGTCACACCCTCGGTCTTCGGAAATCTTTTCGTTGCTTGACCTACCTATCTTCCCCATTGGACACTTCGTACAACTTCCAGAATTCGCGTTTTCTTGATAGTAACCAAAAGGGCAGTCTTTGCATGTTAATGCCGAAATCGTGTTGGTCCACTCTCTTACACCTTCGCAATTTACGTTCCCATATCTTGTACCCGGTTCAATTCTGACTAGTTTGCCATTGTCATTTCGATTCAATAATGTTGCAGTTTCTAAACGTACTCCGGAGGCACAACCCACGTTATCATAATATTCGCGCGAACAGCTGCCACAGCGTCTCATTTCGTACACAAAGAAATCATCATCTTGTATAGAGGCCAGAGCTGCGTCATCCAAATCTTTCCATGCTCGGTTAAACATGCGTTTAGTTACCTGGCTCTGACGCGAATACGTACCTGCTGGACACCCTTGACAAGAACCTTCCGACATAATATAACCGTTAGGGCACGCTTTGCACGCGGTGGCCCCCAATTCGTCTTGATAAGTATTCTCTGGACACTCGTGACATTCTTTTTTGTGACCGTATTTTCCTACGGGACACAGGGTACACGGCGAGGATTCGTAATAGCCGCGTCTATAGTCGCAATTTGAATTCCATGGCAAATAGAGGTTCCCGGCTCCGTCACGTGCTTCACTAGTGCAAGGCCCGTCGTCATTCCATGTCGTGTCATAATTGTAATACGTAGCTGCGCCGTTCGTTTGGGGACATCCTCGTAAGCTAACCCTACCGTTTCGGTAATACGACATTTGCCAATACGGTGCGGCCACGCGTCCCGCCGGACATTCCTTGCACTGAGAAGTATCATGATGAGTGCTATAGAACCCATTTGGACATAATTTGCACGAAGTGTCTGCGTGTGGTCCACCGGGACTATATTTTCCAGGTTCACACTGGCAGCAATTTAATGTGTCTAGTCCGTTTCTGGGGTCAAAATCGTCAAAAGGTGCCACGAGGTCGAAAGAATTCGCCGCCGTGGATTCGCACTCTCCGAATTGGAATGGTTCCCATTCCAATTCACCCGTCTTACCACCTTGAATACATGCTGCTCTAGCATAGTTTAGGTCTGTTTTAGGCATCGACCTGTGCCACCCTTCCCTAGCCGTACCGGCCGGACATACCCAAGGTCCTATACATTCCGTTTTATCTGCGTTGGCATACATGTATTCGCCTCCTGTGTAACACTTTGTCGCTATAGCTGCGTTTTCTGACGATACTATGTATCCAGCCGCTGGAGTTTTGCAACTCGTCTTGCCTTCCTCGTCTTGGTATTTTCCAGGCATGCATCCAAGGCAAGTCGACGATTCCTTGAAAACAGCGCCATCGAGTTCTTCCTCTATCTTGCCGTATCTACCCACGGGACATCCCTCACACGAAGCGTGGTTCCCGTGTATGTCCCACGTCCATTTACCTCGCGGACAAGGTTTGGATTCAAATTCGACCTCATCCCAGGTTCTCGCCCGGGCTTTTGTTGAGCCCCAAGTGCGCTTTGCTGTCTTGGGGTCGTGCTGAAACTCGTGGTCATACTTGTAACCACCCCAAGAACGTACATCACCGTTCCACGTTCGACCTTCTGCGGGACCCCATGTTCCACCGTAAGCTTCACACTCTTGTTTGCTTTCGTACCATCCATTGGCGGACGCATCTATAGAGCAGCCCAAGCACTGCACGCGATTATAAGATATTTTCATGGATTTCCATCTCGGGCCCAAGTCTGAACATAACACGCACTCAGCCTCGGTTTTGTTGGAACCGTCCGAACATCGTGTACACGATGCTTCCGTCGTGAACCGACTATCTGAACACCCGAAACATTCTTCTTGTGTTTTTTCAGAACCGTCCGAACATCTTGGCACGTATCTATTTTTATGAGCAGGTTCACATGCAAAACGGCCGTTCGGCACGCATGTCTTACCCTCTTTTGTGATTTCATCTCCGTTATAATCAGTGTCCTTCCACTCTTGTGTATCACAATCACTTGGATAATACGTGCACCTATTACAAACATTGGCGTCATAAACGTTGACGATACGCTCAAAATTGTTTTCTGTCAGGTTAGCAGCAGCTTCATCTGTTTTGAACAACAAATATTCATCACGCAATGTAGAGAATTCGAATTCGTACCCGTTCAATTCGGAATTCAGAAATTTCACGAAATCGTCAATGTCTGTGTCGCATTTCGAATTCGGATTGCTGTACCGCGCCTCTTCAGTGTACTCGTTCCGGATTTGATTACCGTCTTCATCATATTTTCCAGTGAAAAGGCTAAAATATCGCGTGAAATAGGCCCATTCTACATAATCAGACCAGTGCCACGACGGAAGCGAATCCAAAAGGTCTATACCTGTCCCACCCGTGCAAAATTGTTCATCTTCGTACCATATAGATGCACCATTCCACTCGTTTTCAACGGGCCGGTAGACGTATCCGTGACTTCCTGTCATCCACGTGCGCCCAGAGTTTACCCACATGGGGCGTTTATCCGTTTTGCCGAACTCTGTTCGACCGTCCGAAAGAATGCACGCCAAAGCGCACGCTATAGCGTCTTTATCCGAGCCGTCCGAACAATAAGGTCTGTCCCTACGCCATACGCTGTTCGAAATGTCTTCACATTTATAGTCTCGCGTTATGCCTGGGTTGTTATTGGAACAGCCGGTGCACTCCGTTTCCGTTTTATCCGTGCCATCCGAACACCCGACCCACAGACATTGCTTTTTGTTTTTGTCAGAACCGTCCGAACATCCGCCACACGTCACGTTATTGCGATGTTTCAAGCCAACAATATTTTGTTCACATATTTCAGTCATGTGCGTTTTACTTAGTTTACTGGTCAATTTGTAGGCTTCGCCGTGCGTGCAAGCATCTTGACATCTTTTCCATTCAGTATCTGCGTTTTCACCACCTTTACGTTCAGTTCCTTTTGGACATTTTTTCAGGGGGTCTTCCGTTATCAAATCCGGCAACCATGTATTACCTTGAGTAGGCACGTTCCAATACGCGAAGTCGCCGCGCCATATATTGTCAGAACCCCATGTGCGGTTTGCATCAGCACCCCAGAAGCGTTGCGTTTCGGAGCTTTCGTTTGCAATCCACCGCCGTGTTCCTCTACCAGTCCACGTATTTGTGTCTCCTCGCCAGACCTCGTTAGGGTCGTACGATGTTTTTATGTACGTGGTGTGTTGCCAAGAAATATTGGTTGATGATGTAGGTTCTATCCAGGTGTTCAACTTTTCCCACTGCGGTTCGGTGATTGTGCTGTAAAATTTACGCGTGAATGTCGGCGTCGACGACCAGCGACGCGTTGGCGTATCATCTCCGCCCCACGTCCGGTTCTCGTCTGGGCCCCACGTTCGTTCCTCGTCTGCACCCCACGTCCGGTTCTCGTCTGGGCCCCACGTCAATGGGGCCGTTACCCACTTGCGGCCTTGGTCCGTACCCCACTCGAAGCCAGGGTTCACCAATTCATACGCACTGTCGAATTTTCCACAGACCGAATAACGTATCTGTGGGAACGCGCAAACGTCTTTGTACTGGCCCCGGTTTTCCTGAATGGCAAAGTCTTCGCAAAAATTGGCTCCTTCAGGACATTTGTTTTGGATTTCCCGACATCTTTTTTTGATAACACATACTAGTGTATTCAAGCATTCATACTTGGTCTTGTTTGAACCATCCGAGCAGGACACACAGGACGTCTCGTCTTTAAAATAACCTCTGGACTGCATTGTCTCATTGCATTTATTGAACCCTAAAATCTCACTGGGGTCCCAGATTTGCCAGCGCCGCACACAGTCTTTAAATTTGGTGATTACGGGAGTACAGTATCCACCATTTGACCTGATACGACCACACGCGACTTTTTGAGTACTCACACCGTCCGAACATAACACGCATTCGTGTTCAGTTTTATCGCCACTACCATCCGAACATCTTATACATGATGCTTCCGACTTAAACAGAGTATCCGAGCATTTCAAACATTCCTCGCTTGTCTTATTAGAGCCGTCCGAACAATACAGGCATTGGTTCTTGTTTTTGTCGGTACCGTCCGAACAAGTATAATTGGAATCGCCATGCCAAGCGCGATTTTCATCTTCCCCCCATGTTAATCCGTAATCGTCACCCCATGTTAGAAATGTATCTCTGCCCCATGTGCGGTTTTCATCTTCCCCCCATGTACGGTCTGTTTCAATCCATTCACGTCCTTTGTCTGGACCCCAAGAACCATCGATATCATTACAACATCCCTTGGGGCTGTCCGTCTTATCACAGTCAAACCCACTGGCTAGAGGTTTGTAACACCCTTTGCATTGAACTTCCGTTTTTTCAGAGCCGTCCGAACAATGCGGACCTGTTGCTTGTTGACACTGTGCTTTGTTTTTAGTGGAACCGTCCGAGCATCCAAGACATGCAGTCCTCGTTTTGTTGGTACCGTCCGAACAACGAATGCAACGTGTTTCATCTTTGTCTGTACCGTCAGAACATCCAACACATTGGTTCTTCGTTTTGTATGAACCGTCAGAACATCCGTATAGACACGCAAATCTACTCTTCGTTGACCTGTCGGAGCAACCTTCACATTCTACTTGCGTTTTTAGCGTCCCGTCTGAGCACACATTTGTCGGTGTGTGTTGAATTGGTTTGGTGCATTCTGCTTTGTTTTTAGTGGAACCGTCTGAACAATATCCTACTTCTTCACATGCAGTTCTCGTTTTGTCTGAACCATCGGAGCAATATCCACATTTCAGTTTGTATTGTGGTTTGTCCTTGTTAGTGACGTCCGCACAGTAATCGTATGCATTGCATTCTGCTTTGTTTTTAGTGGAACCGTCGGAACAATATCCTTTAACGGCACATTGTGTTATTTCGTCATCGTCATTACAGATTGTGTACACATCCCGTTTGTTATGTTTTGTCAAACACGTTGTTTTATTATCGCCACTACCATCGGAACATCCAGTGCATGCGTTTTCCGATGTGTACGCAGGGTTTGAACACGTGCCTATTTCGCACTGGTATTCATATTTTTCCGTGCCATCCGAACACTTTTCGAAAGAATCTGGGTGGGCACCACCCCACGTTCGGGTATCTCCACCCCACGTGCGGCCTTCGTCTGCACCCCATGTAGGATTTTGAACCCATGTTCGATTAGTCCATGTGTTCTCAACAGACCAAGTATTGCTGACGGTCCAATCATGACGCGTGTATGTGTTTAGGCGTTTCCACTCGTTAGGCAAGAAACTTTGAGTGACATCTGTGTACCAAACGTGTGCCCACGTACGGCCTTCGTCAGCGCCCCACGTACGACCTTCATCAGCGCCCCACGTTCTGCCTCTGGCCAAGCATGCGTCCCTGTTTGTGATACTCGAATTGGTCGAGCATCGTAAGCATTCATCATTTGTTTTGTAAGAACCGTCCGAGCATCTGGAACCCGTAGCACTGATGTTTATATGTTTACAGACACCGGCCTTCGCTCCATTATCCCAAGACCATATCAAGTCTTCGTGATTGCAATACTCACCCAAATCGTCGCATTCTGCTTTAGTGATAAATGATGCTCTGTATGCTGTATCTTCTCCACAGTCGCCGTTGCGTTGGGTTGAATAATATTTCGGTTGTACAATACGTGTTACATTATGCCCTTCGATAGTAAGTTCGGCGACATTGAAATTCTGAATCAGACATTGGGCTTTCGTTTTATTACTGTCGTCTGAACAACCTTTGAACTTACATTGGTGTTTGGGCATTTCTGTATCGTCACCACATGTGCCTGTGGTAACACACTTGTATTCGGTAGTATTTATATTGTCCGAGCAAGTACCTTGTGCAAGACACTCTTCCTGTGTTTTGTTCGTACCATCTGAACAGGACAGTTTCAAACACTCATATTCGGTAGGCAGTGCCGGATTCGAACATGTACGCTTCAGACACTGTGTTTTGTCAGTCAATGATGCATCAGAACATACGGGTTGTAAACACTCGTCTGGGTTGGTTTTACTGGCATCCGAACACCCGGATACGCATTGTAAAACGGTTTTGTTGGAACCGTCTGAACACTTGTCTTTTCGACATTCGTCTCTATTTCGGCTGAAACCGTCCGAGCATCCCACACATTCAGTTTCCGTTTTGGATGTACCATCGGAACAACGCACACAAAGTGTTGCAGTTTTGTCTGAACCGTCGGAACATCCCACACATTGCTTCCGTGTTTTTTGAGCGGCACCATCGGAACATTTTACACATTCGGTTTCTGTTTTTAGAGCGTCACCATCGGAACACCGCAGACACGATGTTCTTGTTGATAAAGCGTTTTGATATTGACCGGTTGGTGTAAAACATTTTGTACATTGGCGCTCGCACTTTTTGCAGTCGTCTGATGTCATGTCTTTGGTGCGTATACACTGCGTACAATCCCCCCCGGTCATGTATGCAGCGTTGCTACATCCGAATCCAATACAATCGAATGGATTCGGGTCGTTATATATGCCCTTGTGGTTTTCTCGCCGGTATTCCACAACCAGACCGTCATTCTCATCGTCTTTCGAGTTATCCGAACATTTACGGCAAAATCCACCGGCTTGACTGTACAAACCTGGCAGACATTTTACACAAAAGTCGTTTTCGTAAATAATTGCTGGCTTCGAATAATCCGCGTAATTTCTAGACCCGCCGGTTGGTGGTCTGCGATAAAAATACTTGTCCCTATATATGTCCGAACTGAATAATTCGGGGAATTCGGGTTTGAAAACACCCAGGGACTTATAATTGACGACTAAATCTTGCGTGTGGACGTTACGTTTCCATGATTCGTACCCTGCTGGACACACGCTACATATCTTGGTTCGTACATACAAACCGTTATTTTCTGTATTGAAGGTGTATTCGGAGAATTCGTTGAATCGGCATGGTTCGCATTTAGTTCGGGGTCCATTTGGAGGTGAAGAATAACCGTGTGGGCATTCTGTACATCGCGCGGGATATTCTTTCGATGACCAATGATAAGCGGTAGAATAAAACCCTGTTGGACATGTGATACAAGACGGATTGGAATATGGCTGGGTTTCGTCTTGCCATTCGGGTGTACCTGTACAGGCCGTCAGTCGCAGAATAGACGGGTCGGAGCACTGAGCGTCTTCCCACGTGCGGCCGACCGGCGCCAAGCAATTTTCTTTCGATGTTTGAGTCTCGTCAGAACAATGCGCAGGCGTAAACACCGATGGTTTTTTTTCACACGTTGCTTCCTCCGAGACACCGTCTGTGCAGCTGCCTAATTCTTGTACCTTGACCAGGTCTATTATGTCTCCATCAGGGCATTCGACTTCGGACCCTAGTATTGACGTTGCAATTACATCTTTTGTTACACTATCCACACATTCTTGTTCTACACATTCGTCGGCACCGATATTAACTGCCGCATCGTCCGATATTTTTACACATTTTGGGGACACTGACCACTGGTAACCCGTTGACGTGATAGACTCTTCACACGCTGTTTGGTTTCCAGAATGTTTGCGATTTGTACACTCGGCGTCGGTCCATGTGGGGTTGCAAGCTCCTTCTGTGGTCTTTGCGGGGTTAGAGCAGTGTGTTCCATTCCATGTTTGGACACATTCGCCCTTGTTTTTGTTAGAGTCGTCCGAGCAATGCGCGGGCAGAACGGTTAATTGACCTTGTGTACACTCCATTTCGTTGGTGAAACGCGAGTCTGCACATTTTGCACGCACCTCGACGCCTTCTTTGAACCTGTATTTGCCAGATTCACAAGATTTACACACATTTCCGTGCAGTTCCGTGCCGGACGGACACTCTAACGCGGAAGAGCAAAATGCAGTCCCACCGGACGAAAATTGTCCACTGGAACAGTCTTCGCAAATATAGCGTGTCCCCCTTTCTAATGATTTTTTGCCGGCAGGGCAATCTTTGCAATTAGACGTTCCGGTTTCGCTGTTGTATTTCCCCTGAGGACATACTGCACAGCCTCTGAACATCGTATCTCTACTTGTGGACTGGGCATTGCCATACGTACCAGCAGAGCAATCTCTACACTTGTGGAACACGTGAGGGCAATCGTCGTCCCAAGTGTTGATATCGCCTCGCCATGTATTATTTCTGTTAATCCACTGTGTTACCGTGTCGGCGGCGTCAACGACACGATAATCTGAAGCATATTGGCCAAAAAACGACGTAGAATTTCCGCACGCCGCTTTATCTGTTAGAAAGGGATCAAATTCACGTGCATTATCCTTATAATACTGGTCAAGGATTTTCTCGAGACGTTCTACCCGATGTCTGTAAAAGTCGGTGTTATTTATTATGCGTGGTGTCCCGTAAGTCGGTCTTTGCCAATAGGAATATACAACATTGGAACGAGATGACATTTCTTGCAGACTGTGAGCCTTACAGTTAATGCTCGGACCTCCTAGAAAGTAATATTGACGATACCTGTATGTGAACGCGTCGTATGTGAACTCGTCCGTTGGTTCACAGCGTATATCTTCCCAGTAGTCTACGCCTGCGAGTACTCTTTCTTCGTCATCTGTGCCTTCGTATTCGTCCAAATATCGAATCCAAAATTCTGCATCGCTTTTGTATTGCTCATCGCCGGGCGCCCATTTACATAGGACTGTATTTGCACATTCTGCTTCGTTTTTATCGGAACGGTCCGAACACCCGACATACAAGCATTCTTCTCGGGTTTTGTACAAACTATTGGAGCAGCCTATACATTGTTCTTTGTATAACACATGCTCGGCTGAACAAGGTCTACACACCGACTTAATTCGCGTACCAGAACCATACTCGCTGGAGTATTGGCCTAGCGGACATTCGTTACACTTTCCACCCTCCACCTGGACAAAGCCGACAACGTTGGAGTACTGACCCGGCGAGCATTCTTTACACCCTGTATCTGTGCTTCCCCAACCGCGAGGACATTCTATACATTTCGCGGAGTCTAAAACACCGTATGATGTATGACCTTTCCCGACCGGGCACTTTAAACACGTTTTCGAGATAATCTGCGCCTGCGTCAGTGTTACCCCCGTGGTCATCTGAACGCCGGTCTTGTAAACAGTGTTTGGGGGACAACGTTGACAATCATTTTCGCTGTTGCCGTTCACAGTGTGTTGATAAGTGCCATCGGGACAACGTTGACAGTGGGTCGCATTTTTCAAATACCGGTTGTACCCACAGGAAGTGCACTCCACCAGACTTGTCGCAGAAAAGAATCCAATGGGACATTGTTTACACTCTGGAGTACCCGCGTCATTCGAAAAAAATCCAATCGAGCAATCCTCACATGTGCTATTTTGTTCGTACCTCCCAACTGGGCAATTTGAACACTGTGATTCGCCTGCATTTGAAAACTGACCCGAAGGACAGTCTGTACACGCATCTTTGAATGCCTGGCCTTCAGCACTGACGGTCCCACTCGGGCAGTTTTTACAAATGCCCGCTTCGCCATATTTCCCAGCGGCGCACTTTCCACAACTTTGTTTATTCATGGTTGCAACCTGTCCAATTGGACATATTTCACACGGAATGCCTGTGCCACTTGAATATGTTCCAGATTCACAATCGTCACAAGCATTTGTGTTCACGTTGGATTGTTTTCCGGCTGGGCAGCTTACACAGTCAGTGTGTAACTTGACCCCTGCACCCTCTGTATAAAACCCAGCTGGGCATATTTTGCACCGCCTTTTGAATCCCTGACCGCCGAACCGTCCTTTGGGACAGTCCAAACAAATACTTTTACGACCATCAGAATTATGTACGTAACCCACGTGATAGCTACCTAGAGAGCAAGCACTGTAGCGGTGTCCATTTATCGTTTCATAATCATTATTTTTAGAAATGTCTTCTTGAGAGTAATTTGCGGAGCAATCGACACTACCTTCCGTAGAGGATATGGTACCTGGAGCACATAAAACACATCGTACAGCTGCCGATTTATTTGAAAATGTGCCCGTTGGACACAGGCGACATGACGTATCTTGTGGTCCTGAAAACGCACCGGGTTCGCACGCAGCACATACGGTAGCGTTATGTCTAACATACCCGTTTGGGCACCCTTTGCATGGTTGTCCTGGTAAAGATGCTACAGTGACCGAACTGCATTGGTTGCATTCGGTAGAAGCCTCGGCTTCGGATGACCAACCGGCGGGACACTCTTGACAACCAACTGTTTCATTTGTGTTGTAACGTCCGGGTACACATTTTTCGCACAAAGTCGTTTCGTTAAAACCTGTCCCGACTTTATGGGTGCCCAGTGGGCATGCATGGCCAGCACAACGCGTAACGAAAGAGTCTGTACACTCTACGCAATCGAATACGGTACGTGCTCGCGTGCTGTATGTTGACGAAAAAATGGGCACGCATTCTGTACATTCCTGTTCGGACAAAAACTTTCCAATCGGACAACTGCTGTCCGAAAGGGTTTGTGCACACAAGCTAAATAAAATCCACAACGCCAACATATATATGTCGAATGTATGTCGAATGTAGATAGCCTTTATACTGAAAAAATAATATTCTCTGAAAATGTTCATTTACGTTTTATTTTAATAATTATATTTATTCGTCAAAGGCATCATCGTCATCAGCACTGGCTTCGTATGGGTCTGTATTGAAATTAGAGCTCTCTCCACAGAGGTAAAGTTCACTCGTTTCTAATGTATCCTGGTCTACATAGAATTCCCAACAGTCTGCTTTAATGGCACCGTGTCCACCTTCAAGAGACATGTCTTTTGATTTGGGCTGGTCTTTAACCAATTCTTTCTTCATTAGTTTTTTAAGACCGTCAAACCTACCTTTCATAGGCTTTGTAGCATCTTTGCATCTGAATATAGCCTCCATTACATTCAATAGCGCGTCCAGCATGGCCCCTCCAATTTTTCCCCCGTCGTTTTCCAAAGTACCAGATACGAGTGTCCTGGCGTTGCCAATAACCGCGAACACCTGTTTCAAACAATAGGTTGGAAATGCAGTTACTTGTGTCACAGACGAGCTCAATCCAAGAGCAATCGAGTAGAAATCAAACTCGCTATTCGAAGGTGTTCGCGTTCGTATTTGACCTGCACCTTTGCTGAGCACACCCGATATAAATGGAATTTCGACGCTATTCCAAGATTTTTCTCCTGTTAAGGAATTTGGTCTTTTCATGAAGCTGAACAACGTTGAACTACTGCCAAGAGCACCGATAGCAGAATTGCGCAGCCCGGTGGCCAGTTTGGCCCCTTCTGCGACCACTGGGTTTTGAAATACTGCCTGCTCATTTGGAGTGAATGCAGCCAGGGCACATGCGGCCACACCCCCCTCGCAATCACACTGTGTTAGTAGGTCCGGAAGTGTTTCCCCATCCTTTACACATCTTGGTGCTCTCCACTCTGGGTTACATTCGGCTTTGGTCTTATTTTCACCGCCGGCGCAGAAATTTACAATTACATGGTTTTTCACTGTTCTTCCCGCTGGTACAGTTCGATTATAGGTGCACATCCCTCCGATATTCCAACCTAAAAATTTCACGGCGTTATCGCCCTCCGTTTCCAAACATATCGGTATATATTCCCAATCATTGCCTTTGATGATACACTCTCTGTAATTTATCATGTAGGCCAGTAGATGGTCATGGTCCAAGTCCTTTAAAAAATCTGTGTAAGTGTGTTGAGTTCCATTCCTCTCGCGACTCCATCTTATTCGACTTATGTGAAATGCGTTGTCTTTCATGTTTCTGCCTTCCAGGTCCAGAATATCTATATTGGTGCCATCATCACAGTCAATCTCTTTTTCTGACAGACTTCCTCTGTGTAAATCCTCATCCCCAGCAATTCTTGCAAAAATGTCTGCGAAACTATGCGGAATGCCATCTATTTTGAATTCTGTTTCATAGTCAGTGGTTCCACCAATCTGAGAGTCTACCAAAAAAGTGTCGACATGGCATTTTCCAGAATTAGAGGACCACACACTACACGAAGACGGGTTTTTGTATAATCCATACTCCCAAGACCAAAACTCGGCAGGGGTAAAATACAGAATAATAAGTGCTTCTCCTAATGACAGTTTTGTGGAGTCGTAACACACTTTTTCCTTGTAGTACGCCATCTTCTTAACATGGGTACGACTAAAATGATAGACATTACACCCTTCCATGTTTCCCGATTCGCACCTTTTTTGTTGGCCCTCGTAAACCTGCTGAGTGACTTTCCTCACAAATGCATAGAAAAAATTGTCAAACGAAACCGAGAAACTATAGGAAACTAAAGTTACGTCGTCGTCTATGTTTATGGCCACCGGGTCGGAATCCGCTAGACAGTAACCACTCGCAAAATACTTCCAGTTGACAGAGGTACATGATCTTTCGGTATTGTAATCAAACGGACAGCTCCCCACCTGCCAAGTGCCCTGGGGTGCATTCGTTGCACTACTCACAACATCCCTGGCTTTGTTAACGTATCCTTTTGCCGTAGAAAGGGCAAACATTTTGCCCGAACCAGATTTCCATGTCTGGAACATCGTCGGTTTCGGTTTAGCAATGCCAAAAGCGTTTTTCCGGTTGTTTTTCACGGACGCCGCTTTTAACCAATTCTTTTTCACTTTTTTCATAGGTTTTGGCGTAGGGAAATTAGGCTTAATGCCGACTTCTACAGAATCGAGAGTCTCAAGCCCACAACGGAGGACTTTTTTCCGCGTGCACTTGGCAATGGTGCGTGGGCCACATAGTTTGGCTATGTTTTCCTGGTCCCACCCTCTGATGTGTTCTACCCGGCATCCTCTCGAATACGGATAGGTCGAATCAGCAGTTGTGTCTACGTCTCCCAATAATCTGAAATTCACGTCGGCAAATAAACTCGCCATCCCGGGGTCATCTTGAATAGCCCCGTCGGCCGGCATATCCATAGGATGTATCCATATATTATCCCACTTGTCTTTACTCAAGGCACCGTATTTATTATAATCGCTGGCTAGGTCCGTGGATTCATCAATTAAGCCCTGCTGGCCCTCGCCTGCCATATTAGCATACATTGTGCTTAGTACGTCTTCCATATCCTTTGTTTGGTAATATTTCCAATATCCATACTCGTGAAAATTCACGACTTCGATTTCACAATGGGTTGAATCATATCCTCGACCAGTAAACCATCTCCGTGATTTTACCCAGTTTAGTTGTGGCTTCATACCACAACCAAACTCCATTGCAGCCCCCAACGCTTTTTTTGCACCCGCACCGTTTTTGCGCAGCTGAGAACCTGCTGTTTGGCAACCTTCATATACTTTATCCACCGCCGGATTGTCAGTACCTACTTTATTCAAGTATTCTAATCCTACAGACGTCCCTTGACCGTAATAGGCGTGCAAAAAATTCAAAAACTGACCAATCGGAGGTGCCATGTCCCACATACCTTTGATATAGGCGCAATATTTCTTACCCTTGGAATAGCCGCTCATTTCATCTGACACAGCCATGTCAGCGCCAGATTGGACTAGCATTGATGCAGGCAGACCTACTAGAGTATTAAATATCATGCTACTCAATAGCGGTGCAGCATAATCCTCGAAAAATTTACCGGCCCATTTCAACATATTATACATAAGCGGACTCTGTGCACACGCCCAGCTACCTTGTTGGGCCATCCAATGCCATCCATAACGTTCTGTTTCTGCGTCCACTACTACCCATCCTTTTGTTTTGCCTGTGTCATCATCTACGTCAGAATCATAGACTGATTGACTACACTGTATACATTCCGTGTGCGTGCCCCAACTATGTGCATATTTGCCCGGTGGACATAAATAGCAAGAATGGACATACCCGTCTGGTTTACCATCTTTGTATGCGGAACTGTCGTGTGTGGCGAAATAACTATGCGGTTCCCATGTAAAATACGTAGGCCAACCTTCGGGGTCTTCACCTCCTAACATATTTCGCAGTATTGTTTGAGAGCCAAAAAAACCGTCCCCATTCCTTCTCCACTCAACGTGATATGTGCCTTGTGCTGACTCGCATTCGCTTCTTCGTACATTTATTAGTTTTTCAATCCTGTTACCCATACATGTGGAAGTGGTTTGATTCCAAGTGCCTTCTCGAATTGTACAAAAAGCTGGTGTGTCTGTGTAGCCATTGCACTCCGCTTCTGTCGGTTCTCGAGAGCGAAAGTATTGGGTTTTCGAAGCCCGTCCAAACCGACCCTTTAGCTGCATGGGCTCCGTTGAAGTAAATCCTGCGTAACCGTATTGAGAATGGATATGGTATGTTGCGGGAAAATAGTCCGCATATTCGTATCGGTCTACCCTTCCAGTATATTGGCCATCACAGTCACGGTTCGTGCATTTAAAGGCAGCGCCGCCCCATCTGGCTTCCTCCAGGGCTCCGCGATTGCCTTCCGGCATAAAGGTGCCCGGTTGACATGCTTGACACGGCGACGAGCCGGCGAGTTGTTCCTGTATCGATATCCACCTGTACGGCTGGTCTAGTTTGTCGCAGTCTGTTTTTCTCCAATCCCATTTGTCTTCCGATATAACGTAACTTACGCCAATTTTCTTACCACAGAAACCTCCGTTCAAATAATTCTCTTCTCTGAGTGCAGGAGACCAACCGGGAACTGTCTGAGCAGCAGCGAAGAACCCCAAAGGACACATTTGACATTCGCCGCCAGGAGACTTCCAAAAAAATTTGCTACTGCCCGTTGTAACTTTCAAAACCTTTCGTCGTGGAAACTCAAAATCTAGCCAATGGTCCCCGTCCCACGTGGGACATTCTTCTTCGGTTACACCGTCGTATGAAAGGTACCCTCTCCGTGCGGTTTTACTCGAGGTTAGGACATTGAAAGGCGGCACGTACTGTTTAGGCGGTATGTTTTGTAAGGCTTCACCTCTTGGGTCTATGCGGACCCACGCATGCGGTACAACAGTAGATTGGCCCTTTACGCTATGTATTTTTTGAAAATCAGTCATCGCTTCCCAGATTGTTTCAGCCGGGGCAAGTCCTGGCTTCTTTTCGCATTCTATTTTAGCATACGCCATTATTTCGTGTGGGTGGTCATATTTGGTAACATCAATCAATGGTCTGATCCATTCCAAGTTGTCTTTACATATATTCATATCGTTGAACGAATTTTGGTCTCCTGGGCACGGCTGGTCCTTGTCTATGCCAAAAAATTCATATCGCATTGGAACGCTGCGACTCACATATTTTGGCCTGTAATTCAATTCGAATGCCTCGTAAGAGTATTCTGTCGCATTCCCCGCCCTGTAATCGCTCTCCGAAACGCCTTGTTCATGATATTCACTGTGTAGTTCGTTGTTTTGTACGTAAGTATCTCGAATACACACCGGTTGAGTCACAATGTTGCTTATTGTGTCGAGACAATCCTGTTTCGAATTAAGATAACGTTTGCGGCCTGGGGTCCCATCTAAATTGACAAGTGTTATAGATGGAGGTACTGGGTCCCCATCTGATTGAATACACTGTTCCGCTTCGTCGTCCCATTCATAGTATAACACTTCCCCCGAATAAAACCTCGGAGAACGCGTGAACAATACCTTGGCATTGTTTAGTTCTTGTTTGAATTCGGGCGGGCTTTCCTGAACCATATACCCACCCTCTTTAAGGCGTCTGCACGGTGCTGGCAGGTTTTCATCGGTTGTTTTCCATGCGCCGTCGTTTTTTTTACACAGTTGTCCAAGGTCCATGGTCGAACCCCTGTAATCAAGAAATGACTCATTTTTGCATTCGGCTTTACCGAATTCGTCCTGATAGAACCCAGCTGTGCACGGAATGCACTTTTCTGCACCTGATTTGAGATTCATGTCGATACTTCCACTGGGTGGAATAAACGTGTTATAATCTTGCACGTTGTAAGTGATGACACCATCGCCCGCCAGTGCCAACATCTTGACAGGAAAATCGTGTCCAGCATATGTACCTGGGCGACACTGATATGGAAGAGGCATACCAGCCAGTGGACATCTATAACCATTAACACATGGAGCGCAGCTTGCAGTATCATCTCCGCCCACCGTTGTCGCGTATTTGCCTTTTGGACAAGGTGTACATACTGACATGCCTTCTTTTTTATCGGTTGTTTTCCCAATGCCACAATCTTTGCACGCGTGTTGGCCAATTTCGTTTTGATACTTGCCTATAGCACATTTTTTTGCGAGCGAGCTTTTTTCCTGGTCTGTATACCACCCGGGTAGCGTCTTGACGCAGGAATGTTTACCGCGTTCTGTTTGGTATTGGCCCGGTGAACAACTGCGACAATCTTCTATGTTATCAGTGCCATCGTCTACTCCGCGCGTGCCTGGTGGACAGCTGTTGTCCACTGCTGTCAGGTTTTCTTCGCCCCATATAGATACATATTGTCCCCTGGTCACTATTTTGCAGTTATTTTTGCCCCTTTCGTCTTGATACTGGCCAGGGCCACACATATGACATTGGTCAACGTTCATGTTTGCGAACCCTTGGTAATACGGTTGCAATTTCCCGGGCCTCAGTTGGAACATAACAGGTTCCAACATGTTTCGATATGTTTCATTAGCGTATAGATGCGCGCCATACGGAGTGCCGTAAATATGACTACCATTTGTGTCGTCCGCTAGGAAAAAAAGATCACTCGATTCCTCTTTCCAATCAAGCTTCTCGTTTCGCATGACAACGTAACCACTGAAATTTTCTACTGGATACCATGTTCCCGAACAATTTTGTTGACTCGTACTTACTATTGGACCCCATGTGTGCCCATTGTCAGCGCCCCACGTTCTATTTGAATCAGCGCCCCACGTTCTATTTGAATCAGCGCCCCACGTACGACCCTCATCCGGTCCCCACGTACGACCCTCATCCGGTCCCCACGTACGCCTTTCTGTTGGACCCCACGTATTATTTGTCGCCACATTCGTTCTATTTGAATCTGGGCCCCACGTACGACCCTCATCCAGTCCCCATGACCTAGATGTACCATATAAATATCCGTCTTCTTTCCACATTAGAGCTCGTGTTCCTACTTTACATAAACACTCATTACCGTCGGTCCCACATGGAATGTCAGACGCAGCAGTATTGAAATATAATTGGTCGTTCCATGCAAAGTAACACCCAGACAGCCAGTCTGTTCTTGATACCTCCTCCGCCGTTGTATCTGGTAAATTGAAAAATGTAGCTGCTTCTTCACACTCGTCTTTTGTCAATTTGTCCTGACATTCACCGTCTAACCTTTGGGAATATTTAAGACATTGCTCCTTTGTTTTGTTGCTGCCATCGGAACAAAATCCCCATATATTGGTTTGTAAACAGGTTGCTTGGGTTTGGAAGGTCACGTTGGAGCATGCTGGCCTTTTATATCCACCGCCCCATGTACGACCTTCATTTGGGCCCCATGAGCGGTCTTCATCAGGTCCGAACGTTCTTCCAAGTATGGGGTAATATTTCCCAAGTATACGGTATTTTGGAGGGTTCAAACATAAACACTCGTTTCCATCTGTGCCACATTGTACATCGCTTTCTGCTCCATTAAAATACATTTTGTCATTCTTTCCTGCCAAGTAGCATCCTGACAACCAATCTGGCCTTGATACAACCTCCAATGTTTGCCCAAATCCATAAAACCAAGATGCCATCTTACACTGCTCTTGATTTTCTATTTTATGAACACAAGTGCCTCTATCTTGTTTTTTAAATGGATATTTACAGAGGTTTGTATATTTTTTAACAAGCTCTGTATATCCATCCCGTTTATGTAAAATATCATCACGGTCCTGTCCTGTCATACCAATATCTATGTAATTACCATATTTATCGGAACACCATTTACATGCCTGTTCGTCGTGTATAGTTGGGTCGGAACATCGAACACACTCACCATGCGTTTTTCTGGAGCCATCTGAACATCCTAAGCATTGGTTGCGTACTTTGTTAGACCCATCCGAACATTGTAAACATCCAGTCCTCAATTTATATGAACCGTCAGAGCATCCAGCACATGCATCATAATCTTTATCTGAACCGTCACTGCAGGTAAATTTGCATCTGAACTTGTCTTTATCAGAACCATCTGAACAACGCGTACAGCTTGTAGATGAAGTAAAATTTACAAACCCATCTACGTTATCCGAACAGCCATGACATGCCAGTTTGTCTTTATTAGACCCATCCGAACATTGTAAACATCCAGTCCTCGATTTATCTGTATCATCACTGCAACCTGTGCATGTATTTCTTGTTGAGAAATTTGGATTAGAACATTCTACGCATTGTTGTCTTGTGTTATTAGAACCGTCTGAGCATTTTTCGCATTCATGTTTAGTTGCGGTGGGCCTTTGACTGTCACTACATCCTAAACATTTAGGTGTAATTTTATAGTATGGTGGCTGTTCTAATGTCAATACGTTGAAAATGTCGCTCGTGCCGTTTTTTTGAAAGCCTGCGGGCAATATGCCCGCACTATGTTGTATATCCAGTAGCAGCAGCTTACCTCCCGGCAAAGATTGGACATATGTACTCGATTCGACGAATTTATCTGTTTGTTTCATAGTTGTCGGTGTGCATGGGGGCGGCCGTTCGTCTTCCGGTGGGAAAAATTCCATATAATCAGAAGCATGTGGCACCGTCTTCATTGCAAACTCCATGTATTCGTATTGTATATCTGTAAGAGTCTCCCCGTGACGAATAGATTGTATTCCTTTTTGCAATACTATGTCCCCGTCCATTTGTAAATACAGACGACCTTCCTCTTCTGTTACGGTATATATTCCTGTTAATTGATTCTTGAGTTCGGCGAAAATACGTTCTTTAGCGTCGTGTGTCCCGTTGAGTTTGATGATAAATTCGGTGCCGTCGTACAAGGCAATGGTTATTGGTTTCAAAACTTTTCCTGTGGTAGCTATGCACGTGTCTCTGTTGTTGGCCGAGCCGTCGGAACATTTGCCGTCTGTCCAGACTGGGTCCAAGTTAGTGCATTCTATTTTGTTTTTAGTGGAACCGTCGGGACAGAAGCCACCACCCGTGTCCAGCCAGTTTATTTTTCCACAAAGAGCCTGAGGCACATAAGTGCTGATGCCATTCGGACTATCCTCTGGCCAGCATTCGTATTGGTCCCCATTTTCCCAAATAGGACAACATCCTTTGTCAGTAGTAAACTGTGGGAAACACTCTTCTTTAGTCGGTCTGGTATAGTCGTTACAAAATCCAGGTATCCATACCATGGGCACCCCGTCCACAATTAGTTGTGACCTTATATCGTCAAAGTTGTTATTATATATGTAGCGCGGTGCCCGCAGACAACGTTTGGAAACACTACTGTTGTCAAAACGTTTCACGGGTACAGACGATGAAGAGTTCGCCAGACGAAGATGCACATTGTAAATATTGTCAACGACTAAGCGATTGTATCGAACCGTAAATTTTTCGCCGTCTGACGATTGCCACTCCGGGTCATCGTGAAGAACTAAATGGTATTCCGCGATAAAATCCGCTCGCATATCCATGGTGTTTTGACGGCACGTTGACAAATCAAAATAAAACCGAAAGAATACTCGTTTGTCGTTTGTCGGCATTTCAAACGTGTGTTGTTTGCACGTGATTCTCCCTTTGTCGTTAAAGAAATCCGTGGACGATGTATTGTATTCTGTAAAATTCAGATACGGCGAACATTCAATCTCGTTCTCGTTTTGTTGATGCTCGCGACACTGATAATAATAATCCTTTTCGTTGAAACCGCTCGGTTTTTCAAACACATAAGGATACACCACTGCGGGTTCATAATATTGCGATTCACTTCTGGCCAAAGTCGCCGTTACGTACTCTTTATCGATGCTGTCGTACAGCGTTTGACCGGTCAAGTCATTGGAGTTGATGCCATCTATTAAAGGTAACGTGTCACCGTTTACGAACCCAAACGAAGGACCGTCGAATTTCCGACGCATACCGTATACTTGTTTCATACGTTCTACATCAGACCTGGGTGGAGTTATTATTTCGAGCTCTACAGAGCTTGCGAGAGTAGTAATCGTCGACTTGTACGCTTCTAAATCAGTTTCCACGTGTTTAATTAGCGTCTCTAAATACATTTGACGCGTAATGTCAGCGTTCGTCGTCCCATTTGCGGTTTTTTCTAGCTCGAAATGGGACGACGAGTCTTCCGTTAACGTCAGCTCGAATCCTGGACCTTTTGATACTGCCGTACAAACGAAACTTTCCGTTGTTGGGGATGTACAGGACCAATATGTCTTCATGTAGGTGTCTTGTAATAGAAAATTCATCAACGTGCCCACGTTGTAAATAGGTGGAACCGATAAATCATAGTCGCTGTTTAGCCTGGGCGCCGTAAGTTTTACAAAGTCTACATCCTTGAATTTTTCACATTCTGCATCGAACACATAGTCCAACTGTTCATCGTCATTTGTCTTTGCAGATAAACAGCAGTCGATAGTCTCGTCCATTTCACCCGACGTTTTAGATACAAAGGTTATTTCATTTTGTCCTTCGTCGAATGTAATCGTATAATTGGAAGTCAAGTTTTGCTGCGAATCCAACCAATGGAATATTTCCGCCGACGAATTGTATTGTTGGTCTATGTAAAGAGGTTTTTGACCGTCGGCTAGAGTGATGAACGGAAACTCACGGTGGCTATGACGACCGTCGGACACTACTTCTTTAATGTCAATGTCGTTGTTTTCTGAATAGTCTGTTAGAGGCACAATGTTTTTTCCATTCGTATAAGCGGTTGCCAATATGGTGTACAGACCGTTATTGTGCCCACCACTGGTTATTTCGTAACCAGGTAGGGTATCATTCAGCAATCGGACATAGTGAGGGACAGTTTGTAGATATCCGTACTCCGAAACGTTTACAGTACACGCATCACATATGTCGCAGCATGGAATGTCTGGATTTCCGTTGACGCTAACTTCGTCTTGGTCTTCGTATTTGTACAAAACATCGTCGTCCGTCAGTTTTAATTCATATGTCTTGAACGCATCAGCAGACTGTTGTACAGTGTCTAACACGTAATAGTTGTCAGGCAGGGGTAAATTTTCCACACATGCCAATCTTTCTTCACCACGAATAAGTTTTTCTTTACATTGCACATCTGTGTGGTCCGCGATTAAACGCAAATAAGACAATTCGTACCATCCCTTCAAGTAATAGTCCTTGTACTTTTGAGCACGCGAAGCATTATATTCTTTGAAACCGTCCGGTAATTCTGGCGTTTTGAACATTGGTGTATGTGTTTCGACATTTGTATACATTGTACTGGAGTCATCAGATAGTTCGGGCGTATTCAGGTTACCTTGTAAATACACACAATGTCCCGATATATTGCCAGAGAATCCGAAGGACTCCGATGCTTGCAAAAAACCCTCAATGCTCGTCTGACTTCTGTCGAAATCTAACCCTGCTACGTCATACATAGTCACGTTTTCGGCGAAGCACACCGAATAATTGGAAGGTTGGGCTAAAAGTTTTTGTAATTCAGACACGAGCATAGTTTCATTTGTTGCGTAAATGGCTTTTTTGTGAACACCGCTGTCAACGAGGCGCCAGTCGAACACATCAATCATGCTTCTGACACTGGGACCTTTGACTTTTGCATTGGCTACAATGTAGTAATTGCTATTTCCATCCACAGCGCCGTCATAATCGCCGTCTTCTTTGAAATACGAGTAATCATTTTCGACATTTTTGCCCCTGTCAAAATAGTTCAACTGGTTTAGGAGACTTCCAATATCTTTCGGAAACAGAGTCAAGTCCTCCACATAATTCCCACTTAGATAAGGTAAGTCGTCCGAATGTTCTTCATTGTTGGAAACGAAAAGGTGCACAGACCCACTCGAAGACCATTTGTACCATTTGTGCCCATCCGGTTTTTCAGGAATACTTTGGTTTATTATTTCGACCAATGTTAAGTTAGACTGTTTCTCCAATGGTATAACATAGAACTCTGTCGGCAAGAAAATACTGACATCTTCTCCCAACTCGAACCACTCGACCAGAGAATCCCATGTTTTCAAGCGATAGACCTTTCTATATAGTTTTATGTCATAGGAATACGTCATGTTAAAAAAGGGGGAACTTGTGTCCAACCCAGTATCTTGGCCCTTAGGAACATATTTCATAATCCCGCCCTTAAAAACGCCCGCGGGTGCTTTTTTAGGGTGTGTCACGAGCGTATGGTTGACAAATCCATAGTCGTCTAATTCCGCACCCACCAAGAAATTAAAAGCCGCCAGAATTAAATTGTTTTTCGCGTCATTCAGTTCCTTGTCGAACACAGTTTGATTGACATCAAACGGCGGCGGAAACGTCCCATCGAAAGTTTTGAGAAACCCTGCCAAATCGAACGTATACACCACAGAAGTTTCAGTGGCTCTGTAGTGCACTTTGTTATCGTTTTTTGACAACAAAGGCAAATATATTGTGCCTTCTCCACCCTCCACGTGTCGCATGAAGTAAGATTCGATATTTTGGTCAAAAGTACCAGCCCCGTTGAAATGCACATTATAACGGCGTTTTGTTGTCCAAAATTGTGCTAACGATTCGTTCGGAAATTGCAATTTGTATGTGCTATTACATTGAAACATATCTGATATTTTTCCAACGCGTGTAAAACGATAGGCACTTTCGCGCCAATAAATGTCCTTCATTTCCCTGGTTATTTCTGCTCGTGAACCACGGAAAACTCTATTCATGTGCCCCGCGTCTATGCCTGTAAGGTCACCGTCTAAAAATTCAAATTTTACTGACGGAAACGCGTGTCCGTGTGCCCCGCGTACGTTTGAATATTGGCCAGACGGACACATCTCACACCAATCTTCCGATTCTGAACCCACAATGTCGGATTGTTTACCTAACTCACATATTTTGCACGAAGTTGCGCTGGTTTCATCTTGAAAATACCCCTGGGGACATTTTGTACAGTCGTCTACACTCGCCAGGCCAGTAGCACTGGAGTATCTACCTGCGGGGCACGGGTGGTGCTTGTCAACCAATTCGTCAGATATTTCGAGTGCATCCGGTTCATAATACCCTGCCGACGTCGCTTTACAACTCGTTTGGCCGTGCTCGTTCTGAAAGTAACCAGACGGACACCCTGTACAAGCCTTTTCCTCCTGTGTGAGTGGTTGGTACAGTTGCCCCACTTTTGTCAACCCCGTGACATTTGAATATCTGCCAGGCGGACACTTTACGCACCCATCTTGACGCGGTGACAAATATTTGCCAATCGGACAATCAGGCCGAAACGCACAGTCTGTGGCAGATACAGACGCCTCTTTCGAAATCGACCCGACGGGACATTGTTTACACTCTTCCACGCTCTTCAGGCCTGTTTCGTCGCCATACGTATTCGCAGAACATTTCAAACACTGTAACTGTGCCGGGTCTACTTGATAATATCCTTTAGGACAAAATTCGCAAAACAGTATCCTATTGTCGCTGTATTTCCCGACGGGACAGTTCGCACAATCTCTGATGTTCTTGTTTTTACTTTCTGTCCCAGGTGGGCACGTTTTGCAGCTTGATTCCCCCTGTTCGTTTTGATATAAGCCCGTTCCACATTCGGTACAAACCGTTGCGCCTTCTGTACCGTACTTTCCCACGGCGCATTTGGCGCACGCGCCTTGAACAAGAATAGAACCAATGTCACAGCTATCCACCCGAATATTGTACGGAACGCCGTTCGTTTCTTTTTTGACTACGAACGTAATCACATTGTACTTTCTTTCTATCGTAAAACGTGTCATAATATTTCGTAGCTCGTTGACAAACGTATCAATATCATTTATCTGGCCTCCCGAATACGTATTTCCAAACGGAAGCTGCACAACAGTGTAACCCTTGTTCGTTTTTGTTCCGGCGTGCAAATTAAAAGTGTAATCCGAAGTCAACTGCTGTGTCCCGGCGGCCAACTCCGTATCACTTGACATACCTTCCATGGCGTCGGCGATACTAGAACCGGAACCTTCAGGCTCAAACAACGTTTTGAACACCTTGATGGGGACCGGGGCATGCGTCTCATCTCGGCGACCGGTGCGAGTACTAACAACGCGCAGCGGCCGCTTTAAATCAGGTTTGTAAAACGTTTTACGTGCCCACGTATTTACCGACATTGGGAGTGACTCATAATCCAACGTCGAAGTGTCTACTTCAAAGCTCCGGTTCTGGAGCCAGGCCTGTAATTCATGATGTACGTTTCCGTACAGGTCCTTGTAACTGTAGCAATCTTGACAGATATATTTTTCCCACTCCCAGTTGAATGGTTTCAAGTCGCTACAACTCCATTTAGAGTAAAATCTGTCATATTCGCAATACACGTTCCGTTTCACGCCGTCAAACACGTTGTATGCGTCATTCCATCCACCAATGTTCACCGAATAACTCACGTTGGAATCTTTGGTTAGTTCGGCCACCGTCGCATTCGGGTCCGTACCTAAATCAAGATGAAATTCAGATACACCTACTTGGTGCCAAGGAAGCGTTGTCGTCATTTCAATAGGTGAACATTCTGCTCCGGCGGGACAACCAGCGCCGCATTCTATTTGGCCTTTAGCCGAATTTGAACTGCTGCCCATCGTATTTCCCGGGCAATCATCACAAGTGTTGAAGCCGACATTGCGTTGATGTTTGCCGGACGGGCACAGTTCGCATTCGGTTTGACCAGTATCGGCCTGAAAACGCCCAGGAATACATTCGTAACATTCCGCTACGTTTCCAAGAGTGCCGAACTGACCCTGAGGGCACAGGTCTCCCAGACACACAGTTTTGCCGGTGTCCGGTTGGTGGCGCCCCGGTTCACACGATGTACAAGAGAGGACATTGGTCAACGCGTCCTGATACTGACCAGGTTGACAAAAACCACAACTATCGCGTGTTTCGGAGCTCAGGTATCCAGCTGGGCACTGTACACAGGCCGTGGAGCCGGAAATATCACTGAACCTTCCGACCGGACAATCCAAACATACACCGTTCACAGGATGACTGCCAGGTGGGCAATCCAGACAGACATTATCTTTGGTTTGGAATTCATATCCAATCTCACATTGTGCTAAACACGAGGTTCTGTCCACCACGGTACCAGAACACGCTTCGCACACGACAGTACCAACGTTGGGTGCATAACGACCCGCTGTACAATTACTGCATTCCACAGAACCCCGATGGTCAGCGTACCTACCTTTGTCACACGCTTTACAATGTGTGTCGTCTTGCTTACCAGACTCTAATGAATAGCGCCCGGCAACACAGTATTTGCATTGAAAAGATGCGGTCAGACCCTGGACGTCGGACCATCTGCCGGCTGGACAATCCACGCACGTTTCATCATTTTGGGGCGATTGATAAGTACCTAGGGCACAGTCGAGACTGTATACCGGTTGCAAAGTAAAAAAATACACGGCCAATGCATATGAAAACATAGAGGCAATAACCATTTCTATTGAAGAATACTTATAGTGTGTTTTTTACAGTGTATTTGAATTCGCACTTATTATTAACCTTTGTGAAAACCTTTTCATCACTGCATAATAAGAGTGTGACAACGTCAATTTAAATTAAAATCCAATATAGAATTCGAAAATCAATGGAAACTCATCTCATCGTGGCCATGCTGCTCGATTACTTGGGCACGTTACGACACTGGACCACTGCACGCGTATTGTGCCGCCAAACGCACGGCATTGTGAACACGCGGTCCTACACAAACGACCTGTACGGCGCGCGCTCGTTCATTCGTCAAAACCAATGCATGGGGTGCTACAAACACGTCGAGAAACCACGTTGGCTTATATACACAGCCTTGCCCGTCGAGTTTCGACGTTATACTGTGACGTGCCACCACTACCATTGTCAAGTCTCCGCACTCTTCTCCATGATACGCGACTTGCGGTCCAAAAATATTCACGTCCTCAAAGCACCATTTCAAGACACACTGGACATCTCTGTGCCGCGCTCCGATGGTTCAGAAACACCGGCCAAAGCTGTGATTCATGGCCTTGTGCGCGTCGAAAACGAATATTGCATTATGACGCGGTGGTCGAACATAACCAACAACTTTCAGAAAAACGTTCGCTGGACACATTATTTCCCGCATACCTCACCAGAAATTATATTTAAAGACATGAATTTTGAATAAATGAATCGCTTCATTTTTGTATGGGTACTCGCTTTACTAAGTCTATATATCAGCTTCATGTGGTTTCGTGTCGTGGGCATGGCCTACAAACCGAAAAACATTTCACCTGAAAATATCTTGACCACCTCAGATTTAATTTAATTTAAATTAAATTTTGCCAAGTAAAGGAAATATCTTGGCCACTACATATTTAATTTAATTTAAATTAAATTTTGCCAAGTAAAGGAAATATCTTGACCACCTCAGATTTAATTTAATTTAAATTAAATTTTGCCAAGTAAAGGAAATATCTTGACCACCACAGATTTAATTTAATTTAAATTAAATTGAGTCGGGTCATGTCCCAAGCACCCCCCGCCAAGCGCCGCAAAAAAACCGCCGGGAACCCGAACCACCATGAGCAGGCGCCTGTATACGGGTCGGAACGCGTCAAGGAAGCGATTGCACTGCTCAAAAGCGGTAAACTCGAAGCCCTGGTCATTGACGCGGGCATCGCCATCGACTGTCCCGGAGAGCAAATGGTTCGGTACTGGAACGCACGGGTCAAACCGTCGCACAGAATCCCTGTGCCTAATAAGTGGTCCGACATCGACGCCAAGACGCACAAAGGCCTCCCGGGCATCGCTGGCGGTATGTGGCACACGTACGCATCTTCTGCACACGATTACGCGCTCGATTCGGCCGTCGTGGACGCGATTTTCACGGAAACCACCGGCACCGCAGACTGGCGCATTCGCCCCAATCGGTTTCGTTTCAACCCTGTGAACAAAGACGATGGGTACAAAGCTGCCCACATCGAAGGGCCCAACGTACTCTCCGAAGAGTCTGGCATCTCTGCCATCCTGTGCGTTAGCCCTGGGCGCACGTTCACGTACTACAAGGGCTCCAACAATGACCCGCGCGCGCGAGAACTGTTCACAGAACTTGGGGGAAAGATGTCCCTGTTCGTACAGCCTACACAGGAACAACTGGACCAGTGGCCCAGGACGACCATTCAGTCGACCAAGCCCGGTCAAATCATCTTGTTCGCGGACTCCGTGGTTCACGAAATCAGCCGCCTCGGCAAGAACTCGCTCTCGCTGTTTCTTTCGCCCTATGACCCAGCACGCGCACCCGACGAGGAAGAATTCTACAGCGGCCTCAACCGCGCGCAAGCCGTTGCCAAGAAGAAACGGGCAGCGACAGCACCGCCCCTCCCGACGCGACTCATGTCGGCTGGACTGCGCAGGCAGCACCCCAGAGAGTTTGCAGGTCTTACGCGGCGCGAAACAGAGATATTCGGCTCCCTGTTTCATTCTGCAGGCGCGTACTGGCCCTCGGACAAACCCACGTTCTTTCTGATGCACATGATGGCCTTCAACGCGTTCAAGCCCAAGTTGCTACCCTTCATGTTCAACGCGGCGGGCAAGTATAACTACGAGGTCATTACGCCCGAGCTCGTCTCCGGCTGTCCGGAATTCGACCATTCATACTTTGAAAGACTGCCGTTCGCGAATGCGACAGACGCTGAAATCGCGTCTATGCGTTCTAAATTTAATGGCATACCGTATGCAGCGTGGGCCCTCGTGAAATACTGGACTAAAGACGTACGTGAGTGTTCTGAAAATGTGTGTAGACGTAGAGGATACATTGAATAATAAAAATTAAATAATTTCGTTTGGGTGTACTTTTTTATGCTTCGATTGACGCCGTTTGTTACTTTGCTCTTCCACGTAAATAATGAGCCCGAAGAGGACGCACACCAGTACCGCGAGCCCACCTAACAATATAAGAAACACCTGCTCATACGTCAGGCTCACAACGGACGGTCCCGGTCCTGTGGTCGTGATTGTATCATTCATTTAGCCATGCATGGTTTAACATTTATACAGTGTACTATGACTAGTAAATATGGAAATATTATTTGAATCCTTTGACTACCCTTGAACACGAGCGGAAATGGTGGCCTTTTTTAAAGCACACCACACACTTGTTCTTCGTCGCATGTAGACGCTTGTGACGCGCTCCTTTGTATGTGGAACAGCCGCATTGACTCCGGTGCGCGTTGCATTTGCGCTGGGTGTGACCTATATGGCCGCACCACCCACAGCGTCGCCGAATGCCTCTTCGTGTTGACCTTGTGCTAGATTGCGAGTTTGTTCTAGATTGCGAGTTCCTACGTCTGCGAACGTGACGCATGATGTGTGCTAGAGGCGAGACTTGGCGTTGTGAGAACGATACACGCGCTGCCGCCGCCATCGCACCGGCCCAACTGTGAGAGTGTCGAACGTTCTGTTGACCTTGTACTGGCTGACTTTGTGCAACTGGCTGACTTTGTACCGGTCGTGTTGACGCCATCTGACGAATACCAAGTCTTTCGAGGTCCTGGGCACAGAACTGGTGTCCACACGGCAGTGCCATCATTTCGGGCTTATTTTCTAGGCAAATGGGACACTCGTTCTGTGAACCGTATAGCCGCCACCCACAAGCGGCGGGGTGTGCCTTTTTGCACATGGGGCACTCTGGCATAGTTTGTTTTTTTATGAGTGATACGTTTTAAATATCACCTATTCTATACTTTGCGCACTCAAGTATAAATTTAATTTAAATTAAATTAAATGGGAAATTGTTTACATGTTGTGATGGCAGTGCGTGATCACAGACCGTCGAAAGGTCCATTATTCAACCGGGGCCACGTAGATAGTAGTGTCGCCGTCTACCCACTTCAAGACGCCACAATCCATGAAAACCAGTTCTGAGAAAGTACTACTGGCCACTACGTAACTGAATATACGCCTTGCGACGCTCGAATCACCCTTGAATACGCGCGATTCCGGGGGTTTGTCCCGTGCTTGTATTGCGCCTGCCCACCTCCCCCTTGAGTGTTTCATGGTCACGGTCCGAGAGTGTTTAGCACTCGTGATATCTATGACGCCTTTCGCCGGCATGGACTTCCACATGTTGAGCCAGTGAGCCGTCGACACGTGGACACGAACGTCTTTCGGGTGGTCCGGAATCACGTTGTCTTCTACCATGTTGATTTTCGGAAAGTTGTATTGAATGGCTGAGCAACAACTCTGTGCGATAATCGATAATTCTGTCTGTGTAATGTTGAGCGTTATATCTGGAAATTCGAGTAGCAATCGAATGTACGCGCGCATGGCATCGGTGACAGTAAAAGTGACGTGGCCTGTTTGTGGTATTGTGCGCTTGACGACACGCATGCCGGCGCCGCCTTTGGGGAAAATGGTGATTTTTATTTGAGACCCGTCTATACATAAGACAGGGCTCATATCTTGTTTGGTCGAGCCACCCCATGCCTTGTCCAGCCATTCAGTCGGCAACTGGACAGAAGCCATTTTATTTTAAAACGCTTTAAAAAAATGTTGTTTTTTATTTTAAATATAACATATGTTCGTACAATTCTAAAACAGGTATAAAGTACAACTGTAAACACGATATGACGAAGCGTCTTAGAGGTGGACCCGTCATGGTCCAGTCGAAGAGGACGTGTTTGACCCTGAAACCGGTCGCAACTACATTAAAACGCAAGCGCGACGACGTGGACGAATTTGTACGTCAGTTCAAGCCGCGTATGGCCGAACCCGAACGGCGTGGTGTGAAGCGTTCCGCAGAATGTTTTGACCAAGAGCTGCACCGACTGGAGAAACGTATGCGTGCGACAGTACCTACGGCTGAAGAAGCCATTGCGTTTTTGCTACCGCACATAACCCAGATGCGTCAAATGTACAATGCCGAGCGCGCCCGCGCGGCCACGTTGGAAGCCAATAACATCGTCATTCGTCGGTCTTGCTTACATTTGCTGCGGGAAAAGAAACGTCTGGAGAGTGAGTTGGAAATGACAAATTATCGGCTGTCTTTAAGCGGTCCAAAGCCTTACGACGCTTGGCCCACAATATAATTTCTATCATGGACACGATTCCCGACGCCGACATGAGCGGCCAATCCTGTTTTAGGGCACCGTACACCGACCAAGCGATGCCTCCGGTGCATCTGAGTGCAATAGAGCCTATGCGCAACGTCTGTGGTGATTCGGAACACAATTGTGGCAGTGATGCGGACGTCGAGCACACGGCGGCAAAGATGCCTAATGCGTCCATAATAAAATCCAACCCATCAAATGATTTTCTGTATATAGGTTCTTTTAGTCGATAAAAATGTCACGCAGAGCAGGAGCAGGAACGCGCGAAACAGACGCGATGATGGAATCGGACATTGAATCTGGTAAGATGAAGACAGACTCGATGTACGAACTCATGAAATTGCGTGAATTGCAGTCGTTTGTGTCAAAGATATACTGGCTCGTGGTGTTGTGTTTCTTCGCCATTGGCTGCATTCTCGCGCTGGTCCTTTCGGACGGCACGTTCAGCGACGTGTTCATGGCGGAGAACCTGCTGTCGTCGATTGGCATCTCTGCGTACATTCTACTGGTAGCACTGATGGTCATGTGTAACAACCACGGCGAAATGAGAGTCGTCTTACTGTTAACTATACTATTTTTCACGGGTTGTCTGTCTGGGTTTATGCTGGCGCTACACCTTTTGGATATAAATATAACATTACAATCTACAAAGAACTAATCATTTTACATTCTTCATTCCACCATTGTAACCCTTCTTCAAACCCACGTTCCTCAAAAATGCTCTGACCTTGACGCACAATGAACCGTACAGTGGCGCGTCTCGTGGCCTTTTTAGTGGCAGGTCGCTTCACAAATAACACCGCGCCGTCTGGGTACACGCGCGGCACGCCCTCGCGATGATGCTCATCGTCAAAGGCTGTGATGTCGATGAATAACAGGTCCAACCACGTTTTAAACATGGCAATAATATCTTCGTCGCTGTCGGATTTGACTTCGAGCCAGTTTGACGCCACTGGGCGCCAATACTCGATAAGGTCATACACGGCTTCCGGTTTTTGGTCTGTGCGGTATCTGGTGCGACACTTGGTCCACCAATGCGCGTACGACTGTGGGATAGACTTGTCAATAACGACTCGTTTGGCCATGGCTTCTGGCCATTTGGCTCGTACGTACTGCAGCATCTGCGTCTCGTTCGCGTGTGGGAATTGCGTGTCCGAAAGCCATGTGTACATTTCAGGCGAGTCGAACCAGTCTGGATTTGTCTGGACCTTGGCACTCATATGCAAGTTGTGTCGGCCCTTTATAGTGTTTACGGATTCTGTCGAATGCCTATATATGTTAGTGTAGAATATGCAATATGATAATTGTCGCGATTGACCCGGGTCTCCGCAATTTGGGTTGGTCAGTGTATGACACGTCAAAGGAAATGTTCATCAGTTTCGGCCGCTACGACCTCCTGAAAGACCAACCAAAGTCTCAACACACGAAATACCCAGATTTAGTGCGTGACTTTATTGACGCGTCCAAAGACGTATTCGAGCTTGCAGATGCGGTCACTATCGAGATTCAAATGGCGGCCAAGTTCAAGGTCATACAAACGGCGTTTCAGTGCTTTTTTTGGGACAAGGCCCACTTAATATCCCCACGTTCCGTGCGGTGTCATTTTGACATTTCTATGGGCAACTATGCCAAAAACAAAAAAGCTTCCGTTACGAAAATCGCAGAACTTGACATTCCTCAGAAGAACAAGTTGTGGTTCGAACGCTTTGAGAAATCGAAGCGTGACGACGTCGCAGACGCGATTCTAATTGCCCTGTACTACGCGCAAAAGGGTTACAAAAAAAGGAAAAGACGCTGAACACACAACAGTATTTATAGTCCAAAGACTTTATGTACAATGTTGCAACACGTAATTGCTCTGTTTTGTTTCTTCTGGTTCATCCGCGTCTGGGTGTGTGTGTTCGGAGCACCCGTCCGCCTCTGTGGACGTGTCGTAATGTTTATGTTTCAAGCGGTGAAGACATTGTATACAAAAGTTGCCGATGTATCCAAATATGCGCGCATACAGAGATAACAGGCCGCCGAGGAGACCGAGTGCCTCGAAGAGTGATTTACGCGCCTCGAAAATATGAAAACCGTACAACACAATTACACCCACACATAGAGACCCTCCTATCTGTTGTATGCGCGTGAACACTATTTGAAAACGACGGCGCAATTCTGGGTCCGCGTCGTCCAAATCTTCGAGATCTTCATACGTCAACTTACGTCGGTGCATTCGGCGTGCTACCCACGGGTACTCGTTGAATATGAGATAAGCAACGACGACGCCCGCCGGCACCATGTACAACTCATTTTGTAACTCGGGCACCGCGAGCCCTGACAACAGTATTAGTATAGCTAACTTTATCCACATGTAGTTATGTCGACCCTACATAAATACGTCGACAAATAGACCAAATTCGAGCGTTTGTTTAAATTAAAATAATTGTGTTTAAAATTAAAATATTTTGTGTTTGTTGCAACACGAATTCCACACTAGCAGTATGTCATGCTCACGCACACAACCCATTTACCTCACTATGGACACGTTTACGACCGTTTGTACGCCCCACGTGATAGAACAGGCTCTTACGCGCACGCTAAAGCCAGTTGTAGAGTTCCTGGACGCGGCGTCTGTCAATTTGACGGAAATATACCAGCAGTGTTCACCGAACACGTGTCATTACATACCTGTCAGTGGGTTTTTTCTGTATGTGAGGCGCAAGCACAACGCCCGTCGGGGACGAAGCGAATTGGAGCTTATTTCATTGACGCCGAACCGTCGCAAACACACCAGAAACCGGGACTACGCTCAAGAAGTCGTCGGCCTTGTTCCAAAGGGCGAAAGCGCGTTCCCTTCGTGGTTCGCGGAAGCGTAAGTGAGGATATGTAAGTGAGGGGGGATATAAATACAACGCCTGTTCATTCATATGCGTGAGATTTTATTTTACATTTCTACTGCTGTGTTTATGATTGGTTTTATGCTCCTATTGGTTTTTAAAGTTGTTTATGGTGACCTCCGCGCGCTCATGTACATTGTGCCTATCTATTTGATGGTGTCGGGTGCTGCGATGGCGGCGCTTGTGTCCTGTTTTGAACCAAGACGGGACTCTGAGAATCACGAGACACAGCAGTTAGTGTCTCGCGAAAGTGAACAACATGACGCGATTTCTGTGCGTTCGTCGTCTCCCATTGACGAAGCCATCGCGTGAGCCATTTGTCCGTGTGTTCACGCAGCGACATTTTTGGGTCCGGCTTGTAACGCACAATGCGCTTCCATCGCGTCGTAAACGAATCAAACTTTTTCATTTTCATCTCCGCTTCAGTCAGGAGGACCGCGGCGCTCCGTAAAGCGTCGTCGTCTTGAGAATCTGCCTGCTTCAAAGCCGCCAATGCTTCATCGCGCACCGATGTCAATTGCTCTACGTTTTCGTCAAAGTCGTCCAACCAGGACAAGACATAATTGCGCACATCCTCGAAATCAACTTGCTCGCCTGTCCACGGATTGTCGGGCACTGTCTCGTCGTGCTGCGTCACCTCAGATATCTGCATCAACAAGGCAATGTATTGTACCTGTTGCTTAGTGGCGGCGGCAACCTCGTGGGCCACAGTCGATAATGCTAACCAATGTTGTACGAGCGGGTGCTCACGTTTTGGGCGTTTTTCGGAAAGCGACGTCTTTTTACCGAGTCGTCTCCTCTTCGGTGGCATGTGCGCAAGTCGTGGGCTCCTAAATAGACGATTCCTGACTTACGCCACGGAGAAGTCGAAGACTCGCGATGGGAATCAAGTCGAAACAATGACATAATAGCATCAGCTTCCACAGATTTGTAAAATTATTTGCCGTTACACCAAACATATTTGTCAACAGGGACCCCCACTCGGTGGCTACGACACCACCAATATTTGTAATAGACATCAGCAGCGCGTACAAAGAACCCTCCACCCCAGGCGGGCATAAACGCGCCCCCAACACGACCATCGGCATAGTGATGAATTGACCCACGAGCGCAATCGTTACACGTTCGATGAACGCGAACACGTAATCGGGTATGCCCATCTGTCGGTTGACGTGCAACACCAGCAACAACATAGTGTTTTCAAGTACGAAAGAAAGCAAGAGGGCCGCGCCAAATATTTTGGGAAACGACACGTTGCGCAACCAGCGCTTGTATATCATTATGCCCACGATGGACACGACATGTCCCATGACGTCCAACATGCCGAACTCGCTCGGTGTGAACCCAAGCTCGCGTTCGTAGAAAAAAGTTAAAGCGCCTCCGTATCCAGGAGTCACACATATTAAAAATAGAAACAGGGCCGGCTTAAAGATACCCGGTTGGCGGATGGCGTTCACGAGGGTCGAGCCTGTTTTGCGCCAATCTGTAGGCGTAAAAGTCGTGTCTTCTTCAATAAAGCATGCTAGAATGGCCACTGCAACTGGTATCATCGAATTGAGCAGGAATACAGGCGCATATCCCAGCTGTTCGTACGCTACGGCGCCAGAGGCCGATGCGAAGAGCCCGCCCACGAAACGCAGACCCCAGGACCAAGATTGTATGGTCCCGCGGTTTTCTTCGCTCTCTTTTTTCGCAGCAGTGACCAAGAGCGAATCTGCCATGACGTCGGCAAAACACATACCCGCGGACGACATCGTCATGACAAACGTTAGCACGAATTCATCGTGCGGACAAAAGGGCAAAATTAACCACATAACACAGGCTAAATACGCCCCCAAAATCATGTACGACTTTCGCCGATATCCGAAAATCGGCTTCGAATCGGATATGAACCCGAAAATAGGTTTCATGCACCAAGGGACGCTAATGACACCGAAAATAGCAGCCATCTGTGCAGGAGTCACCTGGACCGTTTCCATAAGCCAATAGCGTACTGCCACAGACGGAAAAGCAAAGTTGAAGCCCAACAAGAAATAAAATAACAGTAAAGGTAGCATATCAAAAGTATATAAAAATATACAAATACTTATTTTTTAGGTTCTAGTGCGGATTTTGTCCACGCGCGCTGTTTCGTGTCTACGTGCTCGTAGTATATGGTGCCACTCTTTTCACACTCGACCTTGATGACCTTCACGGCGGGCGCTGGTACTTCACTTGGAGCATGTTGACGGTACGACATTATCATTGAAACACGCGCGCTTTTATACGGGAGTATTTATATGCGAACTATAGGGACATCATGTTCCGGGCATTCAGTCAGGCGAAACACATGTCTTTCATTCGCCGCAATATTTTAGCACGAGAAGTGTTCCCTAAATGCAGCAGACAACCATGCGGCTGTATAGACACGCTAAGACGTCTTCGAATGGAACCCAGCAATAGTCAAGAATACGAAAACTTCAAAAAAAGCTACCGAGAGTGTTTCGAAACGTGCGGTAGGTGGACTCCACCGGGTTAAGGTAATTTACCCGGTCCCGCCATGCTCTTTATGACATCGTCGCGTTCTCTAAGAAATTCAAACATGATACTGATATTGGTGAACTCTTCGCGCGTTTCGCGCCCCACCCACTGTGTATACACAGCTCCACCGCCCAAAGAACGAACAGAGTCCTCCAGTACACGAATAACAGTTTCATAAATTGCGCGCAGCATCTTCACGTCATCCAACGTACCCGCTTGGATACCCGCGGCGGCATGGTACGCCAGCAAATTCGCGTGATAAGGCTTCAAATGTTCCCAAATCTGAAAACCATCATTCGATTTCTTAAACATAAAATTCATCAAATTTGTAAAAGTCTGTACCTTCCGGTATAAGTCTACATCTTCTAACGCGCTCAAAACCTTTTTAGGTGTATCGTCCGTGCAAAAGTCGAGTTTACGTTCGTCACCAGTGGCCCACTTCGGGACATGGGCTCTCTTACGCGCTGGTGACGTCACTTCAGGCACAGAGCCCGCGTCCATTTCGTCCAGCAAATCTTGTGCCCAATCCGAGTCACTGTCAGACATATGGTGACACACTCTCTACCTAAATAGTTGACTTTTCTAAAGCTCCTGAATTACCAGCGAGTTGCTCCAATCGCCAAACGGTGAACCCATCACATGCACGGCGCCGACGTGGCCAAAGTGCTTAATTTCAGAGGACTGAGACGTACCAGGTTGAGGGTGGTTGATGTAAGACCATTGCGCCACTGTTCGCCATGGAAGTTTAGATCCAGGTTCAAATTTCTGGACTTCGATAAACTGTTCACGGCGCATCCATGTTTTCCAGGTCGCAGAGTACTTGTCACCACCACAATCGAAGGTCTGTGTGAATGCATGTGTCCAGTACGCACTGACGGGTTGGATGCGCGTGTGTACAACGTGTTTTTCGCCACACCACTCAAAAGTGCACTGTTGCTTGTCCAAGTCGAAGCTGACGTTCATGATTTAATTTAATTTAAATTAAATTTACAGTACGTCAAACACATTAAAAAAATATTGCAAGCAAGATTTAATTTAATTTAAATTAAATTTACGTCAAACACATTACAAAAATATTGCAAGCAAGATTTAATTTAATTTAAATTAAATTTACGTCAAACACATAAAAAAAATATTGCAAACAAGATTTAATTTAATTTACATTAAATTTACGTCAAACACATAAAAAAAATATTGCAAACAAGATTCGCACACCCACCACTAAGCATGTCTTACCCATCGACACTCAAGGTTCAAGACCCCCACAAGGCTATGGTTAACCGCTGCGTTGCCGTCTGGACAGACAATGGTACGAAAATCGCGCTAGAATCCCCGAAAATGATGGGTCCACGAATGGCTGAGTCGGTGGGGGACCGCTCCGTATGGCATGTCGCGAATATCCAAACATTGCCAGATGTTGATTCAAACGTCCAAGTGATGCGTCACCAAGGCGCGTTCATTGACGTGCTCCGTAAGTTGTGTAAATCGCCTCAGTTTCGCGCAAAGTTCGACGTGGTGTATGCAGATTATTGTGGAACACCACTCGCGACAAGTGGGCCCATTAAGAAGAACCCACTCGAGGAGTCTAAAATGATAAGTACACTACTTCGACGCAACGGCATGGCAATATTTACCTTTTGTAAAAGAGGATGTACAGATGCGATTAATATCGCCACCCGTCTGCTGGAGCAACATTTGGATCTGGCCCAAGAATACTATGAGTATTCCAATATGGTGGTATTCTTCTGTGTGAGGAAAGACGCGACGAAAGATACGCGCACGAAGGCACGGTCCATCGTTTACGAAAACATTGGCATGTACAATCGTCGGGGGAAGGCAGACACGATATCTCCCGAGGAAAAGGCAATCGTTGCCCAGCACAAAGGAGACGCATTAAATGTTGTCACACACGCGTGTCCCACAGAATGTCAGGCGTGTCTTAAATGGGCAGAGAACGACTCGTTCGTGGAAAATGACGATACATGTATATGTGCGTCATGTTTCACCCAAGTGTTGGGCGACGAGTATACTGTAAACGAAGACAAGGTCGTTTGGAACGAAACCCCAGTCGTACTCATGCGAGACGCTACTGGTCAACCGCTTAACTTTGGCGACAGCGTTTTCCGGACCGATGGTGATGGCATCGTTTATAGCATCCAGACCATTGTCCTCGGTCGTGATTCCGTACAAGCACTCGTTTCAGTCTCTGGATCTCTTGCACCAACCCAAACTGTGACCTCTGAGCAGATTCATAAAATGTCCGGGTCAATAGAAACGGCACTTGAAAATGGCAGTCGGCTCGAAATAGAACTTAGATTACAGCACAAACTGACGAAACATCGTGCCTTTAAGTTGATGGAACGCGCCATTGAAATCGAATCAGACAAAAACATTACCCAACTCATCATGGGCCGAATAAAAAAAGACATGGTGGGAGATGATGCTGTGCGGACGCAGCTGTTAAAGACGAATGATAAACTGAAAACTCAACTAGCCGCGGCACAGAAAGAACTCGAGAACGTGAGGGAAGGCGTTTCACGCGCGTCCAATTCGAGTTTAAAGCGTAAAGGCAGCCCTACAAACATAGGAGAATGTACAAAGCAAAAAAAAGCCAAACAACTCATTGGCAAAGAAAAGGAAGAAATGCGCAAGCAACAGCTCAAAGATGGCACCAAATCTCTCAAGCGATGGCTAAAAGAAAAGTGCAACATCATCAAATGGCACAAGTCTGTCAAGGCGAAACGGTCTAAATTTCCCAACGACACGGACAAACTGAGGCGGAAAAAAGCATGGGGCGCGTATGCAGCCTTCTGCGATGCCAATGGACTCGTTAAACTGATGGAACGAGGCAAGGATGCGTTTAAGTGGAAGCTACGTGCACAGAAGGGCATATCGCCGGGCAAGGATCAGTTCGGTCACTGGTACAACATTCGGCTCAAGTCATAAATCTTTAAACAACACACTATATAAATGTCGATACTTCAATCACAATATGTTTCACACTTTATTTTACATTGTACTCATCATGGGACCGAACGTTCTCATTACGTACGTTGAAGCATTCCGCTCCTTGCTCGCAGCCCAACTATGGGGCGGACTTCCACGCACAACATGGTACAAAAATCCATGGATTATATCCATGATACTCACAGTAGTGTCCTACCTATACATGACCGGCATGTGGGTCTTTGACTTGTACGAAGCGCCCATTTATAATCAAATCGGTCTCCAGAAGTATGTCGCGCTGTCGTACGTTTCCTTTATGACGGGAGCTATCCTGTGGGCGCCTTACACTCTCGTCGCACTTCACCGTCGTCAAAAAATGCTCACGGTCGCACTCGCGTTATGGCTCACTGCACTCGGGTCTGTTGGCATGTTCATTCTTGCGTGTGGGCTAAAAGAACAACCGTGGATGGTCGTCGCGTCGACAATATGCATGTTGCATCACGTTGGGTTCGATGCCATATACTGGTGGGTCACTTTTGTTCCTGCGAAAAAAATAACACCAACTACTGGAAATACAAATGAATTAATATATTGAGTTTCGTTTTCTTTACGGTATCCACTTTAACGGTTTTAGTTCTGCTTGCTCTTCCTCTTCCTCTTGAGATAATGCATGGTACTGACTTTTGTCAGGCTGGTTATTGGCAGGTTTTTTTGGCCGAGGACACATAATAAACGCAAGTAAAATTGCGAGCAACGCGCCCACTGACACGGCCACAATCATTGCCGGTATTTCCAGGTTTGAACCCGACGTGTTCACCGTGACAGGTCTATCAGGGTCTACAATCAACGGACAATGCACTTCAAAACGTGCCTTATTTTCTCCACAGTGCACCGAGCATTGGAAATAACGTGTCTGGCCGCGGTACTGGCCTCCGAGATTGTGAAATGTCTTTTTATATCCAGTTGTTTCGCGTTCGTCCCAAGTTAGCCATGTTTCGGTGACATTTGAATCACATTCTGCTGATTCCGTCTCTACCAAATTGTGCGTACCTTCCCACAGTACAGTCACCGAATCTTCCGAACACGCTTCAATTTTTGGCACGCCTGGACCGAACGTGACATCGGGGTCGGGTTCTGGCGTATCTGGCGAAGGCGCTGGCGTATCTGGTGAAGGCGCTGGCACTTCTGGGTCAGACGTATCTGGTGAAGGCGCTGGCGTATCTGGTGAAGGCGCTGGCGTATCCGGAGAAGGCGCTGGCGTATCCGGAGAAGGCGCTGGCGTATCTGGCGAAGGCGCTGGCGTATCCGGAGAAGGCGCTGGCGTATCTGGCGAAGGCGCTGGCACTTCACACCATTCCGTGCACTTGTTGTCTATACAACTATACCCGCAATATTCGTCGCTATGTGAACCACAGTCGCTATTGGACTCACATTCGAGTGCTGACTCTTCTTCCACCATAGACACTGACATAACACCCAAATCTGTCGCAATAAAATTCGTATACTTGGACAGGCGCGAACAATTATATTGTCCCTTTTCCTTGTACGTCCCTTTCTTTTTCCAAGCACTTTCCGACCAGCAATGTGCTTCGTATTCGTTCTGAGTGTCTTCATTTTTCGTCTTTAGTGTCAGTAACGACAGAGGTTTCCCGTTATAACATTTAAACGATTGGTCTCCCGTTTTGTTCAACACTATTTCGAATGCCATCGTATTATTGCCATCCCGGACCAAGTTTATGTCCGCTTCACTACAATCGGTCGGGTTTGTCTTTGATTTCGCTCGCGCTTTCGCAAACACGACGTCTGTGACTTTGCGCTCTTTTAAATGTTCGACCATCTCCTCCGAAAGGCCAGCTTCTGAAACGTTCATGGCAGAACCTTCGGCTGCGTCCACAATAGCACGGACAATGTTGCGTCGACGTACGATGTCGTTTGTTTCTTTCATGGATATCTTCTGGGCACCCAAGGACACTCGTGGTCTACCTTTCGTATCCATGATTTGCAGTGTCACTTTGGTGTCGTCATTGTCTTCTTCGGCTGTAACGCGCAGTCTATCGACTCCGCGCGAGTCTTTGATGCTAATCTGTGGTTTTTTTTTGGACCTGGTCTCTTGAGGACATTCGTCTTTGCCACAGGGGTAAAGCGCACATCCGAAATCGTTGATATCGTCTACCCAGGTTCGTGTGCATCCGGGTTTAGGAGACGCACATCGCACTACTGGACAGCAACCAAGGCGCTGATTCCGACAACACCACTGGCGTTTTTCAGCAGACCATGCCTCCTTGGTTTTACAATTGTACCTACAGCCTATTTGTTTGTGTACACAGCACCAGTCTTTATTCTCGTCGGTCCACACTTCACGCGTACGACAATTGGGTACACATTTACCACCACACCCTCTTTTGTCTGCACCCACTACTTCATATCCTACCTGACAATCCCCGTCAACACAGTCCAAGCATTTGGCGGGCCGCTTGACTAGGCACGCGCGTTTTGTACACGCCGTGATTTGTCCGTTTTCACATCTGCACGTATTACATCCGTCATACCACGAAGAACAGTCGCGCGGACATTGGTCGTCAAGACATTTGGGTTCTGTTTTCCGAAAGCAAAAGCGCTCGGTACACGCACCCAAGAAACCATATTTACAGGTGCACGTATTACATCCGTCATACCACGAAGAACAATCGCGTGGGCATTGGATACGAGGCGCACAACCAAGGTCCTTATTTTCACAACACCACTTCTTTTTCTCGGCGGTCCACACTTCGCGCGTGTTACAGTTTTTTTCGTCTTCAGGTTCATCTTCATCCATGCATTTCGCCTGCTCGTATCGTGCACACCATTTACGCGTGCACATTGTTTTTGTCCCGTTCTCACACTTACATGTATTACAACCATCAAACCACGTCATACAATCACCATGACATGTTTTGACGGGACATGCTGGGAATTTGCAATCTTCATCGCGACTCAACAAGGTCCCGTCGGGACAAGTGTTCATGTCAGGCATGTCAGGCATGCACACATTGGTGCAATCATTTCTGACTTTACAACACCCGTACACATCTTTGTTTGCCGTAATATTACAGAACTGTTGCACGGACAGGCCGGCCTGGCACGCTTCACAGCTGGCAATCATGGCTTTACAACAGAAAGCACCTTTATCCCGGCGTTTACGCCATTCCTCACACTGTCCGCCGGTACAGGGCTGTGTGTCGCCGACTGTATAATTACAGGCAGCACCGCCGTTGATAGCCGGTCCTGTTATGGAATACGTCTGCGTACAGTCGGCCTGACAGGTCCCGAAACCTCCATCACAGTCCACAGGCACGCACTGGCCGCCGGTACAGCGCTGTGTGTCGCCGGCTGTATGGGCACAGGCAGCACCGCCGTTGATAGCCGGTCCTGTTATGGAATACGTCTGCGTACAGTCGGCCTGACAGGTCCCGAAACCTCCATCACAGTCCCGTATTGGTTTACCGTCCTGTGAATCTTGACAATCTGTCTTCAAGTTCAACATTTCTGCGAAATCTTGTGAAATAGTATTTGTATCAGTTATTGTAGCCAACAGTTTGTATCCTGTTCTATTACAAGTCTCATATTTTGCCGAATTTTTATCCCATTCGTTTAGTACGTACTGACCAAGAGCTTGGAGGTGTCCACATGTTTTTACACAGACCTGTGGGCCCATTATATCTTTCAAACAATTCGATTCCGGCATCGCATCTTCCACACGGGAAACGAGGTCATCAATCCCACATACCTTTGAATCTGGGACGCCGGGACAACCGGGCTTATTAATCTTGATAGTCCCTGTCATATAAGAATGTAACGTGCATCGCCACGTTACATTGCACGTGCCTATTGGAATTGTAACCAATGCAGAATTATCACAGTTAATAGTGGTTCCTAAAATTTCAAATGGATGTGTACAAAACCCATTGTTATCCGAATCTGTGTTTTTAAACGTGTATTGCTTTCCAGGTTCTAAAAAGGCCGCGCCGTCGTTTAGAGCGTTTATGTCGTTTCCGTCGTACGTGATGCTGTAATATGGGTCGTCAGAACGAGCGTTACTTATGATTACGTTTGTAGCATACGTGCCCGAAATCAATAGGGCTAGCATTGGTATGATTGGCGCAAGCATGTTCGAACAAACACGGACCGTTATATAGTATAAAAAAGGAAACGTCATTGTAATTTTTGAATTTTAGCTTGTAAAATTTTAGCATAATCCTTTAAAAATTCCGACCGTAAAAGCAAGTCAGATTCCTGAAGGGGTTCTCTTGTCAGCGGGTCGTTGTGTTTATTGCGCACCCATTTCAAGAGCGATTGTCTGTCATAGTAGTGGTCATTGACAGGCGTTTTCACGATATCTGTGGTGTAATCGTTCAGTATGGGACATAGCATCATGTGTGTGATGTCTTCCCACGCTTGATTGTCCTCGTACTTGATTTCTAGTTTTTTCATCATGGAGCACAGTGCTGACGTGACGTTGGCGACGACGGCTTCCAGAATCATGTTCGGGACGATATTGTCGCACAGTTCAATCGCCCTGTCGGCAAACCGCTGCTGTTTACTTTGGCGAATCATGAATCGACATACGTTTTGTGAAACGGTGGTCCGTTCATCTTTTAAAAGAATTTCAATGTGCGCGATGCGCGAATGTGAGCAAGCGTGTTCGAGGGGCAACCGCTTGTTTTTTAATCGTATATTGGGGTCCAGGCCTTTGTCTAGACAGATTCCCAAATAATAGGCAGGCACCGCCATCAAACTTTCCATCTGTGCCGTGGGCACTGTGTCCACACGGTTGAGGACTTCCTTGAACAAGGCCCTGTGTTGTCGCCGTATGGCGGAGGAGATGCAAGGCGCTTCAAGCGTCCTTGCTAGTCTCACACAGTTCAGTGCTGACGCCACGTGCATTTTGCCAATGATTTGAAGCCATTGTATAGTCGTGGGTTTATACCCGGACTCTAGACATCGAATGAGCATGGTGGAATCATTGATGCGAATGGCCTTTTTGAAGCGAATTTGTATGATGTTTGCCATGCTCTTTTGTCTCGCAATCTGCTGCTGCTGCTGCGCTGGTGTAGGCTGTACTGGCGTTACATTTATTTCTATGCGCGGTTTTTGTTGTGCTGAGCCCGTGTGGGCGCCCCCTATGATAGTGTCGACCCTCGCGCGTTTGAGCATAGTCGGGTCAACTATGTCCGGGGCGTCTCTGATATCATTCATCCGTTACCTAAAAAAAAGGCATTTATATACCTATAAATCGGATCTTTCTTAATTGGTGTCACATTAGTGATGGAGTTGTATCCAATCGATTCACAGCATTTCATCGACGAAGACAATGTTCGGAGCGCAATGTGCATAACCGAACAGGCCTTCGAGTTGTCAAAAGACCGGTTCGAGTATGAGTGTAAATCCTTAGGCATTGTACAGCATCGAGACGTGTGCGTGATGTCGTGTAAAATAGCTGTGCAGTTCGTAAACTGGTATATGGATTCGACTTACCAGCGTTCCAATAGCTTGATGCATTTTTGTCGTGATTTAAAACCATATACCAAGAAAATACCCAAGCGTGTCTTGAGTCGTTCACTGCGTATCGAAATTGCGTATCGCCAGCGTTATCAGTGTAACAAATGCGGAATGTTTCCAATACCTCCCAATTTCGAGGTGGACCATATTATAGAATTACAAGATGGGGGACAAGACGTGGCTTCTAATCTACAAGCCCTATGTCCAGGGTGTCATGCAGAAAAAACTCGACTGAACCGTTTGCGTAAGAACAGAGTGTTTCAGCAGGAAACACAGGCCCAGTATGAGACGTTCGTAAAACCGAGCCAAGGTGGTCAGGTGTTTTCGAAATACTTTTCTAAAAACGCACTATAAATTGTAATTTTGACTGAATTGAATGTATGAATTGTTTGTCCTTTTGATATTGGTCCTCTTGATTGTGTCGGTGGGCAGAACGGTTATGACAATTTTGTTTGAGAAGTTGAGAAAGTCCTTGCGAAAAGTGTTGTTCCTCTCTGCGGTGGTTTCGATAGCTTTGGCGTCTATATCGTGGTACAATCACGATATAGACGCGTGGTTTGCTAGCATGGGAGTGTCTACGTTGTTTTTGATGGGCGTGTCGCTGTCTGAGTTAATTGGGTCAGCATTTTTGCGCGACAGTTACGACGAGATGCCTACGACGACGGCGTGTTGCATTCCCGGATTCGGCTGTTCCTCGTCAGATTCGGTGTTATTTTTGACGTGTTTTTTCCGCGGGTTGTCTGGGGCGACCGCCGCAACTTCGTTTTACGTCTCGTGGACGTGCAGGAGTACGTTTTGGCAGGGTCACACTGAATTAGTTCAGGTTATGTGGGCGACCACCAGTGGGCTGTGGATACTTAGTTGTGTGCCGCATTTTATCTGTTTGTTGCAATGTGCGGCCGAGAAGGAGTCGTTTAAAATATTACTGTTTCGTAAACGGGTGACGATTTGGTTGATACACGACATGGTGCTGGGTGTGTTTTGGTTGTATTTGTCCTATATGTTGGACCATTTGTTGAAGGACGATGACTCTGAATGGCGCACCGTGTTCCTGTCTATGTTATCGTGGCATATTATCATCTACGTGTGCCGGCAATTATACTTGTCGGATATTTGGCGCACTACAAAGCATGTGGCGTGTTGTGCACCCCAGACCGTTGGGCGTTGGTCTATAGTTCTGATGTTGGTGGGCATGTCTGCCGTGTACGGAGTACTGGTTCATGTGGTCCGAGACACTGTCGAAATGGGGTGTTCTATATGGCATATTATTGTGCTTAACGCTGCACTTTTTGTGGGGTCTGTCGGCTATTTGATGTCGCCTGTACGCGCCCCAATCAAACAGAAACGGGAAGAGGTTCCTACAGTTAAAACCATGTCCAGTGACTACTTAGATTTTTGATAAAAAAACAGTATATAAAGTGTCTTTCCATAGGAAAATGTCTCGCTTGGCCTTTCGTTCTCCGGACCCTTCCCCTACTCCGATTGACAGCGCGGCCAAAACAACCAAACATCACATCATCTTGGAGGCGACGGTGCGTCCAGTAGGCATGAAAAATTTCAGCCAAGACCGCGTCACGGAACAGGGCGCCGCGTTGAGGCAACTGCGCTCACAAGGAAAAGATTTGTTCGAAATGAATGAAACGCGCAAAGCCGAAAGCAACGGTACGTTGTTGTACCAGACCACGGAAACCTACGGCACGGCCATGTCCATTGAAAAGATAGTGGCGTCCCTCCGACAGGCGGACCTGACATTGCGGGTGAACTTTCGCCGGCCAGGCGTACATTCCTCTGCCACGTGCATGGAACTGTCTTCGGACACGCTTCAAAAGCTTATTCAGACGGCGGCCGACGCCCAAGGAAACAAGGTGGCCGAACTGCGCGTGAAGCAGGAGCAGACGGCGGCGAAACCGAGCCACGGCGCGTTGTATGTTGCGGTGACGTGCAGAGGGACCCAGCATTTTCTGTCGCATATTGATTATAAAATTTTAGCATCATACGATGCAATGTATCACGAATCAAATTAATCTTCTTTTTCTTCACTCGTTGTACTTTTAGGTTCTTTAGGTTCTTTAGGTTCTTTAGGCTTTTGACTGTCCCCGGGTTCCGAAACCATAGCAGAAGGCTCCTCCAATTGTTCGTACGGCAGCGATGCGTTTGCACACGCGTGCTGTGAATACGTTTCCCAGCTGATGACACCGTTCTGGTAATGTTGGTGTAATTCTGCATGCGACAGAAACGGAGAAATTGGAAACACGATTTCTACCTGTAGGCGTTTCTTCAGCATATAGACGTCGGCAATGTCAGTGCGCTTGCGCTTCTTCTTTCCAATGGCTTTCAACAGTTGCTGCTTTATGTCTTCCGCATATATTATCGAGTATATTGCCTCGCATACAGATTGGAGGGATGTTTTCCAGCTCAAAATAGTCTTTTTAAACGTTTGGTGCGTACCTTCCTCGTCGGATTTGTGCGGTGTGTCCGACATGAGCAGAGCCCTTGGAATGCCCAACACGCCACATACAACGTCTTGAAAAGCCTTGGTCTGGGCTGAAATATCACCGCGTCCGGTTTGTGTCGGGACGTTGACAATGCGTTGGCCCAGTGGGACGTTGACCATGTTTTCCAGAACGTTTCCCCCAACAGAGGCGGGCGCCCCACCGGCGAAAAACGCGTCGTACATCATCTGTTGATTGCGCAGTGCGGTCACGTTGTGTCGGTCGCGCGTGAACTTGTTGTCGGACGACGTGTCTTGCATGTCGCCATCCGCGTAATAGTCGTAATTTACCCCTTCGACGTTGTCTATTTTGGTGTCTACGGCTTCTGTCATCAAAACAGGGTCCGCGCGTTTCTGCTCCATGACCAGTGACGTGCCGCGCAAGGTATTGATGTACTGAATCTCGGGCATGAGATTGGCAACGACTGAGGTCAGGTGGCCACCGGCAGTGGGCGAATGCCCGAACAAATCGTAGACGTGCGTATCCGGAATTTCGTTCATTTGTGCGTCGAGAACAGTGTACTCGCGCAATCCGAGCACGTACTTCATCTTTAGGCGAAACGCGTCCGGTTCAAGTACCACCGGGACTTGAAGCCCGTGTTCCAGATTTACGATGCGGATGACGACGATGCCAATAGAAAGGACTTGGTCGGTCATTTGTTTGCAGCACGGCAGCCAAAAATCGTTCATGATTTCTTGCATGTGTGGGTCTGGTCGCACACGGCCACGTCGATGCGAAAATTCAATACCGTTTCCAAACAGATGATGATGAATCACGTTGCGGCACATGTAAAGCATGGGCGTCGTGCGCAACACTTTGCCATAGTGAAGCATCTGTCGAATCGGCAATGCAATACCTTGGTCCATCTATGACGTCGTGCAAGCAACTTATATAGGAAAATTCAGTCCCAGCGCGATTCCACAACTTCAATCGCGTGCAGCCATTTACACGCTTCCACGGCCGAGCGTACCACCTTGGTTTCTTGCATAAACGTAAGTCCGGATATGTACTTTAAGGAAAACGGATACTCGCGCAACTTGACCGACGTTTTGGACCCGTACGTTTCTTTGCAGCGCACCGAATCCACAGATTGACCCGAGTGTATAGCCCGGGCATTCAGAATGGGACCATTGTCACATATATAAATGTACGACTCCTTCATTGTTTCGCCGTCCAACTCTATGTTTTTGTTGGTGAACAAAGTGAAGTTTGTTCGAGTACATTCCCGTGCAAGCATGTCGTTCACGTGGCGCATCTTGACACGCCAGTAGACGTCGTCCAATTTGTCGGTGCCGACGGTGGCGCCGGGCAATTGGTTCAAATCCTCGTCCGAAGGCACCTTAATTCTGACCGGTGTCGTATCGCGCAGGACAGACCACCCTACGACTACGAGCAAACCAATGCCCAACGCGTACACCAAATAGCGCTGCCATTTCGGACGGCGGCGGCCTTGGTATATATTCACAGGATGTTGGCGACATCTCATCCCTATCGTTTTTGAAAAACAACCCTATATATACGCATGTCGATAATTAAACGGATTCCATGAAAACATTACGTATTCGAGAAAACCTCCCCCAACGTCAATCTCTTATCGATGCTAAGAGTAAGTTTCTTCAAGATTTGCGTGAAGCACTGGCGAAGGAGAAAACCATTGCCGGGCTCATCTCCCGCGTGGAGCGCGTACCCAAACCTGCGGTGGCAGATTCGCAGGACATCCAAGTTGGGTTCGGGTACATGGACAACTTTGTGCGGCACGTTTTTGAGAAACGCACTCACGTAAAAAATGCTGAGAAATTGGAGGCGCTCATCGCCAACGCGACCAATGAACTCCAAGTCATGAGAAATCCCCCCGCGGCGCCCGTGACGACCAAAACGACATTAAACATCCATTACAGAAATGGTACCATTAAACCCACGGAAAAAATTGCGGCCAACTCCCTCGAAAAATACCATTGGGAAATGCAGTCGGGTGCACAGTCCTGGTCCCAGCTTGGCGCTAAAGGCGACCCGGACATTAACCCGGGCTTGTCTGACGGCCAGGTCCGGCTGTCATACAGTGACGGACAACTACTGTCGAATAAGATAAAACTGTCGACTGTCATCAAACGTCAAGCAGGGTCCGCCAAGCGCAAGCAATATCGGTTCGAGCCCGGCGATGCAGAATTCGAGCAACGGTGCAAGGGTGTCGCGGGCAGGATTAAACGCCTAATGACCCCACCCCGAAACATTGTCGATGCGGATTTTGGTACGCGCGTGTTCCAAGACCGCGTGGCCCAGTTGCCGGAACACCTGGATTTGTCAGTGCTAGAAGTGATTGAGCTGTGTGAGACAGGCACGACTGCGGACAGCGATTACGTGCACATGATTGAGTTTGTCGAACCGACCGTGTACCTCAATCCCAGGAAACTTCACAGCGAACTCAAAGACATTTACGAAGGCAAACGCATATCGTTACAGCTGCCCGTGGTTGGTGGTGTACGCGAAGAGGCGGCCGAACTCGCGCGCCGCCTTGCGCGCCTGGACGACTTGCAACGCCAGCAGCGCGAGCAACGCGCGCGCGAAGACGCTGCGAGACGTGAAGCCGAACGTCTACAAGCCGAAGAGGTCGCCAGACTGGAACGCGAGCGTCTTGCCCGTGAACGCGAAGAGGCGGCCGCACGCGTCCGTCAAGAAGCTGCAGCCCGTGCGGAGGAAGTGCGCATTGTGGAACAGCGTGCCGCCGAGACCGCAGCACGCCTTGCGAGAGAGCGCGAACTGTTGGAACAACAGCAACGTGCGGCGAACCGCCAGGCGATGAAAGTGTATGCGACTAAAAAGGCCGGTGTTGCGGCATCTGGACCAGACACTTGGTTCATGACCATGGACGAAAAGGTGTACCAGAACAGTTCCACAGGCAAATCGGCCACAAAGAAATCTTTCGCCGATGCCGACGCCGCCGGATGGTCTGTTGACGACGCGGCCGTCGCATTGGCCAAAGAAGAGCGCGAAAATGCACGTAAATTGGCCAGAGAGCAAAAGCGTTTGGCTGAAGAAGCAAACGCCGCCGAAAAAGCCGCGGAGGCCGAACGCGAGCGTCTTGCCGCCGAGGAGGAAGCCGCGAAAGCAGCCGAAGCGGAAGCCGAACGCGTGCGGCAAGACGCTGAGGAGCGTGCCGCGCTCATCGCAGCCTTGCGAGAGGATACGGAACAACTGGCGTTCGTCAAGTATGTGTTCACGACGTACGACACTGACGGCAACGGTCAGATTACGGTTTCAGAGCTCGCAGACGCTCTCCGAAGAGTGGGACGTGATGGGAGCCCCGCCGAGCAACTGGTACTCGACAACGACTTGGATGCAAACGGCACCATCGACGAAGAAGAGTTCATCGAGTGGTGTGCAGTGTCCCGTGTGATGGAAGACAAATCTTGGAAAGACGCGGAAATCGAGTTCAAGGCAAAGCAGCTTGCGACAACCGGTGGCGAGTCCAAGTCCTCAGAGACACAGGAATCTACGTTCCAAAGTGTGGTTGTGAATCAAATCTTGCCATACTTTATCGGAGACGTCGCAAAGGTACGAGCCACCATCGGTGCGAGCACGAACAAATCCGCTTGGGAGACGGAGAACACTGTGCAAGAACTCACAACAGAAATTCAAACGGATTTCATCGTTCCTTTGGAGGAATGGCTGAAAGCCACCGGTGCCGACGCGTGGCTGGGCGCAAGCGATATCGTTGAATATTCGAAAGCGAACTCTGTGCGCGTGTTTTACGTACCCGCCGACGCGAGCAAAAAGTTTGCAGTGACGCCGCGCAGCCGTCGCGAAAAACAGTACATTAATGCAAAGGCCATCTGCACCATTGACGTTGAAAAAAATATATTTGAAGCCGACGGTGGTCGCTCTGCCCGTGGTGATGTTTTCGTATTGAAAGATATTGCCACGAAAGACCGCGGGGCCAAGTTTTTGCTCGCGAGCGCTTTGGAAAAGATGCAAGACGACAACCCTGCTGTCCAAACCCTTTTGACACAACCGTTCAATGGGGATGGATTTGAGGGACGCGCGGCCAAATTCGCGTCGTGGGGATTGCGGTCCATACCCGCAAAATTGCCCGCTACCGCGACTCCGGTCAACAATTTGATGATGTTGGGCGAGGAGGACTCACAAGAATGGTCCGCGCCGAAACCGGGTGAACTCTCGGCCATGATTGAGAACATGACGGACGACTGGGTGTCGTCAGACGAAGAGCTGAACTTTGCCGAGCAGTCCGAAAACGAATCTATGGACTTTGCCGCGTCGTCGGCGCTGGACACGGACTCGGACCTCGACTTTGCACAATCGTCGGAAAGGAGCGTGCAGGCGAATTCGTCGGAGGAAGAGTCGTCAGAACGCGGCAAGACGTCATCGGGCATGGAATTTGCCGAGTCCTCTGCCGCCGAGAGCGATTCCGATATGGAATTTGCCGAGACGTCAGATAAAACCTCGTCGGGACTAGAGTTCGCCGAATCTTCTGCGGTAGAGAGTGACTAAAATTACATATAAAAGAGTTTAAAATAACATTACTATTTTGACATGACGCATAAAATTATGTTGTGCTTTGTTCGTTCGGATTCCGATATCCTGGAATCTTCTTGGCTAAACCGAATCGCGGCGTCTTTGGCGTCTACTGACGACGGGTCTGCTCCTTTCATCCATGCCGAGCTTTTGTTTTGCCCACCTGGGTCGCCCACGGGTACGGACACGGTAGCGGGGTTGGCATGTTCTATTGTCTATTCCGGTGCCGTGCACTTGGAGAAGAAACGCTTTTCACGCAAAGAGTGGTTTTTCCGTTCTATGGAGTGTTCTAAATCACAGTACGACACCATGTTAGACTTTTGCAAGGAGCACCATGGCGACCCGTTCAATCACATGGGTTATTTTATGTACTGGGCACCGTTCTCTCCGTCGCCCATGTCGTATACGTATCTGGGGTTGTCACCGCGTTGGTACTGTTCCGAGATTGTGATAGGCGCGATGAAAGAAGGCGATATGTTGGACGATTCTATTTCGAACTCTATGCACCCGCACGATTTGTACAGGCTGGTACAGGGCAGTTCTATGGCGGATTGTGGAAGAAATATGAAGTCGCTTACGTTAAGTTTCGTTTGAGTCTTTGTGTATGCACGATATTTTCCAAACGCCGTACATTGCCAGAAAACAACCGGTGAAAAACATAAATTGTGACAACGCCGTGAGCGTGGCCATGTTGTCATACACCACAATCCCGGCCAATGTGGTGAAGAAAAACCACGTAGATTGATACACAATAATACAATAATACGCGTCGTGTTTCGCGAGTCCCAGATTTAACCATGCGATGTGCACGATGATGGACCCGACGCAAAGTCCAATGACAGACACGAGTACGTCTGAACGAACCGTCAAATGGCCCTTGCTGACTGCTTCCGCGACGGACCATGCGATATATTTGCCCATGCACACGTTTTGCGCGCCCAGTGCACCGGCAATGAATGGGTAGCCGAAACGTTGTCCACTTGGCGGTAACAAATCTTTTTGAAGTGCAATATAGAACAATTGGAGTACAATCCAGTTGGCAACGATGTACACGCACGACGAGACGCGCTCCAGCAGTTCTGGTGGTGGTGTGTCGTTTTCGCCATTGACCTTGGACGCGATGGACAACAAGCAACCCGTGACGACACAGGCTATGGCGCCCCACTCCTTGGAGTCCGGTTGCTCGAAGAGTATTATTTTCGATACGAGGAGATTGACGATGATGGACACTGCTCCGAAAATGCCGACCGTCAGTGGTGGGAGCCAAGTGAGCGCCAGGAAATCCATGGTCGATGCCGCAAATGACAAGCATATCGCGACCAAGAACAAAGGCCGGCAATACACTGTCGATTTCAAGGGGGTTTGACGTTTACGAAGACGAGTACGTGGGTCCAGGTAATGAATTTCGTGCTGGGCTAGCTTTTGGAAGTTCATAGATATAGATGACGAAATAGATGCAGACAGCAGAAAAAGATACCCAACGAACTGGACCAACATTAATCATTGTAAAATCATTATATACCCATTTGAAAGAATCCTATTTTAATCTCTATCAAAAATACATATATATGTAACTGTGGTTTCGTCATCTAAATGTCTTCCGTTGTAGGTAGAATTGGCAAAAAAGAAGTTACTGCTATTTTTGAAGACGATACGGTGACGTTCAAGCACAAAGACACAACTTTCAAGCGCGTGCAAAAGGCTTGGTTTGTGTATTTCCAGCGCGTCTCAAAGCGACTGAAAACCTGCGACGCCGTTTTCTTCGATGGTGAAGAGCTTACAGAGTTCAGTACGAATCAATCTTCCATTGAAAAAATTAGGGATGAGGTAAACTGCGCGTGTTACGTTGGCGGACTCGACCCGCTACCGTGGAAAAAAATCGTGCGCGACGCAAAAAAACACGAATGGGACATTCACGACTGGCAACATCACATGGAAGCGGACTCGTCTGAATCGGAATCTGATTCAGACGCAGACTGGGTACCGGACAATGTCGATTCGGAGGACGACGATGACGATTCTAGTGACGACGAGCCAGAGGCAAAGCGACGACGTGTGGTGGCGGAACAAAGCGACCTAGACTCAGAATCCGAATGATACACGACTGAATGAGTTCTTGTCCCGGTTGGACGACACAGCATTCACAGAGTTGCATTGCAAATTCGCCAATGGCATCCCAGTCATCGTGCGAAAATCGCGCGTGGTCGCCCTGCTGTTCGGGTTTCCAAAAACTGTGCCAAGACCGGACGGATTTCGAGTCCACGACCGATTCAATGTCGTGCCGCAATGTGCCCACGACACATTCGCGCAAATCAAACGAACACAATGAACACAGGTACTCGATAGCCGGAGGAGGCTTACGGATGTCCATGAGTGCCTCGATTGCCCAGTACTCTTCTTCGCGGGGGTCATAAACATCAGTTTCTACCTCCTCTTCGTCAGTATCGGTTTCTGAACTAAAGGATGCATCGGAGTAGTAATCTTCATACATAGGCATTTTTAATTAAAACAAAGAATGTTTTTATATTCTGTTCTCATTGTGTATACATCGTTTTCATTTTTTATTATTCTGAACATAATACGGATGTCAAATGTGAGACCAAGTATAAACGTGTCCACGTGATTCGTGAGTCATGATACCTATGGACTGTGTACACCTTATTGTTTCATACTCTCGTCTGTACGAACGGTATCTATGGTCAGTCGTTCACAGAGATTTTAGGTTCCGTTCCTCGGACTGGCGCCAGTTCAGTCGCCAGTTTCAGTTGGAGTCAGATTCGCGCGAAGGGGTCCAAGAAGTGTGCCAGCGCAATTTCAGGGCGGTGAACCGTGTCACGCTCCAGCAGCGCCATTTGTGGTCGGCACATTTAAGCGAACCTCTGCAAATCTGGTCACCATGGACACCCGGAAAATTTTGCAAGCGGTTCAACAACGGCGCGGTCATGTTTTTCCGCCAATATCCATTTCTGAATTTTGTACGCAATATTACGTTCCGTTTTAATTTAAAAACCCCACTCCTGCGTCACGACGGTGTATCGGTCAAAATATGGAAAAAAACCATTCCCATGGTCTATATATCTAATACGCAAAGAGTCCAAAAGGTTCATATCGCGTCGGCGTTTAAGCGTTTTGACCTGGCGCGGGTGTTGATTGCGTTTCATGTCCGAGACCAACACTTGTATTTACATCCCCGTCGTTTAGAGTTTTTGACCTAGTACGCGCCTCTTCTGGTGCATCTTCACGGCTGCGTTTACGTGTACTGTACCGGTGTTCGGCGTCCATTTCGCGCCAGTGAGCGACCATTTGCTCTTGTAGTTGTAAAGGCGTCTGCGACATGTTGTAGAAGTTCCCCGTGGGTTATATAGTCGCTCTTGGAAGTTCTTGCATGGGAACACGTTCAAAGTACTCGCCGTTTTTCACGAAAAACCAACGCGCAAGGAAAGTAATGGTGGGATTGGACATTGCTAGTTTAACCACAAGGTACGTCGTCACGACGTCCACTGTATACTGATAGTGCGAGCTAAACGCAAATATAATCGTCATACAGGTCCAGCATTCGCCGACTATCCACACGATACTCCCGAGTCGGTGTTTCTTGGACGGTACCATTTGAACCGCCAGCGACGTAAACACCACGAGCTGAGTGATGTCGGACGACCACAACATGTTCCCGCATGCGCGATGTGGCCACCGCCAAAAGACCCATCCTGCGTCCTGCGTCGTAGGAATGTTGAATTCTTTTAAACAATTCGGCGTCGAATCCGGAACCACGGTGAGCAACTGTGCGCACGAAAACGCTGGTATCAATACCATTTGCGCCATCAACCCCTTGGCAATGATGATGGGCTTGCGAGAACATGTCGCCCACACAACCAGACACAACAGAACCCAAGTGTATGTGCATATGTCCACCATGTCTCGTAGAGTCACTGACGATGGTATGGGAATGTCGTAGCCGTGTATCCAGTCCATAAAGAACGAATCGTACAGCGGTGTGAGGGCCGTCCCATTGTTATACGTTTGGGTGTACCAGTGTTGGCGGTAAGACACAAAGTTTGTCAGCACCAGATTCGTGTACAGTGTCAGTACTGCTGCGAAAACAAAACGTACAACGCGAACTTTGGGTTTCATTATGGGATTTCAAAAGATAACTATATAGTCCTTTTGAAAATGTTCGACTATGAATGCAAGTTCGCTAGTGGACAATACAACAAGTCCCTCCGCGGTGGCTACCGCAACGAGCGACCCATGGGTTGAATCAGGGGCTATGGTCTACGTTGCGATTACAGTTGCGACGGCTTCCGCTGTGATCATGTGCTGCACGTGGTTTATCACACACCATCCGTTCATTAAAAATTGGATCAAAAACGAAACTCGGTATAACAATGTGGACGTCACTGACGAGGAAGAAGAAATTCAATTGACAGCTCCGCGTGCAGAGTCGCCCGAAGAAATGGGGGCCACTAAATCGCCACTTTCCACAGACGTATTCACATTAGAAGATTCCGGCTCGTCCTCGGATGAGACTGAGGCCGTTTCAGAGGACCCAGAGGACCCAGATGACCGCACTATCATGGACCAGGATGCAGTATAAGTCACCGCCGGTAAAAACCCAAGAGTAGACCAAGGCCAGTACTCCGTGTCACACATGTACGTGATGCCGACGCCTGAACCCGCCATCAGCCACAACCATCCGAATACTACATACATGCATTGGGGAACATGTTCAGAGGCTTCGGACTTAAACGAACGCAGTCGTTGTGGCTTGTGACGCAGATATTTCCAACACCGCCAGCTGTACATATGAACAAGTAAAGACGAGAGTAAAGACACGGCAAATAGCGTCAATAATACAGACCACGGGACCGTGAAACAGACCAATGAAACTTTTACCAGGATTATAGACAGTAAACATAGGTTCATTGATAAAAAAAACGACAATAACATTTTCATTGGATTATTAGATATATTTATACTGTGTTGACCAAGCCTCGTTGGAGAAAACAATCCCATAGGATAGCTTCGACAGGTAATGTCATCAAAATGGCTACTAGGGATAGCAGAACGATCACCGCGCGGTTTTGCAGCAGCGCTTGTACACACAACCACGGCGAAACATCCAGCAATACGGAAAATATGGCACACCACGCAAATACTAATATACCCTGACATACAAAGATACAAACAACGGCCCCAGGATGCGTAGTCGAATTCACAAGTTGGGCCTCTCGTACGTGTTCGCGTCTACGGACTAGCACAGATTTGAACACTTGTAAAATCACTAGTGTTACGCACGTGTACTGATGAAAACGCACGTACTGCAAGTCGTTGTGAAGGCACACCGACATATCTGAGGACCGATGACCAAGCTCGACAAACAAGCGGTCTAACCACCACGTGAGTATAGACACCCACACAAACGGAAATGTAGAATCATAAATAGATAAATTTTTCTTGTAATACATTCGTGTAACGTGTATTCTTGTTTATACTTTACTCGGCACTTTTTTCGTCGGCGTAGCGCTGCTTGTCCTTCTCTGCCATATTCGTGTACCGGGCACGTTCGTCGTCAGAAATACTCTTCCACGCTGCGGCAATATCCGACATCAGCTCACGTGGCGTCTTTTCGGGCGATGCGCGAGCAATGCGTTCGCGGACGTCACGCATAAAGAACGCATACGAACTACGAGGCCGCTTGATTTTCTTAGGTGGAATGTAACGGCTCATCTGCTCCTTGTAGCGTGCCTGGTCCACCGCTGCCTGCTCAATATACTTGGACTTATCTGTGACTTCTTTCCACAGTTGGGCGATACGCCGACTCTGGTCCGGCAACGTCATCTTCACATCCGTTTGCTTCAGAATCTTGCGCTGTTCACACGCAAAATATAGAAAAGGAGTCATGGCGCGCTTTGGACGGGCTGGGTCACGCTGACGTTTTCTCTTCTTGGTTCGTACCATTTTCTCCAATGTCGAGGGCTCTATATAGTCTTCCTATGAAAAGTGACTTTGGATTTTTATATGGTTATTGGATTCCAATGAATTCCTGTTCCGCGTGTAAAAAAATGTTGTACCTCGACAAATTTAATTTAAATTAAATTAAATCTCCGTCCGCGGGCAAAAAAAATGTTGTACCTCGACAAATTTAATTTAATTTAAATTAAATCTCCGTCCGCGGCCAAAAAAAATGTTGTACCTCGACACATTTACTTTAATTTAAATTAAATCTCGTTGGTGTCAATTAATGTTGTACCTCGACAAATTTAATTTAAATTAAATTAAATCTCGTTGGTGTAAATTAATGTTGTACCTCGACAAATTTAATTTAACTTAAATTAAATCTCCGTCCGCGGCCAAAAAAAATGTTGTACCTCGACAAATTTAATTTAATTTAAATTAAATCTCGTTGGTGTCAATTAATTTTATCCTGAGATCCGCTTCGTACGTTTCCTGTTCAGTCTTCATATACACGCGTACACACCTGAAAACATAAAGCACGTACGCACACCACTGTCTGACGTGACTGTGTGGTTCAGATAATGTCTACGAGCACGATGAACAGGTTCGCGTCCCTGGATACGGCCGGTGTGGCCCGTAACACGCCCACGACGTGTCCGGCGAAGAAAGAACCTACTCACACCAGGGGCACAGTGAGGCGTATTCCCTGTTCCGCCCAGGCTGTTGGTCTTGTGTGTGGCAGCAAGTGGAAACACGTCAACGCCATCGTCGCCGCGGTCGACCGTGTTCACAACACCAAGAAGCTTCGCCTGGGCGTGGTGTTCACAGGCGGCGCGTTCCTCATCAAGCTCCGCGGCCAGGTGTACGCGTTTCCGAAAAAGACCCAAGAAATTCTGGACCTTGCCACAAGCAAGCTTCAGAGGCAAATCGACTGGGCCGAGAACAAGTGTGTGACCCGGACCTGGCAGGCCCCGACGACTCGTAAGCTTGCAGTGAGCGATGCGTGTTCGTCGATTGACACTGATTCCGTCAAGTCTTTCCCGTCGCTGGCGTCGACGCAAGTGGCCGAAGAGGAACCGTCGGAAGACGACAGCGCAAGCTGTGCGTCCCAGGATACGTGGGGCAGTACCCCGCGCATCGAGAGCTGGGGCGATTACGAGTCGGACGACGAGGAGTAAATGAACTATTATTTTGTAATTTAGTGTTTATACTATCACATCTCCATATGATTTGAACGTTTTTAAGCACTTATCTATGTCTAAGAAGCCGAGTGTCAACGGGTCTGTCCATTTCATGAGTAAAGAATGTTGTTTAGAAATAACGCGACGCAATTCGATGCATTTTTCAGTACGTTCGAGCGTCGTGTCTTCCATAGATGGTCGTTGTTTTGCTCCCAGTTCTATAATTTTTTCTCGAAGTTTAGCACGGAATATCATGTCCCATTGCTCCTGGTGTTGAAGAACCTGGTTTATTGGGAATTGCTTGTATTGGTCGTTCCAATGTTCCATAGCATCACTAGCCTTGTTGAATCCTCTGTACATTAAAGAACATCCATATAGCAACGCGAGCCTTTGTTCAGTTGGAGAAAAGAATGTGTCAACGAGTATTTTTGCCGAAGCCACAGTCCGTGTCATGGTTGCGCCACTCGCTATTAATCCAGTAATGCTTAACCCACTACCAGCCGCCGCCGTGCCCGCCGCCGTAGTGGCACCCACAGTAGTGGCAGCCGCCGCCCCGGACGTCAATGCGCCTGCGCCCCCTACGGCTGCCTGAATCACTGCGGAAGCACCACCGGTGGCAACAAAAAGACCGGCGCTCGCTGTTATAGCGATTGCACCGGCCCACCAATACAATTGTTGACGGTAATCTTCGGCAAGTTTATCATCGATAAATTTTTGATTTCTCTGCGCTAGTTCGCGATATTTCGCCGCGAGTTCATTTGTTGCGCTTTCCATACCGGTATCACCAGCCAAACGTTTTGTCACAGCTTCCGCCGTTTTATGTTGAAGGTCGTTTTGCATTTTTTGATATTGAAACAGTTTCAATTCCAAATCAAATTGGTCCTCAATGGCTTGCATTGCACTTTCGTATTTCTCACTTTGCTCGGCAACGAGTTTTTCCTGTTCTTCTGACAACGCAGGTTCTCCACCCGGTACTGTTTGACCCATCGTGAAGTATTGAATGTACTCATCAATCTTGTCCTCAAAATTTGCATCCCATGGCATAATTGAACCCCTATCCACATACTTTCGTTCCGTTTTGGATTCGTCTTTTTCGAATGTTGAGGCGTTCATCGCCATCTCGTTGATAATCATAAGAGCATAGTAAGGTACGTTGAAATGGAGCGTCTCCCAGGCGTAATTTAGGTATTGTTCCCCTTCGCCCAGTTCGCCCCCATCTTTCACCACCAGACGGTCGCCATTTGTGAGACAGTCTTGTGCACCGTTCATCATTACGTCGTAAAATTTTGTGAGACGTGACATAGTGCTGTTCGCCCTGACAATCGCATTGAAATTTTTCTGGCCAGCAGTCGTCAAAGCAACAATTATCATTCCTTGTAACTTGTCCGCTGTGAGTCCAGTTGTTTTCAACATCTGTGATATACCCGGTATGATGGTAAGCAAGTCTACCAACTTGTCAAAGGCACCTTCAATGTATAAAGACGTGGCCCCCAGAGCTTGTGTGAGGTAATTGGCACCGTCTGCTCCTCCCATCTCCTGAAGAACAGCGAAGAATTGATAAAATTTCCTTTTATCTTTTTCCTTTCGGACTTCGGAAGCCTTCACTTCAATATCTTTTTTTGCCTGGTCTGTGAGCGGTATCCATTGGCCCATATCGTTCATTTTTTTCAACGACCCGTCTTTATCTGTCTTTACGAGGTCGAATTTATTTTGTTTCATGGCCATCCTGTAACATAACGTCTTTTTGTAATCGATGGCAAGTTTAAGAAGGCCTTCCATTACCATTGGCGAGCGCATGACCAGGCCAATAACCTTGTATAGGAGCACGCCACCAACGCGTACCATTTCTTTGACAGTACGAAAAACCCCGGATGCACCATACTTTGCGAACAATGCGGCTGTACTCGCGCCTATAGCTGCACCGGCGGCAGTTCCAAGGATTGGTACAAACGAACCCGCGGCTGCTCCGGCGGCCGCGGCAGCTGCAACTCCTCCCGCGCTTTTTTGATTGACCCATTCCCACTGACTCTTCTCTTCCTCCGTAAGTTCGGCCTGCTCGTCACCACTGTCATCTACTTTGACATTGCATACGTTGAACAGTTTTTTCACCCATAAATCCACCTGTAGAATGAGCAAGTTGAGATAGTAATTGACCCAGCTGTAGCGTGGGTCAGAGTTATCGTACATTTCTTGCTGTTTCTTCTTGTAGGCGTCCAAGCGACGTTGAGCTTGTTCCCATGTACCAACCCAGTTCAACCACCATGGATTTCGTTTTTCTTCTTCAGTGAGTTCGAGTACATCAGCAATTTCGTCGATGTATTGTGTGCATATACCTGACGCATTTGCCTTTGAGGTTTTGGGCCTTTTTTTATTGACACCAGAATACCATGTCGCACCATAATATGTCATATAGTCTTTCGGACATGCGCTGCACACTTCTTTGTTGTTCTCGAGACGTATGTTGAGATGTTTCATGGATTGGCCCCGATGTGCAAGTAAACTGGGCATGAAGCCTCCCGACGCACCCCATTCAGAAAAGGACCAGTGTATCATTTCTTTGCCGAACATGTGATTTAATCTTGCCTCTTGTGTCTGACATATCCATTCGTAGGCGGTGAGACACCTGTTTTCTATCGGTGACGCCCAATCCAAATTCAAGGATGGTAGTTCAGAAGAATGCACCATTACTGTTCCAAGAAACATCATAAACACTGCCTTTGAGTTGTCCGAAAAGGTAAGACCTTGTGTCCAATCCGGACCCGACGTGGACATTTTTTGTTTGCCGTATGGAAAACGTTTTGTGGTTTCGAAAGTGCCATCGTCTTTCTTCAAGGTTCGTACAAAAGGGTCTTCAAGATATCTGGCTTGTATGCTGTCTTTGACCATAAGAGCGTACTTTTTCAAGCTGTGGTGCAACACGAGCTCATTTTCCCCGTCGAAAATGTAAAAGTAACACAGAAATGGATGGAGAGGCACACACTCGTATCCTTTATTATGTTGCGAATGCTCGGAGTGCCATTTGGCATGCAATTTGTGATGAAATTTTTCGTATAGGTCTTGCCACCATCTATTTTCTATGCCCAGTATTGGCATTTTGCGTGCGCCTTGACTGAGAAGCTTGCTTTCGTTGTAAGCGTTCAACATGAATGATGCACTTAGAATGTCACCTTCGCGAAACCGTTCAAGTTTTTGTTCGACAGTTTCGCCTGAAAATCTTCCGTTGATAATGCCGCTCAATGTATCTTCTGCTTTTTTTATGAGAGGGTTGCCGTCGAACAAAGGTGGAAGAGTACCGTAGCCTGTCCAAAGAGAACCAACGTCATCCTGTTTTTCACATGCACTTTTTCCGCTCGCGCCAATATTAGCACACAAGTGTTTATTGTCGAGTTTGGTCAATTTAGCCGCGTTGATAAACCAAATGGAGATGGGCGATTGCGTAGGCTGAACAGCTTCCATTTGGGCCACGGTTTTGACAGACTCGATGGCCTCGAGCTTGTCTTTCAATATGTCGACGTACACGACTGTGTCGTACGTACTGATTTGTTCACGCAAACGTAACGCTTTGCGTTCTCTTGAGTTCGCCAAATCAGAAAATCTCTTTTCCTTCGCCCGATTGTATTCTTCTTCGTTTTCCTCAATTTCCTCTTCAATTTGGACACGCGCTTGAGTCATCTCCTGCTGCGTGCGTGCGGAATCTTCTGCCGGTGCAAAATGTTTAACAACGTGCTGACGAAAAGATGGCGCGTGCATACATGTACACTATTCTTAGTTTAAATACGTGGTTTTTTTACTGTTTATATTTACTCTATAATCGCGGGTACCATTTGCCATTTGACTTGGTGCATACTCTCCAAGAGTTTGGCGATGTGTTTGTACTGGTCCACGTGTTCCTTCTGATACTGCATTAAAATATTGACGTCCGCTTGCAACGTCCACACGGTCCAAAAGTGGGCCACTGCTACTGCTACAAACACAATAAACATTATGTTTTCGAACAGACGGCACTCTTTGCGGTCTCCCTCTGGCTCCTCGTGTCTCGGCAGGTCCTCGTAATCTTCCTCGTCGCCTTCCACGTAATCGTCGGCGGGCATGGGCGTATCTGGGTACTTGCGCTGTCGCAGGCCTGTGATGGGCGGAGGGCTATCCGTATCAGAAGGTGGGGCGGACATGTGTCCATCGTCATTTCCACTTTATAGTCAAAACTTAATTTTGTCTTTTCCGGATTTTCTGTGGCGCAGTGTTTGCGATTCACTAGCCTCGAACTCTTCTTCCTCGTCAGCCATGTACTCTTCCTCCTCTAGAGCTTCCTCGAGCGTCGATGGGCCCGCCAACACTTGTATGATGAGAGATCCGGCGGACAGTCCGAGTTGTACAACAGTGGCCTTTTGGGCGAGCGTGTCCGTGTGCATGTTCCACGCGAGGATGTCCGTTGCAATGACAACGACAATGAGTACAGATATGAACACGTCTTCTTTAGCGTTGGCCATCAAAATAACGAGTGGGTCTACGACGAGATGCGCGGCGGTGAAAGCGAACATGGACCATTGTGAGTCGGTCAGCATGATAATGTTCACGAGCCAACCGAACGGCAACGCCCAGGAGAACAGAATGCGCACTCGCTGTGTGGACGAGGACACAAATATTGGAGCGCGTATGACACGGTATATGTCCCATATTTGCAGCACGTCTAAGACGAGACTGGCGGCCACCAGTGCGAGCGTGATGAGGGATACTGGCAAAGTTTGAATGCACCCTGTTTGTGTGCGACATCGCATCGTGGCCAAAATACCGAGTCCGGTGGCCGCTATATCCAGAAATGTGGCGGCCGCCTGTGCCACGATTGCGAGAAGCCATGTATTTTTGTAAGGTAACAGCGAACAGAACATGAGAATGCCGTACAGGTAGAAATTGGTTTCAAGGAGCCCCGAGGCTTTATGGACGGATGAGGAACTGTGCTCGCGTGCTATGCGAACGCCTATGGAGGCCATTACAATGAGAAATAACCTGACTCGAATACCATTTTGTAGACTTGCGGTCATGTTGATGTGAGTTGGTATACCGACCTTTATACGGTGCGCGGCTGACGCTCTTCATAGGGCAACTCTTCCCGAATAAGGTTGTTCCGACACCTGAATTCAATCCATGTAAACCACAAAAAGATACCACATTTAATACCGAGCGTGATGACTACAACCGTGTTCTGCACCGTGAGTGCAAACGCGACATTTGTAAGCGCCGTGACAAGGGGCCAGTATATGACCGAATCGTAGACGCGCGTGCCAAAGACAGGTAAGTACGCTTGTTCGTTGACCATGAAAAGAACGACAATGCTGTGTACGAGTGTACTGTTCAGTAGTAATCCCGGTATTGAAAATATTGTCAGTAGAAGAGGCATGACGCGTACGAGTTTGGGTGGCATGCGCAGTGGAATGGATGTTAGACAGTACCATGAGTCTGGTGGAAAATCGGCGACCCATGTGAAGACAGTACATTTCGGACCAAAGGCAATGCATCGACCGACAATGAAAGACCAAATGCACGCCGACACCACGAAAAATATATTCATTTTGTCAAGTCCAGCCACATATGTACAACCTTTCCGGAAAATCCCATTCTATTTCATTGATCAAAAACGACTATATAAGATAAAATGTCGAGCTTATATAGTGAATGTCATGTGCACATTGGAACAAGTTTGAGCCTACTATGAACACGAAACGTAAGCGCCAGAAGACGGATACGTACACATTTGCTTCGTTGCCGGCTACGGCTGAAGAGTTGGAGCAAGAAACGCCGGACATTCTCCAGACGAACCAGCCGGAGGTGCCACAGCCTAAGACACTGATGGTGGCGGAGACGACGTTCTTCAACCAACAGAACCAAGATTTCTGGAAGCGTAACGACTTGTCACATTTGCGTCCGTACGATTTTCCGTATGTACGTGCACTTGTACAGCAGAAACCGTGTGACACGTTGTCACCCGAGGACATCAAGCACAAGGAGCACTTGCGCGTGTCTATTCAGGTGGTGACGCGCGCCTATGAAGAAGAGTATTTGCGGGAACCGTTGCGTAAGGAACGTCCGTGCATCATGGGGGACCAGTGTCAGGGAATGCACTTGCCCCATGTCAAGCAAAACGCCTTTATTCTGCGCGAGTTTCTCTTACCGACGGAGGAAGAGGATTACAAGCGCACAGGCAAACTACCATCCGAAGGTCGGTTGTGTCTCATGTGCAAGCGTTCCGAGATTGCGCGCGCGTTCGTGAACATTCGCGCCGATGGCATGGGCGTCAAGAACAACGTCATTCTGCAGGATTACCGCAATATTGTCGGCGAGGAGGGTGAGTATTGTATGGAAGACTGCATTCTGTCGTCCCCCACGGTGTTCCAGGGAATTCTGGACCCAGTGGTGCTGCATTTGAAAAACGCGTACCGTTTGAAGATTCAGAACGGCGTGCGCTACTACGAGCAGTGGCGTATGAAATACCCCGGACAACAGATGCATTTTTTAATGAAGGCGCCCGAGACCAAGCACTAGGTCTCGGGCGCATATGTCCGTTCGAATTTTATGACGGTGTGCGCCGCGAAATGCCAGAGCAACTGCTGTTAACGCATTTCTCCGGGTCTGCATATGAGTGGTTGTTCATGGGTACGTTCTGGGAGCGTCTTCAGACGGTCGAAGAGCGCACGTTGGACTACGCGTGGTGGCCCGGCGACCACACACATCCGTGGGTCACAAAGTTGGCCCTCATCGTGCATCAAACCGTGCATCTGTTGGAGAGTGCGCATTCTTCTGAAATCGATTTCTATCTGCACATCTACTATGACGCCCACGTACCTCTTATGTGTGCGTTGGAGGACTGTTCTCCAGAGCATGTTCGCTCCGTGTTTCACAAGTACCAACCACGGACGGAGACGGTATTGCACGAGGGTGCGTTACCAGACATTATTAGTCTACAGCTCCAGTGTTCGTTTTGGAATGAGAACAAGCCAAAGATGCAGCCTATTGTGCATCTTATGTGCAAGGCCCTGCCACAGCGCTGTCAAATTCGCAATTTACGCGAAATCATTTCGAACTATTGCCGTACAGACGACCTCGTCCACGAGTTCATGCGAACCGCGTTGCTCTGTTCACTACTGGGCATGTACCAACATGATAAGACGCGTTTGTCCTGGAAAGTACGTAAGAAAATCATCAAACGTTTCGTTTACGACAAACCAAACCGCATGCAGTTACAAGAATGGTTGTTCACGACATACCAACACTTGTTGTTTTACATCATCAAGGAGTTTCTGACTTACTCCATGCGCATGATTCCCGCACTGTACGAAGAGTTGTGCGACACTTACAAATGGACCACATTTGAAAAGACTGTCTGGACAGCGATGGACTCTGTACGCGAAATTGTCGAAACCAACGTCTTGAAGTACAATACGATTAGCGACTGGCTGTCACAAATTGAGTCAAACTTGATGCAGGTGAACAAACAACAGCTCGGCAACTTGTACAGACCGCAGCGGTTGACGTTTACGCAGAACGTGCTGGCCATGTGCGAACGTATTGACGAGCAGCGCCATCAAATAAACCCACACGTCGAGTTTCCAAGCGACTACCGACTGCTGCTACGTCATATGGCGAAACGCGTCCCCAGAGGAGACCCTCACATTGAATGGCTTAAATTTTTCAACGTGACACAGAAATCGATAGACTCATTGGTAAACATGTACAAACATTATCGTCAGAACACGTATCGCTCCGACCTGCGCAAGCTGCTGAACAGTTCATCGCGCTACGAATTCGAGGCAATACGTGAGCTCTTTCACGCGTTCGAACAGACACATCTGAATATACGTGTATTCCCCTTACCAGAGCACTATTACACGCGTCAATGCGAGGCACTGCGCAGACGCTATGGTCTCGCAGACTCCGACGACATGGAACCGCACGTGGGGCAGGTGTTCGTGTGTCTGTCGTGCAACACGTTCAAGGGGTTCATCGTGAAAAGGGACGCAAAATGCAGTAACCTGTTTGCGAACGGTCACCACAAAATTATCGTTGATGACGAGACACTCAAGTGTTATTGTGGGCGCCGTTGTGAGAAAACTGACACTAAGAAACGCAAGCGCATTGCGGTAGACGAGTTCTTGGACGGTGGTGAATTAGAAGAGCATCGCAAGCGACGTATCAAAAAGGATTGGAAAACACGACGTAAGACCATGCAGAACGAATTGTGTGCGAACACCGAGTGCGTCAAATTTAACATGACGGGTTGTTTGTTTCAGTTCCACAACAAGTTGTATCTGTTTTGTCCTTCGTGTGGCAATCCGACCACGTTTAACGATAAGCAAATCGACGAGCACGGGTTTACTTGTGGCGAATGTCTAAAAGAGGGCACATTGTACACGACGGTCAAGTGCTTTATTTGTAATACATTTCGCGGCAAGGATTCGTGGACGTCAATTCCTATCGAAGACGATTACCATAAGCAAGATACGATAGCCATTTGTAACACGTGCTACAAGCCGTGGTTGCGCCAGTATGAACATCCCATTCCCAAAAAAATAATCTTACAACAAATGAAGAAAATAAACCAACAAAAGAAGAAAAAATGAATCCACATTATATTGAAACACTCATATTTATGTTTGTCCACTGAACAACAGATGTCTACAGTTGATATTGTCGAAGATGCCCCGGTATTTACGTTTCCAACAACGCTACCTACAAACGTGACGGTGACGGCCGACATCGTACAGGAAGAATTTTTATGGCTTTGTGTCCTTTTCGCATCCTCAATTGTGTTTCTATGGCAAACCCTAAAACGCAAGACGTAACACGCGCCCGTTGCATCGTTCTGTCACGGCCGGGAGCGTCTCCAAGACATCTTCGAGGGACCACCCGGCACGTTCGAGTCTCTCCTTGTCGTAAAACCCCGAGGCAACCCACTGGGCTACGTTTGGAGACCAATAGCGTTTAATATCGGAAATGTCGAGCTTGAAGAGGGGCCATGTGTCGACTGTCGCCCCCATGCGCGTCATGACGGTCCAGTCAAACCCCATGTCGATAAGTTGGTGTGATGTGTACCGCAATCTGGCGAGTTCCGATACCGTCATACGGATAGACAGTAATTTCTTCGCGTCAAGCTGCAGTTTGTGTTGCTGTTGGGTCCATGTAAATTTGTTCAGTTGGGATGGCACGATGCCCATATCTACCATGTGGTCCCATTCAAATCCAAAGTCTAGTATATCAGTGCCCGAATAACGCGCGTCAATTTTTGACCAGGGTATGCGTTCCTGTACGGCGTCGGTAGCGTCAAAACCGTGCTCGCGAATGACGGACAGTTTTGTGTTGTGGTGAATATAATCCGAAAACGTTCTGGCCTTCGGTGTTAACGGAGAAATAGCCGCCGTCAACTTTTGCATGAACGACATAGGTTCATTTGGTTTCAGTTGACGTTGTTTAATTTTGGCTTCGATGTCGGCCGTCATAGCTATTTCGCGGTCGGTGCCTAAATCAGGAAGCTTCTGAGACGTCACATCGCAAACAGAACATGTTGTTTTGAACGTATGTGCAAAAACACATGACAAGTGGAAGGAATGCCCACAAGGGAACGTGGCCACGTTGGCTGGACCAATTTCGTCACTGCACAAAGTACATAACATCCGTTACAAAAAATAAAAGAGGTCTATTTATAATAGAAATTACTTGTTTTGGGAAATTTACTTTTTAGCTTTCGTCTTTCTTGCAGTGGCCTTGGTACCGGGCTTTTTGCCCTCGGCTCCCATCAAATCGGCGACAGCGCTGACCTCGCGTTTCACAATAGTGTTGCATCTGTGGAGTACGACGTCTACAGAACTACCGGGCCGCGAGTACGACAGTGCGGTACCCATAATGAACCTGGATGCCAGACGCTCGGACACGCCTTGGGCCAGCAAGTCGCGAAGGGGTGTCACAATAAACTGGAGCTTTTCGCGGGGAACGCCGGTCTGTAGAGCCCGGTTCTTCCGTGCGCCCTTTCCGGCGGTGGCGGGAATGTCGGCACAAATGACGTCGCCCGGGTATATGATGGAATTGCCGTTGTTGAACAGCGTGTTCAGACCGGCCATGGTCATCACGAACCCCTGTTCAAAGATGTCGCGTTCCGGCGCGAACTCCGTAACCGCGACGCCAGCGTATTTGAGTCCGTCCAGAACCGCAGATTTCTCCGGAGCGGCGTCACTCGACGCATTGAGCACGGCACCGTTTGCCTTGAGTCCGTTCGCAAAGGAGAAGACGTGCATTTGATGGTCACCGTAGCGACGCACCTGGGGCGTGTTTGTGGTCATGAGCAGTTCACCCTCCATGACATGGTAGGCCTCGTCGTTGCCGTGTGCCGGAAAGTACGGGTCAATCACGTTGCCGTACTTGACGGACTGGTAGTGACGGATGTCAAAGACGACATTAATATCAAAAGAAGTGGGGCGCGCGAAGGGCTTGATGCGTCTACGTTTCTGAGACTGGTACATGAGGTGATTAATAAATATGAAGTGATTTATATACGGCATTTTTGTTTATATACGCATGAGCACTTCGATGCGCTCCAACAGTTTACATTTTTCTGTAACGTAACGAGCGTCGTTCAGCTGAACGCGCGACGGTGTTTTCATCGTAACCTGGGATACAATGCCAACGGGAATCAAGTATTGCGCCGTTTCGAATTCCGGACAGCAATCCAATGTGGCCACGACTTCGATGTATTGAGTGTTTCGCGGCACAGCTTCGCGTACACCGCTTGGTCCGCGAAATGTTTGGATTTTGGCGCCAGTCTCACGTTTCATAAACGCCAACCACAACTGGTCACCGCGCTTCAGGCGGCCTTCGGGGGGCTTCCACATGCGGGCCACACGAGAACGCCCACGCACGTTGACGTTCAGCAGACGCTGCCATTTCGAACCCGTATCCATGTCATTGTTAAGAATGCCAAAGTAGTTGAAATTGTTCAATACCTTTTCGACCGTATTGTACCGCAGCTGCTCGGCATCCGCGCCGGTGCCGCCGACCAGCGTCGTGCGCAGAAGATGATTCATGACTGGGATATTCGCAACCACGTTGTGCGAACCGTGTGACATCGTTTGAGCAGCGCGCTCATCACCGCGCTGCACGAACAAGACGTCGCCTTCAGAGTACGCCTTTTCAAACCCCCGCGTAAACGGACGCACGAAAAGAGGCACGCGAGCCGTGGAGTTTACCATAGTCTCTGGCACGTTGTTGTGTAACGTTGGGTTCATGAGAGCCGAAACAGAAGGCTTAGACCCATAATCTGACCTGACCGCGGAAGACGACTTGAATGAGAACGGGGGATTCGAGTTCACGTTTCCAAGTCCTGGAGTACCACTGAGAGATGCGATGGAGACCATTTGTAATTGCAAAAAATGACAACCCTATTTATACTGCTGTTCTGTCGTTTGTGGAAGAACAATCCCCTTCTTTAAAAAAAAAAATTATGAAAACGAATACGGCTTAATAGACTTGGTCTTCGCGGCAGCTTCCTTAGACAAAGGACCCTTATAATATTTAATCAAATCCAGCTTATGCTTCGACAACGCAATCCACTGTTTAATAGAGCCGTTATCTACCTTTGTACGGCCTGTCACGTTGTTCCGCGACAAAATATTCTCACGGCGCACGTGTTTCTGCATCGAATTGACAAACGAGATCTCAGACCCAATCATGCGCTTCATATTCATACGATGTTTACTGAAATGCGCTTTGCACGTCTCCGCCGTCACGTTAGGTGCCTCTATACCTTGACGTTCGAGAGGCTCTTTGACGTGTGTTCGGTACAAGTCGGCCTGTAAATTATAAATCTCCTCGTCGCGGACCTTGCCCACCATTTGCGAATCAATCTCCTGCATGCGCTGAATCACAGAGTGAGCCTCACCAGAACCACCGTCCCCGTATTGACACAGCGCACACTGACAATCCAAATCGTGCGACTCCTCCTCGTCGTCAGAAAAATGACACGGTACAAACTCCCCAGGGTCGTCCTCCTCCATCATGCCAGTATTATCAGCAACTGCTTCAAAATCTAGAGTAGGAAGGATATCCATTACTACAGAATAAAATAGTATTTATACTATTTTTTTACTTCTAAAATATATGTTACATATATTCATTCTGAATATTGCATTTCAATATAAATGTGTGATTTCATGAGTTCAATTTAATTCCGATGGAATTGGGTTGGCTTTCACCCAGGCCTCTTTCCACACTAGGTAGCTATCGTCTTGTCCCCACCACTCGTTCTTCTTCGGAAACCGTCCGTACTTTTTCATCATCTCTTTTTTCGTGAGCCCGCCGCGTTGCGCTAAATTGCGCGCGCGTGAAAATGTATGCTTCCAAGTCGAACGGTAGGCGTAATCCTTTTTGGCCGCCTTTGTCATCTCTCGACGAAGTCGCACCTTTATATACGGAGCTCGCCCGAACCCCTATCGTGGATGTCAAGTCATTATAAACATCCCAACCCTTATCATTAAAACCATGGCGGCGTTGACTGGTCAGAATAATCGCTTGACTGTCAGTTATCATAGGGTTAGAATTAGAGAATCAGATTAAACGCTTTATGCTCCTGGCTCTCCTGGCGACTCAGAAGCTAAGTCGTCAGATGCCATCTCTTCTTCTTGAACACAAAATAGAAAAAGTTCGTGTGCTGGTCTGCCTAGGAATTCTGCAATGTGACGCAAAGGATCTGCCGGCAAATTGCCCATTTTACTCTCGTCGACAGATCTCCTTCTACGGGTAGCGCTTCCCCCTAATAGCTGAGCAACTGTCATTCTTTGTCTTTGGGCGGACAGTTGCTCGGGTATTAAATTACTGCGTATACGGTTGTTAACATGCATTGAACGTCCTTGGATTCGACTAGTTCGCGTATACTTCCTTTTATAATGCTCGAACCTATCTAAATATTCTTCTTGAAAAGGTCCCATGTCAGACATGTAGCTGTTTGGCAGACGAAAATCGGGGCTTGTACACCATATTTTGAACAATAGCCAACGCATAACGAGTCCAGTATCTGGCCATATTTGGTCAAAACAGCCTAATACGTCGCGAAGAGTTGGTACGTAGTCGGAAAATTGTGTTGAGGATAGTAGTATTTTGAGACCATCTTCTTTCCCCGGACCATCGTGAAGAAGTTGGGTTAAAGTGTTATAACCGTTGCACTCGTCCAAAAAATGCCCCAAATACACTCTTTCAGTACATTTACAGTAGACTTCCAGTTCGGATATAGGATCCGAACCAGTTCGTGTACATGTGTAGACTGGGGTCCAACCCCTTGCATTTATTGCTTCTATATCGACAGAAACTATGCCTAATAGGTATTCGATCACAGTTGGTCTCATTTCGTATGATGCTACGTTGAGCGGAGCCATGCCGTATAGTTCAGGTTCATCACATTCATCCAAGTCCTCTGGAGGATGAGTGCCATTGGGTGCGCCGAATTCTACGACATATATACGGTCTCCATAATGACGGAATTTGTGTATGGTTTTGTTCACATCTGCACCTCGGTTTATTAATGTTTTCGCAGTATCTACATGGCCTAGATAGCATGCCATCAAAAGAGGGTTGAGTAAATGCATATCCCTGTTTTTATCGACCCACCGTGTCCAATTCGCATCAAGTTTTTTAAATATGTCTCCACTAGTGTTGTCCAACACAATAAAGAATTCATTTATGACTGACGGAAACTCCCTCAAATAATACTCGACCCACGATGTGTCATTGTTTTCTATCGCACTAAGCAATTCCTGTTTATAATCCACTTTGTTCAGGTCCACCGAGATCTCGTCTATCCCGGACGCTATGTTTGGTGGTTCTACATACTGATGCAACGTGGCCATCAGGGCTATAACAAAAACAGGTGTACTTATACTGTAAAAAAGCAGAATGGTTTATATGTCGGCGAAGTCCTCAGTGTAACACAAATACAACCAGACAAAAGAGCTAACTTAATTTTTAATGAAAAGCAATATATTTGACTACAATTGTTAACTTTCGGCCATACCACTCAGCGCAGACGAGAAGATAATCCATCCCAAAAAAGTCTTCGATATCAACGAATTCAGACAATACGCCATCTCGACACCGCGATTCAATTTCGCATCAGGCACGGCCGTCGAACGCCACAATTGGACCAACTGAATGAAACCAAAACCCGTATACAAGAGACCAATCACGACCACAATCGCGTACACGAAGTCCGGAGGCAGATTTGGTTCTTCGCCCGCCTTTTTAGCCATTTCGTTTGCCATTTCAATGGTGTACCCGAACTGGCGACCGAGTATGAGCCACACAGCGCTCATAGATACCCAACCCGTGAAATGCGCCGTCCAAGCCATGTCTTTCCGGTCGTACTTGAGTTGCTCCGCAATAAGGCCACACAGCATCGTCACGACCGTCAACGCAGCCACACCACCTATCACAAGCCGTTCCCAAATACCGAGAATTAGAGCAATCGAAATCTGCATGAGTGTCGCCGATATCGAATACTCAATCATGCGTAACACGTTCGTACCGTGCTCTTCCACCTCTATAGCGTAATTTTCACGCACGAAATTGGTTTTGCACACAGACACGTCCCACTCTGCCATGGCCAGCGTTTGAAACAAGAACGACAGAAAGTGGAACGCAATAATCAGCCACCACAGAGACAAGTCGCTCGTATACGATATACGCCTCTCGACGCAGAATTCCTCCGAAATGGGGAATATACGACTAGCGTCGCTTTTCGGACACCCGTTTATTAAATCGGTAGTGTTCATGCCTGTGATGTTCACCCATGGGGCGTACGTCTCAGAGAGTTTATACGTAGCATTGCGGTCTGACTCTTCCGCAACCGCCCAGAAAGCAAACGTAAGTATCGTGTTGACCAAGTGTAGCAACGCGGCGGTCCAATTGATGGTCCAAAACGTAGGTGCTTTGCCACATGGACAGCATCGCGTAAGAAGACTTCTGGTTTCATCATCATCAAAATAACCCCACTTTATCATTTAATACCTTATACCCGATAACTTAAATACCTGGAAATTTTAACCTGTTAAAAAATGTTGGCACCAACATTTAATTTAAATTAAATTAAATCTGACGACTAGCCTGTAAAAAAATATTAGTGCCAACATTTAATTTAAATTAAATTAAATCTGGTCGGGACGAAAGTTTTTTTTTGTTGGTGCCAACATTTAATTTAAATTAAATTAAATCTGACCTGGTCTGAGCTTTTACACAATGCCCAAATGCATCGCCATCCGTAAGCCCCTCAAAAAGTCGCTCGGGACCGTCCATAGGCACATCAATACGGTTCAATCGAATGCAAAGAACATTGTGATTACAAAAAAGCGCGTGTCACGTTTAGTCCAAAAGAAATGCGCCATCGGACACTCCAATCACTGTTCCGCGAAAAAATGCTCGACATGTGGGGTCCCTGTACTGTCCATGACACGGAACGCAGTCCTGGCGAGAAAACGCCGCGCGGCAAAGAAGGTGGCGACCACGGCAAAAGCAGCTCCCAAGCGCCGCGCTGCAAAGAAGGTTGCGACCGCGGCTTCCAAGCCTCCACCGTTCACTCCAGAGCAGCTCAAACGCGTTGGATTCGTCGTAGGTGCGCCAGTGTTGCACAAAGAAAGTAGCGGGAGTATTGTTTCTCTCACGGTGAAATTAATAACAGATGGTGGAGTGGACTTTAACAAAGGGTACGTGATGTACCCCGACCTGTTGAAGAAGACCCGTGCCAAGGCCGTCTTTTTCAAAGACGAGTACGGCAATATGACGGAGATGGATGCGTCTGTCTGCTACACCATTCTCGAAGCGTACTGCTACCAAAAACAGGCCAAGTACACCTACGGCTCGCACTCGTATACTCTCGACTGGACCCATGCCAATAAAGGGGAACAAACCAACACCTCGACTGGTGTGAAACGCGTCGTCACACTGCGTCCCCTCAAAAGTAAGGCAGTTCCAAACATTCTGGGTCCGGCATACCCCGTGGTGGACGTAAAAACCCTCCCCCTGGCCTTTCGGAATCATTTAAAATCTCTTACCTGTCGCACCAAAAAGGTGTATCATCTTGAACCAGTGATGAAGGGTGACCGTCTGTTGCAAGTCATGCAACAAATTCAACGAGAGCGCGGTCTGCCCTCTGACACTACTGTTTTGAGCCATGGCTGCCCTATGAACGCCCTGGACGCCATTGTCACCAAAAAAGCGGGCTTTCAGAATGTAGGCACGTCTAACGGGAAATCGTATGGTCAGGGACTCTATTTGACGTCTGATATCGACTTTGCTGCTGGATACTCTGCTGGCAATTCTCACGGTCAGCGCGTTCTACTGATGTGCGACGTGCTTGTTGGCGGAAGAGAACAAACGGGCAGCTCAACGACGACACTCTCTTCGAGTTCTGTGCGCTCCGGGGGTTCTTCAGGCCATATTTACATGAAGCCTTGGGTCACGCTCGGTACGGATGTGAACATAGCGTATGCAGTTGAATTCACTCGATAGGTATTTTTTGTCCATCATGGTGTACCAACGGTTTGACCGTATATAATGCCGACATCATATGACACATGTCACGCCTCCAAAAGACAGCCACGTCCATGACTGAAACCAAACCCATGGAATACGACTCTGGCCCCACGGAATACAGAATACAGCACCCGTTAGCGGCGTTTAAACACGTCCCTGTGGAGACGGAGAAGGACCATCTCCACCAATACACTGAAGTCCGCCCCTTTGAAGATGCCGAATGGTCTCTGAAAGGTGCCGCCAAATCCGCCAAAAAAGCTGCTAAATCCGCCAAAAAAGCTGCTAAAAGGGCTGGCAAAAGGGCCGCGAAGGCAGCTGGAAACGTTGTCAGTAAACTAAAGTACAAAAAAGAAGTAAAAAAGGTCGAAAAACTCGTCGGAAAAATCGAAGCGGAGGAAAAGAAGATTTACAAACTTCGCAAGAAACAAAAGGATACTGATGCGTTTGACGAGGCTGTCAAGGCCAAATTGGACCCTGCAGAGGAAGAAATATACACGGAGGCGTTAAATTAAAATATTTAGAAAAGGTATAGAATAATTTTTTTTTCCGATGACTCATGGTATTATAGTAGCAAAAAAAAAAGATGGCCGCAAACACGTACCCCCTCCCGAAATTCACACTTCTCAACTTTCGCACTCAGGGTGACCTGAAGTTCGTCGAGACCCAGCGTCTTAGTAAGGCCACTGGAAAACAGGAAACGTTTTACGATTTCCAAAACGAAGCCGGCTACGGTTACAAGCTAATGACACCGCCGTGCGCATCGCGCTACCCTCACATCGCGGAGGGCGGCAACTACAACCGTTCCAAGTTCGCGAAGACGCCAGCCACCTCGAACATTCTCGCGACTCTGTTGAAGGACGGTGGTTCTGGAAAGTTCCAGGCAGAGCGCGATGACTTTTTCGCACGACTGTCAGAGCTCAACAACTCTGGTCTGGACCAGATGTATGAAGCGGACATTGGTGGTGCAGCTACGGCCGCGCGCAACAAGGCCGCGCGTTACTACAAGTCGAAGACGCCCGAAGAGCAGGAGGCCAAGGCACGTGAGAACTTTCACAAGCAGGCCACTGTACCGCTGAAGACACGCGATGGCGAGACGACTGTGGCGCCCAAGTGTCGGGCGTTTAACCGCGATGGAAATCCCCGCAGCATTCGTTACGTGCAGGCGGCAGGCGGCCGTTACGTGGAAATGGAGGAGACACCCGAGGTCTACAGCGGTGCCCTACTCGGTATGGTGTTCACGCTGCGCCCTTGGTGCATGTCCAAGGACAAGTACGGAATCACGTACTCGCTGACGCCTGACATTATCGTGTACTCCACGGGCACGCCGGGCGGCTCAGGTGTCCCCATGGACGTGATTGACACGCCCCATCGCGACTTTAAGTTCGAAACCGTCGAGGGCAGCAGCAGCGGCAAGTATTATGTCAACTCTAAGGACACTAAGAATCGCCGCCTGACCACGCGTGTCATGGCGACCGAACTAGAGTGGAACGACCTCCAGACGGGCACGCTGGGCAAGTTTTCAGGCGTGACACCGGCCACAGCTAAGCTGACTGGCACTCTTAAGGAGGATACGGCCAACCCCGAGTCTGTCGCGATGTTCGACTACTGGGAAAAGTTCGTCAATGCAGGCATTCAGCACTGCCTGGATGACGCGAATTTGCTCACCAAGGCCAAGGGCGAAATTGAGGACAACGCGCGTGAAATGTGCGCAGACACTGGAGAGAGTTACGAATCAACGTTTCGCACCATGGTCGAGGACATTTTCAACTCTCCGGTGGTCAAGCGTGAGGAAAACGAGTACCGTCAGCTCAAGATTACGACGCGTCAGTACCCCTACGACAATGAGGACACGCCCAACGTGATTCCGCTCCAGGACGCAGACGGCAACGACGTCACCACTGAGCTGACGCTCAACCGCGGCGCGAATATTTCGCCGGTGGTCACGCCATCGTTCTACTTTATGCCCGACGGTGGATTCGGCATCAAACTCGACATTTCGCTGCGCCATGGCATCAAGGTCCTGTCGAACCCAGAGTCTTCTGGCGGCGGAGGAGGCGTCCTGTACAGCATGGACGACGATGCACCGGCCGCAAGTCACAAGCGTGCGCGCGACGACGACGAGAGCAGTGGTGCGAAACGCGTACGTGTCGAGTAAATTTTTTAGGTTATTCTATAGTAAAGTATAAAAGTTCGTCTATTTTTTAATATATGATTCAGGCAAAGAGCGACAAGTTCATTTGCGACCGTTTGAACACTCTTGAGAAAGGCGTGAACGTGTTGGACAATCGCGTGGCACAGCTGGACGACAAGGTGGCTCACGTGATTCAGATGAACTCTGAAATTATGATACAATCCAACGAGAACTTTCGCGAGATGCGTCGCACACTGGATGACCACCGCACCGAGTTGAAAAAATCTATCCGGCAGATTAAAGGAAATTTTACTACCAAATGCCAACTGGTCATGTTTGCCATGGGTCTCGGGACGTGGACGCTGTTTATGACATGGGTCATGTGGGGCTAAACGTACTTGTGCCACACCGTGGACATTTTCTTGTGTGTGGGCACTGCCGACTTCACGTACACGATATATTCAGCCACCCCGCAAGCGTTTTTGCCTCTCTCCAGCCTCAGATATCCTTCTTCGCCCCAATACTTGCCCCATGAATTCTTAATGATCCACGCGTCTTCTGTATATCCAACGATGGTCACCGCGTGGTCAATGTCGTTGGTGCATTCTGACGCCGGAAAGATGCCGCCGTTATAGTTGTTCATTTTGGACGAATCGATGCCCACGGACACTGGACCATACTCGTGCAACAAGTGTTCTAACTGTTGTTCTGCCTTGGGGTTGTCGTCTATCATGAGCACGCGGTAGTCCTTCACGGCTACGTTCGACGTCAAATGATGACGCGGACATCGATTCTGTTTTTCTTTGAATGGGAAATCCTGCCGCAAGACGATTGGGTGTTTCTTTGCGTAGTCGAATACGTATTCCATAAGTCCCCCGTCGCATCCAACGTTGGGTCGGTCCGTACCAGACGTACAGTCCATGGTGTTTTGTGCAGACAACGACTTGGGATGTTCGCCCTCCCAGAATTCAAGGACGGCCGTCGACGCGAATGCGAAACATGCTCCACAGTCACCCTGATCCTTCACATATGTGACGCGCCCGGTTGTGCGCCAGTCGATAGGGGACAGCGCAGGTACCGCTTCCTTGTGCTTGTGCAGCAAATGCGATGAGCGTTCCAAGGACTTGTGGTGCCCAAACGCAAACGCGGTGTTGCTACTCATTTCGTGGTAAAAGACGTCCGACTTGGACGTCAGGCCATAATGTGGACCTTTCGGTACGTTGCGGAGCATGTTCCCGCGATAAACAAACTCAGACCACGAACTGTATACCTTGTTATGTTTCTCCATGTAATCACAGAGCCACGTTTCCGTGCTTTGTGTCCGACATTCACGTGAATTAAACCCTCGCACATAGTGTAGAATAAAAAATAAAATGATACACTTAATCATATAATAATATAAGACCCCTGTATTTATATACAAAAAATGTTTTCCTCAGAGTATGAGGGATACCAAGGTGAACACACAGTGAATCATTCGGAGACGTCGTACACTTTCGGGCCGCACCACGCGCGACGGGGAAAATATATAATGTACGCGTTGGACACTCGCGTGGTACGTCAAGACCCCCAAACGATGCCGGCGTACGTGTCGACTGCACCGGCGTGGGTGATTGCCGACCTGATGCTGTCGGCGCATCGCGGCCAACCTTTGACCGCGGCCGAACAGGCGCTCACCGCCGGACCCTTTGTTGGTGAATCCCTTCAATGGCTCCAACGCGCTCTCGTCGACTTGTCAAAGTAGTGCGACATGTACGTATGCACGGACGCTGACGCCGAAGATAGTTGTTCTATGTTTTGTATTGAAAAATGTTTTCCCGTGACTTTGCCGTACACATACTTGGTCGTGTCCAAGAGCTTTTTCGGCCCGTTGTAGTTAAGACACTGGGCCATTTCTATGAAATCAGTGTGCATTTGTTTGAGTTTGTTTTGGTGTAAACAGGCTGGTGGCGACAGTGCCATGCCGAGCGCCACTAGTCGCATTTTAAGAGTGCACGTTTCTGCGTGCAATTTGTCTAACATTGTGGTGTAGCCTAAATGCTAAATACTCGATTCGACCACACTATTTAGGGTTAAATCCAAATGACAATCCATGTCTCTCTTTAGGACGTACACGCCAAAGTTTTTGTATCAGGAAACTCTTTCTCTTGTCAATATGATGTTCCACTGTCCGCCTTCGATTCCGACAAAAAAAGGCGAATCATACTTCCAAGGCGTCCTACACATTCATAATATCATCCGCGACGACCTGAACGACATTCTTACTGGAGATACACCGAGTTTGGGCGACACAACCGTAGAACAAGTGCACGCATCCTTGTCAAGTTTAGAACAGCAACTATTTGGTTCCCAAACAGATTTTGAAAAAGACATTAAAGGTTGTTGCTTGCACACGCGCGCTCTAGAGCAGCGATTATCGGAAAAGTCATCTTGTAACATGACCTAAATAGCATGTCTAAAGTAATGATGTATGAATTGTATGATGACCGTGAGCGTTCTCAGTTTCTCGTCGCTACCGTTGATGTCTTCGATGGTGTTGGCGCCGGCAAACGGATTGGGAATGCAGACGTCCAAGTTGTTGTCGTTGTTTTTCATTTCGGCCCGGATATAAGACATGAGATGAAAGGCGTCAATGGCGTCGTCCGCGCCCGATACAGTGGCCGGTGTTACGACGCGTGTCACCCACCCTTCGTATGGTTCAGAGGGTTCGGATGTGCGTTTGCGTTTCTTCTTGTTGTCGCGCTTACGCATACGCGTCTGCACGCTTCTCTTCGTGCGTTTCTGGGAAACAAAGTCATCTGGGATAAATGGTAGAACGACGGATGTGTTTTCGGTGAGACGGACTGTAATTCTGTTGTCTGTAGGTATACTGTGAATATTGATGTTGCGAAAACAGTGTGAATATAATCGTTTTGGCAAAGGTATAAAAACGTTATTTGAGCCCAAAACCTTATGATGAAAAGTGTTTGTGTCGACTTCGTGCGTCACGAACACATGTTCTGGTCGAATTTGCGAGCGTAAGTCGCGTGATTTTGTCGAGCAGTTCAAGCGACAGCCTGGATAGACAATCCTTTCGTCGACTGTATCGGCGCGAGGGAGTTTTTTGTTGTACCATCGGCTGAAACTTTCTTGTGTAAGAGCTGGTAAAGTGAATTCCATGTATTTTAAATTAAATATAAAATCCTTTATATTAAACTACCCCTAAAAAAATTGGATTCCCCACTTTTGTTTGACATAAGTGTATTCCCAAATATTTGCTGAAATTAAGTATAAAAAATCTCATCATGGAGGGTATGCACATGGAGCCGTTAGCTTTGTGGGGTGACAACGAATATGCCAAACCAACTTCGAAAACAATTGTTTCTGACATCCACGACTACGTCGCACTCTTTATTCCGCGTGATATGTTGCGGCCCGCGGCATCCAAGTTCAGTGACGTACGGCACGCCGAGTCTAAAGCCCGTTTCGACGAAATAAATCTGCAATTGTTTCTGCAAATGGTGTACGAGACTGCCAACCTACCACTGGACCAGATGCCCACGGACGTCTATCCTTACGTGTCGGCCTGGTTGCAGTGGATTCCGTCGTCCACCATAAAAGAAAACGCCGCGGGCTACATTGTGCACGCCGTGTCGCACCACAAGGACGTCAAATTTGGCAATTCGTTGAACAAGATGTTATTCGAGTCGGGACAGCTCCACCGCGACTCGATGGACCGCAAGTCTAACACGCGCAAAGCCGACCCACTGTCGGGCCTCCAAAACTATCAAAAATGGATGTGCGTGTCCGGCGTCGAGATGTACGTCCGCACCGTCGCCGACCGCTACGTCGGTTCTCAACGGTTCACGTCTCAAATGGACGCCATCATCAACCCGAAGCGCCCACTGTCCGAAGGCAACAACGTGGCCAACCCCAAGTGGGTCTTTTCCATCGATAACGCGCTCGATAAGATTCCAGAGTCCGCCGACGATGCGTTCAAGTCCCGCGTGACGTATACGGGCCAAGCGAATTCGAACGAACCGGTCCTCAATCTCGAGTTTCCCACCGAAAAGCACGTGATTCGTCTGACGCCGGCGCAACTGCACCCGAAGATTTTCTGCCAAAAGTACCTGCCCGACCACCAGGTCTGGATGGAAGCCCAACGTGCGATTCCCGCAAAACCCATAGACGACCAGTACGACCCAAATTGCGAGACCGAGTATGACATTCGTACGCCACAAGACCTTGAACGCGCGCGTCTCGACGGAATGGCCGACCGGTCAGCCTTCGCGTCTCTCGCCTACCAAGCCAAAGTGCGCTACGCCAAAGATTGCGGTCCGCTAGAACACGTGCCAGGCATGTACGAACCCGCATACAAAGCATACCAGGATTGGGCCGTCAAGGCACTCACCACACAGTGCTTGGACCCCGACGCCTGCATTTCCGACGTCGTGTCCAAAATGTTGACGTGGCGTCAACAACAGTCCAAGCATCAAGTGATTTGCCACCAGATAAAAGACCCAAGTCTATCGGTCTTCGCCAACCGTGCCATCGTGCTCTTCGAAGGCTACGAACAGTACTATCTCATTTCTACAGCACATCGTATGATGTATCTGATTCATCACGCACGGTACGATGCATTCAGGCGTGATTTCGGCCTTCACCTCAACTGCTTTCAGGCAGGCGACGGTGCCACCTCCAAGTCGTTTCTCTTTTTGGTCATGGAAGAGGAATCCATTCCGGGCACGACCGAAGTCCTGACGTATCAGACTGGCAAGGCCGACGCCATCGACGGCAACCGTAACGACATTTGCACTGTGTGTCACGAGGCGCCACCGGGCATGTTTCGCACCGCCAAAAACCCCAACGCGGACTCGTCACAGGAAACCATGTTCAAAGAGAAGCTCACATCGCAACGCGTGACCTGTAAAACGTTTTACCAGGACGAATCTACGGGTAAACGGTCCGCGCGCCTCACCAAGTCTGAATGCATCGGCGTATGGATGGGCGCCACCAACGACGCCAAAGGAGACGTCGAAGAGGCCCTGCAGACACGCTTCTTCTGGGGCAACTTTGAGCAGCAGCAGCGTCGCGGCCGCGACATTGACGACTGCATGAACGGCGAGCGCATGATGTCGGCCGAAGACAAAGCGCATCGCAAGCGTTTGTTTGAAGAGGCGCGCGAAGAGCAGTTTCGCGTCATGCTCGTCGAAAAAGCCATCTGGACACGCGTCATCAAAGACGTGAACAACACGGCCAGTAACATTCTTATTCCACGTTTCAAGTCCAAAATGACGAAAAACTCTATCATCCGGCCGGGGCCGCGCGACTGGGAACGTGTCAAATTGTTTGCGCGTAACCAGGCCATTGTGACGGCCATCGAGCGTGTGTGCAACTTGCCTGGGGGTAAGCATTACGGAGTGCCGTTCAACGAGGGCATGATTCCGGACCTGGAGCCGTTTCTCAAAGTCACTGAAGAAATGGTGCTGTACACGCTGTCGTTGTTCGCCGACCAGTTTCGCTCGCCGGTGGAGCACAAGATTCTGAATACAGTATGGGCCATGGAAAAGTCCAATCCGCAGTTTGGCAACCCGTTCAATACTGCCGACACCGCATGCATGGACTACATCAAACTACCACGACTGCGCCAACTTGGCAAAAAAATCAACTCGCGTATTCCTCTCGAAAAGGGTCGCACGTCCACCAACAACATCGAAGACTTTTTGCTCAAAATGACCAAGCATTCATTTCAAAGCAAGCCATACAAAGTTCCCGCAGTGGGCGCCGACCCGACCGACAGTAAATTCCCCGTTCTCGACGCAGGAAAACGCCGCAAGAAATACGACTCGTGTGTCATCAACAGTGAGGGCACCTTTGTGCACGTGGCACACATTCTTAACCATGCTTGTAACGGCACAGATAGTGTATTTGATACGTTGGCGTCCGAGACTCACAAGTATTCGGCGCACAAACGCATTCTCACAGCATGTCCACTGAGTGGTCAGTACTTTCACGTGATGCGCGTCATCGACCGCGCACCCGGCGGGCGTGGCATTCAGTTCAAAAATGTCCTTGCGAACACTGAACAGTCGCGTTACTTCACAGGTACATCCAACTCCGCATGTGCCACGCGTACTGCAGGCACGTACAGCATTGTGCGCGACATTGACGATGAAGTTGCATTGAAATGGACCGCCAAAATAGGCAAAGAATCCCAAACACCGTGGGAGTCTGTCGAGTTTCTCGTTGCCGAAGACCTAGACGTGCGGACCGACATTCGATACCCAGATTGCCTCATGTTGCCCGGCGATGCTGCAATAGACGATGAGGAATGTAGCGATGAAGAAGTTGCGACTGGAAAAAGAGTGGCCGACGACACCGGCGACGAACCAGACGCTAAAAGGCCACGCAAAGATGTGTAAATCCCAAAAAGTATGATGTAGTTTACATATTTAGAAACAGTTTATTTCATAAATCATGTGTGGAATTCTAGCTGCGATTAGCGGACCAACTCCAACAACCCTTGATGTTTTGAAGAATAGAGGACCTGACGAATCTGGTTCGTATTTAGATGAACATGTGTATCTGGGACACACGCGCCTCTCCATCGTGCACCCCGAAGCTGGTCCACAGCCCATCGTGTACAAGGATTGGGTGGTCACCATGAACGGCGAGGTATACAACTACCAGGCCGACACCGAGGAAACGGACTGTTTCCTCGTTCCAAAACTGCTGGACGAACACGGACCAGAAGGCATCAAACAACTTGACGGCATTTTCTCGTTTGTGGCGTGGAATCACAAAACGTTGCAAGTAATTGTAGCGCGGGACCCGATTGGTGTCACGCCACTTTACTGGTCGGACGACCTCGTCTTTTCATCGTTGTTGGCGGCAATGCCCACAACGGCGCCCGTACACACCGTGCCACCAGGCAGTTACGCTGCATTCCGCATCGGCGAACCTGTGTCCTGGACTCCATACACGGAACCGTATTCGGACTGGCCTGAAGCCAACCAGAATGCTCCCGACGGTCTCGTCGACATTATGAGACAAGCCGTATCCAAAAGGCTCAACGGAGACGTTCCTTGGGGCGTCTTACTTTCCGGAGGACTGGATTCGACCATCGTGGCCACGCTCGCCGTAGAAGTCGCGAAGACGTTACGTCCAGACTATCCGGTTGTGCACACGTTTTGTATCGGCCTCAAAGACTCGCCCGACGTCCGCACTGCCAAACGCGTGGCCGACGAACTCGGGACGCACCACGTGTCCGTGGAATACACGGTCGAGGAGGGCATTGAACATCTCCGCAATGTCATTAAGGCCGTCGAAACGTACGATTTGACCACCGTGCGCGCGTCCACGCCCATGTGGATGCTCGGCAAGGTTCTAAAATCACGCGGCATCAAGATGGTGCTCTCCGGCGAAGGTTCCGACGAGCTGTTTGCAGGGTATTTGTACAATCTCCACTGTCCGAACACCGCCGAAATGGTCAAAGAGTGTAAGAACAAAATGAGTCAACTGCACGCATACGACTGTCAACGTGCCAACAAAACGCTCGGAGACTGGGGAGTGGAGACACGCGTACCATTTCTGGACCAACAAGTCGTCGACTATGCCATGAACAAACTTCCGCCGGCCTTTAAAATGTCCGGAACGCACCCAGAGGGAGCAAAGCCCGAGAAATGGTTTGTGCGAGAGGCGTTTCGCGGCATCGTGCCCGATTGTGTCGTGGATAGGACCAAAGCCCAGTTTTCGGACGCGGTCGGAAGCGCGTGGATTGACTCGTTGATTTTACATGCAGAGCGCCAAATATCAGACAGTGCGTTTGCGACAGCAGACATCCTTTTTCCGTACAACACGCCCGCCACCAAGGAAGCATTTTTGTACAGATGCATGTTCCGCACCCTATTTGCACAACCCGCCGCTGAAAAGACCGTACTTTACACCGGTAAATCCATTGCGTGCTCGACGGGTGCGGCCGCGGAATGGCACGAAAATTTCAAACAACATTTAGACCCCTCGGGGAAATCAATCCAGCGCGCTTTTCAAAGTTTTTAGTATATATGTAGCACTCAGTCCTAAAATGCAGAAACAAGATTGGGTCAATCGCATTGAGAGGGTCCTCGCGGAAGGACAAGTGTTTGTGCATAAAATGATGGAAACGAACAAATCTGCTTTTTTGTTCGCAGTGGATGTGTTTCGACGCTTGAACCACGGCGTGACCGTCAACGTGGAACCCACAGAACATGGGCGAGTGTGCTTGTACGTCACAGTCTCGCCATATAAAAGTTATTTTGAATTTACGCTTCGTCGCGACGACGACCCAGTGCAAATTATACAATCTATCGCCGAGAACGAACACGCGGACACAGTCTCCATACGAGGATGTGGCACTGTCATTAATTCACTGTTCCAAATTTTGGACTGGGCATTGCACAACGGTTGGTTCGTGGAAAAGAGTTTCATGAGTACGTTAACACAGGTATTGACAAATCAAACCAAACAGCGAAACACCACACTTAACATAGTGATCCGTAGAGGTTCAAACATAGGTAGTATATAAGGATTCATTTTTTTTTTAAACATGAGCTGTCCCGACTGTAGAGCGTTTTCTACGAGTAAGAACTTAAACATCGCCCGTGGTTTCTTTGGCGTGCTCGCGTCCGTCCTGTTACTGTCCACCCTTATCCTGTTTGGTATCAACATGGACTACGCAAACTACCCAGGTTCCAACATGGTATTCAAAATACAAACAACAGGCGATAACGAGGGTGACTTTATGACAATTAAAGACAAAAATGGGTTTCAAATTAAGACAGATGGTTGTCACGGTAACTTCCCACACGTAAACGCTACTGAAGACGGCGTTGCTACGGGTTACTGCGGTTCAGTTGAAGACGACAAACAAGTAGAACTCGTCATTATGGACGCAGAAGGTGTTATTGCGGCCGGTAAACCCGCCTTCGGCTGGACCATCATGCCACCTTGTACGAAAACGGACAAACTCACTGACTGCGCCCCGTTTGGCATCGACTCACTACTGTCCGGTCTGGGTCAGGCCGGTTTTGGCGTCCTCGCGCTCAACGCCGTGTTGACAGCCGCTCATACCGGCGTGACATCGTCGCGCCCAGAGTCATTGTGTGAAAACTCCACAACAGCCATTATTTTCTGGCTCAACATCGTCTGGGGTATTCTATCGTTCTCGTTGTTCGGGTGGTCCGCTTTGGGATGGCGCGGCTTATGTGACAAGATCGATACGGGTCTTGGTAGACAGTTTGAAGGAGAAAGGGGATGCGCGACCACATACTGTACGATAAGTTATGGCATGTTCTTCGCGTCTTTCGCCACAGCGGTGGTTGTGTACAGAATACCGGGCTTTCTAGTCATGTTCGGCGTCCTGGGGCTTGAAAGTGTCGACGACGGTCTATAAATGTTTCTGAATATCTAAATGCACTTTTAACATTTCTTCAATATTAGTGTCTAGGCTCGATACGAGTCTTTGTATTTCAAAGCCGTGCGCATCGTAGTGACGGCGAATTCTCGAATGATGCTTGTCGTGTTTGTTCGGCCACGTTGTCGCCATTAGCCGCACATTGTCGTGCAGTCCTTGTAAAAACGTCATAGCTGCTTTGACCTTGATGCACGAGAGTCCGTCGTGGTCGTGATACCAACAGACGCACGCATCCATGTGCGGTATGAACGACGTCCCGAGATGCTCGACCAATGGATGTAGGCATGCTACCCACAAAGACACGGTTACAGGTCTGTCTTGTCGGACCCACCGGAACTTTTGGATAGTGCCTTCACGCGTGTCGAACGTGATTACATGTGGGGCCAAATTCGCTGCAGTATCTTCGGGTGTCATTGTGGACAATAGCATGATGTGCACCTCCATATAGACGGGTGTCTTGAAAACGACAGCACTAAATACGTGTTTTCGTTTTCAAGAAAACCACACTATATATGTATTCCGGTTGTACACAAATGTCAGCACTCGCTGCCCCGGGCGCGCCGAAAAAAAGAAAACACCAACCTAAACCAAGTGGAAACAAACCGCCCAGGAAACTCGCACTTGGTGGACCCAAGAGAATACGATTCCTGCCATATGTAGTAACACGCCAACCCTCGTTACAAGACAAAGAAGGCCATTCTATAAAAGGGACCGAAACCTATGGCACAGAACCTTATTGTCCAGTCAACAAGAAAAATTTCTTCTCGGGTCAGCTTGTAGACGACATTCAAAATAAAAGACAAGTGTCCAGTGAAAAAATAGCGAAGAGAGTCAACGCTGCCACGTTGGAAGGTGGTAACCCCGTAGCTGCGGCACAATGGCTCATAGTATATTTGATGCAAAAAAAGAATAAGCTGTTGAGTTCGGGACCGGGAACGAAAGTGGGTCTTGGCCCGTACAAACTTGACAGTCGATACGTATACATCATTGAGGGTCTTGTGGGCCTTTTGAACGAATACATTCTCACTCGTATGGCAGGAGCAGCCACAGAAAAAGGAGAAAATTCAGCGGAGAGGATAAACCGTGCTGCGATAGCGTCCGCGAAACGCCGTGCTAAAAATAGAGACGATGGCAAAACTTTAATTTTTTAATTTAAACCGAACGAGAGTTTGTTTATTTTTATCCGTACAATGTTTATATTCCACAACGTCTGCCGAATTGTCGTGTGAAAATGTAACGCTTAATTCGAACGACATATAAAAGGACACAACAAAGCAGAAAACCATGGAACGTTATATCGAAATGGGGTTTGAGCGGGCATCTGCAGCCGAGGCGGTTGAACGTTTCGGCGACGATTTACATGCCGGTTGTCATTGGCTAATGATGCGTGAGACTATGGGCCATGTGCCTAAACGTCTGAAAGCAAGTCAGGCTGAAGATACGTACATGGGGTCCTCGGTTCGTTTCAATGGAGCGACGTGGACCGTGGATGCCTTCGACCACGACCACGCGTTGATTCGCATTCGTCGTGAGGACGCCATTCCGTGTCGGTGGGAACATATGTCCGACTCGCGTATTGAGTGGTTAACTATCCGCCACGAGTGTCCGTCTTCTGTCGTGCCCCGGGCGGCTTGGAGGCGATCCATTGGTACACTGAAGGTGTCTTGGGAGGGCCTCGAATCGATGGAACCACGTCCAGCGTTGTCTAAAATGCTAGGTGTATATATTCGCTTCGGGCGACCACAGCCCGGTGCCGCGAGCCCTGTCGCTTGGGAGACATGGCGCACCGTTGTGTCCCTGACGCGCGAACACGTGCACCGACCGAGTCGGCCCAAGCCTCGTGGTGGTTACACGACCGACATCCATGACTTTCGTGTGGAATGGATGACGTATTTCCATGCGCTTTGTGACGTCCATTCTGTACTAATCGACCGTTTTAGCAATTTTTTGTACAATTCGCCGATTTCAGAGACCGCGGCGCTGTTTCCGGAGTCGGTGCGCGCCGGACTCCTTCCGAAATTGAGAATGTGGAAATCCCCAACGGAACACATCCAAACCGAACTAAAAAAATGGCGCAAAGACTGTCTTCCGGTTGTGTTATTCAAGCCGGTCGCGACGGATTCCACGTCACTCACGCTGGACGTACTGTTGCACGACATGACATTCGTCAAGCCCCGCAATTACGACGCGGGGTTGCACACGCAGTTCCAGAGATTGTTCTTTATCATGTTTCCAAAGACACGCCCACAAGTCGCTTCCGGACCCGTCCACGAACATTTCTTCTCCGGAGTTCTACGCCAAAGCAAGAAAAGAGGCAGCGAGCGCGAAGCTACGACTCCTGACCCGTCCTTTGTGACTGACCTGTTTCCGTTTCAACAACGCTGTTTGAACTGGTTGATAGAGCGCGAAAGGAGTGCCCCGCCGACATCTAGTTGGGGCTGGTCAGAAAACACGTTTGAAAACGGGTTTCGTTTCTATTCGTCGGTATTTGGACACTTATCGCTCACGGCGCCGAACACAACAGTGCGTGGTGGCTTATTGGCCCAAGACGTCGGCATGGGCAAGACTGTGGAAATTTTGGCGCTTGTCGCTTCTCAAAAGTCGGTTCCAGGCCCAACACTGGTCGTGGTTCCCACCACAATGTTGTCGGTATGGATGACGGAAGCCGAAACGCATGTCCCGTCACTTTCAGTCCATAAGTTTCACGGGAGCCGGCGTACGCATGACATGGACGAACTCCGAGCCGCTGATATAGTGGTCACGACGTACCGCATCGTGGTGAACGAGACTCAAAAGCATGTTCCGACTATCGGCGCTATCCGATGGGGCCGCATCGTGCTCGACGAGTCTCACGAAATGCGCAACGCTCATTCGGCCACCGCCAAAGCTGTGTGCCGTTTGTATGCGCCGCTGCGGTGGTGCGTGTCTGCAACACCGTGGCCGAAAGGTAGGCAGAATGTGGTGTCGATGCTCGCGTTTCTTGGCGTCAGTCCATTCAACGACTTGACGTCGACCATGTTCTTCAGAGGCGGACATTGTGCCACTCCGGCACTTTTGCGCGATATTTTGACGACATGCACGTGGTGGCAGCAAAAACGACACGTCCGTTTAAATCTACCTGATATAACTTCCCTTGACGTCGAATTGGACCATTCAAGTCCTGAACTGTACGAACAGCTTGTCGAATCAATACGACAGCGTATCGAACACGATACATCTATGCAGGGGGTTCATCATCTAACCCGACGTCTGCATTACAAACGGTGGTTACGTCTAGCTGCGATACATCCACTATTGAACCGCCAAAGTCACTACGGATTTCCGTGCGCAGAGCGGCAAATACAAACAGAAACAAAATCAATACACACTTACATTAGCACTTTGGGCACTACAAACTACGACGAATCTCTCAAGGATACGATTCAATCCTGGGCGGCAGGCAACGAAAAGTGTTCCATTTGCATGGATGCCATGGACAGACCGACAGTCACCCCGTGCCATCATATGTTTTGTCTTGAGTGCATACAGTCGGCGTACCACCACGACCAAACACGCAGGTGTCCACTTTGTAGAGCGCCCGCGGGAAACGCAATACTGCACGAACTGTCTGTGGACGAGCCCGCCGTGAGTGAAGAAGTGGGAAGCGTGTGGTACATGACGGAGCAAAATGGCGACACGGTCGAAATGGACGCATCGACACACGAAAGTCTGACCGGTGTCGAATCGACAAACGGACACAAAATAGACCACGCGTTACGTATTATTTCGCAAGACACGCAGAAATTCATTGTGTTCACACAATTTCACAACGCATGGAAATTACTGTGCACAGGCCTACAGCGCGCAAACATCCCTTACGTGTCCATCGAAGGACGCATGACGCCCAAACACCGCGAAAAATCCATTCGTGCTTTCCAGACAGACCCCAACGTGCGCGTCTTTGTAATGACGACGAAAACAGCGTCGGTCGGAATCACCCTCACGGCAGGTTCCCACGTCTTATTTCTCGAACCGTGCCTTGACGCGCATATTAGAAAGCAAGCCATTGGACGAGCGTGGCGAATCGGCCAAAGGTTGCCCGTTACAGTGACCACGCTTAAAACGAAGGGCACCATAGATTGTGTTACTGATTTTGAGAGTCATTTGAGTCTGCAGAATCCAGACGTCTCCTTGCGCGTATAAACTCGTTTCTTTCTTTCATCAAATGTTTAATTGTATCTCTATCGTTAGCGGCCCGTGCGTTTTGCAACAGTTGTTCATAATCTTGCATATTATATTCAAACGCCAGCGTCTCTATTGTCTTTTCGGAGACGGTACACATCTTGGCGTACACTTGCTTGGCTGTCTTCATCTCACTCAAATATTTGCCGGACGACGCGGTCAGAGTTTGCCGTGTGTACGGGTTACGAGGTGGACAACGCCCATAGTCACCCAAATGTAATCCCTCCAAAAGTTTTTGTTTCGTGTCTTCGGAGTATCCCACACTACCCACTACCCACGGATTGGCCACAAATTCTTTCGTCATGGCGTCAAACAACAAGTCCTGTTCTTCTGCGATTTGGCTCTGCAGCGACTCTGAACACAATCGAAACATGCGCTCAATCATTACGTAGCGCTGGGCCAAAAACAATTCATATGCATGCTTCCGAAACTTCTTGTCCACCACTGTCTGTTCCAACATATGCACCAGAAGCCCATGCGTGTCGTGTTTGTTGAACAAGGACCAACGCAACAACTTGGGGTAAAAACGGATGACTTCCTCAGCAGACAGAGTGTCCTTTTGCGCTATCATCTTGAGGACAGCCTTGCGCGCCTTTTTGACGCTGCTGAACTCCGTCCGCGAGCCCCATAAGAAGAGGGCGCGTTCGTTACCGATTTTGAAAGCCCCGTGCCGCACGTCACATAGCCAGGAACCTTCCGCGACTACCTTGTCGTCGACCAGTTCTAAAAACGTACCTTCGCGGTCGCCGTTGGACCATTCGCCTCTAAACGTGACGCCGTCGACGTCTTTAAAAGTGCCTCTGCCGTTCATCTCGTCAGAAAGCCAAAATCCTCGGTACACAGCACCGTCCGAGAAGTTCATAATACCGTGCCCAACGCGCTTGCCATAGCTCCACCCGCCCGTATATACCGAACCGTCTATGTACGTATGCGTGCCGCGTTTATGTCGCACGTTACGCTTCCATTGACCCTCGTACACACCGAGATACTTGGACTCCCACTTGCCATGACCATGGCGTTTATTATTGACCCAGTGACCAGTGTACGTTTCAATTGGATTCGTAAACACGCCGAGGCCATGTTTGTTACCAGAGCGCCACGAACCAGTGTACATAGAGCCATCCGCATCCGTCTGCATGCCCATGCCGTGCCGCAGCCCATAATAAAAGCTCCCTACGTAGGCCCCAGAGGCGTTCTTTAGGGTGCCGTGACCATGTCTGTTTCCATGTGACCACTCTCCGATATACGACTCCTCACCCGTCAATTCTCCGTGTCCGTGATATTGACCATTATAGAATTTCCCGGTGTACGTATTCTCTGACGTGCGCAATACGCCGTGGCCGTGATACTTGTCTTTCGACCACTCGCCGTCGTAAAAAATACCACGTCGAGAGCGTTGTTTGCCTTTTCCGTGTCGTTTTCCGTCCAAAAATTCGCCTACATACAACTCGAAGGAACTCATTATCAAACGCCCGTAGCCGGACGGTTTGCCGTCGTAAACGGTCCCGATATAAGTGGAACCGTCTGAAAACATCAGGGTTTCTTCGGAGGAACACTTGGGTTTTTTGTGTCCTTTCATAGTATGTCTACACGTTTTACATCGAGGTCGTTTCATAATTATAAATAAACTTGTGCTGTTAAATATACGTTTTTACATTTACTCATCGGATGTCTCTTCGGTGCGCTGACGCTTAGGTTTACGCACACGGAGAGACTCTTTGGTCTTCGCATACTCACGCTTGTACTGTTCTACCACGGCCGGGTTTTCCACAATCTCTTCCAACGTCTTGAGAGAGACCGCTGGTACCGTTGTCTTCTCTTCGCGCTCAAACGTCACACCGCCCAGGTCCGCCGTCATCATGTTATTCTCACGCATGTACTGGTAAATCTTCGCATGCCGCTGCTTCTGTGCCTTGTTGAAACTCTTCAACTGTGCTTTGATGGCATCGCCTTCCGGAATGGCATCAGTGTACTCTTTCTTCAATTGGTCAAATTCATCGGCACTCGTCTGGGGCATATCGGCGTCCATTTTATTTTTATACTCATTTTATATTTCTCGTATTAAAAAACAACTATGCATTACATTCGTGGAATACCGAAAACACACTATAAATGGAATTTAATTTAATTTAAATTAAATGTCATACCTCAAACACATAACGTCCACTGACGATGTCACTGTCTCACATGCCGCACAGCATCCACTGTCGAAAAGACTCGCCGCGGCTGAGGCCAGGCCCGGCGGCAACCCCGAGCCTACGCCAGACGCATACTCTATAGAACGGACGTACATTAACCCGACAAATGTTTGGAAAGATGATTCTCTGGAGAACGTGCTCGAAAAAATTCTCTTCCACGATTCATCTTTTAAACGACACTGGGGTGATGCGGGTACGGAGTGGGCTGGCCCCGATTCGGTTCTTGTTATTGTAGGAGATGAAGGACCTGATGGTAAGTGGGGTGCAAAAGAAATACAGGTGGCCACCACACCCGAAAAATACGCCAAATTCGACGCGGCCATTCGAAAAATGATTCTCTGGGAACTGATTAAAGACCGTGTCGAAGTGCACGCGTTCTGTGAGTACACGGTCGGTGGTACGGGTACTGATTACGGGCCAAAACGCACTAAAGAAAGAAGTGGACCGCGTCAACGTAGTGCATTTCTTTATCTAGAGCGATGATACAAATAATGAATTTCGTGTATTTAATCTGAACTATTTTACGTATTATGTCGGTGCATAGTGGCCGGCGTTCGCGACATCTGTTACCACCCGAAATCGCTTTCAAACAACTATCGCGTCAAATTACCTTGAAACCTGCACCTTCATTTGGGCGCGCGGTGGCTATGTCACTGCTGGGCGTTATCGCCGGTACAATAATCACCACTTTAGGTATATTTAATAAACAGACGATTTGGATTATACTTGGGTTTGTAGTTATGATACTCTCTATTTTAGGGCTTGGTTGGTCAGTTTACTCGTAACGGAAGAGACCGTGCTCGCCTGCGTAATTGGCGAGCGCAAACGTCAGGTTGTGCGTGTTGGCCTTTCCCATGATAGGGTTGGCCCAATTGTAAAACGCTTCACAGACCTGCTGAGCTGTGGCCTCATCTGAGTCCACAAAGGACAGAAACTTGGCCACAATCTGGGCCGGTGTGTAGATGCCGTGGTCCGAGAACTTTTGAATCGACGCTGGACCCATACCTGGAATCTCGTTCATCTTAAAATCCAGCAGCGAACGGTTGACAAACTCGACCACAGTATCGGCGCGGAGAGAACTTTTAGACGGTTCATAGTTAAAATTGGACATGATTTTCTACTGAATACTCACTCTTCATTTAAATACGGTCATATTCCCTACATGTTCTGGATTTTCAGAATATTTTGTCTCGTTTTCGAATGTAGTGTTGTGTAAATTTGACGGCACCTATACCGAATATACATAGAAGGACAAACATGGCCCATGACATGTACGAATAATGACGCACACTCTGGTCGTTGCGCGATATAGACGTCTTGAGGTGTTTGTCTAGTTCGCGATGTTTGGTGTTGACAATTTGTATGTGTTCGTCTTGTTGTATGTTGTTCTGGGCAATCTTTTCAGACAGCTCGACAACATTGACGCGTAAGGTTTTCACCTGTTTTTCCAGAGACCCTATCTTCGCGTGAATACTTTTTGTGTCCATGCCTTTGGGACCTCCGTCCGTGGAAATCGCGTGGACCCATTGATCCATGCCTGATTGCGTACTCGCACGTATGCTTAGTTTGAACTTACCAACAACTTTATCCAATTCAAATTGAAAACAAGCCTTGAAGTCGCGTCCGTTTTTAGCGGTGCTCACACCGACTACCGTTTTCTGCAAATCGTAGAACGTGTGCACCTTGAGTTGAAGTTCCATCGGTTTAGCATTCTGAAAAACGCCGAAACAACGATTTTCGAGTGCAAGTATCCTGTCACTGTGCACCTGAAGGTTGAACAACGCAGTGTCGTCTCTGTCGTTGACAGAGATGATGATGCTTGAGTCCAAAATACCGCGGTAATTACGATTATTACTTGAGTAGAACCGCGCTAAACGAATGTACACCTCGTCTTCGTAGAATTGCGCCACTGAACATTCTGACATTTCGTTGGAGGAAGATGTCAACTGTACGCGATTTTCGGAGATGACGGCATTCCGACTGCACGAAGACGGTGGCCATTCCGCGGCGACTGGGCTGAACAACAACAGTGCAAACAGCAACAACATTGACATCAAACTCAAACATTATATATATAATCAAAACAAAAAATCCAATTCAATCAACATATTGTACATTCGCTACTTTGTGTTTTTACCGACGTCAATGCTATTTCTTGTGTTTCCGTTCCGACAACTGCTTTCAAATTAAACTTGGTCGAATGTTGGCTCGGCTCTGTAGACACGACTTTGCAGTTGAATGCCTTCGTTTCTGACGATGCTAGCGACCCCGTGTTCTCGGTCGCTGTAAATATTTGACACACCGACGGACGGTCTCGTTGGAGCAACATAGAGGTCACCTTGAACCGTTTTTCCTCCCCTTCCTGTGCAACGACGAGGTCGTCTCCATGAATCACATTATACACGTCGTGCGTCTTAATGGCTGACATATTTATTTTGTTCACACGCCTTAAATAGTGTTTGGTCGCTTTTCACGACGGTGTCGAAGAAGACGTTCGTGATTGACCGCGCGCCGCTTTTGACGCAAACAGTCGAACCATCGGATACACGTTCCAAATTCAGAGAATTCGTGGTACCCACTGTCCGATGTATGGCAATTTTGGCGAGACGCGTGTTCTACAGTGACATAATAACTGCGGTCTATACCACACCAAATACAACTCATTGTAAGAAACAGACATTATTATATTTATACTCTAATAAGTGGAAACGTTGTGAAGTTTGCGCCGCTTGCGCGTGCTGACCGGGTGCAAGTAGCGGTAATACGTCTCCTGGTCGCGCATCGACATCTTACCCTCCTTCGTCCAATCGTACTCTACGAATCCGCGCGGGCCGCCATGGAACATCTTAATCTTAAACCCAAGGCGGCGCGTCTCCGCACACTTTTTAAACTCGCGCTTCGTCGGATTCGGACCCTTGATTTCGATAAACGTAGACGATTCGGGTAGCCAAAAGTCGGGCGTGTACTCCGAACCGTCAGACAACTTCATTGTCGCTGGTTCGAACGTCGCCTGAATGCATTGGTCCTTGAAAGCCTCTGCCCAGCTCGTCTCTAACTTGGAACGGTGATTGGTCTCACCGGGAGCCAGACAAGCGTCCAACGAACCGCCGTCGACGTACACCAACTTGAACTGCTTTTGACGCTGTCCTCCGACGCACTTGTACCGTCCCCAGTAGTACGTATCGGCACCACAACCGAAAGATAGAACGTGGAACGGTTCTTTGGACGTGTACACGGCCCGGTTGTCGCGTTGCGTGCGAGGGTTGATGGAAATGGTCGCTGTGTCAGGGGTAACTTCGTTAAACCATTTACGGTTGTTGGTATTGGCCTTTATGGAATACACTTGACCGTCGCGAATGTCGATGCAACTTTTCTTATTATGGAACAAGGCCTTCACCCGATGTGGAATCAACGCTGGGCGAGAGAACATTGTAACTACTATACATAACAAGAGACATATAAAAACTAAATTAGGCGTAACATTTATTATCTTCTTATACGACTTCGACCTATAATGAATCGTTTAAATTAAAATTTTAATCGTAACGACAAAAGTACAGCTGTGCGCTTATTCGCGTCCGGTTCAACAGTGCTCAACCAATCGAGAATACGGTCGCGGTACTCCTGCTCTGTTTCAGAAGCCTGTGGCCCACCCACAGGCATTGCTCTTCCGTATAGAGCAGCTTTGTCGGCATAATAGTGGACGAGAGCCTTTAATTCGTCTCGAGTTGGCCCGGTCATAGTATTTAAATTAACACAATTTAAATAGGGTGAAATGGATGCGTATGTTGTTGCCCGAGAAAGCCAATATCGCCTCTTCGACCTATATCATATATGGTACGCTGAGCGTGACCGTCCGTCAAGAAAGCGTACAGACCCCCGCGTGCTTTTCAAGGGGTACCCACGTGTAGCCAAGACGTTGCGCCCGTTTGATGACCAAACGACGACCAAAGAAGTGTTGTACAAAGCTTTACGTTTTGCAAAATGGAAAACACATAAAGCGTGGCGCCGTATGATGCAAGTGAAACGTTATAATCTTTTTCACGTCATCTTTGGCCGGCGTACCAACATCGACATCAGCTTCGCGCGCGAGAGAATAATGTCATATCTGGTATAAAAGAGTCTGGGCAGCATGCACAGATGGCCGCACAGCTCGTCCGTCAAATATTTAAAAAACAGATGGTGGGCATTCGGCACGGCCAGGCCCTACACAATGTAGTCGTGCCCAAGTACGACAATGAAGCATATACATATTTTGAAGACACAACACTCACCGTCGAGGGAATGCGGCAAGCGAGAACAGCGCGCGTTCCGCCAGTGGACGTCGTGTTAGTCTCACCGTTGGCGCGGGCTCTGCAGACAGCCGAGTTGATGTACCCATATACCAATATCGTCGCACTCGAGTGTCTGAAAGAGTTTCCACAGCACACTGAAATATGCAACCGTCGGTCCGCCAAATCGACTCTTGAAATGTTGTTCCCACGCGTCGATTTCGAAGACCTCGTCGCCGAACAACAGACGTGGCCCAACTCGATGCCACCGGCCGTCTTTCGGCGTCAGTTTGACGCTTATGTAGACACGCTGGAAGCGGACAATGTTGCAGTGGTGACACACTCCACTTGGCTCAAGTTCTATATGACGGGCCAGATGGCGCCCGAACCCGAGCTAGAACATTGTTTTCCATACAAGATGATAAATGCTTTATAATGACATGATAGATCTATTTGTTTAACTGATTTTTTAGTCCTGTTATCCAGGTTTTAATTTGTTTGATATATGTACGTGTCGCTGTGCCAGCAAGCATGTGTTTCAAACATTCCTCGACTAACGCGAGCTTCCCGTGGTTATGCCATGCAATGATGTCCAAATCCGTTTGTGTGAGAGTGGGTTCGGACGAGAAAGTTTGTAGCGTGACTTGTACATCTCCGGCCTGAACGCGTTTGCGAATAAAGAAATAGACATCCCCGCGTCCTTCAACTCGTGGATGCGTTTGTGCAAAAGCGGCAAAAGCATCTGCAGTATATGTGTTGTACACAAGCGAGTCCATAGTGCACTTGACTATCCCAAAAATGTTGTTGTCGTATGGTCGTACACGTTTTTTGTAAACGTTGACGTCTTGGGCACTGTTGGGCTTGAACTTTATTTGATTCGACCTACGCGCCGCGCATTTTTTCTTGTGAAAATCTGCCACGAGGTTTCGATGCTGTTGTTCCGTGATGTAGAGCTGCTCCGCGATTCGAAGATGGTCGTCGAGCGTCAGCATGGACGTGTGCTATTATTCATGACAGTTGTGTATACATTGTAAATAATGTCTAACATGTTTACATTATTTAAGTGTGTGGTGTGTCAGAGATGAGTTTTTTCGCAGAGTCATTCATGTTTCAATCGCCCGACCCCTCCGAGTTGCCCGTGCCTAATTTCGAAGCCAGTTCGAAAAATACGATCATAATGCCACGCTCCTATAAAAGCAACGATGCCGAAGATAATGTCGGCACGACCGTTGAAGAGGCTTCGACTATTGTCGCCATTCCAGTCCGTACGGAAACACACGTTCACGAGCCAGTGGCACGAAATACTACGCGTATGGAGCAAACTGGACAACCTGCCACCACTGAGTAACTCTGGTGGGCAAACGTGCAGTCGCTTTATTGTGAACGCAAACACAGCCCATGAAACAGTGGTCACCATGACCAAGATGAAATCGATGGGTCTGCATTCGCATATTTTTTCCATTGAACTCAACGGCGTGCTCGCGCCTGTCATTCTCAAAAAACATACCACATCAGACGAAAACAACGTACCGCCCGAGATTGAGGCAGAGCTGCAGAAGTGGGCTCACAAACGCGGTCTAGCGCCAGAAGTTAAATCATACAACAAGAAGGCCATGATTATCGAAAAGTGCCCGAATGCGTTACAGATACAACCACTCGACCAGGGTTACGAGTACATGCGAGGGCTTTCGCGGAAACGTTTCAAGGTAAATACGCTGAACACGGCCTTGGGCAAAGGTTCACTGCAGCTGTTCGATTTTATATTGAAAATGTATGACACTGCAGGCATGTATAACCGCGACCCTAATTTCGACAACTATATGTACTTACGGGATACACTTGTACAAATCGATTACGGACAAAACCGATTTGTGTCAGAGAAAGCTTTCTCTAGTTGGTTCCTACAACTGCCCGAAGCTCTCCGCCGTCACCGTCAGGAACTGATGACCAAGCTCGTCGTTAACGACTCTGCCTTTCCTCCGCTGTTCCAGTGGTACGACGTGCACGTGGGTACCGAACTGGCGGACAAGAAAACATGGACCCGTGAACAATGGGTCACGTCGATACTCGGGTTCAAGCAGCTACGCCAACTGCTTTTGCATCAACTTGAACAAGAGCGGCAAAAATTATTGGCGCCGGCAGAGGGCATCCAATCTCATTTGGTATTTTAATTTAAAGTCTATTTAATCTGGACATTTCATTTCATTTCATGTTTCGTCCTACTTTCTATTACAAGAGTAAACCCGTCCGTGCCGCTGGTATCCTTTTGTGGACACACAAAGGCAACCGGATAATGCGAATGTTTAACAAATGTCAGGGACGTCTAGAAGACATCGGTGGCAAGACTGACCGAGTGGATAGAGGCCCCATTGACACGGCTATACGCGAAGCATGTGAAGAAACCAACAATCACATTTTCTCACCGTATCATACACAACAAGAATGTGCGAGAATGTTGTACGACCACGTCATGGATTACGTGGACGTACAGTACAACGCCGAGTCCAAATACCTTCTGTATCGCGTGCAGGTGCATCCGTCGATTTTGGAAATGAGCATGCGCCGATTCGGACGTGAAGAAATAACCGAGTGGGGTGTCCTCGGACATCACTTTCAATGGCGATGGACGGTACCATACACGAATCAGCGACACCCAAGACTCAAAGGTCTCGAACTTTAATGTAGTTGTACTTATTATGCCAAATTTAATTTAATTTGACCGTGATTTTTTTTTTCTCGGGGTCGTCAGATTTAATTTAATTTAAATTAAATTCGGTATTGGATACTTTTTTTCTTCAAGTCCTCAGATTTAATTTAATTTAAATTAAATTTAGTCGTGATTGTTTTTTTCTTGGGGTTCTCAGATTTAATTTAATTTAAATTAAATTTGGTATCGGATACTTTTTTTTCTTGTGGTTCTATATAAAGTTCGTCATATATTATTATTTATACACAACCCGTAACTAAAGCAACCATGTCGTCCGTGAACGCGATATTATGTTTGCTGTTTGCTTGGGTGTTTCTTCACCATCGGCAGATGAATGCGCTGACGGAACGTTTGGCGGCGCGTGACGCTGAGTTGGTCCAAATGAATTTGACGTTTGTGAAGACATTTGATGGGTTCAGTAGTGCGCTAGAAGTACTTGGGCGTAATATGGACAACATGCAGACAGTGGCGAAAGAGAACTTTGGTCAAATTGAGTACATCACCAAACAACTTGAGGGGGTCCATTTGCGTATGGCGGCGTACGAAAATACGGTCACTTAATAGTGTGGATTTAAATTTAGAGTGTGAATTGATTAAGTATAAATATTGTTATTTCCTGTGTAATCATGTATATGCGTTGGACTATGGGTATCTTCGCTACTGTCACGGTGCTACTACAGATTCGTAATTTCAATCGCTATCACGTCGAACGAAGACGCAAGCATTCTGAGGCCCGCGTGTACCTTCACTCTGACGTGTGTGCAGACGCAATTACGCGTTCTCAGTTGGGTACATTTAATCTGTGTGAAAAGGCAGAGCATATCGTAAATGAGAGTCCAACGGAAGCTGCGGCGTACGATATTTTGAACGATTGGTATCCTTGTGGTCACGGACGTTGCGACGGTACATTGGATTGGTTGTGGAGCAATGTGCATTATTTTTTTATCGGCATTGTGATTTGTGGTATGATGGTGTATTTCAAGTGGGTGGATTACCAGCGTGACCGCATGTTTACACACATGACCTTGCCTCGTCTGATGCAAGGTCATGTCGGACATGTACAACATGTCGATTAGTAGTATAAAGCCCACGGTCTCATGTGTAAATGGATGCCTGGCAACAGCACGAAGTGACGTTTGCCGCAGCGGAAGGTTTAGACTCGAATGAGACCTCTGTGCGCGTCCTGGACCAAGAAAAACCTGCAAGCAAGCAGCAAGAGGAACAAGCCGAGCGTATGGTTGCGCATGGTGCGGACGGGAGTACAGTTCGTGAGTTTCAGGCTGGCCTTGCACTGGAGGCGGAAATACGCAAGGACCCTGGATATAAATTTTTGATGATGGTGTCTGCATTTTCGGCGCGTCGACTCGGCAAGTTGGTGTCGTCGACGGGCAAAGGGCGTCAAGCGACGCAGGACATCGACAATATTTGCGCTGTTGTGGCAAAGGCGGACAAACATTGGATGCAGGAACCTGAGATTTCTGGCATCATTTATTTGTCGCCGGCCGTGTACGGACACATCAAGGAAGCGCAGAACATTGCGGGAAACGGTTTCGTTCAGGCACGGTTGAAAACCCTCGTCGAAAGTCCATCGTATTCGACGTTGTTCGCGCGTCTGGTTGCGATTCGCATGGCCATTTCTTCTATATTGTCGTTTTCCCAGGATAATATCCGCGACAAGACGTTTCGCCGTCTGCACCAAGAGCAGTCGGCGGTACTGAAACAGATGCGGTGTGTTAGGTCACGGGATACGTACGCAGAATGGACTCGTCCTGTTAGATAAAATAAAGTTTTTTCATTTATACTATATGTGCGTACACATTTCTAGGTATGTTGAGGCGTCCATTGGAGACATATTTGGGGTTGAAGAGTTGAAAGTCCGCAAACTTGGCCTGAACACCCTGGATATCGTGCATAAGGTTGTGCATGACCGGGTGCTCCATGGTGAGGGGCGCCGCGATATGCGGGGTCGCGTTCGGCGACTGTTTCTGCGTAGGCGTGAGCTTGAGCACGTCATTTGGACTGAGTTTGTCGACGATGGCGTCCGACCCCGAGAATGAACAGTGGCGCATTTTGAGCGTGTCACTGAGGGTTACGGCGAGGTCCTCTTCCATGGCCTTGATGTTTTTGACAGAGGGCGGGCGCATTACTTGCGTGTTGAACGCGAGGTCGCCGGACCACGTACACGTGTTCACAATGCGACTACAGTTTTGCTGGGACAAATCGTCCCAGGCGTAAAACGTGGGCGAGACGCCGAGATTCGACGGGAAAAAGCGACGCTCCGTCTTCGAGGTCGCGTACATTCTGTACCCTCCCAGCGCCGACGACTTGACCAACACCTTTTCGGCGGTTCGCACGGCGGCGTTGGCGATGTAGACGTACTGAACATCGGAGAGGACCGAGTGCGAAATGTCCGAGTGTAGAAGTTTCGCAGTACCCGATACGCGTGTTGCGATGTTGGCGCGCATCTGTTCGGACTTGGTGACAATGGAGTACGCGTTGTCGAACTTCATGCGTTTCCATTGCGTGTCGAGTTCGCCGGCGGTCACCCCAGCCGTCAACCACTCTTGGTAGGTATCGCACAGTAGTTCTTTGGCAGACATGTTGACGACGAGGCGGTTCTCAAGCTGTTCGCACCCGAACTCGTCGGGCGTGGAAATCTGGTACTCGCCTACCGAATTGCCTTGGCCAGAGATTTTGAGTCCCTCGAGGACAGATTTGGCGACCGGTGCGTCCAGACTGAACACTGAACGGCCACGAGCCACGTCGGGGTGAAACCAAGACATGTCCTCTGGACTGAGTTTGTACTCCTTGTGCAGGCACACGACAATGCCTTGTACCACGACGGGCAATCCCGCCGAAAGTGCGGCTTCGGTGTCTACCGAAAAGTTAGAAAGAACAGAAACAGATTTTACGTGCTCCGCTTGTTTATTTAGCGTGGCCATGACGGTCTCTAATGCTTCGTTCATTTCGGAGTTCATCGCGAGAACGGGGGACTTGACAACAGCGATGGACATTTTAACTTAATAAGATATATTATATAGGGTGTTTTGGTTGTTTGGTGCCGGTTCGACAGACATCCATCCAGTCGTCCATCTGTCCCAAATGTGTTCTGGGCACGGAATGATGTGTTTCTGCTTCCCACAGTCCGCATCCAAACATCGTTGCACAATCTGGCGATTGGGCAAATCCAACAAATACCATATATGATTCCCCTTGTGCGTGCGGCCGGCAATACGACACTTGCGAGATTTAGACGACACACAGTACTTGCCGGTTGCCAGTAATTTTAATTTGTGCCGCTGTGTTTCGCCCTGTTCGTGTCTGTCCAACCAGTCCAGGACAGGAGAAATGAGAACGCACGACATCGTGGATGAGCCGCGATGGGCATACGCCGGCGTTGTACGCGCCCAGTTTTCACCAACATCTTCAAAGGCACCCCAGGTCCCATCTTCACGTTCGCGAAACAATTCTTGTGGCGGTGCGGACGTCGACACGGGCTCCGTCTGGTCTATTTCTAAACATTCGATAGGATGTGCGGTTGGCATTTGTACTAGTAACTGCCACCACGGCTTGTCGGCACGCAACACGCGGGGAGACCCGAACTTGCTGGACCCAGGTAGTCTGAACATGCGATTTCGCGTGTACACGGCACTGTCAATCGCTTGCATGTCTGGACAATCTGCGTACCAAAGTAGTAGGCGTCTCACAAAGGCACCAACGTGATACACATTTTTAAATATAACGTTAGTGACGAGAATATGCCACGAGTATTTGTGAGTTCCAGACGAGTCTAACACTTCGATAACGGGTTGGATGTCAAGACCTTTGTGTTTCAGGATAGCGTCCAGGGCCGTCCGTAGTTTGGCAACGACATCGTCGATATTCATGGGTTGTTTGGCGTCGACATCGAGGAAGAGACGCGACGTACGGTCCTCCCGAAGACATTCATACCAATAATGATTGATTTTCGTCATGTACACTCGTCGCAGTTCTTCAAGAGTCCCTGTGTAAAAGTGTTTTTTTCCGTCTTTGGCAACATCTTCCGCGACCACGTATTCGTTCCCACAGTCGATGGCACGCCGCAACGTTGTAAACATTTTGAGCTGAGAATAGTGTTGATGGATTATGTTTGCTTACTGTCAGAAACACATATTCCTATCATAATAAAAGTACTGCATCAATTAACTTTTGTTACTTATATAAGGGGTCTTCTTTTTTGTAATTACAATGTCCCGAATTCAGCGCCCTGAAAATGCCACAGTTGTCTCCGCCGAAGCCAAAGATGCTCCACTTAAGACGACTCTCACCAGCGCAGCCGGTCCGGAGTCACCGAAGGAAACGTACACCACGCGTGTAGTGTTCGAGGCGAATGCCAGTGCCCCGCAGATGGCGCACGGTGTCATCGTCCAGTTGGCGAACGCTTCGCACGTGTTCACCGCAGGCGTCGAGGACGTCGATGTCAGCAAGGGCATCTTGACGTCCATTAATGTCAAGTCCATTTACTCGGACTGCTCTGAGCCCGTCACCTTTGCTCTCAATCTGTACAACTCTTCCAAGAAAGAGCCGTCGCTCAAGAATAACGTCGGATGGCTGCACACGCCCCAGAAGACCGATTTCGGCACCGAGGCCACCGCGAAGGACGAGCAGGGATATCGCAACCTCCTGGCTGTCATGCCGTATGAGAAGTCGCGCTCCGAACTGAATGTGTACGAGCCCAATGAGATTGCCTCGGACCGCTACGTCCAGCAGTACGGCAACTGTTCCGCGGAGAATCTCTACGACGGTGTTGTCGCCTTCCCGGGCGAGCAGTACTACTTGGTCTCGCAAGACCACGTTGTTCTCAACGTCATCCGTCAGAATTGGGAGCAACTCGGAATCAACGTCGATTCCGAGGCCCGCTTCAACGGAAAGTACGTCCAGGTCCCGGCCCACGTGTTCGACCGTGTCATCAACGACCTCCAGTCACACGTCCTTGCCCGTATGCCGTTCACTGACCTGAACGACGTCCGTGCCAAGTTCACCAGCAAGCCGACGTCTCACTACGTCGATAGTCATCCCGATGGCCCCGATGGTATGTACAAGGTCTGTGTTGAGCTCCAGATGAACTACCAGTTTCCCTCAGGCGAAGTCCCGGAAGAGTAACTAATTAAACTATTTAACTGAAACTTTAAATTTTGTTATGTGCAAAAAGTGTTCTAAACCTACACATCGGCGAAAACTCTGCTACACACACTGGAAAGAAGCGCGCGCCCAACGCTACCACTGTACTTGGAAATCTTGTTCAAACCCCATTTTTGCGCTCACGCTGTGCAAACACCACTATCGGGCGGCCAACGTACACTGCAACGTGCCAACGTGTAAAAGGCCTTCCTATTGTAAACAAGTGTGTCGATATCATTACCGCAAACGTCAGGTACCACCCTTGAAAAAGTGTCTACGTTGTCCACAACCAGTGTATATGAACGAAAAATGTTTTCGACATTTCATCGGACGCACGTGTATTCAATGTTCACGCCCGACATTTTGCAAACAGCTCTGTCGTCGCCACTACATGCGCAAGTGGCGTCAGTCGCGTAGTACCGGTGACACGACAAATATAGACATGCAGCCCGCCACCGTGAGTATAATACCGGACACTACCAGCCAAAGTCCATTAATCCATTCGTCGGGTTGACAGTCAGCCATTTGTTTTTGTCTGACCTGGTATATATAGTCACTTGTTAAAAGTAATATGTCGTTCTTCACCAGTGCCGACCAAAAAAGGTTTGTCCTCAAACCCATTCGCCATTCCAATTTATGGAACATTTTCAAAGAACAACAGTCCGTTCTGTGGACCACGGAAGAAATCCTGTGGGACAACGATAAATCGGACTGGGACACACTGCAACCCGAAGCACAAAACTTTTTATTGCACATCATCGCATTCTTCGCGTCCTCGGATATGCTGGTCATCGACAATCTGATGGACCAGTTCATGTCGGAAGTGACTGTCGCAGAGTGTCGCGTATTTTACACACTACAGGCATATATAGAGACCATCCACTCCGAGACGTACGCCACTGCCCTCGAGAAATTCGCCCCCGCCGACCAGAAAAAACATCTGTTCGACGCACTCGCCACTGAACCCACCATTCAGGCCAAGGGAATGTTCGCAGAAAAATACATGCAAGCAGACCGGCCCTTTGAAGAGCGCCTGTGGGCCTTTTGCATATTCGAAGGCGTCCTGTTCGCCGCTTCGTTCGCGTCGCTGTACTGGCTACGAACCAAAAACAAGTGCAAGGGACTCACGTTCAGCAACGAACTGATTCAGAGGGACGAGTCGTTACATGCAAAGTTCGGCGTGGAAATGCTCAACATGATGGACCCGCCGTTAAACCCCGAGAAAGCCATAGCTATCCTGAAAGAAGCGGTCGATATCGAAGAACGATTTATTCGCAAAGCACTCCCACAAAATCTGACCGGATTATCGACAGAGCACGTTATCGAATACGTGCGTCATTGCGCCGAAAGATTGTTGTCTATGCTCAAAGGAAAACACGTGAAGCCCTGGAATGCCACGCAACCACTCGCGTTCATGGAAATGATTTCCATAGACTCAAAGACGAACTTCTTCGAGGCTCGCGTTGCAGAATATACGATGGCGGGCGTCGGAAACGACCCGTCCACGAGTGGGTTTGCCCTAGATGTAGATTTTTAAAAAGACATATGTATACTAATATAACTTTTTTTTCGGCGATAGTCCCTGTCAGACTTAACAGACAATTCAACAGATCAAAATTAATATTAATCACGACATATTAGTTTTTTTAATTGTGTGTTATATATCTCAGTAGTGTAATGACATCCATAAAATCTATGAGCTTGCATCTCCGTCGCCTAAATTCCTATCTACAGGAACACAAAAAAAATTACCCTAAACTAGTCCCCGCTTTGAAAGCCCTCTCTGAATTCGTCGGGCACAACGATATTAAAGAAACCGTCGCCAAAATGGTACTCTACTTTATATCACAGTGTAAAATCACACAGTTGCGTCGTTCGAAGCGCAAACGCAAGCGTTCGACACCGTCCGCAAAACGTCGACGAACGCTGTCCATGTCTACTTCAGACGACGAGGACGAGGACTATGTGCCAGAAGAAGACGGTGGCGCCAAAATGGCACTGATTGCATTGCTGACACATTCGTTGCGACAGCAAGAAGATTCGTCCGACGAAGAAGAGGAGGAAGAGGACCCACCTTTCGTGGCAAAATGTCGTGAACGCATGAAATACTTGCAAGGACATTTCGTACACACGTTGTTGCTGGGCAAACCCGGTTCCGGCAAAACGACGTTTGCGTCGCTACTTGTCGATGTGTGGGACGCGTTGGGTATCATCGACAAACGCCGTTTCAAAATCACCAAACGGTCCGATTGGGTGGGCAAGTATCAGGGACACTCAGTGGCCAAAGCGAAAAAACTTATTGAATCCGCCAAAGGTGGTGTCATTTTTATCGACGAAGCGTATTCTATCATCTCGTCCAAAGACGGCGACGACATGTATGGAAGAGAGGTTCTCACGGAAATCGTCGAAGCCATGTCCAACACGGACAAACAGGTCATATTCATCATGGCGGGGTACGAAGAGGACATGAAACAGTTGTTCACACACAACGCCGGCCTTGAAAGACGATTTGGATACGTGTACCGGTTCAAATCGCCGGCAAGCGCCATGCTGGAGAGCGTGTTCGTGAAACAACTACGCGAGGCCAAATGGAAAGTGGAAAAAAGCGACCGCATGAAAGTTAGAGAGTTTTTTCAGCGTGTGCATAAAAAAATACCGCACGGAGGCGGTTCCACGCAACAAATAATCTTTCACAGCAAGCAGGCGTCCATCGTACGACAGTTCCCGGGCAAAAGTAAACATGTATTGCATTTGGTAGATATCGAAGAGGGGTTTAAAACTTTCGAAAAGCACGCAAAAGTGTTCACTGCGCCCACGCCGCCGCCCAACATGTATTTGTGAATATTATCTATTTAATAGAAGTGTACATAAACAATAATATGTTTAGATGTCATTCCCTTGTATGGGTCGTGCTCGTGTGGACATTTATTTTCGCCTATACGTTGATGACACACTTGGACGTGACACATATTGCCAAAACTATGGTCCTGTGTTCCGCCATCGTTATTTCCATCACTGGTGCCACGCTACTTATTTATCAGAACGTGGCGAAACACACCAAAGTGATTCTATGGTTTGTTAGTTGGTTTGTCGCCGTTCTTATCGGTGTTGTTTTTTTCTCAGAAGAATACATATCAGACCTCACGCTAAACATTTGGTTTACTGCCGTTTCCACCCTTGCGTCCATTTTCTGGTGCGTTGTCAGTCACACTGACAAAATAACAGAACCCGGACTACACTGGTATGTATTTTGTATGTTAGGTCTCGTGGTTATTTGCTCGTTGTTCAACGCAACCTCGCCACACGGTATAACCGTTTACATCACGAATTGTGCCCTTCTCACGTTCGTAAACATCGCATATCTAATACATATTTGTCGTTCACAGGCGCAGAACAGTCGCAGGTGTAGACAAATAACGCGCGTGTGCGTATGTTTTGTTATTTCAGTGGCGCTGCTCATTGGGTCTGTGCTGCACAAAACTGAAGTGCTCTCACAATCAGTTTGGAGCGAATATATATTGACCATTCAAGGCGCCATTTTAGTCGCATTTATTGTCGACGGAATTATTGGATTTTCCCAAAACGACTATAAGGAGGTTCCGGCACTGCCCGTATCTGACGATGACGATGTATGAGTCCATTGCTCTCGTGTTAGTATGGGTGCTACTGTTCCTCGTCACCCATATTGCCTTTCAAAACATTCGCCAGTTGTGCGTTTGGTCCTGTAAGATCATTACAACCACGTATTTGTGGTTTGTGGTCTGGGTCGCGACACAACTGCACCGGCTGCCAGAGTGGGAAGTTTCATTCCAGGAGTCGATGGCAAATATCGTCAACGGGTCACTGTTTCGCCGAGAATTGTGAGCGCTCATGCATGCGCGTAGGCGCATGACGCACTTTCAAAGGCGTAGACTTAAAAAAAGAATGGGGTACGTACATTTGATACTCACCGGATGTCACCACCACGTAAAACAATGACAGCTTTTTCACAGTCAACGTTTCGCCACCCAACATTATCGTATCTCCAGGACTTATCATGAAGCCGTTACAGAGACCCGTGAACAAGGAGATGATGTAGGGTTGAAACGCGTACCCCATACCGATGGAAAACCCACTAAACAACGACGTAGAAATCTCGGTGCCGAAAATGTGGTTGACCACGAACACGGACAGCAATAACCACAGCAAAAAATTCACAGTCTCTGACACATACGCAGACAAACGAAAGTATACGTGCATGCACCAAAACAACCAACTAGAGACCACACGCAGCACCAAAAACGTTGTGACAGCACTAAATATATCATCCATAGAACCAGCAACATTTGTAAACAGAGTTTCAAACGATTCAAACATTCTCTTTAATATTACTTCTTTAAATACTATACAATAGAACTAGGTTGTACCGACAATAACAAAGATTGCATGCACTTTTGTAGAGTTCCCATGATCAATATAGTTGTCACGATCACCACAAACGCAGTGGACTGAATAAATGCGCGCCATTCTGACCGCAACCCCATGCACATGGCGAACGAAATGGCCCCGCGAATGCCACACATAGAAAAGTACAGTAGTGTAGGCGTCGTCCACTGTTTGCGCCCACAACACCGCAGACAATAGCCCAAACTAAAGACCACTAGCACACGACTCACTATACAAGACAACAGAATTAAAAAAGACATCGCCATCATAGATGTCTCGTACGTATTCAACGCCAATCCAATCGTCAAGTAAACATATGCCTCTACAATTTCAGACACTGAACCGACAGTTGTCTTTACGATATCGGGAGGGCGTACCATGGACCCGTACGAAAACAACCCAACAATGCCGGATATGCCAACGTACTCACAAGCCGCATACACTATCAACGCCACAATAAAATGGATGGATGCCGTCTCCACGCGTAAACGTCGCACCACTTGGGCAGAACCAACGCCAACCACGGCGGACAAACACATAAATAGCAAGGAAGTGCCTACCGCGCGGACAGGTACCCACCGATTCAACTGCTGGTGGTTCACAGACATCGTGGCAAACAAACGCACCAAAACCACCGAAATCGCGTCGTTAAGGACGGCCTCGTTTTCCATAACTTCAGCGATAAACGTGTCGTCCAACGTTTTTGACAACATCAGAGTGGCTACCGTGTCCGTCGGAGCCAACAACGACGCGATTAACAACGAATCCACAAACGTAATCGTGACGGCAAACATGGACGCCCACACCAAAATACCCCAAGCTATCAACATAATGGACATCATCGTGCCCACCCAAGCAAACATCATAGACGACAGCCACGTCCGCCGCAACGATTCCGGGCGAAAACGCAAAGATGAACTCAACAAAATCACCGGCAACAACAAATATAAAAACAATTCCGGGGCAAACACAAACGGTGCCGCATCTGAACCAGACCACGTGGCCACAATCATACCAAGCACGACAGCTACTGCCGAATTTGGAATCCAACGCAACTTTTCTATAGTGTCCCATACAACAATACACAATAATAAAATCAATAACACAACCATTTCTATGGCAGCAATCTCATGTTCCATTTATAATTTTTGTTTCGTATAAATATCTACCACGGCAAAATCCACAACATGACCCGTCCACACGTATCTCCGGTAAACATCATATGAGACGCGTTCACCGTTGGTGCGAGACCCCTACCCACGTAATCCACATACAAGTCATCAAAAATGCCCGACAATTCACATGTCACTTGAGATGTTGAGAACGCACAGTTATCCACATTCCATGCGCGGCGTACGACGCCGTCACAAATGTCCAGTAAACCACGGACCTGAGGCGATTCGAGGACCAAGTCGTCCATTTGTGTCACCAAAGAAAAATAATAAGACCAAATCTGAAACATCATGATGCACAGAATTCCACAAATTGATAATAATAATGTGATACGTCCACACCAGTTTAAGTTTTTGGAATCGCACATGACAGTCATTTTACATTTTAAGGGTGTGCATTTATATTCTGTTTCCGACGTTTTGAAGGACTCCCTTCAATATTCGAATAATATCCTTCTTCGGGAGATTCTTTCGCGAAGACCAACGCTTCGTCTGGACTTGTTGGCGAATACGCTGGACTGGCCGGTGAACCAGTAGGACTTGTAGGCGAATACGCTGGACTTGTAGGCGAATACGCTGGACTGGCCGGTGAACCAGTAGGACTTGTAGGCGAATACGCTGGACTTGTAGGCGAATACGCTGGACTTGTAGGCGAATACGCTGGACTGGCCGGTGAACCAGTAGGACTTGTAGGCGAATACGCTGGACTTGTAGGCGAATAGACGCCCTCTTGCCGTATCTTATGGGCGGGTTGCTGCTGTTGCTGCCACGCGGGTTGTTGCTGTTGCTGCCATGCGGGTTGCTGCTGTTGCTGCCATGCGGGTTGCTGCTGTTGCTGCCACGCGGGTTGCTGCTGTTGCTGCCACGCGGGTTGCTGCTGTTGTTGCCATGCGGGTTGCTGCCAACTACTCGTCTCTATTTTGGAAATAACTGGCGGAGTCGGTAAATTCTGAGCAAATGTTGTGTGTGACTCCCAGTTTTCGTGTTGTGTCGGGCACCACATGTCTGCCCCCTCGAGCATCTCGACGTCCTCGTCAGAATCAGAAGGTTCCCAGTCGTCGTTGTCCCACATCTTTTGGTAAGATTGTTCGACCACAGTACCGTTGAAATGAGACCCACAGGCGGGCATTTTTCCCACGAGCAATTGCTCGGAAACGCCGTTGAGCTCGTCGTGCAGTCCTTTTACCGCCGCGTTATGCAGTATTTCTACCGGTTGTTCAAATGTTGCGCGTTTAATCGGCGATGCGCCATCCATCATCTTTTTGACACCGTGTCGGTTTAGCGCGGTGATGTTTCCACGCCACGTCATCCAATCCACAATGGTCATGAGATGACGAATATTGACGTATGAACCGTCAAATGACAGGATGGTGTGTATTTCTTTCAACAAAGCCGCCCGTGCCGCCTCTACGCCAAACGTATTTCTGATTGCAAAGATGTCGTTGCACTGAATGCGTGCATGTTCTAAAGCTTTAATCGTGTGTACGTGTCCTATATCGATACCTTCTGTATCGATAACGAACTCCCCCTGTTCTGTCCGTACTGAGACAGACGGTATCTTTTCCGAACCCTTGATGGTGGTTTGAAACAGAGTTTTCACATGTTGGTAGAACGCTGATTCTTTCCTTGGACATGCTAACAGAGTGATGTCTCCGAGGGCATTGTCACCGTATGCAAAAGACATGTATTTGAGACGTGACCTCAATGCGTTGGCGACTTCGTAGATAGTCATGCCACATTGAATCAATTTTTGTCTTCCAATGACGCACCGTAGCACTTTTTTAGGCGGCTTCTTCGTGTTCCATCTGTTGTTGTCTGGTAGTTTGAGGTATTGTTGCAATATATCGTCGTCCATATTGAAATCGTGCTCTATAGATATGTCTGCGAGTGTCGTCCTTTGTATTTCCGTCTTGAGTTTCCAGGCATTTTCGGGGTTCAGGACGGTGCATGCGTGCAGAGTAAGAATGGGTGTTTTCATTTTTTTCGAGGCGTTAATGAGTTCTTCAAAGCGTGGCACACCCAGAGTTACGTTCTTGGCAGAGTTTCCCGCTTGGTGGAAGGTATTTAAAGTCATCTGCGTGGTCGGTTCTCCCACGGATTGTGCTGCAATGGTGCCCACCATTTCTCCAGGTGCTACAATGGAGTGATGCCATTTTTTCAGCAGAATGTCTACCACTTTTTTGAGTACGGGGGCACTGCAAGTATGAGATGTCATCGTTGCGAGTGCGTAGCTGTACACCATGTGATTCGCTTTCACGGCATCTAGAAGCGGCGTAATAATCGTACGCGTTTCTGCGGGACTGGTCCCTGAGTTGTCGTTGTATTTTTTCAATATGCGTGCGCAGGGTATGGTGACCGCCCATTTTTCACCGAGTCTGTGAGACAGGAACGTTTTCCAGTGGTGATAGGCAGGTACGAGTTCGGGCCAGTGTTTGTTTTCGGGTGGTGTTGCCATATCGTCGAAAGGACAGTGCACCATTTCGTGACACATTCCGTCCAGACCGTCTTCGCCGTACTTGAATTGTATGACTCTGTTTTGCGAATCACGGACCGACGTGTCGTTGGCCACGTGAATGGATTCCAACGACTTGACCAGTCGTCTTTGGATGTAACCTGTGGTACTCGTTTTCACGGCAGTGTCTACGAGACCTTCGCGCCCACCCACAGTGTGGTTCCAATACTCGTCCGGGGTCAACCCGTCGACGTACGAGTGTTTGACAAACCCACGTGCGCGCGGGGAGTCGTCGAACGGTTTAAACATGGGCAGTGTTCTGTTTCCAAGTGTAGGCTGAATGCGTTTCCCTTGGCAGTTTTGCTGTCCCACACATGCCATAATCTGAAGAATGTTCACAAGGGAGCCCTTTGACCCAGAGCTCACCATGCGGTTGAGACAATTGTCTGCTGACATGGCGTTTTGCGCAATGAGGCCCATGGCGTCACGGGTTTTGTTTAGCATTCGGTTTATTTTTGGTTCCGCTTCTGCTCCGTGCTCTTTCAGTAGTTTGGCCGCATCTGCGTCTACATTAGAGCAGGCGTCGGCGACCGCGAGAGCTGTTGTTTTGTGTATACGCATGTCGCCGATGCCAATGGAAAAGCCCTGTGTGGAGAACCAAATATGGTTGATGCGTTGTAGTTCGTTGATGAAGCGGCACGTGCGGTCGGGTCCATAATCATTGTACAGGCGGTGTATGATAGAACCGTGTGAACGCCCGAGTGCTTTTTTCCCGAGTGGACCGTTCAGAATTTGACCATCGACGATAATGTCTCTCCATATAAAATCTGCCGGAAACAGCATGGACATGCATTGGAGTCCCGTCCAGCGCTCTGGCGACGTGAGTGTGGGTGGCGGAAGCGATTCAAAGTCTTGCACCCACATGGCCATGTTGCACATTTCCGACTTGTCCATATAGATACCGGGTTGCGTCATCATGTAGCTCGACAACAAGGAGTCTTGCACGATGCCCATGACCGGTTTGTTTGATTGTGGTGTCACGATATTGTAGGCAACCGACATCAACTCGAGGGCATCGGCGCGCGACTCATGCGTTTGCAACACATGTAAATTCATCTCATCCGAGATATCTTGGAGATTTCTCACCAAGGCGGACTGTATCTTAAGCCTTTTCGGGTTGCTTAAACCGTCATAAAAGACCCATACCCGTTCAGTCTCTGAATGCCTGTCATATCCTAGCGAATCGGACGTAGACAGTAACACTGCGGATTGCCCAATCTCTTATGTTGGTTACCTTTGGGTACGGCTATTAACCGTGGTCTCGTTTTGAATTTTCGTCCAAACGATGGTAATAAGAGCTCTTAGGGGTTTCCCGCATCAAGGTATGTCGCTTTGCCACCGGGCAAAACTAGGGGGTAGCACTTTTTTAGAGCCCCCTGTTGACGGCAATGAGTTTACCGTCAAAGTCAGCGTTGTATGGCGTTGTACAGCTTAAATTGAGCCGGAATGTCTTCCCCTCTGACATAATTTTGACCCTGTGGCACATTATGGACATTCTATGCAGAGAGGGTTGGCGATTGAAAAGTACCGGGTCTCCATCTTTGAGTTGGCGTTCTATGGACCATCCAACTTGTAGGTCGACTTGACCCCGCATGGTTTTGAGGTCCAGTCGCGTGCCGTCTTTGCGAATGACGTATTTTATTCTGGTGTCTTCTTCGCAAATCATGGTCTTTATCTGCTTGAAATTAAGACGGTTCACGTGTTCGACGATGGTGAGTGTCTCCGCGACCTGCTTCGGGACACCGACTTCGCGCATATCCAGCATGGCGTCGCCAGTGATGACTGTTCTAGACGTGAAATTGCAGCGCTTCCCCATCAACGTGCCGCGCACGCGTCCCTGCTTGCCCCGCAGGCGCTCTGAAATCGATTTCTGTCCGTTTTTCATTTTCCCTGGCATTCTGGTTTGGTCCATGTACATGTGCAAGGCGTCTTGGAGTCGATCCGTGGCATGGTTTCTGATAAGAGATATCTCACCTTCAGATTTTTTGTACGCCTTGGCGATGCGAATGACGTACAGCAGGCGTCGCGTGATATCATCTTCGCCGCGCACTTCTTCGCCATCGAGGGTGGGCGACGGTCTGACACAATTGGGGGGAATGGGCAGCACCGTCATGATAAGCCATTTGGGATGAAAAGTGCTGTCTTTCATCTGTATTTTGCTCAAAATGTCGCGCGCTTCGGGGGCGAGCAAGTTGCGTATACCGCCCACGGGCGTTTCCACGCATATGGTGGTCGAGTTTTTTTTAAAGTATCGGAATGCGGGTTTTGTACATTTTTTGCACTTTTTCATGGGTTTATCTCCAACGTGTCCACAGTGTGCGCACGTTTTGCGCAACCATTGGAGCGCTTCGTACATCCATCCTATATGGTAGCAAGGGCACGGCAGTTCAAAGTGTCCAAAGTGTCCCGAGCAATCGGACCATGTTTTTTTGCACGACGGACACATTCCACGGCGCGACGACACGCCGAAGCGAGGGTCCCGCAACCCTCCCAGTTTGGGCTTGTTGTCCTCGTACAGTTCGTCCGTGTCAACTTCGCACATTGACATGGCGCGAATGGCATCGGGGGAACTGACTCCAAACTGGACGGCGTCGATGTCGTGCATGACACTTGTACAAGAATAAGGTGGGCTAAATACGATCAAAAGGTAATCCAATTAAATTAAATTAAAAATAAGATTGATTAATTTCCGTTAATGTTAGCAATTTGTCCCATTCTATCGCGGAGGTTGCCGGACGAAAATCCGGACAACGCGGCGAACAGGTTGGGGTTTCTATCACGGACGCTATTCATGGAGCTGGAGGTCTTGGCAGCGTCGAACGAGAAGGGGTTGGCGGCGGGCGCAACCCTGGCAGAGGCGGCGTGCACGACGGAGCGGGTGTCTGGGGCCACGCGACGCTTCTTGGTCACAATGTCCATCACGCGCGACTCGAGTTGACGCTTCTGCTTGCTGACGGCTTGGGACGCGAGCGAATCCATGTCCTGTTTGTATTTCTTCGACGCCTTGTGGGCAATCTCCATCATCTTGACCGATTGCTCGGGAAAGTTCTGCGCAAGTGCGAAAATAGCCTGCTTATTTTCGTCCGTCATCATGTCCGCGGGCAACGATGCCGACCACGAATCGACTAAGGCCTTAGACAGGGCCTCGGCCTTGCTCTTCGTTTGGAGACGCTCGTTGTCCTCGCGCTCTTTCCACGCGTTCTGCATCTTCATGAGCTCGGCGTGTGCTTTCTCGAGTGCAGTCTTGGTAGAACCGAGCTCGTTCTCTTGGTCAATGACCAGCTTCATAAGTTCCTCCTGATTGGTGGCCTCGGGTGCCTGAGCAGCGGGCTCTGCAGGAGCCGCGGGGTCGGCGGCGGTCTCGACGGGGGCGACGTTTTCGACGGGAGCGGTAGTCTGTTCGGCGGACATATTTTGCTTCGATGCAAGGTGTGTTATATACTCCTTTTTTTTAGTTTCGTCCACACATGTCACATTGCATCCCGGTCTTCGTGGCTCCGCACAGAGCGAAACCTCAATCGCCCGCTTGCTCGTCGCTCCGTTGCTGAAAGACGTGTGGACGTGTTGTAGCGAAAGACCCTTGTACAACGTGTGCCCACACGAACTCGGCTTTATGGCGTGCTCGGCAAATCGGCTCTCCAACGTGTCCGAATTCACTTTGCCGAGAATCCATTTTTTTCCGTCTGAGTCCGTCCAGTCACGTTGCACAGAACCCACTGCAAGGCCCTCCTCGTGCTCCAAACGTATAGGTACATCGCGCAAACGCATGCTTTTTGATTCGTCCGTGGTAAAGTCGAACGTAGGGTCGTCTTCGCCAGGGTCAGACGTCGGCGGGAGTACGTTTCCCACAAAGTAGGTGGGCATATATTCAAGTATGTTCAGATGTCGTTATATAGTCTTTATGTACAAACAACCGCCCGACACATCGGGCACGTATCAGCGCGCCTTAACCAAGTGTGGATGCACATGCTGTGAAACACATGGCGACAAGCCAAATGTTCCACTGCACCGCCCAACGAGTTGTGACAGATAGCGCACAACTCGACCGGCGTTTCGCCGACGTCGTTCGACACCTCAGGCCACACAAAACGTTCCGATTTGTCAATCAACACCTTGTACTCGATTCTTAAATGCCACATGACGGGCCACTGAGAAGACACGTAGTCTTGTATGAATCGCTCGTACGGTGGCTTTGAAGGATTCTGCGCCATCCACTCATTCACCTTGCTGCACAGCGAATCGGAACAAACATCTGGCGGGGCCCAGACACTCAGCTGTTCCATGTAGCACCGTTACACTTTGCGAATATATACTGGATTCTTTGTAAACTGGTCGCACGGTATATTAATAACCGCGTTCCAACATAAAATGGTCACGACGAACGTCGGCTACCTTCAGAAAGGTACTCGCGTACGCGTCAAACAAACACAACTCAAGGGAAGAGAACCGTCGACTTGGCAGAACGAGGCCGTCCTAATCCGATTCGAGCACGATGCGCTGCTCACAGATATGAACAAACTTGGAATAACCATATTTAGGTGCATCGTACAGTTCGAAGGCACGCCTTCTAAAGGAGACCTACAAACGTTCGGGGGGTCCAGGTGTCGCCAAGCGTCGCTACTCCCATCAATGTTAGAAACTATTTAGGGTTACACGAAACAAATAAATATGGGTTGTTGTCAATCACAAAAAGAGGAACCACTTTTACATATAGACTCACCGACTACCTATACAGCACCGTGCCCCATCGTCCCCGAACTACCACCTGAAGAAAACCACAGACATCGTACACCGTCTCCTTACATCCTTGATTGTGACGAATTAAGCCTATAAATAAGCTGTGCCGCGCAAATGTGATGGCGACTCCTGAACTCGAACTGTCCGATGAGCAACGCGAAGAAGTACGGCTCATGCTGGCCAAGTTTGGCAACAAAAAAGCCAAACAGAAACAGATTAAATCACAACAAGCACAAGAACAAACGATAGCAGACCCAGACCCCTTGGAAGAAGCCAAGCCGGGTGAAACCGTAGAGTGGACGGAATTAAACGCCAAGACAAGACGTTACGCTTTCGTACGAGAAAGCCGAGCTCTGTTTGCTCCGTTCATCATCGATAAAATACCATTGACGATAGAAGAATTAAACGCACACATTAAACGCGTCGGAATGGATGTGACCTCGCAAAACACCGGGCTAACGGTCTGTTCTATAACGCAGGCGGACCCAGTGCGGGTATTCCAAATACAGACAGTGGCCAACGAGGACCAAATATTGATAGAAACTATACGATATATTGTTTAGATTCGCGTGTCGCGCGAATCGGCCAAATGTACGTGGACGCAATGACATGAACTGCAGTGACGGCCATGACCGCGATGGCGAAGAACACCCACCCGACAGGTCTGTCGTATTGGGCGTACCAATACGGTAGTTTACCAGACACAGAGCGCCCCCCAGCGCCCACATACATGACCAAAAATAAATTGTACACGATGGTGTACACGACTGGTTTCCAAATGGATTTCATCGGCAGAGGTCTGCTTTCGGAAATCATAGCCAAGGCATTGCATCCGTGTGTTACCAATACAAACATGCCGTTGTTTGGTTTGGGACTGTTGATATATGTGGGCGCTATCACGAGCCAAAAACCGGCGAACACGACGATGGAAGGGGCAAAAATAGTTTCGTACAAATGCTTAGAGTCTATGCCGATCAGTAAAAGCCCAAAGTAGATGGTTTCGAGGAGGAACGTCCATATTGTATAGTATATGAGAATGAACGCGTGTTCAGCCCACGCATGAAACATCAACACGCTTAGAAATAAAATAAACCAAAAAGAGCGCTGCATTTTTTAAAACGTAAATTATTTATAATATTTCATAATGTTATATAGGTCCAGCGAGCATCTTCGACAAAGGCACGCAAAGATGTAAATGCGCCTTTCATAAGTTTATCCACCAACGTCGGTAATTCTTGTTCTACAAATATTTGAAACTTCTCTGGGGGAACGCGCGGGGTGTCCCCGTCGAAAAAGATATTCATCGTATCATCTTCTTGATACAAGGCGAAAAGTAGGAGGGCGTGTTTGGCAATCCGGTCTTGGTCCGAAGTCACTTGTGCCAGCATTTTCTTCAAACGGATAGACGGCTCTGCATACCTCTTCAACACGGATTCCGCAATTTGTTTGCACAAGTCGTCCAAAGTTGAGGCTTCGGTGTTCACAATAAGATGATACATCAAATCGCTCTTCTGACGATCCAAATCGATAGTGGCGTGCGCAGCGTATACAGACGTCATCACACATTAAGATTGAGGCTATACTCATGATCGAATCCGCGGCAGAGGATTTTGCGGTCGAGTATATAGTCCAATATCTGCACGAGTACAATGCAGGATTTTGATACATTTAAACGAATTTTTCACTTTTTTGTGGAAAGTAAATTGAATCCAAAATATGTAGACAACATTGACCAACAGTTAAGCTCCAATGAAGCCTCTGACGAAACCAAAAAGCTTATCGACGATGTACAATCGTTTCACAGAATGCGCCAAAGCTTGTGCGGGCATATATTTAGACATCTCGATAATCACCCAATACTGCACGGACTCATTGTCGCCGGACGCGTGGAACAACACGACTCTGTCGCACGAAAGAGCGTCTGCGCATTCACAAATCAAAACATGTCGACACATCAAGGGTTAACACTCGTTATAGGCTCAAAAACGCCACATATAGTCACGATTCACAAGCGATTTAAAAGACTCATCTACAATTTTTGGTATCTGGTTCATTTTACAGACGAAATAATTAAAGAAATTAAACATTGGTTAGTGAAACAACGCTGGTGGAAACGAGGTAACTGTCCAGACGTGTCCAGACGTGTGTTGGAACACCAAAACTCGATGTTTGTAAAGCAAGCGTTTGTGAAACTCAAAACCATCAACGAATACATCCAACGCGAAATGGCGACTTTGCCTATAAACCATTAATGCCACTCACTGGATGATATGGTTGGCCGGATGGCCGTTACTCATCGTATCCCTATTCGCAGACGAACCTTACAGAGAACAGCTGATTGCCGGCCAAACTATATTGTGCAGTATGTACCCGAACGCACATAATTTCCACACAGCGACCGCGGTATTCGTTTTATTCTATTTCACGCATCCATACACACACGCGCAGAGCATTCACGCACTCGTACTACAACATATTATTATAGCATGTGCCGTCAGTAGTCACTATATCGTGCCCAAGTATAACCGGGCGATATGGGTTTTATCCGCCTGGTCCCTGCGATGGCTGGCCACCTCGTCTATTTTCGACACGCCATTTCGAATGTGTATCAAATGCGCACTGTTTGCAGGTATATCACGCGGACCGTGGCCGTCCAATTGTGGTATAAAGTGGACATGGCTATTGTTTACACACGAACTAGCATGGTTTTTATTACCCGTACAAATACTATATGAAGTATACTCTGGAAAAAAAACAAACCCTCTTGATATTGTTTAAATTATATGTATATTTTTGGTACTTAAACCGTGATGACCGGGACTGTCGTTATTTTTACTTAGACAGTGATAGCCGGAGACGCCGTGATGACCGGGAGGGCCGCTGGATTCGCCTTCAGAATCGCCGCCGTCTGGTGGTCTAGCCAGTCGCCGTTTAGCTCGTCCATAAGCTGGCGCTCCCAGTCTTCTGTAGTGTCCAATGACTGCCCGTTGAGCGAACTCTCGAAAGGCTCAATGTCGTTACACTCGAAAGGCTCAATGTCGTTACACTGCGTGTTCGCCATCGAGGTTAACGGGAACTCGAGGTCGGGGTCCCAAGCGAACCCGTGAAACTCGACCGAGTCCGCGGCACTGCTGAGGAGCACTTGCTGCTCCTGAGCTATGTTCTTTTGGGCGTAGGGAGTTGGTTCGCTACGGAAAGACTCGAGTATCGCCACAAACGGGTCGACATCGCCGACTGGTTCAGCATTTGGTTTGCGTTTTTTTCGCGCACCAGACTTGCTAACATGGCGGCGCTTCTTAGAGGAAGCCACTGCCAACGACGTATTTGTGGCCGCCACCGCTGCGCGAGGGAACTTGTGACCACACGCCGCGTTCTTACAGACGCGCGTGTTGTTGCCCGCGGCCTCAGTACCGCATTCGCCGCAAACTTTATGCGATTTGCCTTGACGCGTATCGTGCCCACCAGTTGTCTTATGAGGAAAGGGGTGTTTACATGATTTACATGACTTGCTTGCGTTACCGCACCACGTGTGACAGTGGACACATTCCTTCACGCGCGTGCCACTAGACGATGCACAAGCGCCTTTCGAGTCGTTTACGATAGGCAGGGACGTGTTCATGGTGCTAGAAGAAGACATTTTCAGTATGGTAGATGGTGGGTGTGGGCGGGTCGTGGGGTTTACTTGGGTATACGTGTAGTGTACTTGAGTATGAATGAATGAAAAGTTTAAATTAAAACCGTCGTGTTTAAATTTAAACCGTCGCCCAACCACGTATAAATGTTAATTATACCTTAAGAACTCACGAAATTGACACCCAAATATGACCAGGAACCGACTACCACCTGACACCTTTTCGGTTATTTTTCCTGATAATGAGTCCACCTGACCCAACAAAACTTTCGCAGATACCGCCAATTTTTTCTAATGTCGCGGCTGAGGACCCACGGCCGCATAGGGTTTCTGATTAACGAGACTACAAGAACCGATAATTTTTTTTTTTCACTCTGCATTTGTAAGTGCCTTCAACCCCATTTGAGTCGCCTGCACCGCCGCCTCACGTGCCGCCTCCGCCGCCCGTGCCGCCGCCGCCTGTTTCGCGGCAAAGTTCTTGTACAAAGTGACTTCGTCAGGTGTGACGTTGTATTCCGCCATGGTCTTGGACGCCAACGCTGAAGCACCGCGTTCAACCAGTTTTTCGTATCTCACGCGCCACGTCTTCGTACGGCCGCGGTATTCGTTGTTTTCGCGTTTGAGTTCGGCGACTTCGCGTTTGAGTTCGGCGACTTCGACAGTAAATGCGGAGATGGCCTCTTCTTTATCCGTCGTGGATACCTCAACAAGCTGCTGTTTTTGTTCTACGGCGTCAGCGTGTGCTTTCGCCGCTGCAGCCTCTGCAAGTTCGGCATCCTTTAGTTCAATCTTAAGTTGTTCCACACACTGGCATTTTTTCTGGTACCCCGTCTTGTATTTTTCATAGTTGGCCTGCGCTATTTCGTACATACGTTTGTAGTAGCCAACATTCTTTTTGCACGTTTCGAGGGCGTCAGCGAGCTCTTCGTTGTTGTCAGCAAGCTCTGTGACCTCTTCTGCGAGCGATGACGCATTCCAAGCCTGGCGCAACGAACCCCATTGGTCGGGTGGGTCATCGGTACGGGCGCGTTTATGGGAGCGGTCGGACATGTTGTTAGAACTGAAATACCTGACAGAAATTTAATTTAAATTAAATTAAATATGCACCGCCTCAACTTTTTTCCACAAGAGTCGTAAATTTAATTTAATTTAAATTAAATATGCACCGCCTCAACTTTTTTCCACAAGAGTCGTAAATTTAATTTCGCGGACGTCGGAGGCTCCGCAGCCAATTTAAATAAATCGCGTATAAACTAGGATGTAATCTTTTTCGTCATCATATATGTTCAAGTATGTGAATGCCGTCATGTGCTTGACTTCAGTGACCATGGCGGATCGTATAATAACATCTAGAACCGAACTCGATTCGGCCTTGCTAAATTGTATACCGGATTGGACCAGTAGTGATGGGTCGCTATGTACAGGCATCGCAAGTTGGAATGTCACTGCGGTAAACGACTTGTCCAAATTGTTTGAAAATGCCACCGCTTTTGAACAAGATATTACTGGGTGGGTCCTAGGCGGCGTCTCGCCTCCGTCGCGCACGCTAGCCGAGCTCGAACATCAAGACGTGCAAAAGGGCGGAATTTTGAACGAATTTATGTATCCAACGAACGACACACCCGAAAAATGCCCCGTGACATTCGGTTACATGAAACTTGGCGAGTGTCGTGGGTACAAGGCAGGCGACACGGTGTATGAATGGAATTACGACGGTGAGACGTATACGTGGAAGCAAGAGCGTTTTACATATAACGGCGACGGTTCCTACGAGGCGTGCCAGATGGATAATTCGGGACAAGCTAATGGATGTGTCACAAAATACGGTGTCCCTAGTTGCGCAACTCCTTACACGGGTCTGACCAAATACGGAAGTGTAGAGAAAGGTTCATGCTACATGGGAGGCGGACAATACCGAGAAGGTTGTAAATTTGACGAATATGAAGATTCGGGCGTGTGTATGAATTGTGACGCGTATAAACCAGGCAAAGCCTTTTCAATCGTCACTGGAAACGGAATACGTAAATGTGAGAAATCGCAAGGCCAGGAAGGGTGGGCCACATGTGAAGAAGTCAAAGCTAAGGTTGAAGAGCAGGAGAATGGAAATACAGTCTGCAAGGGATTACCACAATCTGGCTCCTCAGGCCCGACGTGTGAAAACCAAGGCGGCTGTAAATTTGACGGGCAAAACAGTAAATGCATTTACGCAAGCGACGGTGTATGTGGCCACTTTACAGACGTAGCCGATACCGCCGAGAGTGTGGATACGACAGATATGTTTAAAGACGCGACGGCTTGGCTTGACTTGTATACGCCTGCGACCGCCGGGAGTGTGAGCGGTCCTCCTTCGGATTGGACTGCTCCCCGACCTTGTGTGGCAACGTCCACCAGGTGTTTGTCTGCCGCGTACTGCAAGGCTGAGGACGCCAACGCACTGGTTCAGGTGTTTAACAACCTGGATGTATGCGAGGAAGATGTGAGTCGCCTACGCGTAACGAAAGATGATGGCGGAGTGGGACAGGGGATATATGAAGAAGGTGTAGCCGCGGGCCGTGCGGAAATACAATCACAATTGGACACGCTTGTCGACCGATTGAATACATGTTGCAGTGAATCAGTTTAGAGTATACATAAATTGAAGTACAAATAGACGTTTGTGTTTAGAATAAATGTTTACAAATCGCGAGTGGCGGTACATCACCAGCCTCAAAAGTTTGACACGGGATGAATACGGACGAATGTGGATTGCGACACCCGACCTCAATGGCTTTCTACTCCATTTACCGTGGTGGGCCAAGGACCGTGTAGTCGATAAAACGTGTCTGCTATACCAGGTTGATTCGAAAGGTGAACTTTTCATATTGAACATCCTGCACGTTTGGAAAATACAAACTGGTATAGATGGGATGCTAATCCAATATAAGACCGACGCAAGACACTGTCGATTAGAAGAGTACTACGTGACGAAAGGACGTTTGGGTAACGTCGGACTCATGACGATTTCGCCATTCGGCGACGCACACGTTGCTCCAACGATGAACTCCGGTCCTCCGACGGTGTAGACTGCGAGCGAGTCGCTTTCCGTTTCTTCGGCGCGGCTTTTGCATTCCTCATAAACAAGAACAGAATGCAAATCAGTAGAAGAGGAATAGCGATGAGAGCCCACATGATTGTTCGCGCTTTTTAAGATGATGTCGTATTTTATTTCATATATTCTATACATGTTCATATTTAGGTATTTAGGCTTTTTGATTGAATGTAATGTCGTCTCTGTCGATGTCCATGATGCTGTCCGAGCGGTCGGGAAATGCGGACTGGACTATCAAACCCTCGGCACCGTCTACGTGGATTCCGGACGAACGTGTCAAGCGATGTTATGGGTGTGGTATAGCGTTCTCGACCTTTCGCCGGAAGCATCACTGTCGGTCATGCGGGCGCATTTTTTGTTCGGCGTGTACCGCGTATCGTGAATTAATACCTTCGTATTATCATACATTTTCGGGTGTCCTGTTCAACACGCCGCAGCGCACGTGTGCACCCTGTACGCAATCGTTGAAGCGTGCCGCCGAAGTAGAGCATTTGATTCGCATGATAAGTATGTTACCGGTGTTGATGACCGATTTGTTTGATTTGCGTTTGGTGAATAAAGAGTGGAATCACGCCACGAACACGATGTTCAGTATTTTTCGGGGTTTACAGTACAAGTTGTCGTGTCAGGCGTATTCTACCATCGAGTGCGACTTTTTGATGACACATTACAAGGAGTTTCACGGTCACGTTCCGTGGCAGGTGCATACACTGGCGGCAATGCATCAACGTGGCCGTGTGTTTTTCAAAAAAGAGGTAGGTCAGTACGAACTACCGTGTCGAAAACTCTTGTGTTCACGCGCGTGCCGGCCCACGTTGTCGGTGGAAGACATCCTGCGTCTCGGCATGACCAATTGTCTGGAAGAGAGTCCCGCGCAACATTGGGTCATCGAGGCGTGGCGTCTGACTGACAACACTACCATGATAAAAATGATGTCGTGGTGGGTCCACTTTTGTTGTAAGTTCGAGACACTATTCAAACATGGTCTTGTTCCATTGGCGGCACAGCGGATGGACCTGATGTTCGCCATGTGGTTCGAATGCGACTTACAAAAAACGCCGCGTCTAACGCACGCTCTTCAACGCGTACAGAAAGCCTTGGAGGCAGACGCTACTATAGAGACGCGTCGGGAGTTGTTGAAAACGCGCCATTTGGTCCAATGCTTCAAGAACATTGTGCGCGCCCCGAGTAAAGAACGCCGTGCCGCACTGACTGCCGCGTTCTTCAAAGACCACGGTCCCGTGCGTTTGCCGTGGAACGTGAACATTGTTATCGTGCGCATGTGTGTCGTGAAGCAATTGCCGTCGTCGTCCAACCCACTTGTTATGGAACTACAAGGCAAGGACGGCACATGTCACATGGTACTTTTGAAGAGTGAGGACGTGCGCACGGATAGAATGGCGATGGTCATTGGGTACTGGATTAATAAGCTGACCTCGGACATCTATGTGCATACTTATGACGTGTTTCCGTTGAACGAACAATGTGGCATTGTCCAAATGATTCCACAAACGAAAACTTTGTATGAAATCCGAAACTCTAAGGAGACACTATTGAATTACATCATGTCTTCTAACGAGAAACTTAGTGTAAAAGCGCTTCGTGACAGAATCGTTGCGTCCACCGCGGGTGCGTGTCTGCTCGCCTTTACCATGGGACTGGGAGACCGACACTTAGAAAATATTTTAGTCTCGTCTGATGCGCTGTTGGTCCATGTCGATTTCGGCTACGTGTTCGGAGACGACCCGAAACGACAACGAACACAAATGCGCATTACCGAAGACATGATTAACGCAATGGGAGGACATCAAAGTGCCACGTTTGCGTCCTTTGTGCGTCTCACACAAGTGGCGTACGGTGCCATGCGTATACATACTTCGTTCTGGTATCATCTGTTGGTATCGGAGTGTTTTATTGTGGGTGACAAGAGTCGACATTGGAAGCGCATTCGCGACCACGCGTTGGACCGCTTTGTGCCGGGCGAAGGTCATGATGAGGCTTCTGTTCAAATCGAATCGGTCGTCGAAAAGGCCACTGAAGAAACGTGGTTTCAAAGCTTTGTCGACATGACACACTCGGCGTCCAACCAAATGACCGGTATATTTCGCATGGAACTATAAGTAGGGACACGTCCAGAAACAAGCATGTCAGTACTCACCAAAAAACATATCGTGTATTTTAAAGCGCCGCTTACCATCAGTGAGACCAAAGTCACTGTTTCTGGCTCATGGTCCGTCGCCGCCGCCATCGACCCCATGGACGCCAACCATTTGTTTCAAATGCGCCTGCACGTTTGGAAACAACAATTCGAGTCCAAAGTGGCCCATGCGTGTGTAGATTGGGTCATCACGCGAGACTCTGTGAACGCGAAACACTCACTGGTGCTAAAGTTCGACGATAATTCCTTTGGTAGATGTCTGCAGGACGAGACGTTCGGCGCACATATTCAGAGTATACTAGACGCCTCGGAAACGATTGTGCCAGTCGCACAAGCGTTTAACAGCTGCATCCAGGGGCGCGTCTGACGGGTTCGGCGGGCAACGCGGGAAGCGACGGCGTCAACCACTCGGCCTGATGCACGAGCACCGCGTCCCGAATTTTAGAGAACAAATTATCAATGCCCTCACCTGACGTCGCTGATGTGTAAATGTGGTCGAACGTGTGCTCTTTGACCCACTTCGTCACTTCACTGGAGGCGAAAGGGTTCAAATCCGTCTTGTTAGAGACGATAATCACGACAGGTTCGTGTAGGCGTGCGGCCTTGTCGTTAATTGTGGCGTACCACTTTTTCAAATCGTCTGCCACAGACGAATCTGCAATATCGTGTACCAGCACGAACACATGCCCCCGAGCGAAATACGACGAAGTAATGGACATAAAACGCTCCTGCCCACATGTATCCCACACAGACACTTTGAAATCGCCCAGTTCCATCGGGACGAAATCGACAGCCAAGGTTGACGTCACATTTAACGATTTCGACTGGTACCGACTTATGATGGACGTTTTGCCTGCTCCTACAGAACCTACGAATACAACATTATAACGCATGTACAAAAATAACAAACATCAATATATAGTCTGTGTCATCAAAACAATTTTGACAGAACGTTTAACAGTGACTCCTCTTCCACAGGCACCGTCGTCGTTGTCGCCCCCTTGAACGTGCGGTCCGTACGCTTGTCCACCAATGAATCCAGTGTCGCGAGTTTTTTGCACAGCGATGGGTGCACGTATGTATCCAGCGTGTCCGTGCCCAACAGATAATATATATCACAGCGTTCGGTTTGAGAAATGCGGTGAATTCTATCTTCGGCTTGAATCATCACACCGGGCACCCAATAGAGCTCACCAAAGACACATTCGGATACACGCGTCAACGTCACGCCAGTGCCCGCTGCCATGATGGACAGTATAGCAATGCGTATGCTGTCGTCCGCTTGGAAGGCCTCCACGTTGGCCTGGCGCCGCGCCGCGGGTGTCGAACCATCAATGCGCATGTAATTGTACTTGTCGCGAATGGCGTCCTCCACCGCGTTCAGGACGACCTGGTGGTACGCAAAGAATATAAACGAACGCCCCTCGGACAAAGCATCAACCACCCATCGCGCAATTGCCTCACACTTTGCCACAGACGTAGCCACGAACAGTTCCGAAATGACCTTCTGACGCTCGAACATTTGCAAGCGCTGCGCTTCGGAGCCCGCAGGCAAACGATACATCGTCTGATTCAACCCCTTCCACTGTCGGAACCCCGACTCCACGTCGGCCAAGTTGCCGCTTTTTACTTCCAGCCATACTGTATGGCGCGTTTTCGGCGGCAATTGGGTGAGTACGTCACGCTTTAGACGGCGCACCATGAAACCGCGTCGCAGGACCCAGTGGAGCTCATGACCCAAACTGGCGCCACGGTCGTCGTATCCGAACGGCGTCACTTTGCCGTTACAATACCGCTTCGCATACGAGGTATAATTCTTCACGTACGCCGGGCGCAACATCATGAGCTGAGAGAACAACTCTATAGGACGATTCAATGCCGGGGTGCCCGTCACCAGCATAGCGTGACGGGCTGACCGCACCAAAGGGGTCACCGCCTTCGTGCGCTTCGTCTTGCGCGATTTGACGTAGTGCGACTCGTCACAGACCACCACGTCGAATACCCCCGTCGGTATCTTGAGTGCGCACAACATATCATAGGACACGATGCACGCCTCGCCCTCCAGTACCTCCTTGCCCTTCTTCACCAACTGACCGTCCAGGTCTAACCATTCCTTCAAAGCATGCGTCCAATGATATCGTAGGTATGAAGGGCACACGACGAGCACCCGCGCCGGCAAACAGTGCCCAATGAAAGAGAGAGCCTGGCGCGTCTTTCCGAGCCCCATGTCGTCGGCCAATAGAACACGCCCACCGTAAACATCAAACGCCTGCTGCACGCCCTCTTTTTGATAGGGAAACAGAGAGGTCCACAGTGCGGACGGGACTTTACTGGCATCAAAAGTGGCCGGCACCACCCGGCGACGCACATTCCACACATGCGACGGAATATCAGACACAGTAAACTTATCGGTCGCCGTTTTCAAAGAGCGCAAATCTACGGCCGCCATGTCGAACGTCTTGCGCTTGTCGTTCACGTGACACGCCTTTTTTATATGATTCACGTCTTCTGACGACATCTTGTGTGTCTTCACGCGAATCGTACCCTCATCGACGAACGATAATTGTATCTGCTTTTTCGGTTCTTGTTTGCGATAGAATCGCGGCATTGTTTAGTAGAATATCGTAGCGCCATAACGAAATAAATAAATGTGATGCATTAGTCATTTTTTTAGTATCTATATCTCAGGATTTTATTCAGAACATCATCACGATCTTCTTCAGAACGGCTTGGTTCTTCGCGTCCACAAAGTCGTGGCGTGTCAGCGCTTCGTCGACGCTGTACCACGCACCGTTGCGCGTTTCTTGAATAGCCTTTTCGCGTTCAGCGGCGACCAAGTCGATGCCCGGAATTTTCTTGTACCAGGCGTGCGGGCAGCGCCAGCCGTTGAAACCCGCCGGGCGGCGCTCGGCGTCTGCAGTGGCCCAGATGCGGTTCATGGCCGACTGTTCTATGTCGGTCACGAAAATGGCGGTCACCGTGGTTTCGCCGGTTTTGCGGGACGTAAATGCGTCTGACCAAACCTGAAACTTGGTCTTGCCCGCCAGGTCTTCTTTTGACGCGCCGGCTTCCTCTTCGGTTTCCTTGTAGAGGGTAGCCTCGACATTGGCCATGTCCCGAGTGGCGCCGCCGTCGACTGCGCCCATGGCGAGCTCGTGGTAGTGCTGACCAGACACGCGCCCCGTAAAATCGTGTAGAATGTTGTGCAGGGCAAGCAGGGGCGCCTCTTCCACCGTGCCGACATCAAAGTCTTTGGCGAGGGCGGCGGTGGCCGTGTCGCGGTCGGGAAAACAGCACATCGGCACCCATTTCTTGCTCAGCATGTGCGCAAGAATCCAGCGCGCAATTTCGGCCGGTACGTACGACTTTCCGAGCAGCGTAAGGGTCTCTGCGACGGTGTAGACCTGGAAAGGTGCGCCCTTGAACGTGTCATCTTTGGGCCAGAATTTTGTGGCCCAATCCGACTTGGTCTTTTCGTCCCAGAAGTGCCGGTCGCCGCGCATCAGGAAGACTACCGTACGTCCGACGCTCATAAATGCGTTCGCAATGCCCGCGACATCATGCGGGGGGTCGCTTAGACCTTCAAAGCCACCGGCATGGCTGGTCTTGACTTTCTTGGAGACGTGTTGGTGGACGGTGGTATGGGCAGCGGCGGACATGATGTATGAGTATGTGTTGTGCTTAAGTAGTGTTAATGATTATGTTAATTTAATTTAATTTAAATTAAATTTCCTGGGAGGAAATGTTCCTGGTCAGAACACTCTAGAGTGTCAAGTCCGCGAAGAAAATTTAACTTAATTTAAATTAAATTTGTCACAGAGTATGTAGATCATATTTTCAGGAATGCATATCACCGGGTAATATCGCAGGAAATAGTTCGACAATGTCTGGACCGACACTCTCAAACGGACAAATGTCTGGACAGGATACCTCGATAGAAAAACACTGCGGTAGTACAGACTTCTCCAAAACCCCACGTGATACTCACACACTCGAACATCAAATACATCAGTTGCGGAAAACTATAGAAGATATGGCTTCCAAACAGGCATCAGAGGCTTCAAACGGGTCTCACGGGCCGCCTAAGACCATCGAACACGGCTATAACACGTTCTTGACGTCGGTCCGTGTAAACAACCGTAGAACCGCCGCATTATATGAGAATCGCCTCGCCACTTTCCGTGAATTCCTGATTGCACGCGGTTCGGACCTCGCCGAAATTACCCCGGAACTCTTCCAGGACTGGCGCGAGAGCCGCACTGCGAATGGTTTCAAAGTACTCGTAGACATCAAGATTCTACGTTGCTTTTACAACTGGCTCTTCGTAGAGCACTACCTTGAAGAAAACAAACTTCGTTTCGTCAAAATGAAACAGTTTAATAAGGAAAAAACGGCACGGGTCACGCGGCAAATGTCAGACAAAGAAGTGCGCAAATTGCTACGGGCTGCTCAAAAGTTTGACTCTAAAATTTACGTATTTGTACTACTGCTGTGCTACGCCGGACTTCGTATTGCAGAAGCATGTCAGATGCGCTGTGACGATATCAAACGCGCGCGTGTCGCTGCCGTACAAGACGCGGATTCAGAATCATCATCAGAGTCGGATGACACAAACTCTGATTCTGATACTCGTTCAGAATATGAATCTGATTCTGACGAAGTCGATTCACCCGAGTTGTACGAACTCCAAAAATTATACAGAGACTTTGTCAAGCCCCTTCCTAATAAATACAAGCACGACAAAAAATGGATCATGGCGAAGCTGCGCGAGAAGGCCGTTTCGAATGTCGCACTGCATACGGCTATGGAACGGAGTGGCTTAATGTGTTCTACACAAGCCCTAGAATGCGAGTTTACTGTTACTGTCCGTGCTGCCAACAGTAAAAATTCAGAATCGCGGACCAGGAAACTACACCCTGAAGTAGGGGCTGTCGTGTATGAATACGTGCAGGACCAGATTACTTCCGGTAAAACGATGATGTTCCCGGCTGGAAGCAATGCACACACGCGCGCGCCTTTCTGGTACTACTATGACGAAATTAAGTCAGGGTTACGTTTTGAGAAACCCGGTGAGTCACATGGTGCACTTACAACGATAGCACGGGACAGATGGGCGACTCTTTCCGATTATGGAAAATACAAGCAGAGGGCTGCCCATTACAACCAACGGTTGAATAACCTGACCGTATCCACGTCAGGTGCACGAGCATGGTTTTATAAGGCCCGCGACGCAGCCAAGTTGCGCGACTGTATTACACCACACTGGTGTCGTCACTGGTTCTGTACGAGCCAACTCAAAAACGGCGTCCCCCTTAAAAACGTTAGCAAATCCATGGGACATAAGAATATCGCCGTGACAGATACATACGCCCACGATGACGACGCAGAGAACGGCAGCGCTGCTCTCCCGTTCGGTAAATCCAAGAAACGGAAAAGCAAACACAAGAAGTCGAAACATTACGTTCCGAAGCCCGACGCCTCTAAAAAAAGTAGGCACCACTAAATTATTCTAATCATCTCAATGTCTATTTCGCTCACACCGCACTATTTAAACATGATGTATAACATCAAACATGCTCGAATTCTCCGGGTCTACATCGTCCTATGAAGACCCACCAGCAAAAAAGCGCCGCCTTGGTCGCGTCGTGATGTCTTCGCGCGTCTCGTACCGTCCGTTGTTGGTAGGCGCCTATGAGTACTATCAAAAGGAAATGTTAAATTCGTTAGTGTCACTCAAACCCAAAACTCACTACGAAGCCGTGACCAATCAAGTCAAGACGAAACAAAAAAATTACGGGGACGTACGGCTGGTGAACATTCGCCACTATTTAGACCACGTAAAGGGCTACGACCGTTCTGAGATGCAAAAACAATTTCACGAATCATTTCTTCAGGCCGTGGCACTTCATCTCTATAAAGACGACCCCGAGGTAGATATGGACAAGATCATGTCCATGAACGAATGGCCGAACCTCAAACAACAGGTATTATGCTTAACTCCTCGGCGCTTCGGCAAGACAACTGCCGTCGCTATGTTCGTAGCGGCCTACTTTTTGAGCGTTGAGAAGGCCCAGTTGTGCATTTTCAGTACAGGAAAGAGAGCCTCGGATGGTATGCTTGACAAGATACACGAGTTCATCAAATTGATTGACGAAGATTTGGGCACCAACCACGATAAGACTTGTAAGCGCAAAGGCGAATTTCTTTTCTACTACGGACCCGGGGCCAACGATGTCCGTAAAGTGGCATCATATCCCTCCGGTTCCGATAAGTTAAGAGGGGTCGGGGGTGACCTTATTTTATTGGAAGAGGCAGCATTTATGCCAATAAAGATGTTCCACGAAGTGATTGTCCCCTTGCTAGAATTAGAGACAACGGCGCTGATTTGTATTAGCACGCCTCAGGACTCTAGCAATTTCTATTCAATGATGTTCGAGATGGTGGACGCCGCCGGTGAAAAACTGTTCAACCAGATACAAATCTCAATGGTCTGCGAGGATTGTAAGTTGTCGGCCCACCCAGAAAAATGTACACATATGAAGCACCTCTTACCCAAGTGGAAAAGCGGTGGAAAACAGGATATGGTCCGACAAATTTATGGGGATAACACGGAAGATATGCTTCGCGAGTCCATGGGCGTGACTACAAACGATTCGGCGGCTATTTTTCAGGACGACTGGCTCGACCAGTTTGCAAACCGACCCCCTTACACGTCGCTGGCCACACCGCGTGTTATATTTGTCGCCTGTGACCCCAACGGTGGTGGGTCTTCACAGATGGCTATCGTCTCTCTTTATCAAGACGCCAACAACTTTGCTGTATGTGGGATGGAATCTCATGCTGCCAAAGGCCACGGTGAGATTCGCAATCTACTCGAGACTCACGTGCGGGCCATTCGTGCCACTTTCGTGTCCTCGTACATCATCTTCATACCAGAGTCGAATCTAGGACACGAGGCCTCACACATGTCACACATGTTAAAAGACATACCAAAGTGTCGCTCGCTGATGGAAAAGGGCGAGCCTGGGGTCATTACCACGCACAAACGCAAGGAATTGTACGCGAACAGTGCCGTCGAACGTTTCGCAGGCGGGGGCGTGTGGTACGCGTCACAATTCGTATGTGCAAATCCGTACGGTGATGCGAACAGCCGTGCCGCGCGTGTCAAGAGAATGTTTCGCAAGCAATTGGGTATGTTCAGCAAGATTGTAGTGCCGCGCGGTAAGGACTATAACATTCCAAAAATCATTTACTCAGGAAAAGAACAAGGGAATGATGATTTAGTAATGACATTTATGATTGGACTCTATTGGTCTATACAATTCATGACAGGACGGTCAGACCCATCCGCAAAGGACGTACTCTAACCGGTCGGCGGGCGCCAGCGCTCCACAGGACCGACGTACTCTAGGTCCTCCCACTCACAAAAGAAATCAAGTTCATCCCCCGCGGTGACAAAAGTGGCTTCCACGGGTTGCTTCGTGTATTTACAAAAATACACTGGAATCTCACTATGTATCTCTGCGTCGCGCAGAGCGACTTGTGCTTGAGCTGAAAACCACGCGTGCCAGGTCTCGGACATAATTACACTCTTAGAATAATACAGGATATACATATAAATGATATTATGTTTTACACAATTTGGATTTCGACTACCATTTTTTGCACGACCAGTAACCCGCTGACAGTTTGCTCTTTTTCTGGTCACAGTGATGACGCGCGCGGAACGCAGCTTTGCGCTTAGGGTCATACGACCGATTACGCATATGCGCATCGCCGAAACGGACGAGACGTGTCTTTCCGCCCTCACATGCCTTCACTTTGAATGGTTTGTTTTTATGTATGGAACGTACTGGGTGATTGCACTTCATAGACCCATATCGACCGTGTCCAGATCGAATCGCCTGTGTCGACGCCTTGACCATTTTTAATTTAAATTAAATTAAATCGTCTTATATTTTCATAAAATTAGATTTGTCATAACTGAGTATTAATGTCGGTCTCACGTATATCATCGGACATGCTGCGTCTGTTTACCAGGAAATCCAAACCAATCATGTTGGGACGATGGGGTGTACAGCATTCGGCGCGCAAGGCAGAGCTGGCCAATCATGACCACTGTGGGGGGCCCCAATGTAGTAAAACGTCTCTTACAAAAACTGAAGTCGATGTCGAGGAATACGACAGCAGTATGGACGTGGCCATATGTGCACTTCAGTCGTTTCACGCACATCCAGTTCTTAGGCGTAAAAAATAAATAAACAAATGATTAATCTTCTTCGTCACCAGACCAACCGTCGCCGGACTCATTGTCCTTCATATATTCTATTTCTATCGCTGGTGGTTTCACTGCTGGTGGAATTGCCTGTTTCGCGCGACATATAGTTATGGTTGCGTCTGCTTTTTTGATGGTGCCTGTCAATGCCACGCATTTACCAACCAGGTTCTCCAACTTGAACTCACGCATTCGCCCGCCCAAAATGTGGTCGTTGTGTCCAAATGCTTCTAGTGGTTTCTTCAGGAGCCTCAATGCACGCATGGGCTCGCCCGGGGCCACAGTATACACGCCCCCATCCTCGAGTCCCAAATTGGAAAAAACGTTGTTGAGCACAGAGATGCCGGTACGTCTTTCTGAAAAACCTGTCTTATCCACGACCTGTATGCGTTTAGAGAATTCGGGGTTAGTCAAGGGTATCATACCGTCCTTACGACGAGGACGGACCACTAGGAGACGTTTAGGACCGCGTCTGTGCACGCGGACCAAATCCTTCCACGCGACGGATTTACCCTTGCGTCCTCGTCGTTTGCCCATTATGACAAACAGCAAATTTAATTTAAATTAAATTAAATCTTGAGCCGTGAAATGCAAAACTTTGCTTGTGCAAATTTAATTTAATTTAAATTAAATCTTGAGCCGTGAAATGCAAAACTTATTCTTCGCTCATTAGGAAAATACGCACAATTACAGAATATGTTTAGTATTAAATGGCATCCGATTAAATATTATCTATGAGGATGAATCAAACTAATACGAGTAGTACATTACGTACCCCACCGAGTGTTAACGACGGTTTAGCTCCGTCAATAATTTTATCTGTCGTGATGCCTGTCGTACTTGTTGTTTTCTGTATTTCATACATGGTATGGTCTATGGAACGCGACACGAGGCCTGATAAAAAAGAAAAAAATAATAAGAAATTGTCTGTACAACCCTTGAAACTAGAAGAAGTTCCTACAAAAATCGAGGTAAAATCTATAGATTGATTTTTATATTTGAACTCTATGTACTATGATACGATAAATATTAAATTAAATTTGTTCTGTGCGGTCTCTTAATTGGTTATCGTTTTCTGGACCACTCGTGTGTATTCTTTGTGATGCGATTCGCCAAGTGTTCGATTTCGTCGGCGGTCGGGTATGAATAAAACTTTTTGAAAAAATACTGGTCGATGTCTGCGGTGTCTTCCATCACATGGAAATCGTCAATGTTCTCAACGTACTTGCGCACCAGACGATTGGACTCTATGTCGGTGGCATCGGAGTCGAATCGTCGTCGTAATAACGCCTTAATAATATTTTCTTGGTTGAAAAGTTTAAATCTGGACGATTTCCAGGTCTGTATGATGTCTCGCGTCTTCATGAGCTCGTGTATGGGTATTCCAATGCTACATGCAAATACGATGAACTCCATAGGGTGTTCTGGACACAGGCGCGCGGCGCCGTTTCTGAACTTGGTCAGATGAATGGCAGACTTAGACTCTTGCGAAAACTGCCACGTGACGGTTTGCGGAAAGCCGTTTTCGGTTTTGCTGCTGGCGCTAAGGGCATTCAAGAACGCTATCACAGACCCGTTAACGTGGTGTACATGTCTGTCGGACGCGCTACGTAACAGCACGAACTCATATTCATCCACAGGCGTTCGAGTGCTTGCCTGTAGCGTACTCGCACATTGTTTGACCCAATCCATAGACACGTGTGCGCGTATCATGTCGGCCATCGTATGCAGGTCACGTTTACTATGTCCCACCATGTACTCGTCCGCCGATTTGGCTAAAGAGAGCTGGTTCATTTGTTGGACGAGCGCTTCGACGCCCTCAATGGCGTTGGTGGGCACTGGTCCTTGAGAGGCCGCCCGACCCACTAAAATGCGGAGGTCCGCGTGCTGTTCCAATATGTCACTCTGAATCGTCATCACCGCGCTAATCTTTTCGTTCCAGGTTGTAGGTATTTGTTTTAACAGAATTGGTAGAAGATTTTCGTCGCGCAGTGCAGACGAAATGTCTAGTGTTTTGCCTGTGGTTGTGTACAGAACTGCGACAAACTCGAGTTCGCGCGTCTTTCCAGCGACGGTAAAATCGACGACGGCGTTTACACCCGGTAGTCGTTGATACTCTTTCCAGCGAGAATACAACGCGTGCGCATCCATTCGTTTAGTCACGACATCGGCCTATATATATGAAGATTTGGTTTTGTACATGCCGAAACGAAGTCGCGACTTGAACCAACAAATCAATGACGACGAACGCAAACGTCAAAAGGTACACCAACGCGGAAAGCGAAAGGTTTCCATTATGTTCAACGGCCGCGGCATTCAAAACGCTATTGTACGACACGTCAAAAGGGAGGACACTGCGTACATCGTAGGATGCGTTGCATGGCTATCGAACAAACGTATTCTCAAATGCATGGCCGAACACCTGAAGGGTGTCACCATTATTACCACCACGGACAAATTGACCAAACGTCGCAAGAATCAACAAGCGTACGCCAAACTTCGCGGGTGTTTTGCCGGGGGTGTTATTCGCACTGTGGGTGAAGGACGTGGGCGTTTCAAGTCGCTCATGCATCATAAGTTTTTGACTGGACTAAACGCTGCGCGTGAACCTATTTGGGTCATGAATGGTAGTTTCAACGTCACTGAATCCGCCGTGACCAACCTGGAAAACATAATGATCTTCGACGACCCAGAGATTTCCGAAACATTCTTCGAAGAATTTAAACGTGTACACAAAATATCAAAACCACTTAAGATAAAAGCTTAATTGTGTTTATATCTACCATAGGATACCCGTTTGAAAAAACCATCCCCTTGACCGTTGACGGTACGCCTGACAACACAGTTCCGTTTCGCGTGCCTGAGACCAATGTTTGTCCCGATTGCACGTGCGCGATAGACCACGTAGACACGCCGACGCTCACGTTGTACAGGCCGTCGACGTACGGAATACGGAAAGATGTCAAATCGGATTGATTCAGATACGTGTCTGTGTCTAAATCGGTGTTGTCGAACAGGGTCGTCGATTCATTTCGCAATTGTTCCAGTTTTGCGGTCATGTACGCCGCCACGAGTTGTGTCCCCGCAGCAGTTAAATTTTGTATGCGTTGTAGAAGTGGACCGGTCGTCGCGTTGGCCGTTTGTGCCGTGGTGAGCAATGTGCCATTCTCATACACACGTGTAAAATCGTACGTCACATAGAAATCGGTCACAAGCACGCCGGGGCGTACCATCTCTTGAAGCGGTCGAACGTGACACGCAGTGGCACCGACATGCGTGTTGGCGGGGCACGCGGTCCAGTTTGCGGCGCCTGCCTTGGCATACGTTCCGACGGGAGTTTGGATGCACGCCAACGACCGTGTCATATTATGTGCGGGTTGGAACGTGCCGGCCGGGCACGCCGTCGCCTGGCCATTGACACACCAATGGCCCGTGTTGCAATTCTCATACACGTTGGGCACCAGCGTCAGCTGCTTCAACATTGTTGACACGTTCGCAATGTACGTGTGTTGCTGCTCATGAAGTCGCAGCCATTCTGCATTTTCTACGGCTTGGTACGCCGCCAGTTTCGTGGCTTTCCCGTCGATGACGGTGTCGTACATTTCTCCCCAGATTTTGACCGTGTTGTACAAACGCTCCATAATGTCGGTGGACGTTTTCAAGGCTTTTTTGGCGTCTGTGGGAGACGTGCTCATGGACAGAGCGTTGACAGGGTGTGTGAAGCTGGTCGCGGCTTGTACAATGTCTATTTTATATGTGCTAAAATCGTGTTGGATGTCGACGTACGTCTCATACAGACTGTCAGTTTCCTCGTCGTGCAGGAACACATGTCGCGTATAGTTGTCGAAAATGGCATACATGTCTTTGAACAGACTTCGCGTGGTTAGCACCGCATACCCGTGCACCGCCAACGGATGCACAGAACGCACACAGTTTTCAAACAAGTCGTGACCATACGAATGTGTATTATAGTCGATAGCCAAGTACTGTGCCGCGCAATGTTTGCCGCGCGTGTATTTGGGGTCATATCGTACATCAAAAGTTTCGTCACTAAAGTCGTAGTATAGATAGGATGAGTGTGTGAGGTTGTGTGGGCGCGCACCCAAAATTGACGGGCTTGTCGCAAGGGGTTCTACGGCGGTGGCGTAGGCGACAATAATAAAGAACAAAATCATAACAACGATTTAAATTGATTCACCCTAAATACTACTATTGTAATGACTGACTTACTCGTTTGACATTCGTATCCACTATTTGAATATTTTCTGTGTTTTTGCGAATCATGGACTCCATTTTGCTTTTCCACTCCTCGTCAGTCGATTTCTTGTACATGTCGCGTATATCTTGAGTGTTCTGTTTCACCCGCTGCTGCAACAATTCCATTTGGTCTTTCACTATTTCACGCACTGTCGCGTGTACATTTTCTTGTATACTTCTTAACTCCTTTTCCATTTTTGCATTGAGCTGTGCGTTTTTCGCTTCAATGACGGCGACGGCTTCACCTTTGCTGAACTGGCGGAATCCAGAGAGTGGTTCAATGGCGGCCATTACGCATGATTGATGTCAAACTTAAATAGTCTCAAATAGCTGGGTCGGTGTGTACATCTTACGTTTTCCCCGCATCTTGTATTCGTGGCACTCGTCCGGCGTCCCGTGTCCGTGACACTGTTTCCAGATTAAAAAAACAATACCAAAGAGAACAGAGATTCCCATGCCGACGAGAATACCGTACACGGTGTAGGTGCGGCTGACTTTGTGAGTTTTGCCATCATGTCGACCGCCCGATGACGTCAACGCGCGGCATGTGTTTGATGCACATAAACACTCAAACGAATTAGACGTCCAATTGTCTGCTCTTGTGTCAACACACTTGCCGTGTTTGGGGCACGAAACGTCGTCACACGGTGTAATAAGGCGTCCGCAGTGTTTGCCATCCCACCCTGGTTCACACAAACACGTAAAATCGTTTATTTCGTCGATGCACGTGGCTCTGTTTTGACAAGGTTTGGAAATGCAGTCGTCGATATTGATATTGCAATTGGCGCCTTCCCAGCCAGGCTCACATTCGCATATATATCCATCTGTGTCCAACAAGCACTTCCCTGTGGAGCCACACGGGTTGTTACTACACCAAGTGGGTGGGTTCTGACATCTATCACCCGACCATCCGGGCAAACACTTGCAAAAAGCAGTGATCCCTTGCATACACTGTCCACTGTTGAAGCATGTGTCTGGTTGACACGTTTCAGATTCCTTTTCGCATCTGTCGCCCAGCCAATGTTGGCTGCAAAGACATTGTATATTTGATATGTAGTTTGTGGATTGGTCGTTGCAAAAATTTTGTTCGTCATTTCCACAAGGCGATTGCACACACGTCACTTGAGACTCGCAGAATTTGCCGCCGTACTGACCCGGTATCTTGGAACACTCGCAGTAAAAATCCGCCAGTTGATCCACACACGGGGCGCCGTTCTGGCACGGGTCGGTTTCACATTCGTCAATTTCTTCGCTGCACGCCATACCAGTCCAACCCGCGTCACACGCACACGTACAATCTTCGGCGTTTGTACACTTTGCACAGTTTCCGTGCAAACACAACACACCATAGTACACACAAAAGTTTTCAGGGTCCAATAATATTTCACACTTTTTTCCAAAGTATCCATTGTCGCATACGCAAGTCCACGGGTTCATTCCGTCTTCCGCGGCACGGTCCAAAGTACATAGACCATGACCACTACAAGGTTCGCCATACAGCAATACGCCTTCGTGATATTTTTCTGTATCATAATCGCACTCGAGTTGTTCGTATGAACAAGCGTCGCCTTTCCAAAACGGTTGTCTGTATACAATATCTCTCGGACATTCGCATTCGATGCGATAGTTTTCGAATTTGCACTCGCCCCTGTCGCAAGGATTTTGAACTTCACAGTCTTTCAGAGTATACTGACAGTTTTTGCCGGTCCATCCAAACTCACATTCGCATTCGTAGCCACCGTCGCCCTGTGTGCAATTTGAATTGTGTTGACAAGGGTGTGCGTCTTCAATGGCAGCGCAACCCAACGTCTGATTAATAGGAATCTCACAAAACTGACCTGTCCAGTCTGAGGGACATTCACACCTAAAAAAATTGAACTCGTTGTCACATAGTCCGCCGTTGATACAAGGGTCATCGTCACAGTTGTCTTTTGGCTGCGCACATGTGAGCCCTTTCCAGCCAACTTCGCAGTCGCAAGACAATTTGTCCTGCAAAAAATTACACGTACCCCTGTCGCATAAAACACAGTCCATGGCAATGTGTTCATACAATAGTTCGATAGGGTCGCACGTACCAGTCCCATATACATATTGATGCAGTATTTTATCGCGTAACATATCAATGTGTTCTTTCACCACTTTAAGGGCATTGGAGTAAGACACGGCGTAGTCCGTAACGGCTTGCAAATAGTGCAGCAACCATTTCGTGGTCGCTGCTGAGGAATCCATGTTGTGGATATGGTCTCGAATGCTATGCGTCACAGCCTCTGAATCCTCCATTTCTTGGCGCAATTGTACGAGTGTGCGTATTTCGGCGGTTGGTACTTTTATGGAAAGCATAGTCGTCAGGTCGCCGACAATAAGGTTGAAATCGTTGACCAATTCGTAGGATTCGTCTAGAACGGTGCGCGCGTCGTACAACATATCGTGCTTTTCGTACTCAATGTTGGAACGGTTGCTTAGAACAATGTTGTCGTAATATTTTTTGAATCCGAGGATGTGTGAGTACAACGCGGAGCTGATCAAGAGTTGTGAAGAACAGTTTCGCGCCTGTTCTATACGGACATGTAAAACTCTGCATTTGTGTGTGGCACATTTTTCCAACAGTTGTAGGTCCACATGTCCGTAGAAGAAATTTGTGCAGCCAGATTCCAAACATTGATACTGACTTTCTTTAAGGTGTAGGTCAGAGTACTCGGATTCATTATACGTCAACTCGTGCCACATAATGTGGTCGTCGTAGGTCCAGCAGTCGCCGTCGCCCGCGGGGTCCAAAATGTCACCGTCTTTGTACGGCACCATGTAGTTGGTCTCGTTCTCGCACGTTGCCACCGGCAGAGCGTCGTGCGCAATCACGACGCACGACGCCAAAAAAATACACCATGCAAAAAGTAATAACATTGTTTTGTTCATACAAACTTAAATACTACCTTACAACCGAACGAAAGGCTGCGTCTATAGCACGTTCAAAAATAACACGGACAAGCTCGAACTGGTCGTGCGCATCTTGCATGGTTTGGCGTGCCTCGCGCACCGCTTCGGCGGAATGTTCGACCGCCAGCTCTTTGGTGGCGTATGTTTCGAGCAACTGTGTGCGTTCTTGTGTGGCGTCTCCAAAAACCCGTTGAAAGCACGACTTCATGTAGTGTAAGGACGAAATAAACGTAGGCAGGACGAGTCGAACATCTTCAGCCCCGAAGAAATTGACCAGCAATTGGGAATTGCATTCTTTGAGACCGCGCTGAATTTTAGTGAGTGGTTCGGCAGCGTCCATGTTGAGCCATGCTTTCACGGCGTATAGCACATGTTCGTTCGCCGTGTATGCCGCTTCATAGTGTTGGGCAGTGATGATAGCGTCGTTGTAGGTCGTTTCTATAGATGACATGACAGTGCGATTGACACCAACGTTATAGTACTCGAAACAGTTGACGTTTAAAGTCCGTCGCAGCATGTCGAACGTATCCATACTACTGGGAACTTGCAGCAGCGTGCTGCATTTTTCGGAAATGGAGGCACCGACCCGATTTGCGTCCTGAGCTTTGACGACATACATCATGTAGAATAGTATGAACCACATTAACATGCCTGATTCGTATTAAATAGTGTTTATCCGTTTATAAAAAATGCAGTATATAAGATGGTATGATTCGTGTACTCAAAATGCACAAGGTCATTGTAGGAATGGTAGCTCTCGCGGGCGTCGCCCAAGGTTTTGAAATCCAAGAAGCTGAAGTGAACACCGAGCGATGTGGTCCAGGCCTCGAGCTCCGTGGACCTGACGGCGCGCTACTCTCGGGTACGTCGACCACCGGTCATGATTACGACGGTACCGCGGGTACGGACAACTCGGCCGTGTGGTCGACCCTTATCCAACAGTACGGTATGGGAATCAAGTTTGCGTGTCAGCGGTACAACACTGAGCTCAACAAGATTTCCGACGGTATGCGTCTTCAGGGTGCGGACGCCGAGTACTGGGTGGAGAAGCCAGACGAATGGGCTCCGTACATCACCAAGGCTCTGCACAAATCCGGATGCGCTATCAGCGAGGACGACAAGAACCTCCAGGATATGGTCAAAACGATGGTCTACATCCACCAGCAGAAGAAGCGCATGTCTAAGGCACAGAGTGAGCGCGATAACTACATGGAGAAACTCGAGGCCCTCCAGAACGAGTGGCGCGTCACCAGAGACGCCCTCAAGGACGTCATGAACGCCCACGCCGATGTGCTCAAGACCAGGCTCGACCGCGCCGCCGAGTACGAGTCGGAGAAGAAGTACTCACAGGCCTCGCGTCAACTGCTCGGCGGGTCCAACAGTGCCAAGACCATTATCGGTGGTCTGAAGGGAGACCTCTCGGCCGCTGCTGCCGAATTCGAGACACTCGCACACCAGGTGAAGAGAGACGGCCTTCGCTGGTCCGTCCTCAATCAGATTGCCAACGAAGGCGAAAGACTGGAGGTATTCGCGCGCTCTATTGAACGCGCCGCGTACGATGTTCTTTCAACGTGTATTGTCAATTACCAAAAGGAAGCAGAGGCTCGTTAAAACAGTAAATTTTAATGTTAAATCTCAATCATATTTATTATTCATCCATGTTTACCTTTAACAACGATTCTACCACATTTTTCTTAATCAAAATGGCCACCTCTTTCATCTCCTTTTCTTTGCGCAACAGTTCGTCAATCGCTTGGTTCAGTCCTAAATAATGCGTTTCCAATTGGTTGAGCCAATCCGTAGCGGTTGCAATATGCACAGACGTCGTATTCACAATCGTCTCAATGTTGCCGTTCAAATGCTCCGAATCCGCCGAATACATGCGACGATTGTTCGACAACAACAACGCAATGTCCCCGGACAATAAAAACGGTTTCGTGTACTGAAACTCACGCAAATACGAATCGCGAATGCGCACCACGCCGATAATGTTCGTCATGGCGTCCTTGGCTTGGTAATTCACAGCGTCGTACGCCATGGCGCGCTTCCAACGCTGCTCTTTCGCGATGATGTAACTGGTCACGTTCGGTCGAAGTGTCTCCAGGAGGTCGATGTCAAAATTGTACGTACGACTCTGATAACAACGTATGACGTCGTCGGACCACGCGTCGAAAGAGGTGAGTACAGGACTGGCATGACACAGTGAGGTCGTCGCACACAATGTCGGCAAGAATTGTTCCCGGTCTTCTTTGGAAATTACAGTATGATGTTCCGAATATTCGCGCGCGTGCTCAATACAATCAAACGCGGCAGCACTAGTCAGCAAAATGAATATAATAAACATGTCAAACAGAATTAAGCAATTATTTATACTATAATTTAATTTACCTAAGCGTGCCGTCGTTTGCGAAAACTAGGGCATCGCCAATGACTCCTTCTTTACTATAGTCCTGAAGCAACGAGTTGTCGTCGGGAATGCCAGGGAAACATCCAGATGAGCGTGACGCCGTCGCGCCGTCATACGCGGAATTGAGTTCGAGAGTACGGACATTCACTTGGCTGCTTTCAGTCAACTCGGGAAGATCCACGCCAAACACAACTGGCTTCACTTTACCTTTCACATTCGAGTACAGACTTTGACCCAGGTCGTTGGTCTCACCAGCGAGTTCGGCGCTAATGCCGAACGGATGCCGCAACCACGATCCCGCTTTTTGTGTGCCCTCGTCGCGCGTCGCCGTAAGCGTCGGGCATCGGCGGAAGAGTTGTGCCTTCGTCGAGTCGTCCACAAACAATGCGAATGGGTCGATGTCCGGGCGATTTCCATCACGAAACAGTTTCTCACCAACCACAAGCGAAAACTTAGCGTCTGTAGTCAACTCCAACTCGAGGTCCAACACAGTCGAATCCTCCAAGTGGTCCACAGAGTCGGGCAAGATAAGCGTCTTGGCCCGCGGGCACGACATAGTGAAACGCGCTACCGTTGACGCGCCACCAACAAGCGGCGTAGAGTCGCCCGTGGCGCTTGTCTGCGGCACCGGGGTTTTGTCGGCAAAAGCTGATGCGTCAAACCTGGCAAAGGTTTGTCCCTGAAGGGTTGCAACGTTGGCCGCAGTGAGGTTCTTCACAGACTCGGACAGGCACAATTCGCCGGCACTGCCAGTGTTCACTCCGTCCTTCAGCACAGCGCCCACGCCAAACGCAATCTCGTCAAAATCAGTAACTTGACCAATCGCTTCGTCGACGACAGAGGCCTCGTCGGACCAAATCAGACGGGTGGAAGCCGGGAAAACGGCAGCGGACAGGTCAACGCCGGCGCCACAGACAGTACTCGGGGCCGTGTTCGGGCCGTCGAGAACGTAATCTTCGTTGGTGTGGATGTAGATGTGCGAAAGCTCGGGACACTTGCTCAGGTCGCCGATGGTGAGCTTGCCACATCCGGTGCCCTGGTAGAACTCCATGATGCGAAGTTTGCTATCGCCAGTCAACGTCCTGTCACAGTCAATGGTAGTGTCCTCGTTGACTTGCAACGACAAAAACTCCCTGCTGTACTGCTCCCGGTCTAGTTCGCAATAACGTCCCGCCAAATCGGCGGTCAGCGCATCGTAGTCCGTCCCGCATTTCTTCGCGCGGGTGGCTCCTCCGACACCGGGTTGGTACTCAGTCGCGTTGTCATAGTAGCCGTCCGCACAGAGAAGACCACACCTTGCTGTAGAGTCGAGTGCGTTAGTCAAGAAAGTGGCGTCGACACCACCCGCGGCAGCGTCTTTCGTGTAACGGTCGCCTTCGAACAGAACCGTGTGACTTGGCTCTCCAGATTCTGCCGCAGGCTGGATGTTGTCGCGGAGTGCCATAGACTTGATGCTGTACTTGTGCGTGCCCGACTTGAGCATCGTTTTCTGCAAGTTACTGGCTCTGTATGCCGCAAAGGTGCCAAGTTCAATGTCACCGGTGTTCTCCACCTTCAGGATGGACATTTGTTCACAGCCTTGGAGATTGCTCGCTGCAGTGACGGCATTCGTGCCGACGCGCATCGCACAAATGGGTGAGAAGCCGTTGGCAGTGGAATCGTGCCCGAGGACAGCCATGAAATGCCCGGCGGCCTTTTCGCCGACTTCATTGACGATTTCGCCGTTGTCGGATTGTGTCAGTTGGACACTAAGAAGATTCCAGGTAATTTCAGAATCTCTGTTCACACGTGCCAATTCAGAAGAAATGGCGTCCGCATTAAATGAAGCTTCGCCATTCACGCGGTCCAAGTAGTTCAACGGGTCTGCCACAGCGACGCCAGCCTCCGTGTACGCCTTACCACCGCCCAACAGCTGTGCGAAATCCACGGCACAAAAGTCGAAGTAATTGTCTTGACCGTCGTCGTCGTAGAACTGACTTTTAGAGTCGGTTGTTTCGATAGTGTCGGCGTTGACGTCTTCCTCAGCGTGGTATAAGCCGACGGTGCCGCCCGTACTGTTGTTTGTGTAAACGCGCTGCCATTGGTACGCGAGCTGGCGGAACGAGAGCACCTGCTCGCCAGACGGGTTGGCTACACACATTTGGTCGGCGTACGTATTTCCGTTGCCCTTGCGGTCCACGGCGGCGTCAGCGTTAAAGAACTCGAACTCTAGTCTGTAGACAATGTCCTGCACGCCGTTAATCGGCACACAGTTACCACCCTTGTTGGAAAACTTGACGTTGTTCGGGTCCGCGGACGCCACGCGCCCACAGGTTCTTCCTTGTCCCGCAAGAGAGTCCTCAAAGTTCTTTTTGATTTCGTTAGAAGCGCCGGGGAACCACGTCTCCAAGTTGGTGGGGACGTCGTTGGGAGAGAACAGCAGCTCGTCAAGAGCAGCTTTCCACAGATCCACCTCCCCGAGTTCTTTGTGTGCCAGGCAGAACGAGTACACGGACGGAAGCGTCTCCTTGAAATTCGAGTCACAGTACGCCTTACCGGTGGACAGAGTCGTCGACAAGTAAAAGTCGTCGCCTGAACCCGCGAAACTGCGGCAAAAGCACGAGGAGCGACGGGCCATGGACTTGTGGTGGGGCGTGCCTTGGAACGCCGCGTAGTCAGTTTCAGCAAGGTCACACTTCGGGTCCAGGGGGCTACCAGCGTCGATGTTGGGCTCAAACGCGCTAAAATCGGCATTGCACTCGAACGGTCCAGAGTTCTCAAGCGGGTAAAAGAGACCGCCCAGTCCCTGTAAGTTGATGATTTTCTCGCGAATCGTCTCAATGATGGACTTGGTGTCGTCAATTTGCGTCTGCCAGTAGTCAGACGCAAATTCGTGCTGCTTTAACACGTATTTTTCCTCGAGTTTGTTTCCGTTAATAGCGAGGACAATGCCACGCAGTGAGGAGCATCCGGCATCGCCCGTGACGACAACCGCATCCGGAATGTCCACCGCACGGCCGACAACCTGACCGTACTTGATGGTGCGTGCAACTTGATTCACTGCAGGGCCAGGAAGGGCCGGCGGTGACGCGAACGACATACAGTACTCGTCGGTGGCGTCAGCGTGCTTCGTGAACCCCAGTTCTGCGGTGGTCGGACCTGCGTCCGGCCATCCTGCAACTTCACCATTGACACACCAAGACCCAGAACCTTTGCACGTGACACCTGTCGCGCATACGCCTGTCGTGTAGTACAACGGGTCAATGCCAATATCATTGACCCAGTTCCACGTGCAGCCTTTGCCCGTGAGGAAAGCATCAGAGGCGACGTTTTTGTCTGCACCCGGAAGATACGTGCATTGACCAGTCGGCGCAGTGGCAGAGCACTGCTTATCGTACTCCCACTGCATGCCAACACCAGTCTTACGCGGGCATGAAAACGCACGTTGGTAATTCGGGGCTACTGAGGGATTACTGTTCGAGTCAAGTTTGCACATCTTCACCTCTGTGACGGCTTGACCCCGAGCCGCACAGATGTCCGAATGTCTGATGTGGTAACCGCTAGCCCGAATCAGCCCGGCAACTTTCGCAACGATGGACTCAGGAAGACAACGGTTGTCACCGCATTGATTCAGATCCACCGCGGCTACCGATGTGGCCAAAGATGCAATAAAACCATCTTTGGCCACAACACTATCCTGGTAGTCGTGTCCAGCCGCCGCAGTATCAGAACCAACTCCCGAAATGTCGGTGATGCCCAGATGATCCGACCCAGGAAGAGCGCCGCAGAACAGCACACCCGTATCCGCTTGCGTATCTTGAATTAATTTGGTCTCCGCAATCAACCCTGGAAGCTTTTGACCAAGCATGAGCTTAATATCTTCAGTAATATGGACTTGGGTACTCGCTAGCGTCGGAATAGCAGCCGAAGCGCGGTGGAACACATCACCTTTCGCAGTATGCTCGTAATGCGCTTCGCCCTGGAACTGGTCCGAGGATTTCAGTGCACCCCGAAACAAACGAGCGTTTGCTCCCAGCGCGCACACAGCACAAATCAGCAGGAATGTCTTCATGCTTTCATGTTTATCTTTTAGGTACTTATATACTCTCAAAAATTACTCAGCTATTGTATGCCGCGATTTTGATTTAAATTTTATATAGTTAACTTTCATTTAAATTTCGTTAGAGTTAGTAAATTAATTTAGACACGTGTCCACAAGTCCGTTCTCCAAATTTCTCACAGACCTATCGTTCATCGTGTGCAACTTGGTCGCCGTCACAGCAGTGGCAGCAGTACGGTCAATGGTTCCGTCTGCTTTACGCGGCGTCAAGTTATCGAACTCATACTTGCGGTCGCCGTCCACGGGACACCGGCGGAAAAACGCCGCAACATTGTTCACGTCGTTTGGCAACACGCCCGCTGTCTCGGCGATAGAAATACCAGGCGCCGCCACCGCGACAGAATCGCCAAGGTACACCGTGAGATCAACACCAGCAGCTGTGTTGAGGTTAATCACGAAACCGATGCCAACCTTCGTCACAGAGTCCGGCACAATGACCTCCGTCGCCTTCGGGCACACCTTTGTCAGCTGGTCGCCAGTCAACGTCACATCGTTCGACAACAAGTAGCTCTGCGCGCCATTCGCCTTATCGGGCAACGGACCCGGAGACCACGGACTAGAGCTCACCACCTCAAGGCCATGACCCGTAGGGTCGATATGCACAACAGGGTGGTCCGCGTTCGCCGCATTGACACACTCAATCTTCGCGCGATTGTCGGTCCCCTGAGTGTACTTAGTTAGCGACTTGTCCGCCGCAGCGCACTCAGCCTGATTTTTGTTGCCCAGGTCCGTACCATCAGCCTGTGTGCAACTCTCCGTTGTGTTTTTACCCTGTTTCACGAACGTGTTTGCTACGGTGGCCGCCGCATCGCACACAGTCTTATTACCGGCGATGGTCGTATTGTCAGCCTTTGTGCAACTCTCCGCGATCGTAGAACCCTGTTTCACGAACGTGTTTGGCGACTTGGCCGCCGCACCGCACTCAGTCTGATTTATGTTGCCCAGGACCGAACCGCTGGCCTGCGTGCAACTCTCATCGACCGCAGCCGTGAACGTATTGCTTTGACCACTGGTCAACTCACCATCGGTGCACCCGGCCAAGTCCACGATACCACTTTGAACAATAGCATTGAACTCTTTCGTGCCGCTAATCAAACAGTGCTTTCCGACGAATACACCCAACTTGTCGGGGCCGCCGGTGGGAGTTGAGAGGTGGTCCTTGCAATTACCCTCAGCAAACGTGTCGATGCCGAACGCTCCAGAGCTAGACATGCAGACTTTACCTGCCAACCCATCGTTGCCGACGGCCGAGGCGTTGACCACGGAACCTGCATCGATTTTCGTTCCGTTACACTGGTCGGTCCATTCTTCATACGTAAAAGTCACTGCGTTAAGTCTACGCCCCACACCGGGCACTCCTCCTCCCATGTCCTTTTCGCACAAGTCCACTTTCGGCCAGCTGTCGCCGGCCACAGCTGAGAAGGCACATGGGCCAACATGGTGTGAATCGTCGCTACTGTTGAATGTGTGTTCGCCCAGGGTGCATTCTTCATCCACGACATCGTCCGTGCATTGAGGTACTGTGGTTCCGTTGTTCTTGCACGTGGCAGCTTCCGGCGCCGCATACACGTTAGCGGGCTCGAGGGCGTCACAGTCGCCTTTGTCGGCATCAGCGTCAACGGTAAGCGCGGTTCCGTTATGGTCTTTGCACGACGATTCGGCAGGGACCGGCGCCACATACACGTTGGCAATCGTTAGGTCGTCACACTCCGTTTGGTTGGCATCAGCGGCAACGTTAAGCGGGTTTCCTAGCGGGTCTACGCACGACGATTCGGCAGGGACCGGCGCCACATACGCGTTGTCAATCTTTTTGCCGTCACACTCGGCTTTGCCGGCTAATAGCGTAACGTCAACCGCGGTGTCGTTCCAGTATAAGCACTCTGCAGCTACATTGGCTGGCGTCGTGCACGTGAAGCCGTAGTGTGCAGAGGCGGCATTTGTTCTATCCTGATCACTACAGCCTCTGTCTTGGGTCTGGTTCTGGTCGCCATTGGCCTCCACGCACCTGAAGTCCAGGTCGGATTTGTCGCCGGTCCCAGGGAGTTGACCGTCAGACTGGATACCACCGAATGCACATTCCTTGGTACCAGTCGTGTCATACACGGCGTCAGCGTTGCCACAGGTTTTGCTACCGTTCAACAAGTTGACCAGTGCCTCGGTGGGCAGGTAATCGCTCTTAATCTCAAGTTTGCCGCCGTTGCAGTTAATCTTCTGGTTGTCCGTGCCATCAATCGTGCACAAGAACCCACGGTGGAGTCCCTGAGCGGCGGTGACGTCATCAGCGGTGCAGACTTCCCCGACACCGGTCGCGTTAAGGCACTTGAATGTGGCAGTGGCATCCTGTTCGACTATAGGGGTAACTGTGGCAAACGGAAGTTTGAGCAGTTGTCTGACTGCGTCTTCACCACCGGCAGGGATTACTGTCTCCTTGGAGCACGCCTCGCCGTCCGTGACGCCCGCACCGCCCACGTGAGTGATTGTGTTTGCTACGCCGAACGCGAGTTTGCTCGGAGTAGCACTGGAAAAGTCGGTTTCGTCCTTGATTTTGTCCACAAGATTTTGGTCGTTGGACCAGATGAACCGAACACCGGCACCGATTTTGGCACCGGACACGTCCAACTGAGTGAGCGCGCATCCGGCGTCTTTCTTGATGTAGATGTGGCTCAATTCAGTGCACAGACTGAGGTCGCCGATGGTGAGCTTTCCGCAGTCGGCGGGCAGCTTCACGTCGATGACCTTGAGACCGGTGGAACCGGCCGCGCATTCGAGTTTGGTGTTTCTGTCGATGGATTTGCTTAGGAATCGGTCCGCGGTGCCGTCGTTATAGGTATTGCCGTCGGAGTTCTTCTTTTTCGCGCTGTTGTCCTTTTCGGCAAACACGGTGTTGTCAAAGTTGCACGAAGCGGCGTTGAGGTTGCTTTGAGCTCCGCCGGAAGTCAACTGGCAGAGTGTGTGACTGGCCAGTTGAGACGGGGAGTAGTCCACGTCGCAAGTGACGCCACATTTCGTGCCATGCGATAGAGAATGGACGTCCAGCGAGATGCTGTTGTTCCCCTCGCCTTCGTATTTGTTGGACGCAAAGTTGACCGTCTTGCCCTCGCCAATGTTTCTGAGCGCCATTTCGGCGACAGTGACTTGTCCGGGCAGAGTGAGGGTCTTCAGGTTCTTGGCGCCGTAGAAGGCCCATTTTTGGACCTCGAACGGGGTGGTGACACCGACGCCGGCCGCCGTGGAGAATTCCTTGATGTCTTCGCACGAGTAGAACCCGCGCGCTTCGACTTTGGCGCCCGACGCGATGACCTTAGGTTTGCACAACGGGATGTTTCCGATAACGTCATTGCCCACTTCGTGCGAGTTGACGCGTTTGAAATGTGCAGCCGCACGGTCTCCAATCTTTTTGATGATGCGTCCAGCTTGGTCGAGCGTGAGCTCGTCCGACAGCTTGGACCAGAGCCTGTCTTCAGACTCAAGTGCGTTGTTTTTGGCGTTGGCGGTCGCCTCGACGTTCTCGGACGCTTCAGAGTTGACGCGTGAGAGGAAATCAAGGGGGTCGGCCACCTTCATGCCGGCATCTTCGTACGCTTTGCCTCCACCCAGCATCTGTGCGTAGTCGACGGTGCAAAAGTCTTCGTATTGACCCGCACCGGCGTTTGTGTTAGAATCGTCGTAGAACTGTGCTTTGGGGTTGTTGGTGTGAATGTCGTCGCTGTTGTCGTCGGTTTCGGCGGGCAGTTCGTTAGCCGTGACGGCACCCATGCGCTGCCAGACGTAGGAGAGCTGGCGGAACGAGAGCACTTGGTCGCCACCGGGATTGGCGACGCACATTTTGTCGGCGTAGGTGTCTCCGTTACCCTTGCGGTCGACGGCGGCGTCGGCGTTGAAGAATTCGTACTCGAGTCTGTAGACGATGTCCTGTACGCCCTCGAGAGGGATGCAGTTTCCGCCCTTGTTGGAGAACTTGACGGAAGCTGGGTCCGCGGTGGACACGCGTCCGCACTTGGTCCCCTGGCCCGCAACCGAGTCCTCAAAGTTCTTTTTGATTTCGGCCGACGCGCCGTGGAACCACGTGTCGAGGTTCGTCGGGACATCGTTGGGTGAGAACAGCAGCTGACTCAGTGCATTCTTCCACTCGTTGGTCTCGCCAAGTTGCTTGTGGAGGAGACAGTACGTGTAGACGGACGGGAGTTTCTCCTCAAAGTTGGTGTCACAGAAAGCCGCGTCTGGGGCTTCCGTGGTCGTGAGGTAAAAGTCGTCACCCGAACCGTCGAAACTACGGCAAAAGCAGGACGAGCGCAGTGCCATGGATTTGGTGTGCGGGGTGCCCTGGAACGAAGCGTAGTCGGTGCCCGCGAGGTCGCATCTGGGGTCCGTGGCACCGCCGGCGTCGATGCCATTCTCGAAAGGTCCGAATTCGGAATCACACTCGTATTTCTTCGAGTTCTCCAGGGGGTAGAAATAGTTTCCAAGTCCCTGAAGGTTGATGATTTTCTCGCGGATGGTTTTGACAATGGCCTTCGTGTCGTCGATTTGGCCCTGCCAGTAATCTTCGGCGGCTTCGTGCTGCTTGGAGACGTAGGTACGCTCGAGCTTGTTACCGTTGATGGCGAGGACAATACCGCGCAGGGAAGTGCAGCCGTCAGCAGCGCCGGTGACCACAACCGCGTCGTCAATGTCGGCTTTTCCGCCGGTGATAAGGCCGTACTTGAGAGTACGCTTGAGCTGGTTATGGACCGGAACGCACGCGGCGCCCGCAGAGTCAGACAGTGGGTCACCGGCGGCGAGGTACGAGCACGGAAACGGTACAATGGCGTTGTCGATGTCCTCGACACACAGGTTTCCAGAGTCGAGCGCGGCAACCTTGGCCGGGTCGTAGATGCACGTGTCGTCGCTCTCGACACAGTTAGAGGCGGCACCGGTAACAGCGTCACACGGGGAACCCCCTGTGGCCGAGTTGTATCCGGTGTTCGCAGTGCCATCGGCGTTGACGCGGTAGTTGACTCCGAACGCCGCACACTCGCGGTCGTACTTCCACTGGTCAGAGAATCCCGTCTTCTTTTTGCAATTAAACTGCTTGACAAGCGAGGGGGCGGTCACGAGGTTACACGTTCTCGACGTGACATCGGCGACAGTACCTCTGGCCCTGCAGATATCAGCATGGTTGACGTGGTAGCCCTGTGCGCGGATAAACGACGCCACGGACGCCACAATGGAACCCGACACGCAGTTCGAGTTTCCACACTGGTGGACGTCATCGGTCTCGGTAATCTGCGACGGTTTGGCAACGACACCGTCGTTGGCCACAGCAGAGTCCGTGTACGCATGGTTCGGCGAAAAGGGGTCTGTACCGACAATCTCGGACAGCTTCTTTCTCGCACCGGCACCCGACGTGCGCTCGTAAGGATTCCCGCAAAAGGTGACACCGGTGTCGACCTGCGTCTCCAGAATTTCACGGATTTGCGCGACGTAACCGGGCATCTTTGCCCCCAAGTTAATTGCAATGTCCGAAGTAATATGCGCCTCTGTCGTCATGCCAGATTCCGTCGCTTTGTGCTCCACGTCACCGCGATGAGTGTGGTCGTAGTGCGCATTGCCCTGGAAGTCAGCAGAACCCTTCAGAAGGTGGACAGAACGGAGGAAATCCTTTCCTGTCTTGAGGAGGTCAGCACCTCTGAAAAATCGCGCGTTTGCGCTCATTAACATACATGCAATCAATGTCAGAAAAAACTTGTTCATTTTCTTTCGTGAATAAAAAATATGTACTTATATACCGTAAAAAATAAATACGAAACATGCTATGGTTCCTCTCGCTAATGTGGTTTTCTGTTGTCGGCGCGCTCGATTTGGCGACCGTCCAATCAAAACTATTTACGTGTACCGAATTTGAAATCCTAAAACGGGACAACGTGGACAACGTGCTGACTAACGTGTACCAGTGCATGTGGGACACCCACCTTTTTCGAATGACTCAGGCCTCCGTAGACGAACGCTTGCGTCTACCCGTGGAGGAATACAAGGCTAAATTAGACGCGTACGAACAGCTGCAACACACTGCGGCCAAATACGAGGCAAACTCAAAGCGCGAACTGCGCAATATCCAACGCGATATCGTGGCCGTCCGTATGAACCTCAAGTATTTAATCGGCGAATCCCACCTACCTCCATTGACGCATTTAAGCGACGAGACCAATCTGCGCAACGTGGACGAGTATTTGAAACAGAATGCCCAGTATGTCGCATTTGTGAAGGCGATTCCTATTGGCACGTACAGGAATCGTCTCGGCAACATTACCTTTTACTCGGACCGGTTGGAACACGCACTCAACGAGCGTGATATCAAGCGCGCGGCGATGCAGACGGCCGTCGCTCATTTTCGAAATGAAATCGTATCGCACTACTCTTCATACATCGTGCAGTGAGCGGAGAATGTCCGCCGTAATTTTGTCCGTCATTTTGTCGATATCTTCGCGGCATTTTGTAGCGTCCGCCTGGCGTTGTTTCGTAATGTTTTTCCACAGTGCGTAATTGGAACGAAATTTCGTGATTTGTGTCTCGACTTTGGTAGTCACCTCTTCGACATGTTCCACGCCGTGCACGATACAGTGGTCCGCCTTCTCGAGTTGGTCAATGAACATCTTCGTTACCGATTCAAACCGCGACTCTTCGTAAATGTCTACCGTCGTAATGGCCTTCAAGGGGTTGGCACAAAAAGCCAAAGTTTCAAGTAAATGCTGTGACTCGACGATGGACGAACCCAAATCCGACGTCATCGAAGAGATGGTTTTTTCCAGGGCGTGGTACTCAGAGCGCGACTGCTCCGTTTCGCCGATTTTACCAATGCAAAAGTCAAGTATAGTTTTCAGTTCTGGTTTGTAATGGTCCGGAAAGGGCACATAGGCGCGCGCCAGACACTTTTCGGATGCACGAATCATGTAGTCTGCGTTATTGGACACAGAGTACGGGTCTAGAGATAGGAGACACGTGTGTATATATTGACGTGTATGAGCCTGCGCACCCACGACGAGTAGGAACAATATAAAAAACATCTATAAATGGTTTAGCAACATTTATACTATGAAATGGATATTTCTCATGTTGACCACAGTGGTCGCGGTCCGAGACAACGCCAAAGTCATGTACTGCGTGCCTATGAAAGTTGTTGAATGGAACCGCGATGATTTGGTACGTACCACACAAAAGTGTCTCGACAACAACTTTGTACGCGAACACGGCGACATTGAAGCCTGGGCTGACGTGTACATGGACGCCCTCGAAGCACGTCGGCACGCCGACAAGGAAGACCAAAACCTCATATCGGCTCGGCGCGAACTAATGTTGACTCTGCGCGATACACAGCTCAAAGTCACACACCACACATACGCCGTTGAAAAGTGCGCCTCACGCGCGAATAAAATGCCCCATGACATCGCCGAGGAGTACACAAACGAAATGGAACTTGCTATGGAATCCTCAGAGGTGTGGCTGCACCATGCGCGCCAAGATTTAAAGCACTGTGCCAGGGTGTTGCACGACGTCGTTGCGCGACAACAAGAACATATGCGACATCATCTCATAGACGACCACGTTATATTTGCCAAACAACTGCAACGTGCCGAAATAGCGCGCGAAAATGCACATAAAGAACTGCAGCACATGCTTGATTTGCGCGAAGAGCTTATGCAACTAGTGTAGCGGCCGACTAGAGTGTTTTTGCAACCAGCCTGGCATAAGTTGGGTCCACGCGCGAGAAATCTCCGGTGCGATGATGCCCGGCATATTGGCTTTGAATAATTGCGAGTCGGTGAATTTAGCTCGCTTTTCTTTCATTTTGTCCAAATTGTCCAAGCATTTTTGAAGTGATGCGCTTGAAATCACGACTTCGGTCGCGTTCCCGATGTATACATCTTCAATGGGCATGCACGCTTCATCCTCGAAGCCATCGTTTACGGACCCCGGGTCTTCGAAACATGGGTCGTATTCGAACATGGGGTACACTTGGTCAATGTATGTCAATACGTCGAACGTGCGCGTGCAATGTATGAGCACCTGGTGTTGCGCTTCTGCAAACGCTTTCATAGGAATCTGAACATACGAGTCCGCCATGAGGGGGTAATACTCGTACAGCTCACGCAACGTGTCGGCGTAGTCACTCTCAATCGGGGCCTCGGGACATATGCTGTGGTCCGCGACAAAAATACCCTTGTACGACATTCTGCGAAGCACAATTGTGCACATGTCGTCGACGCTGTACAAGTACATGTGTCCCAACACTGTTTGCTGTATCATGGACAGAATTTCATTCGACCGTGCGCCCTGTACACAAATAAAAAAAAGTAGAAAAAGAATCATTTGTTTAACATTTACTCAGTTTAAATACTCTTGGCGTCCAAATCTAGGTGCCGAAGGTAGGCCACATTGATGTCTTGCATTTCAAGATTGGCGTCCACGAACAGGTCGAACTGCTTTTGCGTGAACGGCTGCTGTAGTTCTTTCAGATCTGCGCCGTGCACAGCTTCGTTGCGGACTACCACCGTGGGCAAATACTTGAACGGGTTAGGCCCATCGGAAATCATCAGGTCCCAACAATACATGTTCACCTCGGGATATTTGGCGCTCACCACGTGCATAATGTCGGCCATCTCGGCCGCATCCGTAGCGTTGGCAAAGTACAGTGTAAACGAAACGTTCGACCCATTCAACGTCTCCGGTGCATGTTCGAGATTCAGTAGCTCGTGTACACCCTTCGGCTGTTTCCATATCTTTGGGGACACGCTGTCCTTGATGGCCCGCAACGTAGATATTTGTTCGGATACGGACGCGTCGGAGCCTGTCTCAGTGACCACGTTCCATTGCTCTGGTTCCCACACGTGCGTATCAAAGTTGGTTGCATTGTCTTTGAGTGTTAGGAGGACATACGGATACTTGTCGTCAATGCCGAGGAACCGTTGCAAGAAGGTATCTGTCACGGCGTACGCGTCCACGTCACACTCGATGTTTTCAGTCGACCACACGGATTCGTAACCGTCGGCCTTGTTCGACAATGTCGCTTCGAAATAATCGAAATCGTGGGCACTGCACGCATATATACACATTGCGAAAACCCAAACGTACATTTTGAACGATGCAGTCTGCTTATATATCCCAACCCACAAAATCCCTCTTCATCTAGTAGTGAACGTTTGGACGAGAAAAATTCCGCGGTCCGACAAATTTAATTTAATTTAAATTAAATTCACATATTACTTTCACTCGAAGCCGAGAGGAAAATTCCGCGGTCCGACAATATTTAATTTAAATTAAATTAAAATTTAAGATCCTTCTCTAATTTATTTGTCCTGACAATATTTAATTTAAATTAAATTCACAATTTTTACAATCACTCGAAGCCTGGCTCCGCGGCCAATTTAAATTAAATGTCGGTCCCTTATCTCAAGCTAAACTTTGCAGCTTCCGTGCCTCTACGCATATATGATAACGGCACCTATTACGCCCCCAACTCGCACACCGTGACCATCGGCCTGAGTGGAGCACGGCGCAAGCCGTACATACATTGGTATCTCAAGGGTTGGTGTCAAGGGTACTTCCGTCTGCACCATGAAGGCAAAATCAGCGCGGACGATTTATCTGCCTTCCTTGAGCAGGTTGGTCATACGCGAAAGTTCCATCTGGACGCATCGTTTTCGGACCTCGAGGTGCCAATGTGTGCGGCCATGGAGGGCATCGTCAAGCAGCTGAGCGCGTTGTCAGGCATCGGCTGGACGTATTCGTCGGACGGCGTTCACGGGAACACGCTGGTAAAGCAACTGCGCGAGATGGATACATTTTGTGCGAAACATTCTGATTTAAATATTGAAAGTTTAATTTAATTTTTTATTCTAGTAAATGATTTCTGATTTATGAATTAACACGAAGGCGGGACACAATACGCACCGGTTTGACCGGCGCAGTTATGAATCGCCATTCCGTTGCCGTTGCACAGTGCTACGCAACTCGAAGCGACGTCGAGGTCGTCCGTAATGGTAACATCGTCCCCGAACGTTCCGGACCAACATCCCGCTTGCGTGGCGAATATGAGGTCAACTCCTGATGGGCCATATGGGCCACTGTTCTGATGGCACATGACTCTACCTTGGCCGGACTGGAAACCCCAATAATTGTACTGTGTCGACGTTTGACCGTTTGGAGCTGTCCAGACATAGCTGATGGGGGGAGCACAGGTGCCGGTCCCGCCGCGACAGTCGGCGTGCGTGGCTAAATTAGCCGCACTTTTGGTGTATATCATCCGACGGCCGTCACTGCAAGTCATTTTGACATCGCCTCCTAACACCAATCCCCACTCGTAATCGACTTCGCCATTCTCAGCAGCTTGGCCCCATTGTTCATGGCAACTTCCCATCTGCGTCTCAGGTGTGCCGTCGGAAGCGCACCATCCGTTGACGTTTGCAAAGCAGTCCTCTTTATCACGGCGCTCTTCGCACGTTTTTTGGCCTTCATTGCCTTCAAACAATTGCTTTTGTGTCACGGTAAAGCACGAACGGGCCCCTCTCGAAGCGGTCATCCCGTCATAAGCCCGGTCGGGATTAATAGAACGTTCAAGGATGGTAAAAATGTCAGTCGTCTCGGGAAGGTTTTTGCCATAGCTGACGTATCCGTATCCGTACGAAAAGTAAGGCTGGGACACGATGTTAGGTGTACTGTAACCCGTTGGCTGGTCGCCCTCCTCGGCACCGATGGCGTACAATGAGCGCGGCAGCAGCATCGTACGACGCGTGCCCTCGTCACGGTCAAACGTGAGCGTCGGACAACGACGTCTAAGCCTGGCTTCGCGCTGGTCGTCAATGAAGAGCGCGAAATTGTCGACGTCGGGTATCCGTCCGCCAGTGTTCGTGGTCCCGTCGAGCAACTTCTCACCGGCGAATATTTGAAACGGACGTGCGCCAGTAATGTATCCACCGCCTTGGTCTGTTTCGTTGGCCACAATGGATTCGTCAATTTCCAAGTCGAGAATCGCAGAGTCACCGAGACGCGGAATGGAGTCCGGAAGGACCAGTTTTTCCGCGAACGAGCACTTTTTCGTGAAGCGCGTTTTGACGGAATCGCCTGCCACGAGATACACCTCGTCTCCGCGCACCGAAGCGGACGTGCCATTTTTGCGAGCACAGTACTCGCCGTCGGTCGAAACAGAGACGCCGTTTGCGTCTCTGATGTCGCTGCCAGCACCAAAGAAGATGAACGACTTGTTAGAAATCTCGACGGCTCTAGCGTCGTCGGTAAGCCCCGCGTCACCAGTCCAGACGAAACGCATCTTTTCACCGAATTTGGCGTTGCTGAAGTCAACCTTGCTGGCACAGGACGCGGCAGCGGGCGTGTTGGGGCCGGTCGTCACGTAGTCGGTCTGCGTGTGGATGTAAATGTGCTCTAGGTAAGGGCATTTAGAGAGGTCTCCGATTTCGAGCGTTGCACAGTCCGTGCCGAGGTAGAATTCGGCCATGGTGATGGTCGGGTCCGTGAACGAGTCTGTGGTGTCGAATGGCTCGTTGAGGCTCAGGACTTTTCCCGTACCGTAATTTGCGGCCGTGGGCAGTTCGCGCGTGAAAAATGTTCTGGGACTTTTGTCGCAGTCGAATTTAGTGTCGCGGGTAATCTGTGCCGTGTAGAATCCGAACTTCAAGGTGCCATCGAACTTGTCGTTTTGTACCTTTGTTTTATCTTCGCGCGGCGACGGGACTTGGTACACTCTGCGGTCGAGTTCACAGTGGCGACTACCGAGTTCGGACAAGTTGTCGATGTCGCATAGCGGAGGGCGTGCGCCAACCACGTCCTCCACGCCGGCACGTTCGGAAAAGTACTCCGTCGCGTTGTCAAAGTAACCCTCGTCGCAAAGCAATCCACAACGAGTGTGGGCGTCGATGGAGTTGGCGGACATTGTGACAGTGATGTCCCCGCTGCCCGTGGGAGAATATTTATCTGACTTGAACAAGATGACGTGGTCTGCGCCCAGATTGTTGACTCCGTCGTATTGGGCGTTTCCGCGGAATGCCATCGCCTTAATGTCGTACTTGCCGGTTCCGGAGCTGAGGACCGTCTTACGCAAATTCGGTGCGTTGAACGCAGCAAAGCTCCCCACGTTGACATCGCCATCGTTGGTGACGTGCAGCTCGAGGGCCTCTTCACACTTCGAGATTCCGTTACTGCTAGTAATCTCGGACATTTGAACCTTTTTGCCGCACAACGGCGTAAAGCCAGTCTCGTCACCGTTGTGTCCGAGAATCGCCATGAAATGTCCGGCGGCCTTTTCACCGATACTGTTCACGATGTTGTTATAAGTGCTCTGGTACGGAGAACCCATGAATGTGCCAAGATTGCCGACCTTTTTGCTCTCTGTCAACTGCTGCATAATTTTGCTCCAGAGCACTTGTTCCTCCGCCTCGGCTCTGGATTTGGCAATTGTTGTTTTCTCGACATTGAACGACGCTTCGCCGGAGACACGCACCAAAAAGTCTAGCGGGTCAGCGACCATGGTGGCGCCTTCCACATAAGCTTTGCCGCCGCCCAACAACTGTGTAAAGTCGACCGAACAAAAGTCTTGGTAGTTGTCATTGCCATCGTCGTCGTAAAACTGGGCCTTGTGGTTTTTCGTTTGGATGTTGTCGTTATTCACGTCGTCCTCCTCGAACAATGCGCCTGCGACATTCGGGTTCCGGCGCTGCCATTGGTAGGCGAGCTGACGGAACGAGAGTATCTGTTCGCCCCCTGGGTTGGCCACACACATGGTGTCGGCGTAGGTGTTTCCGGAACCTTTGCGGTCCACGGCGGCGTCGGCGTTGAAGAACTCGAATTCCAGTCTGTAGATAATGTCCTGCACGCCGTTAATAGGCACACAGTTACCACCCTTGTTGGAAAACTTGACGTTGTTCGGGTCCGCGGACGCCACGCGTCCACAGGTTCTTCCTTGACCAGCAATAGAGTCCTCAAAGTTCTTTTTGATTTCGTCTGAAGCGCCATGGAACCACGTGTCCAGGTTGGTGGGGACGTCGTTACGCGAGAACAGCAGCTCGTCGAGAGCGCGTTTCCATTCTTCGGTCTCACCAAGGTCCGCGTGTTGAAGGCAGAACGTGTACACTGACGGAAGCAACTCCTTGAAGTTGGCGTCGCAGTACGCCTTGTCCACCAGAGTCGTCGACAAGTAAAAGTCGTCGCCCGAACCCGCGAAACTGCGGCAAAAGCATGACGAGCGCTGGGCCATAGACTTGTGGTGGGGCGTGCCTTGGAACGATGAATAGTCGGTCCCAGCCAGGTCACACTTCGGGTCCTCCGGTCCGCCAGCGTCGATGTTGGGCTCAAAAGCACTGAACTCGGCGTTGCACTGGAACGGGCCAGAGTTCTCAAGCGGGTAAAAGAGACCGCCCAGTCCCTGTAAGTTGATGATTTTCTCGCGGACAGTTTTGATGATAGACTTGGTGTCGTCAATTTGCGACTGCCAGTACTCCTCCGCCGCGCGGTGCTGTTTCAAGACAAATTTGAGCTCGAGTTTGTTGCCGTTGATGGCGAGGACGGTACCGCGCAAGTACGCACACCCGTCAGTGGAGCCAGTAATCGCCACCGAATCGCGAATGTCTGTACCGACACCGTTTGAAAAGCCGTATTGGATAACACGTGCCACTTGGTTGGGAGAAACGTCACCCGTCTGCAGTCCCATTTTTGGGTTGTTGGTGTAAAACTTCATGCAGATATTTTCGTTTGCAGGAATATACGCATCTCCGCCGGGGCGCTGACCAAAAGCTTGGCCATTATCGTCGGGAATTTCTCTTTCCCAGAGTCCCCCACCGGTGCCTGGACAACAGGTGGACGGGTCTTCAGGACATTCGGTCTTCCCAGTCGCCTTTGAATGACACGTGCGGCACAAACCTTCCACGGGTTGACTAAAACCAATGTTGTTCTCTTTGTTTTCAGTACAAGTTTGGTTCACGAGGTAGTCATAACTAGCAACACATCCCAAAGTATACGGTCTGTCTCTGCCGTCGTCCGTAATCCATTGGCAGTGGGTTGCCGCGTTCGGGTTGCGACAGTCAGCTTCGTTAACGACGGAACACAATTCGTCTTGTTCCCACTGCGGCGACACAGAGCGCGGGCACGAGAACGTCCTTCTGGAGAACGTCCCTTGAACACTGCACTTACTAATGTCGTAATTTTTTTGGCCCATAGCCGTACAAATGTCCGAGTGTTTGACATGGTACCCACGTGCACGGATAAGCCCTGCCAACTTTGCCACGAGACTATCCGGCTGACATTTGTTGTCTCCACATTGGCCGAGGCTCGCGGCTTCGTCAATCGGTCCTAAAATGCCATCCAAAGCGACAGGCGAATCCGAGTAATCGTGACCCACGAATAGTTCGTTCGACTGTTTAAATGCGAGCGAGCTAACTCCGGCCGCGTTTACAGCAGCTTCGGCGCCGCAGAACAGAACACCGGTATCGGCCTGCGTTTCCATATTCTCACGCATTTCTGCAAAAAGGCCGGGCAGTTTTTCTGCGAACATCTGTGCGATGTCTACTGTAATGTGTTCGATTGTCGAAGCTTCCGTGGCAGGAGTCGCCGAAGCGTGGTGGTACACTGTACCTTTGTACGCATGCTGCTCGTGCGCGTTGCCCTGAAAATCCGAAGACGCACCGAGCATCCCTTGGCCGCGAAAAAAGCGGGCTTCTGCGACAACCAATGAAGCAATTCCAAACAGTAAACTCTTCATGATATATTTAAAATTGTAGGTCCTTATATAATGCATACTTGTTATTTTATGACGATGAGTTTCACTGACCAAGAATTTTTAATAAGTATATAAGCAAACTCTGTTGATGCAAATGAACGTTAAAACTTATCATATCACTTGTTGCGCTTTGTTCGCATGCATGCTTTTAAGTCAATGGTTTTGTTTTGGGGTTGTTTTACTCTCTTGGTGGTTTCAACTCGGTAACATTGTCTTGACGAAAATCATGCTCGACAGCCCGTCCAACGAAGGCGTACAGAGACGTTTAGAGCGCAAGTACTACGAACATTCTGGCGTGTCAATCTTAAAACCGTTGTGTGGCGCCCCGGTCACTCTGTACGAGAACTTGCGCACCTATTTCACACTTCAATACCCCGTGTTCGAACTCATATTCTGCGTCACCGACGAGGACGACCCAGCATTGGAGGTTGTCAAGAAATTACAAGAAGAATTTCCCGAAGTGTCCACCATTGTCTCCACAGGAACCAAGGACGTGGGCGTGAACCCCAAAGTGTGCAATTTGGCTACTGGTTACGATGCTGCCAATTGGGACTTGGTGTGGATAGCAGATGCGAACATAGTTGCCTCTGACGCTGCTCTACAGGATATGGTGGACAAGTGTGTGTCCGGTTCTAGATTGGTCCACCAATTAGCATGGACTGTGTCCGGCCCAGCCGTCGAGGCCACGTTGGGTGCCATCTCTTGCGGCTCCATTTTAGAACGCTGGTACTTTGCCTCGGCACACGGAAGACCCTACACTGTCCTGAACCACGCGGTATGTACTTGTCTGAATGGCATGAGCAATCTCTTCTCCAAACATCACATGGACGCTATAGGCGGCCTCGAACAATTTGGCACCACACTGAACGAAGACGCTGAAATCGGTTTGGCCTTTGACCAACACGGTTACACAACATCCATCTCAAAACACGTCGCAGTACAAAACATCGGGCCCATCGGTATATGTGATTACGTTGACCGAAGAGTTCGGTGGACACAGTTGCGTAACAAATACACAAAGACAAGGTGGACGGCACCGTTCGAAGTTATCGTTGACAGTCACGTTGCGTCTTTAATGTGCCTGTCTTTGTTGGTCTACTGTCACGGTGTAGGTTCACCCGTATTACTGACTATGCATCAAGGCCTATGGCTACTGTGCGACTGCATCGTGTTTATGCTCATGGATAGAGCCATTGCATTGCCCATATCTTGGCAAGAATTCAGACTCGATTGGGGGCGCGTGACCAAGACGAACAGAGGATTTTACTTTTATATGCTCAACATGGTTCAACATTACGCTATGTGGTGGTCGCGGGAATTTATAACCATGTACATACGGTTAAATGCTCTTAGAAACACTGAACAAATAGTGTGGAAAGACCAAGAACTACCTCTACCGGAAAATTCCGAGGAGGATACCAAGTCAGACTAAACTAAGTATAAAAAGCAAGACTTATATTCTATTCAATGGGTACTATTCTATGTTGTGCCGCCTGTGAAACAGCGTCCTGTGCATGTCAAATGATGAAATGTCTGTGCAAAAACGGACAAATGTCTGTCACCTGTGCTAACGTTATGTACCTGCTACTCTTCGCTCTCATGACAGTGGTCGCGTTTCTCATGCAAGAATGGGGCGCCCCCAGCATCGATATTTACTCGTTCAACATTGGATGTAAAGATATTCCCAACATCGATGTTTCAGCCTGTAAAGGTGAAAACGCAGTGTACCGAATATCGCTCGGTATGATGCTGTGGTTCCTCCTTAATATGTTCGGGAACTGCTGCTCGAAACGCTTTCACACTGGCTTGTGGGGCATCAAGATAGGCTCACTGCTTATCATGACCACGGGTCTATTCTTCACACCACTGATCGGTCAAGATGGATACGTACAGTTTGCACGCGCGGTGTCTGCGCTATTTCTGGTGACACAATTGATCTACTTCGTCGACGCTGCGTACCATTGGAACGCATATTTCGCTAACCGGGCGTACGGAGACCAGTTTGAAGAAAACCGCAACTGGGTTGCATTGGCGCTCATGACGTGCTTCTTCATGATGCTGGCTGTCGCTATTTCAATTATTTTATTGTATATTTTTTTCCATCATTGTGAACGCCAGACCGTGTTCATCACCGTCACACTAATGCTCATCATTATAGCCACCGTGTCACAGCTCAACATCGATGATACAGACAGTTCGCTCATCACGTCGTGCATCGTGTCGGCATACGCTACATACCTATGTTGGTCCGGCGTCTCTTCGGACGAATGCAACCCTGAACACCGACAACCAGTCGAGCAAAAGGTCATCGCGTTCAGCCTCTCCGCGTTCTCTCTGTTATGGTCCTGCTATTCCGCAGGCACACGCAACACAACACACGCTACCCTTATCAACGAACTATCGCAAGACGAAGAGGACGACTCTGACGAAGAAACAATAGACGACTCTGTCGAAGAAACAATAGACGGACAATCGATGATTTTGTTTCACGCCAGTATGGCGACTGGTGCGGTTTACATGTCCATGCTGCTGACAAACTGGGGAACCGTGTCGGGAAATCATAGCACAGCACAGATGTGGGTCTCTATAGCTTCACAGTGGGTCTCCTTTGCGTTGTACGCGTGGACCCTGGTAGCCCAGAGATGCTGCCCAACTAGAGAATTCGATTAACACCAAGTTGCAGTTTTGGGTCCGACGGTACACCGCATGCCATCTCTGTATATTTCACTTTGACCCGCGCACCGATGTCTGGAACCAAAGAGCGCAGTAAACCGGTCCCATAAGGCACTTTAAACATTTTCCCGCGGTATTGGCATATCAAAAACGTTGTAACGCCAGCGCTTGTGCCTGAACCACTTTCATTACCGATGACCAGCACCGACGTTTCGAAGACCATGTTCTCAGTCGACATTTAATTTAATTTAAATTAAATTAAATTTATACTAGTTTTATTTTTTATTTTGAAGTTTGTCGATGCAGACGGCGATATGTTTACAGTAAAAAGCGTACCGACATCCGTCCGTTGAGTGTCGACACTTATAATCGGGACACGTGCATGACCACGCGCCGCAGTCGTCACACACGACCTGATACGCTTTTCCCTCACAAGACTCGGAAGGAACTGTGAATTTTTTGTTCTGTGCTAATGACTTGAGTTTGGCTTTCGCCGCCACCAAATCCTCCCGGGAACGTGTGGCCCACAGAGACCTCGATACGTGCCTAGGCGGCAATATTTTCATGGGGACCTTACGACGTTTCTTTTTTCGGACGCGTGCTTCTTTTCTCGTGGTTTTTAACGCCTTCGCAACGGCCTTTGACAATGTTCCGGGTGTGGTCGCTATGACAGTTTTGGTCATGGTACCGGTATTCAATATCCTGATAAATTTCCTGTAAAATTTCTAGGTAGAAGGATTTTGCGTGTCGTCAGAATTGCTGAGATCCTAACATTTCCTGCCACACCATCACATACAAATAATATTACACAAAGGGACACCATGAGTAAATCCACGGCTCTGACTAAGACAAACATCGATAATGCCCTTAAAACCACCACAAAAGAATTGCGCCAAGCCCAGAGGTATTGTAACCATGCTTTCAACGTCGCGAGAAGCAAAGTGACCAAGCTCCATGAACAATTCGCAAGTACACCGAGGTCTACATTTGCATTGTCAGAACAGAATGCTGCTACCCCAGTGAAAACGCGCGTGAAATCCACACAGGTGAAACGTACGTCTATGAACGAACCGCAAACGTTTATTGGCACGCCAACACCGATGGCAGCGTCCGAAGAAGCCGTAAAGAACATTGCGCCTGTCTATTCTGACGATGCATCGCCCGCTGACAGAGATGATTTGAAGGAAGACGTCGTCCGACCGAAGACGCCGGCGAACACGCCCGTCCAGACAAAAGTTGTTAAAGACGAGGATGATAACTTCGTACTGGTACACTCAAGCGCGAACAAGAAACCTCCGGTCCCACTGAAGAAGAAACCTCCGGTCCCACCGAAGAAGAAACCTCCGGTCCCACCGAAGAAGAAACCTCCGGTCCCACCGAAGAAGAAACCTCCGGTCCCACAGACTGACGGCGACACGTATAAACGTCCCAAAAAACGAAACGCGAAGCGGAAATTCCCGGTGACACCTAACACTGCTGTCGACACGTCAAAATGTCGCAAAAAGAAGAATACCAAAGACTGTCCTAATTGTGGCGCAAAAATCGCAACAGCGTGTAGAAAGTGTCCACACTGTGGCGGCTCGGCCCTCAAACAAGATGAGCGCTCCAAGCGTGAACGAAAACGGCGCCGTGAGCGTGCCGAGTCTATAGTCAATAAGCAATACGTTCAAACAGAGTCGCATAATGTTTAGAGCGGGAAAAAAATTTAAGGTTTAATTTCGAATGTACTCGTGTAAATGTCAAGCAGCATCTGTGACAAGTCTAGACGTTTATCAAGATTTCTGTCGAACAGTCGGCCTTCGCACAAGTGGCCATTGGCGGTGGCCCATCGACGTGTGCGTTCGTATAGGCGACGTAGAGTACAATCCGTCCTTCTGACGAACCAAATCAACTCGTGTATTCCTCCGAATATGACGGAGACGAGTTGGTCTCTTTTCCATATATCGAAATACCTGGGGGGTGTTCTCCAATACAAATCGGAACAGTCGCGCGGCAAATCGTCGGCGACATGGTAGCTCTCAATGCTATACCACGCATGTGAAAAAATGAAGAGCTTGTGCATGTCTCCTTCGTTTCGCGACTCGTACAAGCGGTTTCGGACACGTTCGTACTCGCGAGCTCCACAACAAATGTATTTGTCATTGTCGATATGAATGGTAAACATGTTACCCCAAACTTCTTAAGATATTGCTGAGTCTGCGCTTTTTCTGTCGGACCCGCCTTTCGACCGAGGGAGGGTTCGAACTAGGTTTACCGGTGGGTGTTTTGATGGTCAATTTCGCGGAATACCGTTTCAAAGATTCGGATACCTTGGTCACTAGGGAACTCATTTAAAAAAAAGCATTTAAATTTATATACTACGCTATCGTTGATTTACGGACCGCCATGGCGAATTTATTCTTTTGGCCGTTGTAGTCTGTGTCGAGAACCCAGCAATTGGTCTCTGCGTGTGGCTTGGCCAACTGTTCTTGGACTGCTTTCCACGTGTTTGCGACCGGCTCGTCGTTGACGTGCGTGATGATGGAACCAGCATGCACGGACTCAGAGGCGTAGGCGGGCGATTCTGGCGATACGGCTTCAACCACGACTTTAAATTGAAAGCGTTTGTCCGGTGCCATGTAATCCATGAGCTTGAACATGCCAACGTGTTGCAGTCGCAACGGCGAGAATACAATGCCTTGTACTTGTGCTTTTTGTTTGGCCTCGAAGCGTCCTTCGTCACAGTATCCATAGGTCTGGCGGATGTCGGGAAGTTCTTGGTACGTCGGTTCGCGATGCTCCATTTTGATTTGTACGATGGTACCTTTCTCACGCAGCACGTGCAGCGTTATCTGCTCGCCAATGTTCGTGTCGTTGCACAGGTCCGTCAGGGACATGGGAAGGTCGCGCTTTTCCGAGTACCACGTACCAGCAGCGCTGAACGCCGCGCTGGTACTCTCGTTTACAAACTTGAAAACAATATCACCGGGCTGGCCTCCTGCTTGTGCGTAGAGAGATTGTGGTTCAACCGCCGTCACAACGACACCGCCGGTCGCCACCCACTTACCTTTTTCGGACGGACACTTGTAGTGGACGAGAAGGTCGGGAGTGTAAATCGGGTGCGAGGCAATGCCGATGCGCGGCGAATGTACGTGCGTAGCCGGAGGTGGCAATATACGTACGACGGCAGGAGCTGTTTCAGGAGCAGTGGTGTCCGTCAGGCCAGTGCGCACTTCGTGCCATCGCCGGTGGCCTTTCCACTCTTGCAAGCCTTCCCAATCGTCTTCGGCGGCGAAAGCGAGAACTTTTGAGAGCAATTCAGGGCCTCCACGGTGGAGGTGCAGCTGTTTGGGTTTCGCTACGTGACGCCACATCCAAGAGCGAAAAGAGCGGGGTTTGCCGGCGACAAAACCCCCAAGTGCATTGTCTGTCCACGCTGTTTCGATGTCGGACATCTTGTTTTCCAATACGTCGCGTTCGGCGGTGGTGAGATGGTCCGCCATGGCGTGCGCGACGGGCGTCGCCGTTTGCAGCTGCTTGACGGTCATATTACCAATCATTTTCATGACGGCTTTTTCGCGCACATACCGCGTCTGCAACGGTTTCAAAAGCGTGGGGAGAACGCGTTTGACGGTGTTCGCGAATATGAACCCGTTCTCACCGTCCACGTTGGCGCCAGTGAGCTTAAACGTGTTGATGCCCAACACTTCGTATTTCGAGGGTACAAAGTAATGCATTCCCTTGATGACTTTTTGGTTGGCATGTTCTACATTACCGAGGAGCGAGCCGCCCGAATTACCACCGTTGATGGTGGCACCGCTCAAGCCGCGTATCTCGTTGTTTAGGTGCACAACGCCTTGATACTGCCCGGTCGTAAACTGCTGGTCAATCAGACCCAGCGGATGGCCGACGGCATGTACTTCAACGCCAGTGCGCAGTTTGTCCGAATCGCCAAATGAAAATGACGGTATGTGGTTGAGTTCGTAACGCTCCAACAGCACACGCTTCAGCCACTGCTGGACTTGAGGTTCCACTTTTAACAATGCCAAATCACGGTCATGATTCACCGCAACAACGGTCACCGGCAAAGCTTGGTGCTCGATGTACGTCGTCATGATTTTAACGACAGGCGAATTCGTCACAACGTGCGCATTGGTCATCAACAGGCCCTCCTCCTTGATGAGGTCACCATCCACGGACAAAAAGAACCCTGTTCCGATGGCTTTTCCACCAGCCCCGCCACCTTGAGCTGCAATGATACGAACAACTGCTGGTAAATATCCCATGTTTAATGAACATATATCTCTTTATATACAGGTGTTTCGCGGACGCCTTCCACACTCTAAATATTCTACAAACACAACCTAAAACAACATTGAGTTTGGACACTCTCTGTCTCGAGATCTAAAGACGCATGGCGACGCAGTCCCTGTCGCTGCTCTCCGCGGTCCATAATGTCGCGCATCACGTCTTGCGCGTACCGACCATCCACAACTTCAATTCCTGGATACGACGGAATCGTCATTTCGTCCTCCATTTTCAGCACCACTATAAGATGTTCCTCTGGTGGATCTTCAGACCGGCATACAAGCTCATGCCACTTTTTTACGTTCTCAAACGTCTGCGGACGGCGCGCGTCGACCACATACACTGCGATATCACACATGCGCACGAACAGCGGTATCACATGTATAAAACGGTCGGATCCGCTCGTATCCCAACAACGCAAAATCCGCCCTCGGTCGCGATAAACTATATTATCCACACCCAGCGTGGATTTTATGTTGGGGCGCGCACGCCCTTCGCTCGCGGTGGTGAGGAACGTCGTCTTGCCCACGCCAATATCGCCCAAGAACACAGCGGAGACGGAGGTCATTCCGCTGTGGCCAAGAATACTAAATACTCACCAACCACTGCATGAGGATGATATCGTCGCGCACAATCCAAAACATAAGACCGATGTACAAACAATGATACCATTCGAGAGGTGTATGCCACACCCACCAGACTTGCCAGCACCATGATACCACGCAACAAACAGCGTACACCACCGCTGCGATTAAGCGAAGACGTTGAAGTTCACCGCGTGGGAATAGCCACCGAATCGCCAAGTGGAAATTCACAATGTAAGATGACGCCGCAAAAAATGTATATACGAGCATGGATTGTGCCACTGGAGACACGTTGAAATCGAGAGCCAGACTCGTCAGAACAAGAAACGTACATACAATGTGATGTACACGCGTCGTCTTGGGTAACTTATCCACGCACACGAGGCCTACAAAGTCGTTGGCACCGTACAACACTGCAAAGTAATGTATGCGCATGGTGTGCCACACACCGTGTTGCCATATCGGGTAAGCGATAAATACTAACGCCGGTGGGAGCATAAGTGCAAGAACCACCGATTTTACCATGTTCTTTTGTACGTACATTTGTCGGTGCACGGCCATATTACTGTATTTCGGAGACAAGGCGGATAGAAACGCATGTACGACGTGGTATAACAAGCGAACAACGATACAAAAACATCCGCCCCAAAAAAGTACGGGTTGATTGTACATTTGTAACAAAATAAATCAATGGTTTAATACTGTAATTACGAGACTTACAATAAATGCTTTACGAGAGACTTTATCACCGCAGGTCCTATCTTACGCTTCGCGGTGACTTGAATTTGACGCAGTGCATTGGGGTTTTGTTCTAACTGCTGCTGTAGTTGACACAGACCGGGCCACCGCGCAACAAGGGCTGCCGCGATGCGTTCGGACACGCTGGGTACGGACATCAACATCAATAAAAAGACATTATCGATTTTACGTTTGCGTTTGCTCAGTAGACTTTTGATGCCAGTCCCTCCGGCAATAGTCACGCCTATCTTTTTCTGAAGCGTCAGCAAATGCAACGTTGTGTCTTCAAGTCCACGAGTTTGTATCACCCACATCTTGTCGCGCAACATGGTGTTCCAAATGGCGGACGACAATGTTTGTGCCGGTTTGGCCTGTCGGTACAAACTTCCCTCGATAAGATACACGATTATCGCACCGGAGGCTTTTAAGCGGTCCTTTTGCTCTCTCCATCTCCCATCGGTAATTGAGGCAGCGAAATCGTCGGCGCGCTTACGCTCGACGATACAGGTCGTGTCATTGCGTTCGTACATGATGTCGCCCAATGGCAAACGCTTGATCTCGAACTCTGCTTTTTCGGCTCTCAGATGCGTTATTAAATCGTGCTCACGGTCGTCCACTAGCATTCGGTTAACAATTGAATATGTTGACCGAATGCAGATCGGTATTGCTACGAAAGATTCAGAAATCGACAAATTTGAAGGCTTCGAGTTCGTCAATGTAAGACTTGGTTTCGGTGTACCCGCCGATGAAACGCTTGTTCAGAAACACCATGGGGAATGTACGAGGTTTTGTACCAGACAACCTGTCCACGAATTCGAGAAATTTATCGCGGTTTTGCTGTATGTACGTGTCAGAGGGGACCACGTGCGCGTTTGGAATGAGCTTTTTGACATTGCGACAGTACTTGCAGTTGGTTTTGGTATAGATGGAATAGCCGTCTTTCGGATTTTCAAACGCCATTTCTAAAGGGTACAAACCGGATATACTATTCTGGTGTCATTTCTTCGGAATCCGTTCTCTTGCGAAAAAGTGATTGTGGAAGCCTCGCGTTAGCCCATGCGACTTGAGATGGGAAGTGTGGATTATATCCGAGAAACGACCCAATAATCTCTTCTGTCGTATAATACGGATATTTTTCATACAACTCTCTTTTGTAAACTTTGTCTAGAACATATAGTCCGAATCCGAGCTGTTCTGACGGTGGTACCCGTGACAACATTTCGTCGTCGGGCATCATACAATATGACGGCATAACCTATAAGTACACTTTATAAGAACCACCGTATGGATTTTAACCTAATTATACAGCGTGTTCGACCATTCAAGTCGTCACGGTGCGCAGCATCGGGTTATGCAGGTCGAATTCCAGGGCTAGGTCAACACCTAAATCTTTAGCGAGGTGTTGGGCGTCCAATTCTGCCTTCAACGCGAGCTCCAAGTTTTCCAATTCCCATCCACCCCAATACGCGTTGAAACACCTACACAACGACTTTGTGGGTGTTTTGCACGGTACGTGAGTCCTTTTAACAATCCCACTGCGCCGACTTATTTTCCTGGTGTCCAAGTACAACCTTTCCATGTTTCTCATGTGTCTTGGGTAATACGGGGGGTATATGCCTTTGAAGATATCCTTTTCTTTGACCACCAGACGAGTTTTCTCGCCAGTATCTACGAGACGGTAATATCCACAGGAGAACAAGCGCGCGAACGCATATGCGATGCCACATCGGTCCCAGCGCTTATAAAACTCGCGCTCAATATATATTTTTTTGCCGTCATTTGTATATTTACACAGCTCAAATGAGTATTCCAGCGGTATTTCGCAACAATTACCCCATGCACGGTCGTAGGGTATCTGTACGTGACAGTACTGGTCCGATTGAATGAATGATTCGTACCGTTTCTGTAATTCGCCGAGTCGTGAAGTCAGTGTTTTGTTCCGCAATCCGTCTATAATCACCGTCAGGTCTTCGGCGTATATTTGCAGTGGTAGTAGGCGCGTTGCAATCACGTGGTTGGCGCGAGACACGCAGCACCAATAATAAGAGATGTAATACAGGACGTTGTAGGTGAGTATCAAAATGCCGAGGACGGATAATCCATCGAGATATGAAAAAGCTGTTAAAAATAAATCTACGTTTGACTCCGTTGAATTTGTCATTGTACTGGTTGTATGTGCATGTATATAGTTCCTATTTTCTAACGCCTGTAGCTTGTTGCAGCATGTGTTGTACCACCGGGTGGTTTCGATTTTCGTAAAACTCCTTCAAGTCTTGGTCTAATGTGTCCAAGCACCCGTGCACTTCTTTGATGTACACAGGCACGACTTCCTCCATGGAGGTACCTGACTCCATCACGCGCTGCTTCGCTGCCGCTGTGTCCTGGTCGCGAATCGGCATCTGTAAGTCGTGAATCCATTTGAACGTTGTGTTCACCAGTCCGAGCAGTGACTGACCGCTGAACGCATTGTGCTGTAACATTTGGCGAAACAAATCCACGTCAAAGTCTTCGCGAATTCGCTGATGTGCGCGTCCGGTCGGTTTGACTTTGTTCGCAACTCTTTCCGCAATTTCTGCGTATAGCTGGACAATATGTTCGTGATTTCCGTCGCGAATGGACTCTCTAATCACGTCATAAAAAGCTTTGTGAAATTGTTCTTGGAGTTGTTGTTCCATTTGTTTCCTCCGAGGCTGTATATATATGTGAAATAGAGAACTGATGATAGTCAAGCTGAACGTCGGAGGGCGCGTTTTTTTGACCGCCAAAGAGACGCTGACGGACAGGGGGGCGAATATGTTGTCGGTGATGATTGAGCACCAGAACCCAGCCCAGGTCGTCGACGGACACTATTTTATCGATAGAGACCCCGAGACGTTCCGTTGGGTACTGAACTACTTGCGTGGGTCGCGTGTCCTGCCGCCCAAGAACTCGACGCAAATGCTCCTGCTCAAGGAAGAGGCTGAATATTTCGCACTTGACGAACTGAGCACGCGCATACAGCATACGATATGTCCCAGTTTTGCCAAAGGAGACCATGTGCTCGTACGCGGGTCCAAGTTTACCATCATGGCGACCTCGGAGGCAGGATATAAAGTGACAAGATTGGGCAAATACTTTCAAATCAGTTCGGCCGAAAACGTGGAAACGACTAACGTAGAGATAGGCGACGTCGTGATGGCGTGGCACATGCCCTCGAACAAGCGGAGGCCAGGCATATGCATGGCCATTACGGGAAGAAAAAAGGTGATTCAATTCAATGGCGATTTTGGCCAGGCAGACTGTGCGGATTCCGGCGTGCGGTTTTAAAGGTGTATTTAATAGTCTCGTATCCAAGTAGATGTATGAATGTATCCTTATATTAGCTTCTGTATGTGTATTTATGTATAGTCACTATAGCCGTTTCGTGCACCAGCATTCGTTCGATCACATGGTGGCGTTTGTTGGTAGACAACACGTGCGTACTTTTGAGCACATTTACAGAGACGCTCACGCGGATTTATGGGCATTCGGACATAGAAAACGCAAATCGACGCGGCTGAAATTTGGCGTGGACCCATTTGAAACATTTCACACGTACGATTACAAGTATATGTTGTTGGTCGAAGAAATACATCCCATACCCTTGTTGTATTCCGACGATGTCATTGAGTACAAATGGCGCAACAAAACAGTGGCATCTCTGTGGCCGTATAGAGAAGACGCGTGGCCCGCTGACAATCCCGACGTTCTGGCGTGGTACAAAGATACGGGCGCATACGTATCTACGATTCATCTTTGATTTCTACCGCCGAGATGGTTTTATCGTCCGCAAAGTGCCATTCGATGCGTTTGTTCTTGAGCCGGGCGATAGTTTCGACGTCCAGAAGAACTTTACGAGGTGACAAAACAGCGCGCCATTTGTTGACAACGGTGGCATCAGACACTTCCGTAGAAAAAACGTGAAACTCATCGCCGTCTTTCTGAGCGAAGCGCTGTTCAGCCGGAATTTTATTTTCAATGACGATGGACATTTGTTTGGAACACGCGGTGTTTATATAATGAATACACGTTTTTATTTGGATTGAGTACACATATAGAGATAATTTTAGGCGTGAACAGTTTTAATCAGGCCTACATGATATCAAAAAAGTTGTTCTTATGTGTTTTTTATTTTTGTGTTTCTATGGTTAAGCATATACGAATGGCATCTCTCTCAGAACAAATGGAACAGCTCCAGAAACAAAAGGAGGCATTGGCCCTGAAAATGAAAGAGGAAGAGGCCCTGAAAATGAAAGAAAGTTATACTATCGAACGTCTTGAGGTATTAAATACCGGTGCTTGCAACCGCCGTCAGCAGCTAGGTCGTAAAAGAAAGAGAACTTTGTACGATAGTTGTGAAATTAAGGCTTTATGGCATTCTACGCCTAGATTTGAAGTAATTTTGCAAATACTAAAAAGGCAATCCGCTCGGATTCGCGTCTTAGAAACAAAGATAGAAGAGATGGAAAATAAAGGTTAATCTTATATGTTTTTTTTATCCTCTATTTTAATCCGGCCTACATGAAATCAAAGACCGTTTCAGCTCCCAGTTGATGCTTCTCCAGACGTAGCACGTTCCAGTTAGACATGCTTTATTGTTACCACCCCAATCTTGTGCCGGTGACCAGTTGACCTCTGAAATACTAAGGCTCATATTTTTGTCATCGCCGATAAAGTCTTCACGACCACACTGAGTAAACAAATCTATGTCACGTGATGTACTTCCAGTACTACAGTATCCATTCGACGGACATTGTTCCATGAATTTGCCTTCCATTGCACCGTCTTCGAGGGCTCGCTGGAACGTTTTCGAACCGGTTGGGTCATATCGGTCATTTCCTATGCACACGTTGTCCAATGGATTCCATGTGCGTTCGTCTTCGCGACGGTTCGACCAGCATTTACAATTGCCGGTGCCTCTACGACCCCAGTCACACCACCCACCGCCTCCACATGCCAATGTACATAACCAAGGTTGTTGCGGATGACATACGGGATGCGGCAGCAGTGTAGATTGACCGAGTCCCATATGAAAACTGCCCTGTGGTTGGAACACATCGTCCAATTCACTGGCTTTAATCATGTCCGTATCATCACACCGCCAGCATCCTTCACCCCAGAAGTTTGGCGCGCACTCATTGCACGTCTTCGTACCGTCCGGGATATCGGGATTGCCACAGTCGGCACAATCTCCCTCGAAACGCGGCACGTAATCGGACAGCATCCAGGATGAAGACCTGTCGACGTCACACGTGCACGTGCCATCTCCAAGTACGTCGGAACTGCAGGTGCCGTGACCCGAACAGGCGCGCGCGCCGGCGCCGCCTGGACACATTTTGCATTCTGGACCCCAATGGCCCGCCGAACAAAAGTCACATTCGCCATCATTGTCGCTGTCTCCACATTCACAAAATTCCCCCTGCCATTGAATCACGACGGTGGGGTCGACGATACCCGTGTCCGGGTCAATGTACACAGTTGAACCGCATATACATCGCATGTTCAAATAGTCTCCCAGTGTGTTGGCCTCCAATGCGGACGCAAAGGAGGCCGCACATGTGCCGTATCCCCCGGAGCAAATGGTGTCGCTTTCCCCGGATTCGGAATCGTACCCCGGGCAGAAATCACACGCGGGAGACAGCTCCTGATGGGGTTTAATACCTGGGCCAAATGGGGGTCCGAAATAGGTGGCGTTGCAGTCACAGGTGCCGTCACCGTGGTAGGACTCGTCACAGCAGAAACGTGAAATACACCTTCCACCAGTATAGTATATAAGGTTTCCGTCCTCGTCTTCGCTGATTGGGTCCCCGCGACAATCAGCATCGTCCGCACACATTCTACCAGATTCTCCGTTCCATTTGGACCAGATTGGATTGATCGGCAGTTCTAACGGTTGGCATGTGCCGCGACAGTTTTCGGACATTTTGCAGTCACTGTGGGAAGTACATTCCTGAATGTATGTTTTTGTACATGTTTTGTCCCAGTCCGGGTTGTTTGCCTGATGCCACAGGTCATCACGGCACGTGCCGCGATTGTTACACTCGAAGCCCCCAACTTGTTTCATCAATAGCCATCTGGAAACAGCATCGTCAGAATCGTATCGGATCTGCACTCGAACATGTTCAAGAATGAACGGATTCTTCACGTCGTACTCAGCACCCGTGGTCCACGTCGTGCACGTTTTCGTTGTCGTGTCTAACGAACAAGTTTCGATTGCGTGAAGGACTCCCCTAGCCCCGAGTTTGTCGGCAACTCTGGTTTCACCTATGACCAGTGGGTTGTTTTTGGCCAGAGTTTTGTGCGGTACGTCGTTCCCGAGCGGACAAGGTTTGCAGTAATATCCCCAATGATTCGGAATGCATTCGTCACAAATGTGGCGGTTGTCGTCGGAAATGGTCTTGGGAAAGAGCGGTGATGCGTACTGCCAAGGGTGCCACCCAGTATCGCACGTGTCACACTCATCACCCGTATATCCAACATCACAAAATTGACATTTGTCCCCCACAAAGCCGGTCTTGCACAGATTGCACGCCGGTTCGTCGCCATCGGGTTCGGGCTTGTGTCGGTCGTCGCATCGGTCGCATTTGTCGCCGGTCCATCCCAGTTCGCACGCACAGACGCCAGTGCCGTACATACCAGAGTGGCAGGCACCGTTGACACATTCACAGGGCTTGCAAAAGAGCCCCCATTGGTCTTCCGTACACATACACTCGCCGATACTATAAGGGTGCTTCCACGTATGCCACGTACCCAAAATAGCACAACCGGCCGCCAGAATCAATACCAGAGAAATGGTTACCATTGTAGAGAACGTCCACCGTTTTTCTGCGTTTAACTTTTGCGCAATTACGTCGGAGGAGACGAACAAGAACCAAGTGGTGGCAATTATTCCACCCGCAATAATCCAAGCCATGCCCATAATCCACCCCGCCGGTGTTTCGGGTGGAACATAGTTTGAATCGTTCATTTCTGTGACGCCCATTGCTATGAGCGTGACACCAATGTAAATAGCCACCACGTTCATTATTTTGTTTATATTTTTAGAAGAGATGTTCGAAATCATCCCTTTGTTTTTTGTGCACTAGTATTTATACAACAAAATATTAATACGTGATGTTTGTCATCTCCTCTTTATTGATTACGGTTACCTGCTTTGTATTACTATGAGTGGGGAATATTTGAGGTGGGAGATTCCACCCCGAAAAACCTTTTGAAGCAGATATTCATCATCATTGACGCATGCACGAAGTGGAGGGGTTCGTCATACTCCTAGTTTTATATAAATGCACCAATGCGTATATGGGTGAGACCTTAGGCATCGACCGGAGACGCTGGAACTGAGTAGAAGAAGTATTCTATATATTTAGTGCGATGTTATCATTTATAAAAAATGACCCGTGAAGACCTCAGTTTCAACGGTTCAGCTGTTCGAGACTCTCGTTAATCTTCTGTTTGAGCCAATGGGCGTCGTTGGCCATACGCCCAGCCGGTTTACGCCCAACTACTTTCAAGTATTCGGTCTTCAAGTCGTCGATCTCCCTCGACTTATTCGCCTTCTTCGACTTCTTTGGACTTATAGACATGTTGGCACCGACATATTGACGTTTCTTTGACTTATTGGCTGTGGCACATGCTTGAGCGACTTCTTCCTCGTCGTCGTCGTCGTCGTCGTCGTCGTCGTCGTCACTCTCAGACTCTTCCTCAGACTCTTCCTCAGACTCTTCCTCAGACTCTTCCTCAGACTCTTCCTCAGACTCAGACTCTTCCTCAGACTCAGACTCTTCCTCGGCGTCTTCCTCGACGTCTTCCTCAGACTCGGCGTCTTCCTCGGCGTCTTCCTCAGACTCTTCGTCTTCCTCTTCCTCAGACTCTTCAACGTCTTCCTCGGCGTCTTCGTCTGAAACAAAAGAGTTATCGTCCCTCGTATCAATCGCCCGATTCACCACTTTGGAGTGGAAGGTGGCACTTACCATGGGCACAGTAGACAGTTTTTTGAGTATGGCCTCCTTGGCCTCCGCAAATTCTTCATCGGTGAGAGCCCCCTGGTTGTTGGCCCTTTTAAAAATCGCAAGAGAGCGGACAAAATCATCCGCACTGAACCCGACAAACATGTCGCGTTGGGAGAGTGCAGGCTGTAGCTCTCCCGATGAAGAAGACGACGCCTCGACTGGACTTATAACGATACCATCTACAGCAACAGGTCCAAGGCCAGACTGTGCAGATTGTACAGACTGAATGCCGGATGACTTTTTGACGGGCGTCTTCTTCGTCTTCTTCGACTTCTTCCGAGACTCTACCGCTGCGTCTGCCGCACGCGGTGCCACTGCCCCCACCGGTGCGAACGCTGCTGCCCCCGCCGCTACCGACTGGAGGTAGGCTCGTGCAGCCGCTGCAGTCGACATGTCTATAACCTTTGAATGAGCTCCTAGGGAAGAGCTAATGGGCATCACCTGGTTACTTGCACCTTGACCTACACTTGGTGTCGCACCGGCGGAGGCACCGGCGGAGGCACCGGCGGAGGCACCGGCGGAGGCACCGGCGGAGGCACCGGCGGAGACAGGCGGTGGCGCCGGCGGCACCGGTCCTATCCAAACGTTGTGCGGGGGACTTTTGTACGACATATTGAACAGCGGCGGCAATGATATTAATGAATAAAGTACACGTAATGTGGAGCGCGTTGCCTGCTGAAGGGGTTTCTAATAAGCGCTGAAAATAGTATAGGTACTCTGATTATATTACAAATGTCAATACATTAGATATCCAATTTAATATATCAAATTCGAAGGACTATAAATATTATTTTGGGATTTCTTATGTAATATTGTCCGAGACCCCCCCCCAGAAATTTGCCGGCACCCACGCTCCCTAGTCCTGGTAGAAAGCAAAATTCTGCGGTCCCGGGCGCGCGCGGTTTGAGATCCGTTGAAGTAATATTCTTTTCATGAGGAGCTCTTTTAGAAATAGTTTCAAGTGTGCTTTTGTTTGACACCATGGTTTTAGAGAGACACCGTTTCGGCCGTTTTGACGATGTCGCGAGTAGCATGGATAAGTGCGATTTTCGCAGGGCCTTCGTGGAGCTCCATCGCACGTTGGTTCAGACGCTGTAAGAAACGCGCATGCTGAGTGATAAGGTAGCTAGCGCGCGTCTCGTCTCTCTCGAGCGTTTGTTTCTCCAAGCGCGCGGACGCAATGTCCGTGTTCAACTTGTCCAATTCGCGAGCCTTTTTACGACGCTTGGGAGGCCTGTTGGACGTCGATGACTTGCTTTTGACAATGAACGGCTTCGAACGAATTGCGTGTTCCGTTTGAAACGCGCCATTTACAAATGGCGTGGCGATAATCACGAAGAATGGGTCAAGCTCGCCAGTGAGGAACTTGAACTCAGAACCAACACGGAAAGCAACGTGTTTCTTCGTCACCTTATCAGTGGCTTTTTTCTTCAGTTTCACAGCGAGATTGGCACTCGGGTTAAGCCACAGTCCAGACTCACTGCGATGTTGTTCGCACTTGTCTTTCGTGTCCGGGAAACGCACTGGGACGTGCTCCAGACCATGGTGGAACATTGCCATAGACACCAGGACACGACTGTACTGGCTATACGTGTCGGGAAACCGTATCGTGGGGTATCTGTGTTTCACCGGTTGACAACGTAGAATGGTCAAAACACCATTGTCCATATCGATGTTGTCGACACCCAGAGTCTCACTTAGCCCTTCGTTGTACTTGTGTGTGCCTTTGGGGAATGGTACGCCGTCCAAAACGGACCACGGGACGGGGACGACGCGCCTGGCCGATGTGAGACCTTCGGAGTCCACCCATTCGTCGTCAGTGTCAGAGAACCCGGCATGTTGAGTATTGGACATGATGTATACAATTTAATTTAATTTAAATTAAATGCACTGTTCACTTTGCGTCTACAAAATTTAATTTAATTTAAATTAAATGCACTGTTCACTTTGCGTCTACAAAATTTAATTTAATTTAAATTAAATGCACTGTTCACTTTGCGTCTACAAAATTTAATTTAAATTAAATTAAATTCACTGTTCACTTTTATATTTAATTCAATGTCTATATCAACATATGTCGCACATAAGCGAAAACACAAATGTAGAGCGGAATTTGAAACTAGCACCCCTCTAATGGACGCGCTTTCGGACTCTACGGACATTGGTGATTTCAAAATCCGTGAAGCACTACCCGTTGAGGTTGAACTGGTGAACTTTGATAAAGGTCCCCGAGGACACTGTCAAAAAAGGGATGCATCGGTATTGGGGCGTTGTCCGGGTATCACCATTCCAGAGAGTCTCTGTGCTGCCGATAACATCCTTGTGTCGTTCTATTTACACCACGACATAACGAAATCGTCTATGGGCATGTATCTGGGCAAAGACGCACGTGGACAAGACCGTTTCAAGCCGCCTGTATTCTTGAAGGACATGGACCAACAATTAGATAGACGAGTCCGAGTTGAAATTCCCGTTCAGTCAAACCAGCAATGGATAGGCCCGGGTCATAAACAGGTCCACTGGCACAAGAAGAAGTGGACACTGTCCGGACACATGCGTAAGATTTCTGAGACAAAGTTTCCACATTGGGTTATTGTCCTGACGCCCATGGCGAACGGCCTTCTGCAACATGCAAAATCCGTCCGTTCGCCACCTTACGAGGTACGTAGCAAGGACCAACCCAAAGATTCAGCTTTTGCCAACGGTCGCACTGTGGCCAAACGTCGGACACCGGAAACCTTTCGCGCAGAACAAACGTTGAAATCTGAACAGGCCGACATCCTCAAGCTGACGGATAGTATCCGCACGAAGTCGCAACAGCATGACGAGTGTAAAACACGCTTGGACTTTGCACTGGCCATTGTGAAATCAGACCCGGGATGTGCGCATCTGATTCTAGAAATCGAAAATTATATGCGATTTCACAAAATGTAAAGATTAAGTGATTTCGGTGTTACAGATCGAATACTGAACAAAAGATGCACGTGGACCAAGTTGTGGGGTATTTGATTCAAAAGTATTATGAGGCGCATCCTATCAAACAAACGATGTCACGGCACAAATTGCCGTGTACGCGGTGTCGTGCCGTCGTGTCCTCTACATGGCGTCCTGGCCCGTGTGGGACTGCATCTTTGTGCAACAAGTGTGGCGTACAGTACATGCGACGTCAGGGGAAACCACGGATGATAGATTTGGTGCGCGACGGAGACCGAACTCTCTGGGTCCAGCGTGACGCGAAATCATTCCAATGGGAAGAAACCCAGGAAGCCGATATGAAGGACCGCAGAATTACACAGTGGTCCCATCATGAAACAGAGCGTTTAGAATACATTCAAAGTAAAAAACGAAAATTTGTGCATTTGTAATGTTACGTGCACTTTCTGTATACCTGGGCTGGTGCTTTTTCTATTTTTTCCTTATACGCAAGTGCTTTCTTTAGAGAAACCTCGAATATACCATCTAGATTTGTATTCTTCCAGGTCCATCTTACCTTGAAGATACTGTTCGCATCCAGGTCTGTAGTTTCGTCTGAGGAAGCGTATGTGTATTTTTTGTTGAGGATGTTACGACCTGTCGGAAATATTTTATCAACCTTTATATCAACATAATCGTCGCTATCTGACACTGTAAGCGTTCCTGCATCTTCCCCGGTGACAACCCAGGCTTCTATGGCAACATAATCCTCGTTGGACCAACAACAAGACTGTTTCGGTCCTTTGTAGTACATTTTCTCTTTATTGTTTGTTTTTTTACCCAGTGAACAGCCGAAAAATCCACAATGTTTTGTAATATACCAGTGTCTACCATCAGTTCCGTCATCGGGCAGTTCTTTCCATCCTAATTTCGGACACGATTGACAGGCCTCCCCGTTGTAGAATTTTGCGCTTTCGCAGTCGGAGCACTTGGTGCCATCTTTTTTATCTTGAAACGGATCTGTACACTTTTCACCGTCTTTACAACACTTGACACATGCGTTACCTTCCGATTTTTCGTGTATACCACATTGGAAACACTCGTTACACCCGATGTCAAAGGGTTCAATGCCACAGCCGGTGGGTTTGGCTATTTTGCCTTGTGTTGCTAAGCATGCCGAACACGCTGAACGCGTTGCATCTATAATCGATGGCTGGGTGCATTTAATACATGCATCTCTATCAGGGTTCGCATAGTAAGCGCCATTGCATTCGTAGCATTGTTGGCTGTACCAACCGGGTGGCATCGCCGAACCCGTGGCACATGGCGTCTGTGGCGCGTCGACCTGACAAAAGTATGCAGCTTGGCACTTAACACAATCTTGCATGCCCTCTTGCGCGGCATACTTAGCGTCGCCCGCCGCGTCGGTGCGCACAGCACCATCACTGGGTTTCCACAAACAGTCGTCGCCGGTTGGACATTGAATATCCGCATTGGTACCTCTACATGTCTTACAGTCGGGCTGTCCGCGTTCGTCTTGATGGAATCCCCTGGGACAGTTTTCACAGGTCGTCGGTTGTGCCTCGGTGGCCATAAATTTACCAAACGCACATTCGTTGCAGGACGTTTCTCCGTTGTCAGTCTGAAATCGACCCCTTTCACATCTATTGCAGAAAGATGACCCTCTTTCGTCTTCGTAATACCCTTTGGGACACTGTTTACATTCGTCATCATTCACGTGTGTGTCGTTACGCGTAGACGGTTCGTATCGTCCCACGGGGCAAATTTTACAGATGACGCCCTTGTGGTCGTCTTGTTGGTAACCGGACGGACAGTTTTTGCACGCCGGCATTTTGAATTCGTCTTGGTGTTGACCGGGAACGCATTCTTTGCACGTCGGCATTGCTTCTAGTGATGCAAATAACCCAGGTCGACACTCTCGACACCCATTACTGCCGACTGCTTCTTGGAAAAAGCCTTTCGGACACAGTCGGCAAACGTCTCTCATCGATTGCTCCATATCAGCTGTGAATTGACCTTGTGCACAATTTTCACAGCTGGAACCTGTGAAGCGTTTCCCTGGGGCACATAAACCACATAACGGGTATTCCGTTTTTGCCCAGTCGTCCACTACCGAAGATTCGTACCATGTTACTTTCAAATCGCCGAGTGTTGTACAATTTCCCGACAGTATATTTTCTTTGTCGGCAAGTTGAACCGCGTTACAATATGTTCCTGGTGATGGATCTGAATCTACAGCGACAGCGACTGCGTCTCTCGTGTTTTGAGGATTCCCTTCGTTACACATGCAGAAGCTGCGCTCTTCAGTGTTACGCGCGTACCCGACACGAACACGTCGTACATCAGACGCGATGTCATAGGTCTTGTCGAAGACTGTCGAACAAGCAAGAATACAATCTGTAATGGACACTTCTACATTGGCCCCAAAGATAGACGGGTCTTGAATAAATGAGAATACGTGTTGTGCAGGCCAAATTCTATCTTCTTGTTGGATGAAATACCAAGCCAACACCTCGTTTCCGTATTCAACATCATAAATGGTGTCTTTTATGTCCATTGATATGGTTTTGCATTTATCTTCTGCACAAGTACCATCTTCTGTACTGGTCAGACAGTTTGGATTATTGACTGGTAACGTCAGGACGTCTACTATAGCCATCTGCTCCGTGATAACACAGTCGGTGGTAATCTGTCCGTCTTCTGTTGAACATATACAATAACCCATCGGTGTGACAAAACTTTCATTTCCTAATTGCGTACAATATTTTTTGCATTCGACTTCTTCTACAGAGCAAAATATGTCTTCGTTCCTAAAAGTGAACATATCTGTTCGATTCGTCCATTTCAACCCCTCCTGGTGTTGACAACATGTCGTCATTGTGCCGGTGTTTGTTAACGTACATACTTGACCGAGCTTATCGCAAACACTACCCGAATTACATGTGTCCGCAGTGATTTCCATATCCACGTCCGTGAAGATGATTTGAAATGGACATGCTCTAGGGTCATTGAATTTAGTACCAGACGCTATGGCTTGACTTGAGTTGTCACAGTGGAACATTCTGGGTTGTGAATTGGAGACGAGTTTCTGAACGCTCTGTTTCATGTTTGTCTTAATGAGGTTGGCTGTACATGTCGTACAAATGCCAGAACCAGGTCCGGTCATTGAATCGCCCGGACATTCGTAACAGTACGAGGAAACGAATTCTTCGATGAGCGTTTTTTCCTGGACAACACGTTGACAAATAAACTTGACGTTCGACGGATAGTTAAAGTTCACGTTGTCGTTGTCGTTGTATTGCACCCATGACGAATGTGGGTACTTGATACACCCGTACCATAAGCCTTTTGTAATACCGCGTACATTTCCCACCGTGCCCTTTTCCGATAAATATGTACTATATTGTTCACATAGTTCGGCTGAAACTGGTACATTGTATGTTGTTTTTTCGTCTGTAGTGAGACAGTCACATGGCACGGACGACGCAATAACCTGTATGTCACCGTCGATGTATATATAGGGCGCTACCATGGCGTTTCTGTCCGTTTGTAGTATTGATTTCATGTTCCATATGTCTTCTATTACATACGAACCCGGTCTTGAAGAATAACCGAAGGGGCATGAAACTACGGGCAAATATTGGTCGTCTAAATCTGTTTCCGTCATTTTTTCGTTTGCGCTGGGCACGTGTACCACGGACGCTGGCACAATTGCACAGTCGTCCAACATAGTCCCACCTTCGTTTGGGATGTAGAACCAGTATGGTGTTGACATGGTCGGAATATTGTACACGTCTACTGCGGATGGGTCAAATCTACCGGACACTTTTTTGACTCGACCTGGAGGACATTGGGTACATTCGTAGGACCCTGCGGGTGCGTATGAATCTCTGGAACATCGTTTACAAGTTCGGTCCACGAAATCCGTACTATTTTTTGTCGCCAAATTTTCTTGGCACGCTGGATGACTGTTTGTTACGCGACTACAATGCACGTCTCGTCCCGTGCGTGTTTGACCTTCGTGGGGTTGATAGTACCCCACTGGACACGCTTCTTTGAACCCTACGCCTTGGCTGTTCTGTGAACAAAAATGTCCACGTGGACAGAGACCACCGATGAAGGGATCGTCTCCCTGTTCGTAATTCTGTGTGAAATATAGTCCAAATTTCTGGCGATTGTTTAGCATTGAGGGGTCGTGGTCATAGTTTTTTGTATATGTGAAACACGTGTCGAAGCGGTCGAACGTGGCACCGTCCATCCTCTCGTCCCCCCTTCCGCGTTCTATGGTGTACACATTAAAGGGTCGATACGTAGTGGCGGTAATGGGTCTCACCTCTGGACAGTATTCATAAGCAACGCATTTCTTTTCAAGTCGGGGGTAAACGAGATAAGGCGAATCAGAGTCTGGTCTCGGAAAGACTTTGTCTACGACCGCGTAGATGTCCCCTTCTTTTTTCGCCCAAGCTGGCGAGAACGAACTTCTCGCTATGTTTTCTGCAGTTTCCGACGACCCGTAATTGATAGCGCCTAATTTGTCCTGCATCATGTCCTCGTCGGTGCCCCCACGGTAAAATACAGGCGCCCATCCAACGTAATTTGCGTCCAAGCTTAAGCCATATTCTACACACTGTTCGAGTGTTGTGATACGCTCCCCTTTATGTATACCGACGCGCCCTTCAATCGAATTTATACACAGTGTGCCACGATGTAGCAACGCCCAGTCGTTGACATTACCCATAAAGTCTACGTCTATCTGTTTATCGTCTGCATAAAAGTCACAGACGCCTTGGCCCTGACATTTCTTGGAACCCGCACTTGCGGGAAAATTCCACCAGTATTCCTCAGCTTCCTGTTCGGTTTTAATGAGTCGCTCAACCGCACGCACGCCCTTTCCGAACAGACCTGGACAGGCCCTGCAAATCTCTTTCGTCGTACCATGATACACATGTTTGTTATACGGACCAATGTCTCTGAAAATGCCGACGTCGTCCACTATTTGACGACCTTGTGCAATAGCGATGAACCCATTTTCGGGTTCCGCGTAGGGCGTGTGAAACCCAGGTTCCAATAATAAATCTTTGTCAATGTAATACCCTCTTGCAACGTCATTGTCCACGGAAGTTATGTGGGGAACGGTGGTCATACGTGTGTACGGCGTAGTACCTCGTTTACCATAATACACATATGGCTGAAACCCGTTCGGGCAGCACATGTGGGAGGCGTCAAACACATTTGATGTACAAAGGCATGCCGTGGTGGGAACTGTGATTGCCTTTTGTAGCTGAAAAGTATCTTCAATAGTGTACGTGTACCTATACGGGTGAGGAGAATGCACACACGACCCACCGTTCAGACATACCGCGCATTCATGTTGACAATTTTCACCATGAAATCCGTTCGGACTCTGGGCAGAGTTAGGAAACAGCCCGTATTCGTTGTCGTTGTTCCAATGTCCAACGGACGTCATCACGGAATCCGAAAACTTCGACGTACATTGTGTACAAGTGTTTTCAAAAGCCTTTGCGGGCGAAAAACGTTTAAACCACATGTGTCCGCGTTGTGGTGTGTATTGCGTCATTTGTAGCACAAATGACGTAAATTGGCGATAAACTAACAAATAATACAGGGGTATGTACTTCATCACGGCCACCTTTTCTACGCCGTAACCCGGACATATTTGCCCGGCAGGACAGTAACGCGTATCCACGAACACGTTTTCAGCAGACGAGTCTATCTCATCTTTCCCACCACAATAACAAATGCCGGTGCCCTGGCGACCAAACCAACAACGACCGTTGCCATTGCATATCGTTGAATCGTGTCTGCCATCATACCCCGGACAAATGGATGTACAAAATCGCGTCGCAAAGCCTCGTTCGCATTCGTTGCACAAAGGTCCGCCCCAAAATCCATTGCGACTGTCCGCATCGCACGTGCACGCGGGACACAACATGATAAAATTGGGACGCAGCTCACACAACGTGGTGAACTCGGTGTCTTCCTTTGAATCTTGTACATTTCCAAACGTATATGTAACCAATCCAGACATACTGAAACATTCAGACTCTGTCTTCGTCCCCGGTGCGGACCATTTACGAGCCGGACATTGTTTGCATACTTTAGTACCGGGTTCGTTTTGATATTGACCTTCGTGACAAGGCATACATAGATGGTCGGATTCCATTGTACCGATTGGACACGGATGGCACTGACTCAACACTGTCGATTTTTCCGATATGGTCGACGTCCCTGCCGTGCAGTTTGTACATTCTATTTGACCCGTACTTGAGTAACGCCCACGAGTGCACTCGTCACAAGCCCCCGACGCAGTAAACTTTTGAAATGTACCTGCTGCACACTCTTTGCACGATGCGCTACCAACAGTGTCCCCAAACCTGCCTGCAGGACAGGACTTGCATCCGCCTTTCCCTTCTTCGTCTTGGTACGTGTGTGCGGAGCACGCCGTGCACTCTGCATTGCCCTTTGAGAAAAACCCCACCGGGCAGTCTGTACAAGTGTCTTTGTCCGGTCCGTACTGGCCCCATGGACATCCGCAAGTTTCGCCTGGCGGGCACATAAAGCAGTTCAACTGGCCCGTTGTTTCAGTGTTAAATCTCGGTGGACATACGGTGCAGTCTTGGTCCTCCGGTGTATTTTTGAAGTAACCGAGTGGACACTCTTTGCAGTGGTAACCGTCCACGTACTTGCCACCACCACAGACCTGACACTTTCCAAATTCATCCACGATTTCATTTGTTTTACAGGTGACCTCTCCGCACGCTGAGGCGGCGTTCGACGCGCTGGCCAAGGTCGTTTTTTGCGGAGCGCAGCGAGTACAATCGGGATTCACCTCGGAAGATGAATACCACCCACGGGGACAATCAAGACAATCGAACATGAACTCTGACGTTCCAGGACCACATGCTAAACATTCACTACCGGTCGAGTCGTACCCTTCTGCACACGCCTTGCATTCGGTAGATTTCACACTGTCCGCGTACTCGCCCTCTCTGGCAATACACGCTGTACATCTATCCGATGCAGAGTTCGAGAAAAAACCAAGTGGGCAGCTGGAACACTTATTTTCGTCGCGATAAGTACCCGCAGGACAGTCCGAGCACCCAGAAATACAACATTTCCAACTCCCAGGGCCATGCATGATGTTTGTACTACCTTGACTCTTTGTACATAGTTTGCACAACCCATTGGCATTGAGAATACCATCGTCAGAGTAAGTGTCCATAGGACATATTGTACACTGGCTTGCACCGTCATTAGACGCATATCCTAGCGGACAGGCTGAACATCTCGGTCCCGAGTCGTACATGCCAGCGTTGCATGTAACACACTGACCGTTCACAGTCTCTGCACCCGTACATAGAACACACGCGGATGCGCCTTCACTGGAAACACCATAACCAGTCGGACACGTAGTGCATGCGCGCTGTCTGACATTAGAAAACGTTCCTACCGGACAATTTGAACACGAAGCTTGTCCACGCAGTGTTTGATACTGACCGGCCTCACACTGGGTACACATTGTCTGTTTGGTCATCGAAAATCTCCCTGGTGCGCATTCTTCACATATATTATTGTTTTCATACTGACCAGCGACACACTGATTGCAAACTTCATCGGTAATATTTGGCTGCGTACCGGCCTCGCATTGTGTACACGATTGTTTCGACGTTATGGAAATAAATCCCGATGGACACTGGCTACAGTTCGAGGTGGACGGCCCATACTTAAAATAGCCCACGGCACACGGCTTACATACATCTGAGTTTCTTTCCGAATATTTTCCAGCCTGACATACTTGACAGACCGAATCTACATTCCAGCTACCGTCTGGACATGCGTCCGCGCAGCGGAATAGGGGCGTCAGGAATCTTCCGGCACTACACTGTATGCATTTCTGGTTTCCCACCGTCTGGGCGTAACCGTCTGGACAATTTTTGCACTTGATTGCCCCTTGGATATCCTGGTACTTACCGAGTCCACATTCCCTACATGTAGGACGGTTGATGTCTGACCTATGATACCCGGCAGGACAGTCATAACAAGAATCCAGGGACTTCCCCTCTTCTGCGGAAGTCGGCTGGTATTTACCGGCACCACAAGAAGCATACACCGTCGGTAAAAAAAGCATTATAAACCATAACATAATAACAACCCTGGTGTGTCTTAAATACGAAGATTAAATAAAAAAATATGTTGTAACTTTGTGATTATGTATTATTGAATAGGTCTCCAATACGTGTTTTCGGAGTTGCACGGGTGAAATATATTCAACCGCGATTCGCTATTGTATCTACCCAACTTAATACGCGTGGCATCCGTCAGTTCGTAATAGACAAGACATACGCCTTCGTCTTCGGAATATGCAAACCCAAACGTGTTTGCTTCTTTTGCCTGTTCGTAGCAATCTCTTTTGGACGTGGCGGCGACTCGTTGCCAACATTGTGTCCAAATCCCTTTCCCAATAATTACGGACGGTGTTTCGTCGTCCTTAGCCAACGAAAGGTCTATGTCTTCAATCGGAATGTCGTACGTTTCTGTGAACTGTACTGTGGGGTATTTGGCCCTCTTTCCCGAAATGGTATCACATTTTGACGTACCCGCGTCGCGTCCCTGATATATCGAAGACATTTTAAATAACATAATTCCTACGTTTTCGGGCATTTTGTAGGAATCGAACCCTTCAACGTTATCGATACGTGAAAGGAGAGAATACAGGTTTTCTCGAAACGGTTCATCCCATTGAATAATACCCGTGCACAATGGCTCGATATCACAAGCGTACTCCACTGTCTCTCGTTGAAGATACGGCAAATCTTTAACAAGAACGTAGCCGTCAAACGCGTCCACCAATTTGACGTACTTGTGTTCAAACATGGGCGCCAGAAATAACCTCCCATCCTCAGACGGACTCGGAAAATAATCTTTGAACACCTTGTAGGAGGCCTTTTTGTCTTCGACAACTAATTTGAACATGATGACTGGGTCGTCGACGACAACTGTTGTATTCTCGAATCCTAGTGTGTTCAAAAAGTCGACGCGAAATGCGTACGCGGTCCATGTCGTCTCGATGTAAAAGTCTATACCATTGACTTCGTAATGTTCCAATCCTGACGAAGAGCCGTGAACATACTTCATCTTTATCTCGAACGAAGGCGACACTAACTTAGTTTGGAGCCCCCTTATCGAATTGTCGTTGTTCTCTGAAGCCTCGAATGTACAATCTCCAGATTCACAGTCAAACATCGAGACGGCGTCAAAGGGAAGCGGCAACCAAAGAGGTTTTCTCAACGTATTGACAAAGTAATTTGGTAACTCCTCGGTAACGCCTATGCACATTCCATAAGGGTAATTTCTGAACTCTTCGTCACGATTCAGCCGTGCGTTTTGACGAATATCCAGATTCAATTCCTCACACTTGGCGAATGCATCCTCGCGCCGGTCAAAGTCGCCGTTCGCGACATTCACCTCAGTCTTGAATACAGCTCCCTGTGAAATATAATTGTATTCGTAACACGCGCTGTAAAACGAATAAAGTGCCATCACATAATTCTTCTTGTTCGTAGCTGTGATAGTATCCATATAATTATTATTATTGAATACAAAAGAAGATATTTCCGTGGCACGCGTGCCGCAACCACCGTGTGCAGAGCAAATATTTTCTTCTTCGTCAATAGGACACTTGAATTGGCATGCGTCCCCGGTATATCCTTGAGGACAAGAACACGAACCATCGTATTGGCAAGTGCCACGGCCAGAACAGATGGAATCTAAATCGTTACCATCATAACCTGGACAGGTTATTTCACAACCCTTTCCCCTAAACGGAGATTCGTCTCGCTGAGCGTTTTCTAGGGCTGTATCTGATGTCTTTAGAACTGACGGTGCAACTTCACACACACATTGACATGCGATATTGCATTTTCCACGGCCGGAACACGGTATATGGATATACGGTAGAGTGCCGGGACATTGCGTGGATGCTGTTGTAGCACAGTGAGAGGACGAGTACGCCAAAAAATCTGACGTTTGCTTCATCATTGAGTACGTATGTGAGACTTCACGTGATACAAATAGGTTGAACATGGCCGGACGGCCCACTTTATCTGAAAACTCGTGTCTGTAAGATTCTTTATCGCGTCTATCCACCGCGTTGCGGAGCCAGTCTTCCAAAGCAATGGTCAGTATGAACGTGCGACTTGGTTGACCGGCCACCAGCCAGCGGACATATCCTCCATCAGAGGCCCCTTCTTTAGTCAACTTGATACGCAATGTGGATACAGTCCACTCCAAATATATCTCCATTTTATGATTGCCCAAATAGAATTTCTGGCGATATCCATCTTCTTGGCCGGCGTACTCGCCCTGCACAAGCAACCGCCGTCTAGGTTCGTTGCCTTCGATAACAATACTTAACTTCGTGGGAGAACTTTGTATATCCTGCGCGAAAAACCCTAGTGACAGTGTATCAAACACTGTTTCGAACCCCGTGGTGAACACGGAGCTATCAATCATCGCATGTCGAAACATACTGTCATCGCTCCAAATACGCGAGACCATCTTGGTTTTCGCGTAAAACATATCGTCCGCAGACCATCGGGCCTGGTGCATGTGGATGCGCTCTACCATTTCAATCGCCTGTAACTTCTTTTTTTCAGTCAACGTGTTCGTGTCCACCGGGTCCATATCCACGTCGAAATCCACCGTCTCTAAGAAACGGGTCGTTAAAGATGCTTTCGTAGACGTATCGACAGACATCCACTCTGAAATGTATATTCGCACAGTGTCTTTCAATGCATCTACACGCACGACGGGTTGCCCGGCAACGCGAAGCACCGTTGTATCACCCTCATGAGCTAACTCAATACTACACTGTTGGACAGCCTTTGGAAACGGAGCTTCCTTTTCTGTTATCATTTCCGAAGTATGTTTGCCGGCGTTCAGCGCAAAGGGGGCTGCGGCTTCAGGTGTGAAGAGGTACGTCTCTGTTGTGAAATATATATTGAGTTGACCGGCACCGTTCGACTCCATGTATTTTACAAAACCGTTGCCTAGAACGTCGACATCAAACGTGGACCAAGAACCTATCGGTGAAATAGGTGTAGGCAACTTCAGCGCAAACATAGTGTACATATTGTCGGAAAATGACAATACGTACAACGACGTATCTATTGTGGCAATGGGTGCAAAACCCTGTCCTTTAGGTGCGATACCGGAAACCGGCACCTCAGACCAAGTAAGAACGATAATGCCATTAGAAATCCATCCAACTCGTTGCACGGTAATTTTGTATACAGTATTCATATTCTGTGTCGTCTTACCGTAATTCCACTGACCTCCGAACGCATAAACATACCCATCTTCGTGCACTGTGAAAGTCACGTGTTCTAAATAAGACGTTTCCGTCAAAGTAAACTCGGTGTTACCCTTTTCAACCACGACGAGGCGAATACCATTGTCGCGTGCGTACATTTTGCCTTCACTGTAACACAGCGTCAAGTCCGAAGAATACTTAATCACCGTGCACAAACCGGTTTCTTCAAGTTCTGTACTTTTAAGGTTCATGGTACCCAAACCTAACGTAAGACCATCACTTTCGACAGATGCATCGTTATTAAGATATTTCAAGTTTGAATATGCGGGTGTCCAGCATAATTCTTCAAATACGTCGAAAATGACCGCCATGTGGTCTTCCTCCTCAAGTACTGGTTCTAATACAGAGGATTTATAATACCCGTCTTCATCGCTCAAATACTGCAGAGCGTAGTCCAATAATGTATCGTCTGATTCAAACAGAAAACGGTCGGGGAACGACCACCTCGCCGCGCCCAAAGCGCTTTCAAACGCAGTCGTGTTTGGCGACCCGCCTTCCTCCGCCGCCTTCTCGTAATTATAGCGCATCCAAGGTGCCAGGCCGCGGCATATACCGTTGAACGAATCACAAATGCCATACTGCGAAGCCGCGTGAGCACCGTATGTGCCATTGTTGCACCGGTCGCACGGGATAGAGCACGTGGACCCCGAACCCAGCGCACACTGGCACCGACCGTCAACAGTCGGTACAGGGCCACGCTGCCATATAGGCACAGTCGGTCCGACAAATGACGCGTTCCTGTACTCGCCGCTCAACTGTTGTTTATCAATGTCTTCGGTTATTTCCTCTTCGTTTAGAGCGAAGCAACGACCGTTTCTTCCCGAGCACGCAACTTCGATGCCGTCATCAATGCCAGACGGACAGCTTAGTTCGCATCTTTTACCTGCGACGCCGCGCTCGCTGGGGTCACATTCGCAAATGGTTTTTGCACACGTTCCAGGAATAACGCCCATCGACAACTCCTCGCACCACGTTTTCCACGTAGACCTGTCCATCGAGTCTTGGAGTGTGGTCATGCAGTCTCGAGAACATTCAGAGTTGTACAATTCCGGCACTTTGACACTTTCACCGACATGGTACGAATTTTGAGTCAAGCAAAAATCTGTCACAATCAAATTGTTTAAAGAACACTCACACTGCTTGTCGAGCCCAATATCCGAAATGTCTAGGTAGCCTTTGCGAATAGTGCATATCGAGGGGTCGCCAGGAACTTCATCCAGCATCGACTCAATATGTGCAATGCAGTCATTAGAACAAAACTCCTCATACGCAGACGTACGCTCAAAACAATTCCCAAACCACTCGCTATCAACAGGCTTTGTACATTTGTCCGCGGCGTCCTTGCGTACATCATTGACCTTGGCGCACATCCCAGCCATCGTCTTATCGGCGACAAATATGTCACGCCCGCCCAGAAAAGGCACGTCGTCGTAAAAAGACCGTTCATACCGACAATATGATGTCCAATCCAAGTTCAAAAACAATTCTTTGTCGTTCTCGCAGTCCACAACGGAATCGAGTGATGGCTCCGCATGCTCTATATACTTTGCACAGTCGGCGACAGAGGTTGTATACGGACACTCGTCCGATAGACCACAGTTACCCGTCTTGTAACCGGGCAGTGGTTCCCACATTGTGTGCAGCGCGTTGCAGATAGTGGTCGCGTCGACCTCGAACGGTTCGTAGAGCGTCTCGAACGGGACGCGCCACTTCTCAGGGATGGTCGAATCAATATCCACAACCGGGCACGTGAATGGTGCGTCAATCACATCTTCTGCGCGGATGTGGTTCCAAGATACTTTCGTATTCTTTGCAGACGTCCAGATATCGAAATATGATACCCCGCGCGCGTGAAAGGTATGCACCGCGTGTGAACCGAGCGTGCATCCTCCTTCGTGACACGGTTTCGCGTGCAAGTAACAGTCTTGAGCAGAAGGGGTCCAAGACCACTGACGGCAGCCCACGTGTCCGTGGCAGTGCGCCCTGCACACATGTTTCGGCGTGTCTGTCACGTGTCGAAAATGTGTACTCATCAGGCCTGGGGTCGATTTCTCGTGCGCTGACGTGACCATCTCATATGTGTCTTCAAACGTACAGTCCCCAATTTGGACAGAAATGTCCCAGCTCTGGCGGAACAGCGTCTGGCCCTCGTTCACAATCAAAAACTCATTAATAACGACTTCGCCCGTCGTCACAAAACTAGATTCGTTGACAGCGTGCATGTCTATCGTCCAATGCCACCACTGCGATGGTTCGACGCGGCATTCAGTGGCTACATCATTTACGTACACGCGCTTCTGATACACATAGAGGCGCACGATAGGCGAAAAATCGGCGTTGTACACATCCATGTTCGCAACTTTTTCCCACGTGTCTTGTATTTTTGTCCAGCCGTGAATGCGCTTTTCGTAAGCCATGTCCAACGCCCAACGTTGACCGTTTGTGGGCATTTCACTGTCTCTACACACCTTGACGGTCGTATTATCCAACATTTCGATGTCGCACTGTTTCGTGGGGGGATGTACCTCGTTTTGAGTTCGGTAAATGGTCGACGTCCCGTCCACATCAAAAGACCACGACTTGTAATTCGTTACATTGTCCTCACGACCGAAATAAAAACGATTCTTATCTAAAGTGTCCTCAAAGTCCTTCATTTGTGGCACGCCGTCCAATAGCAAAGCTTTTAGCACCAACTTGCGTCCGAACATGGCTCTAAGACTGATAAACGCGGACGAGTTTTTCCTGTGTAGGATTTCAAGTTGATTTGAAGCTGTTCTGTACGTGCGCACATAATCAGTGTAGCTAAGGACTTCGCCAGAGACGTGCCACACGGTCTCCTCATCGTCTATGGTGATGACCAAACTTGCGTCTGGGTCTGAGGCCTCTACGTCAATAATCACCTTTAGCTGCGAGGCCACGTTTGCCGAGGTCTCTGTCAAAAGCAGGGACTCCGATCCGACCATGAGATTGCGCCCTGACCAGTTGACGTTTAATCCGTTCGCCGCCGATGTGGACAGCGTCCGGTTTCTTTTGTTGTGGACCGCTTCGCCGGAACAATACGCGTACCAATTGAAATCGTCGTCCGTACGGCACGATTCTATGTTAGGGGGCAGGACAGGACTCGAAGACTTAGACTGTACAGGAATTCCGGAACATATGTTGCCGTGTGCCGAGTTGCCACAGCCGGAACACTCCGAAACACACGTGGCGGTGAACGGACAAAAGAACGCGGAACAATTATTCCACGGCGCTGTCCATGGTATGCGCAACTCCTCGTCTCTGAATACGTTGGGGTCTGACATCATAGACCAAGTACTGTTTCTGACGACAACTACGGAACCTGATACCACATCCGCAACTGCTGGCACAATCAATACACCACGGCTCGAGATAGAGGCCGGGTACTCTACACCGTTCACGTACGCGTTGACGGGCGTTGGCTCGCGCCATTCACACAAATATTTGTTCGAGGATTGCGATATAGTCCCTATTTCAAACTGATAACACTCGCCCCCGTTCTGACACGGATGGTCTTCGAAACAGTTGACGTTGTTCGTAGCTATGCAGACAACGCCATCGTGGCACTCCATAGTATCTGTAGAGCATGGTACGCACGTATGACCTTCCGCACACGCTCCCATATCACATATTCGAGGGATTGGCGTTTCTTTGGGAATCCAAGACGCATCTAAACCACGTTTGCAGTTGTCAGTGAATTTCGTTATGACGTCGTTGATATCCCACTTGGAGGCACCCCATCGTGTCACCAGTGTATTTTCGTGCAAGGTGCAGTCCGAAACGTCTTCTGGGAATGCGGACCAGTCAGGTATGTCGAACGGAGTGTCGCCCGACGTCAAACACTTCAATGTCCACGCGCTGACGTCGGCTTCACTGTCGACGTCAGCACACGTTGCGTCCCACGATGGGTTGAGACGATTCTGACACTTGTATTCGACCGTACACTCCTTATGTAACAATGCAGCCTTGTCTACCGCCGTCGCTGCGTTTGTGTAGATACCTTCTATCCCTGGAGAACAAATGACCATGTATTCCTTAAACCAGTTAGCGACCTCTGACTTGTACGTGTACCACGACGGTTCCACATGCTCAAGGTGCTTGGAACAGAACTCATTTGTCCCAAAGTCTATTTCACTTAGCGCTTTCCCACAATGAGTGACGCTACTCAACAATGTTCTCGAGGCAATTGCTGCCGTCCGATATTGTTGAATGGGGATGTTTTCTTCCGGTGATACTGACAGTTCGCCGTATATATTGACTCCACCAGGTATACGAGCGCGTAAGGTTTGTGGGTTGGCGCTGTTCTCGTACATGATGCACGAATAGAACGTATCTCGTACCGTCATTTCCGTCAACCCGCGTAATTCACCCGTGGTCTCCGTACAGTACGAGGACCAATCAGTTTCTTGGACCGGGCAGACGGGAGGTGCCACGGACACGCATAAAGACTCGATATTGTTCTCTACAATCGCATCGTGGCAATCACGGGCACGACAATACGTTTTTGTGTCGCAACCAGTGCCTTCCACGTTCACACTGCATTCGGAAGGACAGACGCCCTCGGAAGAGCAGCATTTACCCTCTAAAATGGTCAATTCACTACATTTCACATCCGTGGTTTCTATGTAACGTGTAGTTTGGTCGTAAATACACTCGGGGGACGCATCACAGGCAGACCTCAGTTCCCAAGTGTGACAAAGCTCGTCGTATATGTTAAACAATTCTTCCGAAGCATGCGTCGTATGACTGCACCGCTGCACAGTCGTGTTCTCTGAAGCAGTAAGGTCGTTGTTGACTAGCGTAAACGGTGTCATTTCTTCAAGCGCGGATTCGCACCACGTCTTGTTCGTATTTTTATAGTCATTTATAAAAAAGTCTTCCACGCGTTCGCGACAGTTGACGGTGTCATCAATGTGGTACGTACAGGACGCAGTGTTCAACACGTCGGGATACCACCCGTTCAGCATGTTCACACAATAATCGTCCCACGGTATGCTGTATATGGAATCCAAACAATTTTGCGATTTCGCACACGTAAAGTACCCGGGTGATTCGGGCCCACTAGTGAAGAAACTTTTGGTACCCGACATGAGCGAGTCCCAAGGTGAAGTCATCTGAGCACAAAAGGCGCCCGGAATACCTTCACATTCACTATCTTTCGAACACGTCTTTGGTTCGCCGACCACCAACCCTTTGTCGGGATCAGACTTTTCGGGTGTCACAATGCCAATGTCACATTCGCCGCGCCCGGCGCAGATTTTCTCATTATATCTGGGACAATGAAACTCACAATATTTTCCGTAAAAGTTGGGATTAGGTGGGGGGGCCACCTGAAATCCACGCTTTAACAAGCGTTGACGCGTTTCTGACGTGTACGTGTCGTACGGCTGGCATTCACAGCGATATTCTTTAGTGAACGGGTCAAACCACATGTCCAAATCGTTGCGTTTACACCGACCATGGCCATTACACACCTGTCCGTTGGCCGTCGTACCACAGTCTATTTCACAATACATACCAGTGACACCGTCGTCACAGCTGCATTCACCGTCCCCTTGACAAGTGCCTTTTCCAGAACACACACGACAGTCGGGGTCCGGCGACCAACCGTCACCTACCTTTGCGCACACTTTTTGAGCGTTTTTGTCTCCTTGTAACAACCGGTCTTCACCAAAGACAATTAAACGCCCTTCTACTTCACCATCGTCTGCACAATAATGCGTACAAGGCGCTTGCGAATTCATTTCGTCCGGAAACCAATTGGCTTTACACGTGGAACAGAACTGTGCAGGGTCAATCGTGTCGAAGTCCACCGTGCCGACCGACACCGTGTTGCAGATACAAATGTCATTTGTACCGTCGTATTCGTCGTTGCATATGCCACTAAACGAGCACGTTCCCTCGTTGCATTCGTTGGTACAGTAAGCCTCGGCCGTTTTGACCGACGTCAACGGGTAGTAATTCGCTTCACACTTTGCGCAAAACCACGTGGGGTCTGTGCCACGGCAAGAACACTGAACGCGCTCTCCCAGAGCAGTGGGAATGACATCACACGTGCCGAACCCATTACACCCAATGTCCACGCCGTCTCTAAGTAATAAACGGCCGGCCGCAAACTCGTCGGCCGTGTATGTACCGTCAGGGTCGCATCTGAGATGGCACTCGCGACCGTACCAATGTTTCTTACATTTTTGGCATGCTTCACCGTCGAAATGTTGATGCGTAAGTTCGTCAGGAGGACCCCAGTCGTTACATTGACATGTCGCGTCAGCATTGCACGAACCGTGGCCTGAACAGGAAAAACGGGCATTGCACGAACAGTCGAACCCTTCCCACAGCGAATTCTTATTACACGTACATATGGCCGACTCTTTCTGCGTGTGTCGGTCGACCTCGAGTGTGCATTGTCCGTGACCAGAACACGGCGTAGGGAACGATTTATCGCCCGGACACTCGTGTTGACACATGTCGCCGGCATAATGTGTATCGCACGTGCACGCTGGTACGCCAAGGGCCGACAAACCGCACGTACCGTGGCCTGAACACGGAATGTCATTCACAGACTTGCACGTCAAGTCACAGTCTCGACCATAGTATCCAGGCGCACACACACACTGTAACTCGCCCCCAATACTCTGACAGATGCCACGGTCGTCTGGACAATCGATACCAGCCGTCTCACAGGACAAAGCACACTGTTCCCCTCCGAGGGTGTTGAACCAACCCTCGTCACATTCACACGTTCCCGTTGGACCGCACGCACCGTGCCCGTTGCACGCGTTACACACGCCACCGCCAGACGCAACTTCTCGACAAACGCTATCCCCGGAAGACCCACGTGGCACGCACACCGTATCGCACTTGGGCCCGAAATGCTGGTGCGTTGAACTGTTTAGACAAACGCCGGAACATTCGTTTAAGGACGCGTTGTGGTCCACTGCATAACAACTGTCGCACAACGTCCCCGTCCACTTTTTGTGTGTGGGGCACAGACAACCCCATCGGCTACTTCCTCCCTTTGAACTAATGCTACAGATTCCCTGATGTGCACACTGGCATTCGTCGCAGTATGCGCCCCCGTAAACACCACGCGTGTTATCACAGTTGCAAGATACGCCAGTCCACACAGAATCATGTTGACACGGGATTACAATGTCGTTTACCCATTGGACGAAAAAATCCGTCGACATGGAGAGCAGCGCCACCAACGACGCTGACACAATAAGGCAAAATCCATACACGTTAAAATTTGACATTATACTTATTTTGTCAAGCATTTATACTAACATTTCCAAAATAGAATATCCTCTACTTTTTTTACTTTGCATGATATTCTATGAATTTAAATATTTCCATCGATGTATCCCAACCGATACACTCATCCGTCACGGACAATCCGTGGCGCTGTGGACGCGCGTCCAACGATTGATTTCCATCATGCAAAAACGATTCCATCATGAAACCCCGCACCTGTTCGACACGGTGCGTCGCCAAATACTTGAGCACGTCGACTTGGGCGCGCCATTTTTTGCCAGAGTTGCCGTGCGAAGCGTCCACCACTATACCCGTCGACACGCCTTCACGCTCCAATTGAAGTGCCATCTGTCGGGCAGTGTCCTCGTCGTAGTTGGGACCCGACACTGAACCGCGCAACACCAAACAGCAGTGCGGATTGCCATTTGTCTGAATAGCGGATACTCGCCCTTCCGCGTTTACGCCCATGAACACCTTGCCTTCCGAGGCGGATATAATAGAATTGACCGCCACCGAAATGTTACCCGTGGTCGAGTTCTTAAACCCGACAGGCACAGACAGGCCGGAAGCCAGTTCACGATGGGGCTGAGACTCGGTCGTACGCGCACCAATACAAGCAAACGCTATCAAATCGTCAATGTATTGCGGCGCAATCAGGGACAGGGTTTCCGTAGCTGTGGGTACACCTAAATTCGTAATTTGGAGCAGCAACTTGCGCGCCCGAGAAACGCCCACCGCCATGTCGTTTGAACCGTCGAGATTCGGGTCGTGCATGAACCCCGACCAACCTTTACGCGTGCGAGGTTTCTCAAAATACGTGCGCATGACAAAAAATATATGCGGGAATTGCTGCTGACATTCGGCCAAGCGCCGTGCATAGTCGAGCACCGCGATGGGGTCATGCACGCTACAAGGACCCACAATCAACAGCAAGCGCGTGTCCCGGCCGTGCAAAATGTCAACTATCGTCTGGCGCCAACCAACAACGGGAGACGGCGACGGCACGGGCAGTTGTCGTTTCAGGACCGCAGGGGTCGGGAGCACGTGCGCCGAAGCACGCGTATTGGTCGACATTTTCGAACGTCTGTTGAACAATGTTTATAATCAAGATTCACATCTTATGCGGATTTAAGAATGTTCAACTATTTAATCGGGAGTCCAGTCTGTGAATCATGGACATGGACTACGAATACGAATCGCTCAGCGACTCTGAAGAAGAACCCGTTGGCCGGGAATCGTTCTGGGGGGAAATGACGAAGCGCATTAAATGCCAGTCGAATCAAGTGCACATATATATGGAAGACAACGACGACACGTCCGTGATGGACAACATTATCGAAACCATACGTACCGGCGTTTCCGCACAGGCTATCGCGTGCCAGTGCCAAATCGAAAACATACACAACGCAATAGTAAATCATCCTTCAAAAGGAACTGGTCCGCAACGACTCAATGACATAGCACGCTTGCAATCGCTGATTCGTCCAGACCTCAATCTGACACACGTGACACATATTCATATACCCAACGCCGAAGATTACCGGTCAAAACACGTACGCGCGTGGGCTATGCTCATGCCCAACCTGGGGTTATTGTCGTTGAGTTCGCCGAAGACGGACATGCTACAAAAGCTCCACCGGTTTCGCCGGCTACAACACTTACGGATTGACAACGTCGACATATTACCAGGGTTTTACATTGGCAAGAACCTCGAGGTCTTGACGCTGAGCCGTATACGCCGTTTCAGGGATAGTGGGACTATTCTGTTTATACAGCGCGTCCGTATAGATGTGCAGAACTCGACGCTTGACGAGAGCGATTGTATAGTACTCAAAACACACGGAAACGTCACTTACACGGATGTACACGTGGACATGGGGAACGGTATACTCAAACACGAAGAGTGGTTGAAAAATTTAAATAGCAAATTTACATTCTAAATCCATTAATGTAAAACCATTGTTCCACCCGGGGTACGTCTGGTACACGCCTGAGTGTACACTGCAATAAAAACTCTTCCCAATCGCTTTGCTTCGCCTCTGGGTTGTACATTGTCACCAGGTCAAAAATGCGCGCGTGTCGAACCGCCATGCCCACACAATCCCCCGTTATTTCGGCTCCTTCCATCAACAACCAAGCCACTGCACACGTCCATTGATGGCAAATAGCGTCTCGCAGTGGTAACGTCGGCCCGTGCTTGTCCACGAACACCTCCAAAATTTTCAAACGTTGACTCGCCACGATGAAAGGGCTCAGACGCTTAGGAATGTCTGTTTCCGCCAACGCGAAAAACAGTTTATCGCTGACCGTCTCGAAGTCCACGATATTCCATACAAACGGGTCTGGTATGATGTAATGTGTCTCCATAAACTCTGCATTTTCATCCACAATTGCCCGACGAATGGCTTTCCTCCACCGTCTTTTTAGTTTAAAATCACAGTGTATAGACTCTGAGACACACAGCGGCAACTCGTTGGGGTTTACGGCGGACATGACGAGCCAATACCGTGTTATCCACCAGTCTATATAGTCCTGGCGCCCCAGAAAATCCGCCGATTTGAGTGCGGCCAACGACGGTTTCCATGGTTTACTCATGTGCTCATGTTGTTCGGGTGTCGGAACGAGACGCACGTCCATCTTTCTTTGTTCATACATTATTCTGTAATTTTGAATACTCATATGTGCAGAATGTTCGCGTTGCACCAGTATATACATGTACATACACTTCTGAATACAATGCAATGAGCGAAGTGATGTGGCATTTCGACGGACGTGCCTGGCGCACCGTCATTGTATGGAGAGGTAAATCCGAACATCGCATGAACAGTCCGTATATAAATCCACCGCTATCATACCACATGCAGAGCTCGACCACCGCACCTATTGCCATCAAAGTCAAGAAAGTGAATTATGATGCTAATTACATTGGCACATGCAGGTCGTACGACGAAAAGCAACCGGTGCCCTCTTTTGTACGGTCGTTGACACCAGACTCTGAGAAGAAAAAAAGCTCCACGGGTCGGAAACGTCTCGTCAGTGAATAACAATAAACAAATCATTAGAAATAGAGATTGTAAAGTTAGGCTATATAACATGACAACACGATTTTAATTTTAATAAAAATAAAACTCTATAAACATTTGTCAGTTTGAATATAAAACGTGAAAGTATAAACAACAGCATGAAACGAAAACGCAACCCCGCGACACGACCCACAAAGAAGCAACGCCTGGAAACACTCGCCTTGGTGAACCGCTTACAAGACGAAGACGAAGACGAACGTGAGCGCAGGAGGGTCGAAGACGCCAAGAAAGCCGTGGATGTGGCTTATGGTGAAGGACGGAAGAAAATTCGCAGGGACTATCGCACGCTTAGACCGGAACGTGTACTGCCTGAACGTAGGCTACAGCTTGAACAAAAACTCGAGTTCCAAGAAACACTCAAAACGGACCGCATGACAGACATAGACGCCGAAACGGACGCTCGGAGGAAGACACTCGAAGAAAAACGAACGTCTAGGTCGCGGGAGCAAGCTTTGGACGAAAAAATAGAGGAATGTATGGACATTGCCGAACAAGAGTTTTCGTCGGCCTCGTGGCAAACGATTGGCAAATTTCGTTGTGCTTCTTCACGATTGACGACAACTGAAATGACCAAGACGCAAAAGAATCGCTACGAAGAGGTGCTAAAAGAACTTGCCCAAAAAGGCTGGCGCATTCAACAGCGCAAAGCAAATATAAAAGCCGTCGCACCATCACAAAATGATGCCACCGCCGCCGCCACCGAACGGTCCACCGAACGGTCCACCGCCTAAATCTGGAGACAATCGTGACCAAGAACAAATGTTGCTAGGCGATCACAATTTATTGATGGTCGTCAGTACTTTATATGCCTTGTTCGAAGTCATGACACATTTTGGTATTAACCCGTGCACCTGTTAATCGAGATTTTTTTTACATCGACAAATTTAATTTAATTTAAATTAAATTAAATTAAATTTACAGGAAATTTATTTCATCTCAAGACCAACACACATCAATCACCATGGTCAAGCACACCGCTCGTGACTTCCGCGCTCTCACCCGCAAGGTGCGCCAGCTTGAGAAAATGATGCATCAAAAGGACCAGGCGACCGTGAAGAACGAACATACGACAGCGGAGAAGGACGCCGATGCTGCCGAGTCCGTGAAACAGGCGGTCTTTGCAAAAGCACACTACGCCAAACAGCTCGCCCTCGAAAGACAGACGAGTGCTCTCCTGCGCAAGTCTCTGGAAAATTTCAGAGCCCCTCTTTACAAACTTAAACGCGTTTACAAACGGCTCCACAATGAAAACGCAATGCTCACAATCTCTCTGAAGAACACACGCGCTTCTAAGAGGATTTTAGAGGAAGGCATCAAGCGTCTACAGCTCTCACATGCGCTTAAAAAGCACAAACGTAAACGTAAATGTTACATTTAATGATAATGTTTCAGTTGCAAAAAAGAGAATAAATACTATATAAAACCGTACCATTATAAAATATATTCATGTCACTATGTTCCGTCTGCATGAAAAAATCAATAGACACCGTCATCATACCATGTTATCACGCATGTATGTGCAGGAGCTGTGCAGACCGAGTTTTAAATCGAGCGAACACTGGCAAGTGTCCCATATGTAGAAGACAGATTCAACGCCTTCGAACAATTTATTTGAGCGGCGTAAGCGCCGGAGACTCCAAAGAACCAGAAAGCGAAGACATTGAACACATTGAACAAGGGGTTGACATGGTGTTTATAATTAGAAATAATCTTGACCATCTTAACCCATTCGCCCGCATGAGCGCGCGAGGAGATGGGGATGACATTGCTGTTTTGTTAAGAGATGTTCCCCAGTTTAACTTTGTAAGAAACGGCTTGACAGGAACATTATCAACTACTTTGAGCAAAGCTACCCGTGCGGATTTAGGTCGAATTGAAGAAAAATTAAGCGCAAAGGGGCTCAAATTAGAAATAATTGACAATACGGAAGATAAAAAGGTATACGAAATTAAACGTGTCTGATATACATGAAGGTTTACAATATTACTGAAAAAAAGATAATTTCACTTTACATCTTCATATCTTTGTTCGTGTAAATGTGACGATTAGAGCGTCCACGGTTCCCTAAACGGCGCCTAAACTGTTTACGGTTCTTATTAGACAATGCGCGAGCCATTTGCGCCCGACGAAGACGCTTCTTAGACTCGTGTCGGCTAACATCGGCGCGAAGGGCCTTTGAGGGAGCCGAACGTACAGGTTCACCTTTGCACAATTTGAGCACGAGCATTTGGACCATATATTCGACACGGTTGACGAACGGGCGCGAACGTGTGATTCTAACCGGTGCGAGCGAGTCGTCCGAACACTCGCGGCTCGTCTGGACGCCAATGGACGGTCGTGTATAGTCAGAATATACCATGGTGTATGGGAAGAGTGCTGATAGGTGTTGGCTAACTATATATGTGAATGAACAGTTTAATTTAAATTAAATTGTCTGTGGAGCAGGTACGTTCTCAGAAATTTCGAGCGAATCCTGGCACCACTTTTAAAATTTTACATATTTATGTTGGGTGTCTCGAATAAATGTCGGACTTCAAAATTGGAGCAAAGAAAGCGCTGACGGCCGTCTCGCATTTGTTGTACGAAATTAACGAGCGCACGCTGAACAACGTTGCGGCGCGGCTAGTGCAACAGACGAGTAACCCCATCGCAAAGTATTGTACAGCGAGTGGATACTGGAGGTTCGAAGTGGTCCAAGAACTCCTACGGGAACGAGGTATGAAGTGCACGCCGGCGGGTGTCGACGGACGGTGGCTCCTGGACGCTCCTCGCTTTCTAAGGTCAAACCCTGCCATTGTGGGATTTATAGACGGTGACACTATGGACACGTTCAAGTGGGACAAGAACAGTTGGTCCACGCAACGTGAACCCGTCCTGGTCCTGCCAAAACGCCGACTCTTCGCCGTGCATAAAATGTGGGTACCGTTCGAGAAATTTTACGGGAATGCGTTTCACGTGATGACGGACGATGCACCATGGACGCGCCACGAGTTTCAGCCAACTTCGTGTTGGAGAGGTGAAACTGTAGACTACGAAGGCTGTGAAAACGCCGTCAAACACCAGATGAAGACTCACAAAAAGTCGGCCATCATGATGTCCAATAATACGGAAATGTTGCTGTGTCAACCGGGCAAGAGCGGATGGAAAACGGAGACACTGTTGAATTACGAATGCATGTCCCTCGCAGACGCGGCCCAACAGGTTGCAGAAGAAATGTCCACCATACTAGTGGACCACATAGAGACGCGTGAAGTGGGGTACGGGTGGTCTGTGATGGCGCACGCGTTGTTCAGTGCGTATCAACATCTCGGAGGCAAATTACACTCCAATAAATTGTCACGACTCTCCCAGGAAGACATACACACTTTGCACAGATACGAGCAGGGTCTTCTAGCCGCGACGAAACCAAAAGCACATATAAAAGCTAGTGAAATTCATTAAATGGGAAGTCAACCTTCAAAAGTACCCGTACTCACATGTCCTGACAACTACGACCAAAACAAATTTAAGAAAATATGTTCTTTATTCGATAAACTAGACAAAGACTCCAACTTAGGCGTCTCGTCGGACGAGATTGAACAGATTGCAGAACTGCACGTTTCGAATTGTATCACACACATGGAAGACCAGGCCCAATCCAAGAAAAAGGCCTTCAACGTAGGGAATATGCAGATAACATTAGACGAACAACACGCGCAAGCTAAAATAAAGCAGGAATTTGACGCGCGGCGCGAACACGAGCGCCTCTTACTCACCCTCGCAGTGCAATCGCTCGAGAAACGCATTGCAGTATACAATGGATTTAACAAGAGTGACAAGGCCAACGCGTTGATGAAAGCGGTCATGCCTAAGGGCGAAGACAACATGGACTTCTGGTCTTTCTTCGAATACATGAAAAACAGAACGGAAGATATTCAAAATATTAGGTCCCCCTAACACTTAAGACAGCCGCGCCCAACCGCACAGTCCAGGCACATTTCGTGTTCGCAATATGTGCAAGCGACAACGTGATCGACGCAAACCGTCCTACAACACTCTTCGCATGGGAACAGTCCCTTGTATCCACGAAGGCGGTGACAGGACGAGCAAGTGTGGACCTCTGGCTCGCGTCGTACCCTGGGAGTCCAGTTTCCATGCGAAAACGCGTCCGTCAATTCGGTATTCTTAGAACTCATGCGCCATTTGCACACATCTTTAAGGCGCAAATACTGGAACACATGTCCCATCAAGGACCGCTCCGCAGAGAACCACGCGTTCATTTCACTCCTCACGTTTTACAAGTTTCTCTACGGTTGTATATAAAATAATAATTATGATGAATATTTCTTAAAATATTTAGTATAGCTGCGACCAACATTTTTTTTAAATTTCTCCCTCCAATCTAAATATTTGAAAATATTGGTATATACATCAACGGGTATTTTTACGACGTATCATTTACCGTACGAGATACAATGCCATATATTTAGTTTTTTGAGAAATGTCGACCTTTACCCAATCGACACTGAATCTAAACCACTTTACCTATCAAATGTTATATGGAAACCAAGAGTCAAAAAGCGCTTTGGTCCATTAACCAGTACCAATTACTTTAAAGAATATTGTTGGCAGTTGCAAATAGAGAAACACCAGATGTCTTATAAACGACAATGGACTTTGGGGTGTGTTGGACGAATAACGCCGCCGGAGAAACCATATTGGGTACCGGCAGTGATTTGAACCACATAGGTTCGCCTATACCACGCCATTTCATTTTCCACTTTTTCGTTTGGTAGTATCGGCGATATGTTTCGACCGCGTTCAAGTGTCCATTTGTGTACACCGCGCATTGTGGAAATACGTCGTCATTAATCGCACAATCAAAGTAGTCGATACCTTCGGGCAACCCAGTTGTAGCACGTTTGGCCAGTGGTGGTTCGTATGTTTCTACTCTGACGTGTGGAGGCGCGCCTAGCGCCTGGAGCCGCTCGAGATGAGCCATACAGGCGTGCAATTTGCCATAGCGATTGTAGTATTGTCTAACAAGTTCGAAGGCCAGTTTCAGTGTCCAAGTGTAATGCTTGTGTGAAGCGCGCACCCATATGGACACTGGGTGATTTTTGTGTGTTGGTCTGTATGGATTGTTGGGCAACGGGTCGAGTTCAGGGCTTGGAAACACATCCCTGCCGAACCACCACGCTGAGTAGAGCATTTGTGTGAGTTCGAGAATCATTTTGATGCAATGTTTGTCACAATGATACTCGGCACATTTGCGGAGGGTGGTCGCGAGAAGGAAGAGGTTCATTTCACAGATGTCAATTTAATTTAAATTAAATTAAATTTTGTCACGCTACTCGCAAAAATATTCGAGTTCTTATGAAATTTAATTTAAATTAAATTAAATTTTCTGAGTTAAATAAATTTTCTGAGCACGTATAAAGGGCCATCACCATACCACACTATGGTCTCACTCGCTATCGAACAATGGCCAGACACTGTGTTACCGCCCTCCTCTACGGCCATCGGCATCGTCAAAGGTTCCGAACTCATCTTGCGCGTCGCTCCACAGCATTTGTTCCATGCGTGGGGGCAGATATCGCTGGTTCTGGCAACCATGGAGTGTCAGTCAGTGTGTCATTTCAACGATAAACCTGTGCAAAAAACACTGGTGTACGGTGGCGGACATACCATGCCGCTTCGTATTCACGAAAAAGTGGCCAGGAGTAACGTTAGAGGGTTCATGCGTCATTCTGATGAAGCTCTCGATGTTATATGCACCGCCCCGGACCCAAATTTCCACTGTCCGACGGGATGGCGCGTCGCCCCCAGTCAGATTATTGCCATCGAAATTCGCACCGCCAAAGGCTGCCTTCTTTTGGAATCAGAGCCTTCCACCGCCAAATCGATAGATTGGTTTGGGTTGGCGGTGGCCGACGAATTGTCGTGCTGGTTGTGGTCCGTGTCTCCCAAACAGAACACGCGCCGAGTCAACCTCATCGACGTCAGCAGTATGTTAACCGAAAATATGAAAAATATAATTAATTAGAGAATAGTGTAATTTTATTTTATCGGATGTGGTATAATTGTACAAAAATGCAGAAGCATGTGGTAGAGGCCCTTTTTCGTGATGTGTCATTGACGGCCCAAGCGATTCATTCGTACGATGATTTTGTGTCGCGTATAGTACCCGAGGTGGTGAAAAACCACCGGCCTGTGGAAGTGCGATCCGAGTTTTCGTACGATGGTCCTACACATGTTATACAACTCGACGGCGTGCGTTACGGTGTCCCTTCGTGCATGGAAAAGAATAACGACATCCGGCGTTACACGCCCATGGAAGCGCGCAATCGGGACCTCATGTACTCGGCCCCCATGTTTGTAAACGTCAAGCATACACACAATAATGAGAAGGGCGAACGCGTGACAGACGAATACAACGATGTGTATTTGGCACGTATGCCCGTCATGTTTCGTTCGTCGCTGTGTTCGTCGAACCGAGACAAAGACTTTGACAACGGTGAATGTCCACATGACCCAGGCGGATACTTTATTGTAAACGGCCGCGAAAAGACGCTGGTTGTACAGGAGCGCATTTCACCTAACATCATTTTCTGTTTCTCAACGACAGAGTGTATTTACCATGCCGAGTATGACCCCATAGCCCACCGCGTCGCCACGCTGCGCATTCGCACTCGCAAGTTCGGCGCGCACCCGTACAGAGTCACGCTGCCCGGCGTCGAGGCGGAGATTCCCATTGTGATTCTTTTCCGCGCTCTAGGCGATGTCGAAGACAAATGGCAATTGTACATCGACGAAGAGGACTTTCGGGCGTCCATGACCGATGCCGCGTGTGCAATGACCCAAGAAGAGGCCATACTTTGGCTCGGTAAGTATTGTGAGGAACCCGAAAATACCATTGAGCGTCGGGTGTACCCGAACATTGCGCCCGAAATGAAGACTCAGCAGCTCGGATTACAATGGAAAAAATATTTGGATTGTTTGCACAAGCGCACGCCGTTTGACGACCGTGACCATGTTCGCGCCAAACGTTTGGACACGGCCGGCGCCATGCTCGGCTCCATGTTCTCGCATCTATTCTACCAAATGCTCAGTACTATCCGGAAACAGGCCACAGCGCTGCTGAACAAAAACAAGCGATTGCGCCCGCACCGTTTGATTCAACCTCAACACATCACAGACGGGATAAAGTACGCCCTGGCCACTGGCAATTGGAAAATCAAATCATCGGCGTTCGCCGGACGCGTGGGCGTGTCGCAACTTCTCAATCGCAATACCTACATTTCTTGCATTTCACAGCTACGTCGGGTCGACACGGGCATAGATTCGCAACAAAAGATTATTGCACCGCGCATGTTGTACGGCAATCAGTGGGGGTATATGTGTCCGTCCGAGACGCCCGAGGGCGGACCATGTGGCCTGGTCAAACAATTATCTCTATCTGCGTATGTCACCACTCAATGCGACACTGAAAAAATCATGGAAATCGTCCAATCACATCTGCTCAAGGACGGACGTTACGTAGTCTTTCACAATGGCGCGCCAGTAGGCAGTGTAAACAGTCTGGACGTTGTGGAACACTTGCGCAACGCACGCCGCGTACGCACAGTGTCCTCTGACGTATGCGTAGCTGTAGAAGGTCTGCACGTGCATGTGTGGAGTGATTCGGGACGTGTATCGCGTCCCGTGTTTGTGGTCAAGGACGGCGCCCTTGTCATTCGAGATGAACAAGTAAACGATTTGAGGGACGGACGTTTACACTGGGAAGACTTGTTTACGCTTGGTGTCATCGAAAACCTTTCTGTGTACGAGGAAGAGACCGCCTATATCGCGCTGCACCCGGAAGACGTTACGGAGGAACATACACACTGCGAACTAGACCCGTCACTTATTCTTGGCACGCTTGCGTCCACTATACCGTACCCGGACCACAACCAATCGCCTAGAAACGTGTACCAGTCAGCGATGGGCAAACAAGCGATGGGCATTTACGCCAGCAACTATGCAAAGCGATTTGATACGAACGGACACGTCATGCATTATCCACAGAAACCGTTGGTCACAACGCGCGCGGCGAAAGCACTTTGTGGAGACGAGCTCCCGGCCGGGACACAAGCTATTGTCGCCATCATGTGCTTTGGCGGATACAATCAAGAAGATTCACTCTTATTCAACAAGTCTGCCATTCAACGCGGGTTTGGTCGGTCCACGACATTTCGCACGTACTCGTCATCCAATGCCTCCACGCGACAGGCCCCGGCGTCTGAGTTCAAGAAACAAGACACGTACGGTGATGTCACATCAACATTGGATGCCGATGGCCTTGCCTTTCCAGACACGCCCATCGACAAGGGCAAAGCTATTTTCTGCAATGTCACGTCCGGAAAGAAATATCCACACATTACCAAGAATAAAAAGTCGTCCGGTGTCGTCGATTCAACCATCCTCTTTCAAAACGCCAATGGGGGCCAGACTGCAAAAACACGCATCAGAGAGCAGAGGATACCCCAAATCGGGGACAAATTTTCAAGTCGACACGGTCAAAAAGGTACAATAGGTATGATGTACACACAAGAGAATCTCCCATTCACTGCTGAAGGTATAGTACCGGATATAATCGTGAACCCACATGCCATTCCGAGCCGAATGACCATTGGTCACGTGTTCGAATGTGTGGGCTCCAAGTTAGCAGCTCTACTGGGTACACGTATAGACGCGACGGCCTTTTCGCACAAACCCGTGGAAGAAATATGTAACATGCTAAAAAAAGCAGGCTACTCTGAAGACGGAAAAGAAGTGATGTATCACCCACATACGGGAAAGCGACTCGAAGGACGAGTGTTCATTGGTCCCACGTTTTACCAAAGGCTCAAACACATGGTTGAAGATAAGATTCACGCCCGTGCGCGCGGTAAAGTCGTGGGTCTCACAAGGCAGCCCGTGGACGGTCGCGCCAACGGTGGCGGGCTGCGCTGGGGTGAAATGGAGCGCGATTGCGGCGTGGCACACGGCGCGGCAGCGGTGTTGCACGAAAGAATGATGATTTCGTCGGACAAATACGACGCGCCAGTGTGCGGAAAATGCGGTCTCATCGGGACCGTGATTCAAAAAGAGACGTACGAACCCATGAAATGTTGCATGTGCGGTGGCACCGACGTGCACATTATTCAGATGCCTTACGCAGGCAAACTCATGATGCAAGAACTCATGTCCATGGGCATCTCGCCCAAACTTGTGATTAAGGAGAGCATAAGATAAAAAACAAATACACTTTCGTATAAAATGTACATCATGTTTAAGCGCAAACGTCGTGCATTCAATTGGCAAATCAACGCCTCGGCCGTCGGCAAACTCCTGGGTCACTTTGGTGAAGAAAGTGCCGTGGAAGCGCTCGCAAAAACATGGCACATGAATCTCAAAAGGATGCCCAGGTTTGGTGTCACGCCCTCTATACAAACGCACCAACAAACGTCGCAAGAAATTGCCGAGGCCGCCACGCAAGCGCCCGCGTTTAAACAAATGGTTCAGCGGGGTGTAGACAATCCCACGGCACAAGCACAAGTCGTCACGCAAATGAAACGCGAAGCCGTACACCAGGCCCAACTGGCGTCGGCCGCCGCTGTCAAAGCAGTGGTAGCGCTCGCGAAAGTCAGTACCATGCGTAATTATAACACAAAGAAAGCCGGCGTGGGGAGGGCCGCTATCAACTCCTACTTTACCGTAGAAGACAAGGTGTATCACAAAACCTCTTCCAGACACGCCACGCTGTCCAATGCGGAGGAAGCTGCTTCGCGAGGGTGGGTACTGGTCGAGCAGCGCGAAGAACAAACGCGCCAAGTCGTCGCCGCCAAAAAGAAGGCTGTGCGTCAGCAAAAGGTGGCCGCCACCATGGAAAAAACAGCGACAAAAGTTATCAACACGACGCGCGGACAGCAGAAAGAACTCTCAGACCTCGAAATCGTGCGCCAGCAACATCCAAACGTTGTCGCTGGAAACGACAAGGCGTACTTTCTGAACGTGCGAGGAGGTGGATTTGTTATCGGACGCATCGACGGTCAAGATACAACGACCAAAGAAATTTATGAACTTAAACACCGTCGGTCCAGATTGTTTTACGAGTTTCGGCGCTACGAACAGGTCCAGTGTATGATTTACATGAAGATGTTGCGTCAGACACAGCTGACCCTCGTGGAAACTTACAACCAGAAACAGTGTTATCACCACATGCGCGAAGACAATGGGCAGTTCTATGTTCGCACCAAAGATACGGAATGGGAACCCACATTCACATGGGAACACATTCAGTCGGGACTCGAAGGCGTGGTCCAACAGCTCAAAAAAGCCGAAGAAGACGTCGAATTCAGGCAAATATTAATGGACATTTTGTTTTAAACAAATTATTGTATTTTTAGAGTACTAATTGCGTGAGTATCTTCGTACTCGAATGTTACGGTTTTTCCCCGTCTCTTTTTCACAATCGCCTTCCTTCCGTTCACAAATATTTCTTCACCTGGCTGGTAACCTGATTTCTCAGAATGTTCGGCATAGTTCACCGGTTTACGCACCCTTCGTGAACGACGTTTATTCTCATGTGGCGAGTGCGTGATATCCGCCTCATACCACCACGTTACGCCGTATTTCTCAGGGGTAAAGTTCGTGGCGTATAAAGTATCCGAAGTATTGTCGTCCCATTTTATTTTGACGTCGTGTCTTCTGACACTTATACTGATGACTTCGCCTGCGTAATATTCACCGGCCTCGCGATTCCATGCATACATAATCCTGTCGCCTTTTTTGATTCGGTTCGACGAAGTCGGGAGCAGCTGTGGGATGGGGTTTTCTAACACAGATTGTCCTGGTGACTGAGCTGGGATTGGCCGCGGCGATTGAGCTGGGCTTGTACCGGGTGATATTGTTCTCGATTCACGTTGGTGTTTTTTGTTTACGTAGACGCTAGTATGTTGAAGCCAGTGCTCACGTGGGTAATCGGGACCCATGTCCAGGCCAACTTCGAACGAAGGACCGGACGACATAATCAAAGGTCTCATATCGACAATAATAGACGGGTCTATGTACGAAACAGTACTCGGTATATACTCGTGGTGTTTCTCAGCTATGTTATAAGCTTGACCAGAGGCATACTTTTTATTCGAATTTTGTTCGCCGAACTCCAACACTGTTGTTGTTGGTATTGCGTTTTCTTTGTTGATTTGTACGAAGACCATCACTGGGATGACCTGAGCATAGTACACGGCGTATCTTACAGCACGTTCCAATTCATCTGTCAACGACATTGCAACCGATTTGTTTGAAAAAGGTTTCTGAGACCTTTCAGACGAACCAGCGACGTGAATAAACGACACGCTTGACAGCGAAGAATCGTTGTACTCGTCTAGACTTTTCTTATATGGCGTATTCAGCACGCGTACAGAAAAGGCATTTACTGCACGCACAACCCTATCATTTGAACTGATTTCCATTAAAGACGAGGGTACGGTGACACCTATATGTTGACATTCTTCTAAAGTCAACATTCGATTATCTTGTTTGCTCAAACTCTGTATTGTATCCGCATTCAACGTGACTACACGTTTCCAACATTCGAATTGTGCAAATGATGACAAAAGTTCGCCAGGTTTATAATATTCGTTAATCACGTCTAGAATTGGTTGTAAAACGTCTGCACATGCCGTCTGTTTCATAAGCGCAGACAGTATGTCGTTCTGACCATTGCCATGTGCCGAATCGTACACGTTTTTGATGAGTTCCATCGTGTATCTAAAAATATAAGTGCCGCTGAGAGGAGAACCTGTTCCGTCTTTGTAACTTGCCAATGCCGTCCCAGAAATTATTTTCATGCCAGTATCCGTTTCAATATTTTTGTGTAGGGTCGACAACTGTCTCTTTTCTCGAGCACCCACAATGCCACCTGTTAGCATCTTCCAACACGTTTGGTCCACGTCGAACACGTCCAGATTTTTCATGCGATCGATGATATCATCGACCTCGTCTTCGGTGGACAAAAAGTGATGATATGTAGATACGAATGAATGATACATAGTGTAAACTACACATATGCTTAAATACTGTATGTTTTTACTTTTATTTGCGTCTACGTTTTTTTTTTAGCGGTGGCTTACTTGTCGAAATCGCTTCTTTGCCTTTTGCGAACCGCTTGTTGTCGGTTTCAATAGTGGCCTTGTGGTCCATTTTGTCCACAAACGCTTTGATGGCTTTGCCCTGACGGTCTTCAGGTTTCCAGTTGTCAAAGTCGTGCACAGCTTGATGCGTTTCACGGACGAATTGCGCGGCCTCTTCTTCCAGTTCGTCTGGGTCTGCGAACTCGAACTCCGAACCTTCGTCGTCCGGCACGACGAAGCCGTCGTCGGCGTATCCGTGCATTGCGGGATTTGCAGAAGGTTCGTCCTCCTCAGAGTACTCATCGTCCGAAGAATCGCCGTCAAGCAACGGCAAGGTCGTTTTGTCTTCGTCTTCGATACGACAAAAGGTGATGCCGTCGCCGGCTGGCACGAATCCAATGGCTTTCCAGGCCTTGACGACCTGAGAACGACGTGCAGAATCTGAGACTTCTATGTGTTTTTTCACGTACGTTGCATCTATAGCAGACCACTTGTTGTCCTCGACAAATTCCCAAATACGACCTTCTTGCTTGGCCGTTTTCTTCAAACGCGAGACTTCTATCTTGTCGTCGTCGTCCACTCCCAATACTTCACCATAGAAAGATTGACCACTAATATCAAATTGAATCAAATCGCCAGCAGTATACATCTCCACCGTAACATTATAATAGTTAGAACGAAAAAAAAATATGATTAACTTTTATTATTTATTCATATTTAAAGCAACCTGTAAACTGCACATGGACACCATCATTGTGCTGTGCAGTACAGCCACAATGATATCGTTTTATACACTCTACAATTCTATTACGTTAGATGCTTCACTGCGTTACTTTTTCGATTTGGGGTTCAATATAGGTATGGGCGAAGGTAACATACCGGAAAAAGATGACGTGTCCCTGTTCGTGTCCACCATATGGATGTTGCTAGGATATTTTGTGTTTTTTAAGTGGTGTCTTGCACTTGTCAAGGCTACACTCGGTCAAACTACATCCGGTTTATTTCACGAAATAGCATTATACAGTCGCCGAGCAATGTTGTGGGTGTCTAAGTGGACAAAATTGTCACCGGCACAGCTGGCCATCTGCATTACATTCCTGTGGTCTTTCTTCGGCGTGTGCATAGGAGTGTTCGTCGAAGAATGGACTTTTATTAAATCTTTGAATTTTGCAGTGGGAGCCATGACTACCACGGGTTCGCAAACAGTCTCGAACAAACCGCTGGCAAATTTACTGACAGTTTTGTTTCTACTTGGTGGCGTCCCACTGCTGAGTATTACATCGGCGATTATAGTCACATCTGGTATAGAAGATGGCAAGGACGAAGTGTCGACCATCAGCGAATCGGAACCGCTGAATGGCGCTATCCAATTTTGATTTCGAACGTTTAGCGCCGAGTAATGTCGTGTTCTCTCAGAAATTTCAAAATTGCCCCAGGCGTCATACACGGATATTCATAATACCCCATAATGTAGTCAAACTCCTTCTTGTGCGTCTTGTAACCAACAGTGTGCGAGTATTTTTTCCTGCGACCGTCCACGGTTTCTATGCCCATTTTGTAAAGCTGTTTGGCGGCCGATTCTCCCGAAACCCCGTCGTATCCAGCGTATTTTTGTAGTAGTAACGCGCCGCTTTCGCGTTCATATCTTCGCATCAACGGGAGCCAAATCATATTTAAAAAATCAGGCGCCTCTTTGATTTGGTGTCCAAGACACCGCATAAAAATGCAGAGGTCCACGGACCGATTTTTGCCGTACGATGACCGGGTGGTGTCGTACAAAAAACGCGGTACTGAAATTGTCTTGTCACCAATACGAATGCACGACCAATCAAAGTCAATGAACTGAATTTGGCGGGTGCGCTCGTTGTAGTATACATTCGCGGTGTGACAGTCGCGGTGTGTGAATTTAGCGTTTCTCTGAATGACTGCGAACGCATTGCACACGTTTTTCAACATAAAATACAGCGCCCTACTGTTGTCACGTCTACGCAACGTATTGACCCACGTGGCTACCGACGGAATCGTCAGCTGTTCAGAACATACCACGAGACGATTTTTATCGGCCATGCCTATAAAGTGTAAATCTGGCACGCAACCGGGGGCTTTGAGCTTGAGATGGTAATGAATGACGGCTTCCAACACATATTTAAGCATTGTTGACGGGTCGGTCGTCGTTTTCAGGACGACTGTCTTGTCCAAATGCTTGGCGTTCAGGTATACGACATTTTTCACATTTTGTCTGCGGTTGAATGTGGCGCGACTAATGTCTACTGTCTTAAAGTCGTCCGCGGCAACGTTCACCAGTTGTACGCGATTCTGTTCTTTTATAGCACTCAATATGCTGTGGGCCTCGTGGTACAAGCGCACGGTATAGCTCGTGTGAAGCGTCGCAATCATCCGCGGATCCGAGCGACCAACCAGCTTGGCGTACATACCATCCACACTTTCCACGCGATACTCGTGGTCCGGAATATGGAATATCGGCTGACCCTGTTCGAATCCCGTAATGTAATTTTGGATGCTGTGCGTCCTATCACCCAGGCCCACAGGAGCGCAAACGTTCCCGAGATGTGGTCCCAGAGGAAAGCCGAACGGGTCTGGGCGCAGAACAACACGTCGAAAGCGTCTTCGTCGGTCTTGCTCGTGTCCATTCACGCGACGACGTTTTGTTGGGCGCATGTGGGACATGTGGGTTGTCGAGAAGATGGATACAATTTATACCGATTTAATTTAATTTAAATTAAATTGGCCGCTTACCGTCCGCGAAATCTAGCGACATATATAATTCGACCCACGAAGGTACTTAATGACAGCGAACAATTGTACCATGGAATCGACTGGCGAGGGCTCAGACTTCTTGACACTGTGCGCGGTAGGATGTTTTATTTTGAGTACATACATATGTTCACTAGTGGGTGAACGTCGATACAATTTTTAATTTAAATTAAATTAAAATATATTTTATCCGTGTACAAAGTATGTCTGGCCTCGATGAAGTGTGTGTCCAAGAGACCGTGGGCGAGTTTCGTAAGAGAAAGGGCAACGTTCAAGTGAACGACACTGGCAGAGTGACCACCGGGTCTTTCGCGAACTGTACGGAGCAGCAAGAAGGCAGTGGGTACCTCAAATCCATCAACGGCATCGTACCGAAGAAGAATGTTACCATAGATGCCACAGAAGCATTTTTGAAAAAATGCAAAGATTCAGACATCATCGTGGAAATTTATCCAACGCGCTTTTGCTCAAATGACAAGTGCGGCAAGCCGTCTTGGAACTTTAAACACTACCACGAGAAGGGTCATTCCACGTGCATGTGCTGTGGGTACGTGCATCGCCTTGTGGAAAGCAACATGGACTCACGTCACTTGGGTGAAAATGAAAAGGCCAATAAGTCACAGTGGAACTGTACACCGGGATGTGATGTAAACGACACGGCTATCGTAACCAGAAAGGGTAAACGTATACAAATCGCCGGACAGCGCATTCCGTCGCACTTGCGTAACTATTGGTCCATGCGAACAGACATTGACGACATTGCAGCCGCTTGGCAAGAGTCAATGCAATGCATTGACTCGATAGCATCAAAAGCAAAGAAAAAGTGCAAAATCTTCTACTACAGTGTCCACAATGGACATGGTAAGCGAAACGACGATAAATTCAAAATGCCTCACGGACGCGTCCAATTCGCCGCCGCGTGTTTTTACGCCGCAGTTTTAGAGTTCGAACAAAACCACCACCGCAAAACGCCATGTACACTGACCGCTATACAGCAATCAGCATCTGAATGCATCATTCGACGCAAGAACCGTAACACGCGCGACGTAACCGTACTTGTGATTATTCGATACGTGAAAATGTTGAAAGCGAACAGACTGTGCTCAGCGCTGATTCCTGACATTAACGCCGACACGCTCAGATTTTCCTCCAAACATACGGGAAAAGAACACACGCGGCTCGCCATTTTCAACAAATGTCAACCCACTAACATTCGCTTACCCGTGGGCGAACCATGGGGGGTTGACATCGGTGATACCGGACGCGGCGTGTTATACATTGACAACGTCACAGGCGGCTCAGCTGCGTTCAAGGCGGGTGTCCGAAAGGGCGATTATATATTCCAATTGGAGGACACAGTCATTGGCGTCGAATACACCCAGGAATCGTTTGGAAAACTTGTCGGCAAAATCAAAAGACAAAGGACAGGCAATCCCTACATCAAAGTTAGCATCATGCGTGAGAAAAAATAACTATATATTTGTTACGTTTTAATGGTATAATGTGGCTTCTTCTATTGTTGACCCTGGCTTCCGCATATCGGCAAGAGCATTTCGATATCGAGTTTGAACCGACCGATATGAAAGTGGCAGATTCGTGCACACTATATGCGTCCAATATATTGAACAAAACTGTTGTGCGCTTTCACGACGATGGTTCCAAGTTCGAAACAGAAATACATTCGAGTATCATGGCCATCAACCAGGATTGTTCCATCGTTCTCTTCGGATTCCCCGATGAACCGTCACCCGGATATATGACGCGAGACGGAACCCCGTACACCCCCGCCGACGGGACCGGTGTCGTGCGTCTATGGCGTCCAGGCGCAAACGTGGACACAATTCGACCCGACATGATGGAAATATCGTGGTTAGACGGAGACGAGTACACATATACCGACGAGGCCATCCCTGTGTACCGATTCGGTTTTTCCGTGGACATTCAAGGGGATACATGGGTAGCTGGTGCACCGGGCAAACTTAGAGACGACGGACGGCCTATCACATTGGGATACGCTTTCGTGTTTCGCAATAAGAATTTGCATTCGTGCCGGTCCATCTACGAAACGGGATGCTATCCTGATGGAGACACGTGCAAACTGGGCTACAATGAATGGAAGAACTATTATGGATTTTATAAACATGCAGACGGCACCAAAATCCAAGACAAACGCGACGGAAAAGAGGTGAACGCATTTCAGCGCAAATGCATTCCTGAACAATTACCGTACTACTTTGGCGGGTACTATGGCGGCGGTCCACTGAATCCCGTACTCGTGCCGTATTTTCAATGGCAACAATTCGGTTACGACGTCGCCATCACGGGTTCCTTTAACGAAACTTCGGCCGGGCTGTTTGTATCTGCGCCAGGCGACACCAATCGATTCATCGAAAATAACCCGCACGACGAAGGGCGTAATTACGGGCGTCTGTACGCGTGGGACATGTCTGCAGATACACCGCGGGAAAAGGACATTTACTGGTGGCAACCCAACTTACTCTCCCCGTACGGCCCTCCTAATCTCAGAACACCCCACTACAGAGCGTACGGCAGGTCCATCGCGGCCTCGAAATCAGTGCTTGTCGTGTCCTCGTATCCTCTGTACTTTAATACGCGCGAACCTTTTGTCATTGTATACGACTGTAACCCTCGCCTTTCCAACTGTGTCGAATCGGCCAACCGAGGAGTGTCCATTGGCAAAATACCCGGGAACGCACTGTACTATTTGACACCGTACGATTTGTCGTACTCGGACAGGGCTCGTAAAGGCCCGCAGGGATACGTGTACGCGCCAGATTATCAGAACGAGTTTATCGGCGACACTATAGGCGTGGCCGGGTCGAATGTCATTATCAGAGACAAATTCCACATCGAGAATGACGAGCCGGCTGCGCGTGTCCATCGCTTCGGCAAAGATGGGCGACTTCGCGAAACACACGCGAGTGCACATACCCATGGTGATGGGACCAATACGCAACACTGGGTGCTGACCCACCATCGCTCGGTGACGCACTATTGGCCGTGTGATACAGGGTATACCGGCGGTAAACCCGAATCGTATGAGACCACGGACGTATCCCGCCGCGGCGAATTCTGCGTGGCGTGCGAAGTCGCGTACTTTTCGGACGACGGGTGGTTAGAAGACTGCAACTTGTGTCCTGTCAACCGCACTACCTATGAGGAAGGCCAATCGGCATGTAAACCCGTCGTAAGGCGCATATTCCCGGGCATGAGTTGGAATGATACGAGCGAAATTATCATTCTCATTTCAGTGTCGGTTGTGGGGACTTGGCTCTTGTTAGTCGCATGTCAATACGGGTGCTACAAAGGTCGTAGAAAACGGGTGTTTAAAGAAGTTAATTACGTTTAAAAGCTTCGCGAAGATTTAATTTTAATCTATGTACAACAGCACTAAGTTTAACAATTTCATCTTCTAAATTCTCTTTCTGTTCTCTCAACTGTCTAATTTCGTGTTTTATCGTGTCTTCTTCGTGTCCCAGCATCAGGATGCCGTCGGCACGCTTGTTCGCAAGCACCATCTGTTCGACGTAATGGTCACGCTCCTGCTCGAGGTCCTTGATACGCCTTTTCAACAAATATGTGCGACGGTTGGCGCTCTTTAGCTCTCTAGCGTAGAAGGAATTAAACATCGCGTGCTTTCGCAGCGACGGTAGTGGTTTGTGTGCACGGTGGTGTTTGACCATTTGTCGTTGTGCAGGCGTCATTTGATTCACAAATGTCTGTATTTATATATGCATTTTTTTCATTGTGTACGACAGGCAGAACTCTTCCATAATTTGTACAGGAGGAAGACGGCAATCGCACCTAATATGGCCGCGACAAAACTGCTCTGAGAAAAGGGTTCGTACGTTACCTGAAACACCTGTGACCCAAGCCAACCAAATAAGAAAAACAAACCGACGGCTACGACGTACACAACGCCTTTCATAGAGCATTGTTTTGGCGGCTGTGGTATTGGAAACTGTGCCAAACAAATAGTACAGTGAGTGTGTCCGGATGTGTTTAGATACGCTATTAAACAGTCTGGGTGTACATGAGTGGCGCACGTACAAGGGGAAGTATACTCGCACGATTCCATACATATATAACATTCATTCTTTACAAGGTTCTCATGCATACACGTGAATACAAAGTCACATTTATAACTGTTTTTTTTACTATTTAGGTGAGACGTCGCACAATATAATGTCACACATTCCACAGCTCATTGTTGTGACCGGTGTCCCCGTCAACGACCGTTTAAACGAAGCATACAAATGGACTATGCTTCTATTCCTAAGCCATCTGATATATCTCGTGTTCAAATTCTTGTCGGACCCTTCCATAGCAGACCATACGTCTCTGATATTGGACAATTGTTTCAGATTTTTAATATGCGGCGTGTACGTTCCTCTGGCATTGTACAAAAACGTTCAAAAAAAGAACTGGCGCATGCTTCGCCTATTTGTGATTTTGTTAACGATTATTTCAATCGTCGGTTTCACGAACGCGATTTCAACCATATGTGCATACTTTGAACTTCGGTACGTGTGTGTGGACTGCGCGGATGATTTCCAAATGTACAATGGGACATGCGTTATTGCTTTCGGAAACTCTGACACTGCCAACTTAATAGTCACCGAACAAGAGTGTCAAACTATGTCAGAGTTGGTCGATATCGTACCCCGCCACAGTATTGAACTTTTTATCGCGATGGTGGGGTTTATTACCGCCTGTAAAATCACATCTTCGGGACAGACCGGCAAACGTTATGGCGAAGTCTTGACGCCGGACGAAATTGTGATTGTGAACATAGAGGGACAGCCCGTCGCAGTGCGAGCAGAAACCGTACCAGAAATAGCAAACCTTTAGATACACATATGCATTAAGAGTTGTTCTAAGTTTTCTGCCTGTATAGTTGTTTTTATCTCGGGCCACAGTGCCTCTGTTTGTGCTACCCATTTGGTCTCACCTTGACGTATTTTTAACTGAAACCAGATGAACTCGAAGACGCTTGTGGTCCAATCACGCGACGCCCGTTGCCAGCGTACAACCTCGTGCTCGTCAATGTCCGGTTTTAATTCGTATATGACCGCCATGAACTCGGACCCCGTTTGGGGATTGCGGTCCAATATACGTCGCCAGTACTCGGTCGCCATCTTGTTAAGTCACGCGCGACATTCGCAGTTGCACATAAGTACTACCTAATTTCAAATTGTTCCCAAAACGTATCAAAGGTCACACAAAACCACTGTCCGGACTGGTGCCAGTGTATAATGTGTGCGTCGACTTGGCTATTGTCGTACAGCGTGACAGGGACCTTGTTCTTAAAGCAGCGGTACGTTTCGTCATCAAGGCCAGTGGCGTCCATGTAGAATGTGTCCGACGTTTCGTCTTCAATGTGTGGGTTGTCCGCAAACACGCCTATCTTCCACTTGCCCGTTTGCACGTGTTCGAAGCAGCTCGGGGCGAGATTCGTCCGACGGCGAAAGTCACCGTCGACAAATTCCATCGTGCTGCGCTGTGACATTTTCGTGATATACAGCCTTTTATTATAACATATATTCGCTACATATTCTTACTGATTATAATATGCATATGTGAAAAAGCATATACAATGCGTACGAAAAATAAAACGTTGGATGAAGCGAAAATTTGGGGAAGTCGTGAATCTCACACCGCCTTTGCCACGTCGTAAATGCCAACGAATTGTGGGTCAACTGTATACTACGAAGAACACGCGTGTTATTTGGGTGGGAGGTGTGAAACCTTTCAAGTGTAGCCACCCGGGGTGCGGCAAAGACTTTGCCCACAGCTATACTTTAACCAGACACATGCGCACACACACTGGTGAGAAACCTTACAAGTGTAACCACCCGGGGTGCGACAAAGCCTTTACCCAAAGCGGTCAATTAACCAGACACATGCGCACACACACTGGTGACAAACCTTTCAAGTGTAACCACCCGGGGTGCGGCCAAGACTTTGCCGTCAGCTCTAATTTAACCAAACACATGCGCGTACACACTGGTGAGAAACCTTTTAAGTGTGACCACCCGGGGTGCGACAAAGCCTTTGCTCAAAGAAGTAATTTAACCATCCACATGCGCACACACACTGGTGAGAAACCTTACAAGTGTAACCACCCGGGGTGCGGCCAAGACTTTGCCCACAGAAGTACTTTAACCATCCACATGCGCAGCGTTCACGACATTGGCGACCATGAGTGTGAAATTTGTTGCAAGAAATGTGCCAGGCTTCGCCCCTGTACAGACCCGGTCACGAACATTGAATGTAACACGTGTCGCACTTGCTTCATGACGATTACAGGCAAAGATATTCGCATTGAGCACGAATGGTCCTTGTTTTTGGACGAGCATTTTTGCCCCGAATGGCGGCTCTGCACGGATTCGCGTGTCCGCGGAGAGTCGTGTTCCAAGTATCGACCTGACGGTTTGTGGGCCTCGCCGAAAATAGTTTTACAGTGGGAGTTGGACGAGAAACAGCACCAAGGTACGTCCTACGACTGCGACGAGCGACGCATTTCTGAGCTGTACGACGAGTTTCCGGGGAAGCAGTATGTGGTGGTTCGAGTCAATCCCCATAGTTACAAGGCGCCACCCAAAACGAAAAAACCATCGTTGGTGGAAAGGAAAGCCTTCATGTTGCGCGTGATGCGCGCCTGTCTTGAAAAGGAGTGGAAAACGCCCATCCACGTGGTGTACATGTTTTATTCGGCCGATAATCCGAATATCACGCACAACATTGCAAAGACGATGCTTTTTGACGCGAAGGATGTAAATAGATTTTGTAAGTAACAACTATTCTCTATTCTTACTGATTACAATATGCAGAAATTAACGCCTGCTTCTCTTCCTCCGTGTATGTATTCGACTTTTGTATATTGTCTTTTGCCCACAGCGGTTGTAGATTTTTGTACCAAAAGCAAATGCGTTGCTGCTCTGGCACAGTCATGTCAAACGCTGTGCACGGGACACGGTGGTCAATGTGCCAGTCCGAGCGATTCTCCCAAGTCATGCCCTCACTAAATTGAGCTTCGAGCCATTCCTTCAGACCTTGATACGAGATGCCCAATAACTCGCTGGTAGAATCATATTTTTTGTCGAGCCCGGCGGCTTTGACTGCATTGTTCATTCGGCATCGTAATCTACAGATTAAATTAAAATCTGGGTCAGAATGATAACGTGCATTTCGATATTCGCGTCGTTTGACGGCAATTTCCGCCTTATGTTCTTGACGGTATTTGCGAATATAGGCGGCAATTTTCTCTTTATTGTTTTGTTTATATTCGCGGTTTTTGTCGCCAATTTCCACCTTGTTGTTTTGGTAATATTCGCGTTTTTTGGCCTTATTGTTCTGATAATATTCGCGTTTTTTGGCCTTATTGTTCTGATAATATTCGCGTTTTTTGGCGGCAATGCAAGTTTTGCATTGGTTTCCCTGTTTCGCGAACAAAGCCACCGGTTTGCTTGCATGACATGTGATACATATCTTTGTAGCGGCTTTGACCATGGCGAGCGTTTACAATAGTCGTATGTACTTGGCATCGGAAATTTAGAATTGGATTCAAGAACCGTCCGAAATCGAATCGGATTTAAATGTCACCAGACACGATTCTAAAAATATACGGGTGCACCCTTCCAAGCCATTTCGTTAGAAATGGTTCAGGAAAATGGGATTGGGAGGGGCACCGTACCCCTACTGGGACTTGAACCCCTATGAAATGAAGGTGCATAATGGTGAGTGCATAAGTAAAAAACAATGCATACATAAAAACAATGCAAAACATCAAAGACGTAAACTTACAGAATCTCCCGCTTAGAAGGCGGACGCGCTATCCAATTACGCCATAGGGGTAAAACGTGTTCCATACCGGGCTCGAACCGGTGACCTGTGGAAAATATGGAAGCTAATTGGTTAGAGGGAGTCATTCACAATGTCAAAACAAACACATAATTACAAATGTGACTCGCCTTCGGCTCATAAGACCGATGCTCTGCCGACTGAGCTAAAGGAACATAAGAAATACAGTTTAAAAGGTCATGTCGGACCAAAGTCTAAACAGGTACTGCCCCTGTTCCTTCGGTTACTACCGGCTATTTAGGCCAGCGTTTTACCAACGTGCATCTTTTACACCATTAGACTAAAAAAAGTGCCACCTACGTGATTCGAACACGTGCTTCCGAAGAAAATGCAGCTTGAATGCACCGCCTTAGACCGCTCGGCCAAAGTGGCATAGTTTAGACTCGTCACGGAGCTTGGCAGCTGTCTAAAAGACACCATTGTTCATGGATAGAGCGCAACTTCCGCTGTGCTAATTGGCGCAGCCAATAGGAGAATCGAACTCCTGACCTCTCTTAATCCACAATGTTTCTACCAAAGGAGCCAGGGTGAGTCGAACACCCGACCAAACGAACTGCAATCGTTCGCTCTGCCACTGAGCTATGACTCCCGAAAGCAGCTACAGGAATTGAACCTGTGACCTCCGGTAATATGGACCGGTGCTCTACGACTGAGCTAAGCTGCTAAAAAGGAGCCTTTTTACATCGTGCTCGGGATAAAAGCCCCAGTAGGAGTCGAACCTACGTACAGTGGTTCTTATGACCACCCGCTATACCTCTCGCGTATAGGGCTAAAAATAGGTAGCAAGAACGGGCTTCGATCCCGTGTGGAGCTTTCGCTCAAGGGCTCTTAAGGCCCCCCCGATCGACCAGACTACGGCACCTTGCTACGTACGCTCGGCGCTGGGATTGAACCAGCGACCCCCCGATTAACAGTCGGATGCTCTAACCAACTGAGCTAGCCAAGCGGGAGACAGTTTAAAGTGATGTCCAGCACTCTGTATGGTTAGTCACATGCAAAACAAACAACCCAAAAACAAAACGCACCTGTGAAGCCTTTTTATGCCGTGCTGAGGGCGAAAGCTCTTACAAGAATCGAACTTGCATCTCCGGTGAAGGCGGAAGTACCGGTGTGCTGCCGTTGCACCAAAGAGCTTGTTCCGTGTCGGATTCGAACCGACGACTCAGGTTTCAAAGACCCACGTGCTAGCCGAGCTACACTAACGGAACGTTTTCCACAGCCACAAGTCCTAGAAGGAATCGAACCTCCGTTTTCGGTTCTAGGGACCGATGTGCTAACCACTACACTATAGGACTGTGAGCGCCCATCGTCTAATTTTATTTAACTCTCGACTCGGACTTGCAATTTGCACCTTGCCAAAGTGTCTTCGCAATTTTTTTAGGACTTATTCATAATATCCTATATCGCTAACAGTTTATAACGTCATGTTGGACGGTAAGCTCTTGCAAGAATTGAACTTGCATTACCGGTGAAGGCGGAAGTACCGGCGTGTTACCATTACACTAAAGAGCTTGGTTCCTCGTACGGGACTCGAACCCGTGCCGCTCGCGTGAAAGGCGAGTATCCTAGCCACCTAGACTAACGAGGAAAGTGAGGATCTGCCCACTGAGAGAATCGAACTCTCGGCCACAAGATTAAAAGTCTTGCGCTCTACCGACTGAGCTAAGTGGGCAAAAAAATGTGTGGTGTGTGTGAATTTGTTTGTGTGATGTTATATTCCTCTCCACATCCGACATTGCACATATTCTTTACATTTATTTTTTTCTCGATGGGGGAAAAGAACACTTTTCAAACCCTCTTGTTTTAATTTAAAATGCCTCCAGAGCTTTTTTCGCTCTAGTTTATTCTCGATGCACACATATATATTAACTTATGATGTACATTTTCTTGATTGCCTAAATACTACAGGTGCGTTGTGTGTGCACTGGATTCGCGTATATATTTGTGTGGATTGGGTGCAAATGGAAGACGCTCAATTGCACGAATTACAAGTTAGACTACACAGTTCTCGCACTCTGGAAGAGATGTTATTGCATGCAACACATTTGCGGCACAGGATAAACTACCTGATTTACCACCAACGTGAGGAAGGGACAACGGCACTTGTTGGTCAGGACCACCCCATGTTTCATCCGCCGAATTTTAATTTTAATTTAAAACCATCGGACAACGACCTATTTAAAACGCATTTTTGTTAACAATGGCCAAGAGACGCCACGACGGTGAAGAGACACAAGCGACCAAGAAAATCAAGTTTGAACCGTCGCATAAACGCCACAACGACGGGGACAACGACACAAGAGCATCCAAACGCCATAAAACGTACGAATACTGGCACATGGCACCACTAACACGCGAAGAGAAAGCTGTGCATATGGCGGCAATCTATGAACATTTGTGCTGTCGAGTGTAGTATATATAGTATACAAACGTTGTTGGCTATGGAAGTGATTGTGAACGCCGACGACCTGGGCTACAGTGTCCGAAGAGACGCAGGAATCCTGCGCGCGTTCGGAGACGGTACGATAAGCTCGGCCTCGCTTATGGTCAACGGCGTGTCGTCTGACACGGCTGCAAAATCAGCCAAGGATGTGCGTCTTCCCGTCGGCCTGCATTTAAATTTAACCGAGGGACGTCCTTTGACTGATGCGCCTCACATTGTGGACGAACAGGGGTATCTACTGTACAAAATGAAATTTTGGTACCACGAAAAGACTCCACAAGTATTGGCGGACATTGCCCGGGAAACGCGTGCCCAACTGGAAAAGTTCAAGGACTTGATGGGATACTATCCCACGCGCGTGGACGGTCATCAGCACGTACACATTGCTCGGCATGTCCCTGAAACGATAGCACCGTTGCTTCAAGAATTTGGTGTTAGATGCGTTCGCATTCCGGATCAAGACCCGGACCATATGGATTGGCTCGACGCACAAACGCGAAGTCGGTACGAGAGCAGATATGTCCCGTCTGTCATGGCGCGTCTCGTGTACGGTAGACATGGCCTGAAATCACCCATGTCGTTTGTCGGCCTTGGTATTTCGGGTGGACAAATGACGATGGAACGTATTGACGCGTGCATGCGCAAATGCACCGGCACCACCGAATTCATGGTCCATCCCGGATTCCTAACACCCGATTCCGAATCGAAAGACGCGTTCGATTCGGACCCTGGTCGCCTGAGAGAGTACCACGTACTGAAATCTGTCGCTCGAAAATATACGCTAGTGGATTGGTCAACGATAAAGTAATATGTACATATCGTTCATGATCGAGTGATACGTAAATCAGTTATTTTAGTGTATATTAGTCTTAAAGCTAAGTTAAAAAAGAATAAATGGATTCTATGACGACCCAAAAAACACAATCGAAAGTATTGTGCCTGCGAACTTCCGAACGTCGACACATTTGGTAACCGCTGCACTGGAACTGTTCGATGAAATCGCTGAGAAGTTCGCGCCCTCGATACAGAGACCTTCTCGTGAATTGCTATTGGCCCTTGCAACAGATAGGCACGGTACTGAAGAATTTCACGACGGCGCCACGGTAAACGCGGCCGACGTGGCTCCAAACCAAAAATATCCAAAAGAAGATTATATACCTCCACGGCCGAAAGATTTCAAACTCTATGAATTCAACTCTTGAATTCCGCAAACGCAATTGCCATTTGAAATTTGTGCAAACGCAATTGCCAAGATCGATTGCTAATTGTTTATACAGTGTATTATAAATCTAAAAGCGGTGGGTCTGATTTCGACTCTCTGATTTTATATACAGGCGACATCCACCTCGAACTAAAGGGCGTGCTAAGCCATTCGTCGTAACAATCTTCCGAGCACAAGCAGTGCATGTGTTGTTTCATAGTGACAATTTTCCACGTTGACAGGCGCACGGTCGTATTCATGCACAACGTGTTCGCACATTCGTAGTCGGTGTTTTCCGGGACCGGAGAATGTGACCGCGGTTTAATTTCTGTTTCCTTGGGTACCAAAGACTCGCGTACTCCCGTACAAAACTGCCAAAATGTATCCATTTCAAAATTGACCGATCAACTATATAGTACACTTTGCCAGTACGGACATGATGTTTCTCCTATTACTCCTTATTGTTCCCGCATGGTCCTACAACTACGATTGGAAACGCTTACATACGTGTGAAACCGCCCCACAATTAAAAGACACCGTAGAAGATTACAAGGAAAATTTTCCGTGCTTGGATTGCAGAGAACATTTTCAGTCGTTGTTGGAGATTCACCCGTACCCACTTAGCTATGTGCGCACGCCAGAAGACGTGCGCGTCTGGAGCTGGCTCACGCACAACCTGGTTAACATCCGGTTGAATAAAACCTGGGAGTCGTTCGACATCATGGACGAATGCCACAATACACTTTGACACGGTGTATATAAAGCAAATCCAGTCAAAAGTAAATGGCCGACGACGAGTTTGAAGTCATTCGCCAGCTCGGCAAGGACGGGGCACAGGGGGTTGTATATCTCGTCGAATTTAACAACGGCTTGCGTGCGGCCATGAAACAGTTCAAGAAGACGAAATCGTCTGCACGTATTCAAGTGGAGGCAGATTTACAAGCAAAGGCTTTTGCCGCGGACATTGCACCAGAGGTGATGCACGTGGACCTAGAGAATAAGCGCATCTTTATGGAACCAATGCAGTGTCGTTTGGTGGACGTCTTGAAACGCACTAGTCCACATTTTGAAGATGACTTGATTCGCATCATGAAAACTCTCGACGACATTGGTATATTGCACAACGACGGGAACGCGCTCAACCTGATGCTGGACCACGACGACCAGCTCAAAATCATCGACTTTGGTCTCGCGAAGAAAATTGACAGCAAGGTCCGGAAAAAATGGGGCGAGTATCCGAACAAGGAAGTGACACTTTTCATGATGAGGAAAGAACTCAGGAAATATAATATTCATATTCAATAATCTTCCAAATATTGCTTTAATTTATTTCTGAACATATTGCAATTGCACGTGGTGCACGGAAATCCATAATAATCACAGTTCTCACACTCCATAATGTCGCGCACCGCATTCACGCCTGACTGTTCACATCGTTCTGAACATTGGCCCGTTTTACTAAGCGTGCCCGGGCAGTTTTTGTACAAACAGCGTGTTCCAGCTAGTACATCCTGTTGAACGATGGCATGCAACGTGCTCTGCGCGGGCTCTTGCAGTATATGCAGTATCGCCAATCTTTCATGTCCCACGAGACTGTTGTAAGAGATGGGAAACACCGGCGACACGTCGCGTGCTCTTGACCAAATTCGTTTCAACTGACGGTCCGTGAACATCTTTGTGTAAATTTAATACGATAATCTGTAAATAAAATATGTACTACTTTTTTGTTTTATTTTAACTTGTAACCTTTCATCGTGTGGTTTATGAAAGAGTTCATTGACCAGCTAAATGTACACTGGACCGGCTCTACTTCATCGGTAATATTCACCGGCTTCTGACTGATAAGTAGGCGAACAGAAGGCGACGCACGGACTATATCTGAAATACGACGCATGGTAATGTCCGAGAACGCTGTGGAATGCGCAATAACAACCGTCGCCCGTACAAATTTAAGCGTTCGAAAGTCCCGCAAGAAAAATTCAACATTTTCTGGCATCCGCTGGACGAAATCGTGAACCCCATCTGTATATCTGGTGTACGGGCCTTTCAACATGTGGGCCTTGGATACGAGGCGACGACTGACGTTATACCGCACTTCGTCTATTTCGTAGCCCGCGCACGACGACACGACTGGGCTGACGTTCTGGCACACGTTTCCAATACCAGAACCCAAATCTACTACGATATCGTTACTCGTAAAATTAAAGTGATGCACTAAACGCAGTACACAAGGCCGGGTCAATGTACCATAGTCTGTTTCAGATACAGCATTGACCGCCATTGCTATACACACCAAACAAATAATATTTAGACTACACCTTGGCATTCATGTCGCATGTAAGGTTCTTAAATATACTATGACGCAGTCGAATGGAAGGTTACGTACTGGTGGAAACCAGCCACGTGCAAGTCGTCCTGCAATTCGGCACGGACTTGCATTAACAATTTGCCCAACCAATCCCCTCCGCGTTCGTGAGGGTTTTCGTGAAGCTTGTACGACCATGCGTTCGGCTTACCACGCATCGGTTTTTCATGGAGTACCGCATCGCCTGTCGCTAATAGTAAATCGCGATACTCAGCGTCCGCAAACTTGTGTTCCAAGCACACTTTCATCCAGCGTTGTTTGTCTGCATCCGACAATTCGTCCTTGGTTTCTATGCTGGCGAGAGGCGTTCCTTGCTCTGCAAAGTATTCCAAGAGGATACGTTTCCTTTTGCGAGATGTAGGGCCGTCGCGAACCACGGTTCCAATCATTTGTGCCAACACGCCGCGAATCGGTTCTCCACCCGAAGTGAACCAGTATTGTTCTTTTAGAGGGGTCCATTTTTTCCCAGGTTGTAGACGTTTCAACCATGCAAGGAAAGTGGCGGCGTCACACTGTTCCAGCATGCTCAGAAGGTCGAGCATCTCCCTCTGATTGAATCGGTCTTGCATGTACTCGAACTCGGCACCTCCAAAGAAGTTGGAGAGCTTGTGGAAACCAGGTCGGATAGAACCTCTGCTGTTGAACAAGATTGTGCTCATGGTTCGTGTATACATATGTTCATTTATACCGGCGAAATTTAATTAAATTCATGGCCTCGAATTTTTCGGAAATCCCAAGATGGCCCAACTCGATATTTAATTTAATTTAAATTAAATTCGTGGCCTCGAATTTTTCGGAAATCCCAAGATGGCCCGACTCGATATTTAATTTAATTTAAATTAAATTCATGGCCTCGAATTTTTCGGAAATCCCAAGATGGCCCGACTCGATATTTAATTTAATTTAAATTAAATTCATGGCCTCGAATTTTCCGGAAAACCCAAGATGGCCCGACTCGATAGACTGGCCCGACTCGATATTTAATTTAATTTAAATTAAATTCGTGGCCTCGAATTTTTCGGAAATCCCAAGATGGCCCGACTCGATATTTAATTTAATTTAAATTAAATTCGTGGCCTCGAATTTTCCGGAAAACCCAAGATGGCCCAACTCGATAGACTGGTCCGACTCGAAATTTAATTTCGCGGACGCCGCAGGCTCCGCGGCCAAATTAAATTAAATATCGCTTATACAGTATATAAATATTTATGTGTCTATGAAATGTCTGTCGACGATTGGGACGTCGATGATAGTGACAGTGACACGGACCTGACTATTAACCCTAAACATGCGGGTGCCATCCTCAAAATATTTATAACCAAGCCTCCACCGCCAGTCTCCACGCCTGCACCTCTAGTGATAGGTCCCGTTTTTTTGTGCACTATAGGTGCGGACTTACCGGCAGATATTGTCCGCGTGGACGACACATCACTTAACGCGACGTACACACTATACAAATATGGAGATGCGTTTATTCTACGTGTATTTTACCGTGGTGATGAACAATGCAACTGGCGTCTGACGGTCGCTACAGACCCAGAGACGGTAGAAGCTTGGAAACCCGAAAAGACTCCTGAGAAGACCATTCTACGTGCCACTTCCTATGATTGGGTCGAAGAACGCGCTTTTGTTATGCGAATGCAGTACAGGAACCAGTATTCTGGCGATATGGAGGATGGCGAGCCCGAATCTGTGTACGGTTCCAGTATTTTCAGTCACGAGTGTAAAACGGTTTAATTCATCTTAGTACAGCACAATGTTGGCAATAATATGTGGAGCGACCGCGCTCTTCCCAATCTTTGATCCATACGTGCGTGCATGCTTGTTGCATGTCGGCTTCGGCTTTGTTCATGCGACGTGTTAATTTTTCAAGTTCGGCGTGTTTATGCCAATACACCACGCGCAACTCTTCATACTTAGTTTTTCGGTCTTCGAAAACGGACGAGTTCATTTGTTAATTTGTTAGTAAAATATTAGTCTAAGTCGGTATCCACATATGTGTAGTATTTAAGTTTCGTACAGTTTCAAAATGGGTAACTACTTGCCAGGCGAATCTTCTTGGTCTGTGTACCGCCGTGCTCTGTCTACAGACGAGTGGGTGAGCACGCCTCTGCAAACATGGCCCGGCATAGAAGCGGAGGCAGCCTTAAGCCGCTTCAAGCACGAAGCGTACTCTTTCGCTCTGGACAAACACACCGAGTACGTCGATACAAAATCCATATACTTGTACCATGGCAACATTCGCGTTGTAAAAGCCTTGATGGACCCTGAAACAGGCCAGTTGGAAATCTGGTCTAACAGCATACGTGAGTGGCTGTCTTTGGACGAAGCCTTGGCGCCGAAAAGGTACCCTCTACTGCAGACTGAATTTTTTTCGAAATACGTTTCTAAACATGCTTGGATGAACACACAAACTATCACTTACGTCAAAAAATAATGCACATAAAAGTAAGTATATAAGTTTTATTTATTACATTCAAATGAAATTCCGTACAGTGTGGTTATACTCGTGGATAGCCTTGTTAGGTATTTGCATAATGGCCCTTGTCGACGTGTCTATAAAAACGTGTGACGAACACGTCCCTATTTTATTGTCTCGCGCTCTGACCACAGACCCCTGGAGAGGCATTATTCTCGCCTTCAACTTACTCGCCGTCGGGAGCTCGATAGAACTGAACTCGGCCGTCCTGTTTACAGGTTTTCTTGGGTTTCTATGTGCGTTTTTGGTCTCTATGTTCCAAACGAACGCACATAACGCGTTGATATTCGTATCGTCCTGCTGTATAATGTATGAATGTTATCCTACGTCGGACGACATGTTGTGGTACGCGAATTGGTGGTCCGCAATAGTGTTCGGCTTTGTGTGTGCAATATGGATATTGTACTCTGAATATGCCTGTACCACGAACAGATGTACAGAATGTTCATGGTGGTACATTACAGAGTATTTGTGTTTTTGGTCCATGTTTCTACTTGTACAGTGGAGAATACCAAAAGACAAAGAGTTGAGAGATGATTTAGAGTTGATTCCAGCCTCACAAAGTACACAGAACACAACTTATAACAAAGAAAAAGTGATATTTTAAGTTATGTACAATTCAAAGTGGTAGTTTAGTTCATTCTCACACTGTATTTCCGAACGCCAAATCAATGTTTTGCGTTTGGGCAATAGCAATACACGCGCGTTATTGATAGGATTGACAGTGCAATGAACACGCGTGACGAGCAGTCTACACGGATGCTGTAGCGCCATCGCGAATATATCACTGCCACCTATGACATATACTCGTTTCGTGCGTCTATACGCCGTAGCAATAGCGTCCTCCAGTGAGTTTGACCAAATAATGTTGGTGTTGGCGGATGGAAGGGGCCCGCGTGTTATAATTATGTTCAGGCGGTTTGGAAGTGGTTTCCGCGGAAGACTGTCCCATGTTTTGCGTCCCATAATGACAGTCCCGTGCAACGTGTTCATACGAAACCACCGTAGTTCATTCTTTAGGCGCCAAGGCAATTTTCCCTCAACGCCGATGACATTGTCGTCGGATATTGCAGCAATCAGATACAACATTGGATAACCGCACCATGGTTAAATACTATCTTGCAACTTTAATTCTAATGTGGCCAGCAGTCTCATTCGTGACAATTACCGACTTGAAATCGTCCCATAAATAGTTCAGAAGGTTAAAACGACATAATCTGCACACATATAACGTTTTGTGTTTTTTTTTGTGGTGTATGGTCATCAAACGCGATGTTATAATATCACAATCTTCACATCTGTCGAACCAACCGTACACTGGTAGATTTGGCATTTACGTCGATCTCGTATACCTAAATAGGTGTTTCATCACCATCGTCGAGTAACCAGTATGAGTACTTATGTTGCCGTCTGTGATAAAATGTTCTCGTGTTTTCGTACGGAACCGATTGTGTATCCCAAACACATTGCAGTTATTCCAGACGGAAACCGACGCTACGCACGGAGAGCATTTCAAGACGCGGGTTCGAGCCACGAGCACACTGGAAAGGCCATGCAATGTTTAATAGATTGGTGCCTCGACAAAGGAATCGGGGAGTTGTCGATATTCGCGTGGTCTTCAGAAAATTGGACACGTCCACAAGAAGAAATTGACTCCACGATGGAACAGATACTACGCGTATTGAGCAAATGGATGACGTCGGAACAGACGGACATCGCGTTTTACTTTGTATCCACGTCTGCACACAAATTGAACCGTCAGATACAACAAAAAATGCGCGACCTCACCGACATTACCCGTAATCACAAGAAATTGAAATGCTACATTTACGTGTCGTATGGATTCTCTGAAGACGTTGAACAAGCACAGAGAGGAGATTTCCGTGACTTGTCCAAAGTGCCCAGTAGTGCGACGGACCCCGACCTACTTATACGCACATCAGGGGAATACCGTCTCTCTAATTTTTGCATGTGGCACCTGCGCTATACAGAACTCCTATTCATACAGCCTTTGTTCCCAGAATGCGATGCAGAAGTGTGGGACGACTGTGCTGTGCAGTACTCGGGTAGGCAACGACGATACGGAAAGTAATGAGAAGTTGAATATTTTTATTGAATTTTAACCTTCTAAACTTCTTTTTCTTCATCTTTAGTAATTATTTTGTAGCTTGACTCGCTATAACGCGTGGGCTTTTTAAGAGTGTATTCGGCGTATTTGGTAGGCCATTCGCCTGTAAACTTAAAATCTTTATCGATGCACGTCTCCACAATCGATTTGTTCGCCATTGGACATCGTATCATTATTTGAACTCTGTTGGGCGCATCAAGTCTAGAAACGAGCTCAAGCTCTATTTCAAAACGTGTCTCTGACGATTCTTTCGATTGTACGTCGTAGAAAGAGTTCAGGACGACTGCCCGGTCCCCGGCTCCTGACCGTTTTGACTTGTCTGTCAATGGTGTGATTTCGTATAGTTCTTTCAACGGTTCCGTGGAAAAGGCTAGCTTGCCCACATAGCTTTTTGGAGTCCAGAAAAAATCATCCGGTTGTTCCCCGCCCCAAGCTTGCCAACCTGAGAATTGCCATTCCATCCATTCCGCTTTAGAATCCCAATCTAAAACAGATGGTGTATTGTATGGGTACCAAGCTGGCGCATCCGCCGACAATTTGCCCGGTTCTGAGCGAATAAATTGGTGAATCATGTTCTTGTTCCATACTTATTTATATACAGGTAAATTTCAACTCAATAAATTCGCCGCAACCATCGCCCACCACGTCGCGTCGTCGTGCAGTTGTTCATCGTCATCGTTGTTAAACCACTTCCACACTACATACGAAATTCCAAAGTTAATCATGTACACGATGAAAGAAACCAACAAGGAGTCGTCCTCGCCCGCGTGTCCCGTCGTCGTACCGTTCAGAGCTTCAGCAGGCACAAACTTGCTCGTGTTCGCTTCCTGCATTTGGGCACGAACGTACTCTAGAATCTTTTGGAACCGCTGCAGCTCTGTATCGTCTTCAGCCATTCCAATAGGATTCGACTCGTCACGAATCGCCTGCGCCCACTGCTTTATTTGTGTTTTGTAGAGCGTGTACACGGCTGAGAAGCGCGCCCAGAGACTGGGACGTGTACGTTTCGCGAACTCTTGGACCAACAATTTGCGAAACCACTTTGGCACGCGTTGGGCGTCTTTGTATGCCTGAACAGTATCTAGTGTGAGTTTGTTCAAGTGACGCGTCCACGTTTTGAGTTTCGAAAAGTCGCCTACGTCTTTTTTAAATTGAGAATCCCACGATTCATTCGAGAGCCATTTCGGAGGCTCGCTCGGCACAAACGTCTTGTACGACATAAGTGTGTACATGGGCAAACCTTAAATAAGGTATTTTTTTCCACTTAGCAATCATCGCCTAACAAACGCATGACATAATGTTCGTCTTTGCTACAGATATCGTTTCCGTCGAAGGTGCATACGTAGTGCAAGGCCTCGTGGAGCATGGTGCCCATGAGATACGTGTCGTTACACTTAGCTGCAGGTATCCACATGCGGTAATCGTCGCTCTCACCGTGCAAATCGTCAGAATCGAAGGTCACTCTGGCGTTGCGCACCTTTTCGATAGCCATATCTATGTGCAATTCTATCTTTGGTGTTTTCGAATATCGTTTGGCGAGTTGTTTGAAGGCCGAGAGTATTTGCGGTTGTTTTGTTTGCAGAATACGAATGACCGTGTCTTTCTGCTTGTTGATTCTTCTTTGTGACACGTGTGACCCCGATGTGTTGGGGTAGTCTGGGAAGATGCTCATCCGCCTCGACGCGAACCTGCTAAATACTGTGTACGGTAAGTTCCAATGTTCGCACGTACAATAATGAAGGAGTGGACACGGTGGAAAAGTGGGATCATTTTCATACTGTTATTCTTCCACGCGTTGACCAACTACTCAAAGAGAAATATCACTATAGATAGTGTCGAAGCGCGCCACTCAGAACCGGCGTCCATTCGATGAAACCAAGCCGTAAAATTGCGTCGAAATATATGTATATATACAGTGTTATTCAATTCGAATGCCATATGTATTCGCTCTTGTGTACGGCTTGTTTATCTCAGCCGCCGCCGTTGCCGTTCAAAGCGAAGCTGGTTTAGACGAGTGGATCTCACTGGTGACAAACGGCGCACTGGGCGTGACAGCCTTATATGCTTTTAAAAAGGAACGAATAGATCTGACCACGATTGTCCTGTTCGGGATGTGCACCAGTGTTGTATGGCACTCGTCTGGAAAGTACAAACAAATCGACGGCTTAGTCTCCAGATATATGGCATACTATGCATTCGGCACGACAGCATTTCCACCCAAAATCATTGGACCCGCCATGATTTTCATCGCACTGCTGTTCACATACGAAGCACAGTTTGACGAGATGTACGCTTTGATTCCGCTACTGGTGCTTCTTGCGGTGTACAAGTGGATGAATAAAACCATGACGAGGAGGTTTATTGAAACCGTCGTCGTCGGCGTGGTTGCCATACTCTGCTACCGAAATGAAAAATGGCACTCAATGTGGCATGTGCTCGGAGCCATCACCATTGCACTGACCATCGAACCTCAGCAACCACCCTCTAACCCCCCCAAAAAAATGTGTGGGCCTCCTTCATGTACAAAAGGTGTGCCATGTACAAAAGGAGACCCTGTTCACACCAGTGTTTTAAAATTTTAATCCGTACACATAAATTCAGTATTGTCAAACTACACGGGTAATCCGATAACAGTGGGACAAAACTCTTCGTCGGAGTACGTCTCTGGAAGTGGCGGCACTTCTGGCAAAAACATGCGCACGCGGCGTATGTACCTGCCTGAGCGCGCAGCCGGCCGTGGTGAAGCAAATTGCGTCGTATCAAGTTTATGCCAACACGCTGCATGCATGCATATACCACAGAGTGCGTTGGGTGCGCCAGCATGACGGCGGCATGAACAACCACCAAACTCGCAGTACAAACGTGGCATATGTTCGGTCTCTGGTGACCAAAATCTGTTTCACATATGTTTTGCAGTTTTGTATTATTTAAGTCTGTTAATTGTAAACAGATATCAATGTGCGGGACACTCGAATCCACATGGAAACGCGTCTGGGCCTCGTTTCCGCTATATTATTTACCACCTTTGTCGGACCCGTATACGTTTCTTATCATCGGACTGCAGTCTGTGTGGACATGGGTCGTAGTAACTCAATTTGTCGAAGAAGGTGACGAACTTCCCTTTGACGTGTCCTCGGTCTTTAACATATTGACGGCAACTCTCGGGTTTATTCTCCCGCTTCAGTTGAACGCGGCCTTAAATAAAAACCATGCATGCCTAGACAACTACAACGCGCTATGTGGTGACGTCCTGGCCTTTGCATGGGAGTGTGTCAGTCTAACGAAGGGTAACAAAGTATTGGAGAGCAAAAGCGCGGAACTGAAGAAGATATTTCATATTCTCGTGGCCATACCTGCCATGGTCAAACACCATTTTCGTGGCACCATGGACATGACACGTATCAAGACGTTGGAAGACGCGAAACTCATCAATGGCAACGGTGCTACATCCCAACAAGAACTACAGGCGCTGTTTAACACCATTATTGTGAATGGTGACAAAAAAGGCATGGGAGAAGTCGAAGTGTGTTTCATGAAATTACTCGACTATGTCAAGGATTACGCCGGGGACAACCCTGTGGACCCAGTCCGTCGGTCCTTGTTGTCTACATGGAACAGAGTATATGGCTCATGGGGAAATATATCAAACATCAGTGCGTACACTCCGCCGTCTATTTTCAGTTACGTTTTGGACGCCGCACTTTTTCTGTATTCCGTTATGATTCCACTCACGTTATACCAAGAAGGACTGAACGCCATTTGGATGGTCGCAATTATTTCGTACTTTTTCTTGGGTCTGAACATAGCCGGAAAAAAGGTGGGAAACGCGTTTGTCGCATCGGAAGACGCGACAGGATTCCAAAACGTCACTGGTTCGCAGAAAACAGCCACAAAAGCGATTGGACAGGTCTGGTCTGTGCGCGAGGGTATCGCGGCAGGTTATGCAAAACGCGGAATTAACTATTTTTGATTATATAACGGATAAACACAACGGTATATGCCCACTTGCTCAGAGTGTCAAGGGTACGGATTGGTACCTCACACATTCGAATGTCGCCACTGTCATGGCAAAGTTTGTTACCTGTGTGAGAACGTAAATAAACACTGGGTGGAATGCCAACACTGTAACATACAGAATACATCGAAATCAAAAACGAAAAAATAGTTTAATTCTGCATTTTCACGGTCAATTTAATTTAATTTAAATTAAATTTCAATCATGCACGTCGGGCAAAAAGTGTACGTGCAAAAGGTCGAGATTCAGTTTCACAAGTGGTACAAGGGCCACATCACTCACGTACGCCTCCAGAGTCGCCCGGTGACCTGTCTGAGTCCATTCCGCTGTTTATGGCATTTGTTCACGTGTTACAGCTGTGCAAAACTCGAGTACGTGATTCAGCTGCAGGACGGGTCCACAGTAGTCGTGGGTAAAGAAAGGATTGAACTGACTCTCTAAGCTTTCATCGGCGCCTTGATACTGTCGTGGCATTTATAATTCATCAACACCACGTCCCCCGTGCCGAAACACCACAGCGAATCGTCCGTGGGCCTTTCGATGCGAATGGCGGACAGGGGGAACGCAGAACGAGACAATTGGAGCCGACATGCGTCTACATGTTCTTCGTAGATATGGGCATCTCCAATATTGATGAACAGTTGGCCGGGTTCACGCCCTACTTGATGAGCAATGAGTGCGGTCAAGAGAGCGGTGGACGCAATGTTAAAGGGAAGGCCCAAGAACACGTCTGCGGAGCGTTGCGTCATCATGCACGACACGCGCCCGTCTGATTCGACGTAGAACTGGTACATGACGTGGCACGGAGGGAGACACATGTCCGCCTGTTGTGTGGGACACCATGCCGACAGCACCATGCGTCTGGAATGGGGCTCGTTGCGCAGTAGCTCAATAATGTTCGCGATTTGGTCCACGCCCTGGCCAGTATAATCGACATGACAGTCGCCGTACTCGGCACCGAAATGACGCCACTGGAATCCGTACACCGGGCCCGCGTCGTAGCCGCGCTCCGACGAGTTTCCGTCCCAAATGTGTACTCTTTTGTCACGCAACTCTTGCACGTTTGTGGAACCCCGCAAAAACCAAGACAACTCCTCCACAATGCCTCTCCAAAACATTTTCTTCGTAGTCAGTAACGGAAAACCCTCACTCAAATCGCAGTGCAATTGCGCCCCGAAATTAGAAAGAACACGTCCGTTGCGGGTGTCTTTTGGTGCTCCGGTCTCCAATACATGTGCGAGCAACCTTAGGTACTGTGCTTCCATATGTCCACGTGGTAGACATCGTTTTATACTCCGTCATGCTAAAAAAAGACTACTTATACTATGTCCAGTGAGGAGCATGAGTATTGTCGACCTGCTATACAAAAGATGGGAACTTGCATTCCTCAAGACTCACACATCGTACTCTGTCGAATCTCTCCAGATTGGAAAGCACAACGTGTGGGTCTACGTCGCCGCGCAACCGCATCTGAATTATGCGGTCACGACCATGGAACAGGACAGGCTATACTATCTCAAATTACACTGGGGCCTAGCCCAGCCACGTGTGTTCACTCTTCGGGATACGAAGCACGTCAAAAAGGGCATCGAATACCTCATCAAGGCCAACAAAATCGTAGAAACGTACGGTAAGGACATTGACGCCTTCATTATTTGGTACATCAATAGAATGTTTCCCCTGTGAGTTTTCAAAATACAGTGGTATAAAAGGCAATTGCGCCATGTCAAAATGTACAGAGTATGGTCAAATGGTCAGGTAGAAGACACCGACCCAGAGAAGATTTTCAGGCTTCAGATGGACACGAACAGAGGGGAGGATACGTTTTCACTGCTGAAATATGTCGGCGGCGAGCCCAAGCTGTTCAGCGGCATGGGTATAGACGACCAAGGTAGAGTATTTCGTAAAAACAACGGTTGGTGGTTTGGCGATAAACGACAGCAACGGTCAAAGTCTGATTTTTATTTATCTGATAATCCTACGAGGGCTTTCAGAAATTGGCAAAAGAGACAGAGTGACTGCAAGGCCCTTGCGGCACGCTTGGAAATGACTGGCGAATACAACCTGCCTGTGGTGGCAGGATACGACCCGGGTACTGGTCGTGGTACCGAGACGATACGTTTTAAAGGCGTGGACAGAGATTTGAGCTTCAAAATGTATTTCACACAGGTGGGCCAGCGGGATAGATTCAAATTGTTCTTTGCGTCCGCTGCGACGCCACCTAAGATATAAAAAAATTATTTTCGTCAAGTTCAGACGTCGTGTAATAAACTATAAAGCCGTTTACGATAGAAATAAATGCTAGAGGTTCAACGTGAGATGGAAAAAAAAGAAGAAGCACTCATCCAAAAAAATATCGAGCGGTTGACCAAACATGGCTGGGTTATTTGCACAGAGTGGGAACCTGTTCCAGGGTTGCCTCAGTTTGGTAAGGGTGATATTTTCGCCGCTAAGAAAAATTGTATACTTGCGGTGGAGTGCAAACACATCAACCGCACGAATAGGACCAAAAAACGCATAAAGGTGCGCGACCAGGCGGTTCTGTACGCCTCTTTTGCCAAAATAAAAAATCCATCAAAAAGAGTTCGAGGTTGTTGGTCTACAAATGAAACAAAGGAATATACCAGTGATATTATGTACGACGACGCTATGGAGACAATCGCTGAGTATCTAAATAAGACATATTTAATGTATAAACTTTCAGAAAACGACAAGAAACGTTTTAGGTCATATCTTAAAAAGTATTGTTTTTTTTATGTCTGTTGCGTGACTCTTTCTAGGTCTGAAACGCTCCGTTAGTTCACACGCACGCGCTTTGCCGGTCCACCACTGCCTACGCGCTTCCGTTTCTTCATTTTGGGCGCCGGGAGTGTCGCGCGCGCCGTGCAGTAGTCCGCATCTTCCGCGAGAGCCGACACGGCTACCTTAGGGATAGCACAGCTGTACTGCGCGCACCCGGCTGCAAACTTGTGCTGGTTGCCGTTTTCAGTCACCGTTTTGCCACCAGCGCCAATTGCGGGTGCGCGGTGGAGCACGTCTCCACCTGCCAAACGACTCAGGAGACGATTGCAGTGACGGCGGAATGGACGCCAGCTGTCGGGCACACCGATGACGGCTGAATGCTTGCTCGTAATCAGAGCTCCAGGCATCTCTCCGTCGCACATGGCCTCTATCGCCAGCAGCAGGGCGGCCTTGATGTTCTTGACGTGCTCGTCGGGAATGGGTTCGTCGTACGCGTTGAAAGCGAGCTCCATGTGACGCTTAAGGTCACCAGGGGTCACAATGGCGGTGCCTGCGATGATGGTGCTGCCGACAGCGTCCTCGTATTCGTCCATCTCGGCCGGCGTCATTTGTTGGATGGCCTCCTGTACGTCGTCCGAAAGGCTGACCAGTAGTGCGTGCTGCGTGCCGTTGCGCGTCACAGAAGACGGTCCGCCCTTTGAGATGCGCTTCAGTGTGCGCACGGTGCTCACCACGGCCCTTATGTCCGCTCCGTGGGTCACGTGGCCACAGTAGACGTTCTTGCGTCCGAGCATGTTGTCCACCATGGGTTTGGCAGCGTCGCCAATGCCCAGAATGCACACCTTGACGCCAGACTCTTGCAGGTAGTCCGCGAGGATGGCGGGCGTGCCAGGCATGTACGGCGCACGATAGCCACCGTCATTCGGGGCAAGATAATCAGCCATATTTCCAAAAGAGACGTCTACGACCTTTGGAGAGCCATCATCTTCCTTTCCAACTGTGAGGGGACCGCGCCAACAGTTCTCTTCACCGTCCGTGAACAGGTAAATGGTGCCACAGTTCGGAATGTTGAGGCAGTGCTTGACCGCGGCAATGATGGCCGTGGCCCCATCCGGCTTGGGAATGACGAACTTGCCGTGCGATTTGGTTCCTTTCGTCATTGCGGCCACTGCGGTGCGCAAAAGAATCGCGTTGGGGCCTGAAACACTGCCGGAAATGTCGACCAAAATCACGTCTCCACCTACCGCACTTGGGTCCACATATATTTCAGTGTGTGTCTCGTTGAAGGCGACCACCATGTGCACCTCACCGTGCGGCGCCGTGGGGGCAGCTACGGCACTGGGCACCCCACCATTCGACGCGGGTTTCTTTTTGGGAGCGTTTGGCGGTACCGGTTGGGTCGGACGCGACGGGGTTGATGGCGCGGGGGTTGATGGTGCGGGGGTGGACATGGTGAGTGGTGTACCTGGTGTGTTTGTGAGTGGTGTACCTGGTGTGTTTGTTTTAATTTAAAGATTTTAATTTAAAGATGTTGTTTTAAATTAAAAAAAACCTGAGTGTCAAATGCAAGTAAACTCACAGGTGTCAAAGGTATATGAAACGTGTCTGATTGGTCCGAAATTTCCTGACGAACAGCGATCTCAGGGAATTTCTTGGAACGGTTCTACTCACTTAACGTACACCACTGAGTAATCACCAAATGTGCGAATTCACCGCAATTTTAGAAAATATGCCCGTGACAAGTCCTGCAAACGTGTCGCCTTTGTGTTTGTATTCGTTTGAAGATGGTGTAGACCTTGACGACGACTTGTATTCCGTATTCATCGACGACGAGCCGGAATCGTTGGAATTCTTGGCTGAGTTTGAGAAAAAACACCCTCCTCCTTGGGCGTCGTCTCCACTTAACGAAAAGAAGTCAGGACTGTGCTTTTGCGACCGTCTTTGTAGTTCAGAACCCTGTAAAAAAATGTACGGACGCTTCCCAACACACGCGCGCGTTTTGGAACAGAGTAGCCAACTCGTTCGATACGTAGACGGGGAAAAGTACAAAAATGTCCAGTTCATTTTACCTCCTGAAATTCAAAAGCACATTGGACATGGGTCATGCACACATATTTTTGACTCCTTGAAAGTTTTTGTGAAGTATTTACAGTTAGAACTCGGGTGGTGTCCTCAAACAGGGCGTGGGTATAAGTGTTCGCTTCCGTCTGTGCGTCAGTATAACCGCGCGCGCGATATAATGCTGGGCATCGGGTTGAGGGCGAACTTTTACGTGTACAGGTGGATTCCTACGTTCCACGCGCGTTTCGTACACGCTTGTGGCGGTTTAAGACTGTTGCAGATGGTGGCCACGCGTTTCTTCAATGATCCGCAGTTACGTCTTTTTTATGACCCGACGGACGCGTCAGAAAAAATTCAAGTCGTTGTGTGAATCACATGTTCGTATAAACGATCTATATCAGTTCTACATATACGAAGCAATGACATTTAATCTGGTCACTGACCGTAACGTAAGTACTTTTTTGGACACGCGTTCGTTCATGATGTTCCGAAAGACATGTCGCGTCCACTATGACGATGCAGAGGCTTGGAGGCTTCGAACGCGTGGCGTATTGATACGCGTCGCGAAACTTAACGATAAGCAGACGCTTGGGTTGAATTACTTGATGAAGTATGCCTTACAGTTTCAAGCGCCTATCGGTTCCGCCGAGTGGTTTCAGAACATTGTAAATTGGTTAGACTATAAGAGTTCAATCAAAATAGTACATTCATTTATGTTTCATTCGCGCCCAAGCCTTATGTTTTTGCTAGATTTCGCACAGTTGTCCCCGGGTCCGCGAATGTACTGGCAGCGGTTGTGGTGTCGCTATGAGCGTGTATATAAGAAACGTCAATGGGACTATGAGAACACGCGACTAGATGACAAGCCCTACAAAAAACGTCGCGTTTTGTGTTACTGAGATTTCATCGCGCGCACAAAATCCGTTCTGTCATTTTTTTCTCACATGTGCGTCCACACCGCGCACAGTGACAGTATCGGAGCCGTCTAGTCATTCTATTGTCTTGGACGCCGAGCCGGAAGAGTTGGGCATTGTGTTCATGTTATTTTGTGCCCGTGTGAACGAAGACGGAGAGCGCGTGTCAGAGTATCTGGGTTCATCTGTGCTGGACATGGCCGTGTCAAAACCAGGCCCGTTTAAACTAAACATGATGGATTGTTCCACGCGCCCGCCGGTGAAGACTGGATTTTGTACCATACAGCTACGCAAGTTGCCCCTGGTGAAACAGACGCTCGTGTTTCAGACAAAGAACGTACCTGCACAAATGTTTGACGCCGCGGAAGCCAATTTAAAGTGGATATCACCCTTCCATTCAAGAGGTCTACCCGCTGTGACACAGGGCCTCAAAATGGTACATTCGCCGTATTACGTGAACCACATGGGCATTACGTTACCGTCGGGTGCTTTCTGTATGATTCAGACATCTGAAAACAACCGTCTGGCCGCTGTTCGTTCTCACCGTCAACGCTTACAGGTTGCGCTCAAACGTAATCATATATCCGAATATGATTTCGTGCGCATAGTGGCCGACATGATGAACAGAGGGGTGCGGTCCAAGCACATGAGATGTCTGACGGTGGTCGCTGACGCCCTCACGCTGCACGCACGCACTAGCATCGACTACACGCCGGACGTCGTATTGGACGACAGTGAGTTGCGCGGGACAGAACGCTGGGAGGTGCCGAGAGAACCGCGTGCGGACGGCGGCACGTCGTTCACGGGCGACTGTGAGGATTTTGCCAGAGAAGTGTACCAACAGGCCAGAGAGATTGCCAAATGGGTGACACCACGTGTGAATGGGGATATTTTACAGGCGATGTCGGCTGTGCTACACATGTACGTACCCACCATCGAGCAGGGAGCGGTGGACAGCGAAGCCGTTTCTAGCTACCAGCGCAAGTTGATACCCAATGCGCCGTTCCGGAATCACATTTGGGCAGCTATGCATCCGAGACACGCGTTCACCGTAAAATGCAGACCAAGCATTCGTCCGGACTACAGACTTTGGCCCAAACAAGCATGTGAAGCCAAGCTCCCCATGCTGCATCTGGAAGGTACCGGCGACGTATTTCCTGTGGTCACCACGCGCACGCCGGGCTACATTGCTCGCATCAACAAGAAGAAACAGTCCGTGCTTGAGGCCTTTCCAACACTGGCTCAGTACAGGACGCCCGACTTTGCACTGCAGCTGGAACACCGGTCCGATTTCTACAAGTACGCGGTCGCATGCATGACCGATGTGTTCGAAGAGCTCGGTATCCTGGACTTTACGTACACGACCGGTCACAAATATGGCGTTTCTATCTACGATTGGGCTCGCGGCGAGTATCGATTTCGCCCGTCGACGAAACACTCTACGGAATGCATGCGCGATATTCGCAAAATGATGATGTTCGAGCGTCCAATAAAAGGCATAGTGACCAAGTGCAGGTGTGTCAAAACGAATGTGCCAGACAACGTGGACTGTTTGCGGTTCGGCAGTCTAACCCCCATAGAAATCCCACCCGGGGCAAAACACGCAGAGTACACCATCGGTAACAAAACGTTGTACGAAATATACTTTGACGTTGGGGTTAACACAATATCCAGTGAAAGTGAATGATTGTTTTTTCTGTTGAATTAATTGTAATACTGTTCCACCTCTTTGTAATGAGACATGATGTCCCTAGCCTTGGCGTCGTCCGTCATAAACCACGAAGGCATGGGGCCGCGACCCCAACGCTGCCACGTTTGGTACTGGTAAAACTCCATTTCAGACACGGTGGGCGTAAATTTATTAGTCTTGACTACTGGCGGCGAAGCAACAACTTCTGGGTCTGGAACCATGAACTCTGCGTACTTGGCCATCTCTGGACTGAGTTTGGTCACGTCAACCAGTGGTGGAGGAGAAACCTCTAGTTTGACAGGAACAGCCGTCTTCATGATGTTTTCCACTTCTGAAAGTGCATGCATGCCGGTCAACCCGAGTTGGACGCGCGTATTGCGCAATTGTTCTATCGCACTGGTCGTCGAACCCTTTTTGCGCTGAAAACGTTTCCCCGCGTGGATTTTGTATAGTTTACGCAGTTTCTTCTCCTCCTGCTGCTCGGCACGGACGGCTTCGCGTTTGCGTTTCTTGATAGCGCGCTCTTCCTTTTTGGCGGCCGCGGCAATCTTGCGCTTTTCAGCATTTTTTTTGCGCTCGCGTTTGGCAAGTTCTTTTTTGTCTGTCTCGTCGGCCAACTCCTCCCAAGCCGCCTCTACGACCCATTCCATGTTCTGTTCGACTTTATACTCCTTATCCTCGTCTGTCAGGTCGTTCCACGCGTGTTGTTCGAGGTATTCGTCTGTCTGTTTGTACAAGTAGTCCAACATGTGCATAAAGTCATCGGCTACCGAGCAAATGTTTTGTGACATGTATTCTTTGACATGATAGTTGCCGGTGCCGAACCAGCATCCGTTGTTATAGAGTTGGTATCCGACCCCGGAAACCAGCCTGAGAGCTTCCGCTTCGTCGGAGTAGCATTTTCCGCATGATGGAACGTACTTGTTCCAAAGGATATTGTATTTGTCTTGGAGGGTCGGGTGGTTGTTGCCCCAGAAGCTCATGATGGCACGATGTAACTAGATTATTTAATTTAATTTAAATTAAATTAAATGTTGTGATGTTGTGGTCTTCTCTACATTCGAAAATGGTTATATATTTAATTTAATTTAAATTAAATTAAATAATCTGACAGGAAGTTTCCCTGTGATATTATGCATTGTGCACTTTTCACACAGCGGCCCTACCAATACGGCCCAACACTGTACGTAAACAGCTTTCTGACCGGCCAAGGATGTTCGCGCACGGCCCTGGCGTATTATCCGCTGGGTAGTGGGAAAACACTGGCATCGTTGGCGGCGGCGCGGGAGTATGTAGTGTCTCGTCCTAAGGCCAAAGTCATAGTACTAACGACTAAGACGAACATTGACACATCGTGGCGTGACAACGTAGAAAAGTTTGCAGTCTCGGAAGGGTTCCGGTTCGCCAGCATGTGCGTGAAGAACGTGGACTGGTGGTTTTCCGAGGACAACGCGCCACTGGCACATTACAATCGCCTCATCCGTTTGTTATCCACCAAGACCAAGTGTCCGCGCCGGGGTTATCTGGGAATGTCCTGGTTACAATTGGTCCAGGAGATAAAGTGGTGCACACGGCCTAACAAACAGTTGCGTGCCATGCGCAACGTCAAGTGTCTGACACCCACCAAGTCGTTTATGGACTTGTGTTGTCCAGACGATTACTTTCTGATTGTTGATGAGTGCCAACAGTTCGTGAATACGTGTGCGAACAGCGATTTGGTGAACCATATGTGTCGCCACGCTGGGTTTGTCCTGTTATTGTCTGCCACGCCGTTGGACGACAGTAGTCAGCACGCCGGGCTGGGGCGAATGCTCGGCACTCGGCAAATCGAGAATCGTTGCCTGTACATCAGTCCAACGACGGTGGCCAACGTGAAGCATCGTTTTATGGGGTCCAAAATGACGCCCGAGGAATGGTCGACGTACGTGTATGAGAAGATGAAGCGCGATGACGCGTATTTGAGTCGCAGTCGGCAGTTTTGCAACACGCCTTCTAAATGGGGCCGTATGGTTCGCCGTATGCGCAAGGACATTTCGAAAGGCGCGCGTCGCGTCGTCGTGTATTCCTTTTTTCGCGAGCATGGCGCAGATGGGTTCTATGATAGTGTCAAGGATAATGGTGATATAGAATGCCGTCTTCTGAAGAATGTGGTTACGGATTTGAGTTGGTTTCACGAGGAGAGTGCTTGGCCGAAGATGTTGGTAATAACGTCGCGTGCCCAAATGGGCATATCGTTGATGGGTGTGGACCAGTTTCATTTGATGGAACCGCAGTGGTCCTCTTCGGACGAAGAGCAAGCAGTGGGGCGCGTGACGCGAATTGGTTCGCATTTGCCTGGCGCATGTGTTACAGTGTATCATTGGGTGTCTACAGCTCCTAATAAGATGCATGGTACGGCTGACGAATCTGTATTTAACTCGATGCGTCGTAAAAAGGAGCGAACGGACCGCCTGCTGGCCCATATGTCTAGTACTGGTTCGCAGATGTTGAAGACTCTTTTGAGAAGATTTGGAATATGCAGTATATAGCGGAGATAATTATAATAAATGGAAGATGTTTTATATTTGATTATTACGGCTTTGATAGGCCTTATATTCTCATTTTTGGTCGTCACAGTATTTAATATTGGTGGTAGAGGGGACGATGCGTTGAATAGGGATGTACAGCAGCTATTTATGCAAAGCGTGTCATCTTTGATGAACGTCGTATTGATACCTCTGTTGGGTATATGGAGGATCGGGCTTGATTTGGGTACCATGGCCACGTCTCGTGTGAAGTGGTCTGTGGCCCTTGTGCTTTTCACAGCGGCGGCATTGCTGATGCATTTTTATCATTATGAAGTACTGTCCATATTAGATGATAGTTGGAAATGTTTTCTTATCCCGTTAATGGACAATATTGTGGAACCATTTTTACAAATTTCGCGCGTCTTTTACGGGTTGACGATGCCTATCATTAACATGTTCCTAGTTATGCATGCTCAAATCATAAAGGCATGGTATATCACATTGACGGCTTGTAGTCACATCAACATGTTTAAAATGTTCGAGGAATTGGCCCGTGCCCTTGTTACAGGAACTAGCTCATTCACACGCTGGTTTCACGATTCCGAGAAGTTGGACGCCTCGACGAATACATTTTATTACAATGATTTTGTGATTGAGCGTCCCATCAACCACACGCTGACGGCCTTGTCTATCGGTCAAGAAGTTGTTGCGTGCGCGTGTAAGCGCTTTGAACCATTGTTTAACATTGTGTTTTTCATTACGCAAGAGGCTCACGTAACTGCGGCCATAGACAATCTGTTTCAATTTGTCGTGCGGTTGGGTCAACTGTTGTTTCGAGTACTGCTCACCGAGTTTCCGGACGTGTACAAAGTCACGTTCAAGTTGGAGCGTGGTCTTACTGAATTAGGTCTGGCGTTGGACGCTGTCATGTTTAACACAGTGGCCAATGTTATTAAGATGTTTGACAAGGACTTTGTCCTCGCCCGATATCCGAAAGAAGGGATATTTACGATGGCCATGCACGCTGCTTCCGGAGCAGTCCACACGGCTGCTACAATAGGAGTGAATGGTCCGTTACATTTAATGGCGTCGTTCGACCCTGACGTGTCTGCGTTGGACCCCAAGGTGTGGGATATGGAGCCTGCTATGGCCAAGCTTCACCAGTCTGTCAACAGTGGTGCCGTTCTATTGCAATGGGTCGTGTATATTTTTGAACAGATGATAACGACCAAGAAAGACTTGTCTCAAGTCTTTGCGGCCATGGACAGTCCGTTGAGCTTGCGATGCGACTGGGCGCGCGATGTCGACGACCACCGTTACGTAAAGCTGTCGTATACGGTAGGTTGTGCGTCCTACAACATGGGCATTCTGTATGTGAATACCGTGGCGATTGTGTCCGGCTTGGTTTCAGAATTGTTACTCAAGTCCATTTTTACACAAGAACAAAACGTTTTTCGGACACTGCAACGGTGGGAAGGGCCCACTGTGCCCCGCAAAAAAGTGTACACGTGCGAAGACAGAGAAGCCGCCACTGCGTACGATTACGTGGTACAAAAATCCTACCCAGAAGGATGGATTTGGACACAGGACCGCGCCAAATGCCAGTGTGACTTACACTATGGCACGACACTGGAAGAGGGGACGCCACGGTACAGCCCTTGGTGTGGTCAACCGTCTCTGAATCTAGATATCTTCGCACCATTAGATGCACTGGTCATGCACGTGTCCCACGGAATACTGGGGCCCGGATTTGGCGACGCGTTGCCGTTCATACGTCCTATTCGAAGTATTGATATCAATGTTGAGCAAATCGGGCTCGAGAAATCGATAGCGCTGCCGCTCACGATACCCCCTATCACACGTACGGCTATTGAATCGGCACGTGTGATGACACGCGTTGTACTATCGTTTGGAGACATTGTCACGGGTCACTTTTTCAATTATCCTGTGAATTGTGGACACGGGCTCAATCACGACCAGTTGATGGCCCGCTACAAGACAGATTACCCGGATACGGTAGAATTACCTACCGAAGACAGTGTGTTGCGTTGGACAAAGTGTAAAGAAAAGGCCTACAGTGCGCTAGAGCCCGAAAGTATATTTAAGTCAGACGAAAAGAAGAAGAAACGCATGCAGCTGTGTGACACTAGCAACGACAATACGGGGTGCATGTGTTCGTACATGCAAAATCTCGACACACACTCGCCGTGCAGATGTATTGCGCGGTATCCTGACATTGACGTCACGGCTTCGTCGCAACAAGTCGGCGATTTGATTGAAGAACGATTTACGTCTGGAAACGTGTCGATGCACTGGTGCAATTCTATGATTATTGAATGGACATTTCAGAACACAGCAGCCTTTGCAGACGCGCTCGATTACATAGTGTCCTTGGGTCCCATCAACCCCACCTGTGACGTCCTGGACCGCATTACTGGTCTCGAACAGAAACTAGAAGAGTGTACAATGAATGAGTTTGTAGCCATAGGTATCGTCGGAGACTACGCCCAATGTCTACGCGACAAAGAGACGTTCGAGGGGAAGTGTGATGCTCTTGTCCTGACCAATCCGCTTTTGGTTTTGGATTGTTTGCGGGACAAAAAAGCACTTGAAGCACGATGTGAGGCACTGAGCGAAAGCAACGCGGAGGCCCAGGCCGCAAAAGCCTGTCACGAACGAAACGCGATGATGACAACAGGTGGTAAAGGTGACCAAAGGTCAACTTCTACGTATGAGATTGCAAATACGCCAACGTTAGACTTTATCGGACAATTCCTAGACTCGGATGAAAAGTTGAGTCACGTCAGCGATTTGTTCAGTGAGGTTCCGACGGGCTGTTCCATTGTGGAAGATAGTGCCGGGCGCAAAGAATGGGCCTGCGACGTCTCCGACGGTATATCATTGTCGCAACTGGACGCTGGCATTGACGTGGAAGAAGCGGGATGTAAGATTTTCGGACGCAAGGACTTTTTCTGTTCCGCGGGATTGTACGTACGTAATCATAAACGTGTGACGATGAACATAGCGCGTCAGGCTGTGAACGATGGCATCGCCCTCATAGCTGGGAATTTCGCAGACTTGAACGTGAACGGACTGCCGCGTCTGTGTGATTACGAGCGCCAACAAGGCGCCCTTGCGGCAATGATAGCAGGACTAATACCCGGCATCGGACGCGCGCTTCAAATCGCCACTGCAAAATACGTCAATCTCATTTTACAAGTTATGAACGTGCATGGCATACGTATCGCATTGACTATTACGAATATGGCCTCAAAGGTCATCCATCGATACGCTATGAACGACCTTGATGAAGAGGCCCTGACTGAGGATTTCCAATCTGGTGCAAAAACCATCGTGAACAGCTACGTGTTTTTAGTGGAGGACTTTTTCCAGACCACGGGGGAGTTTCTGGATGCGTTGGAACGCGGTGCCGGTAAAATATGCCACGACATTGTGGCGATTATCGTCATTATCAAAGAAAGATTCGAGGAGGGATTGATGGACTTGGTGGCATTGATTATCAAAACCTTTTTGCAAGGTATTTCGATTTTATCCGGAGATACCCAACAAATAGGCGAATTTCTCGAAAATTCGCTGGAAGTCATCGAAATGGCTCTGAAATTGGTGATTGAGAACGCTTTTTCAATTCTCAATAAATTGTTTGAGTTTTTCGGCCCCATTGGTGAGTTCTTCAAAATATTGAGCTCGACCGTGTGTGTGATGCTCAACGGGGTCATGAACGCGATTAATTTTGCATTGTTTGGTATATTAGGTTGGGAGGATATGAAATGTCCACCTATTTTGGGTGCACCTCACACGAACAGTTCCAGGTCCCATGCGCATTTTCAGAAACACTTTCTACGGGCTGACAACGAGAACATTCTACAACGCGTTGCGGAGACATTGGACTGGAACGGTACATCTACATGTGACCACTTTATGGTCCTCGCCGCGGATTATAAGTATTCAGAACTTCGACCGCTTGAACACTCGAAGTGGTACGAATGTCTGGAGCTCAAGTTGATAGGTGCCGAGATTGCGCGTTTTACCGGGTCGCCACGTTTTCCGACGGATATAATGTACAATTGGAAGCGCAAATATATTATGGCGTTCGAACTCGTGCGTGCACTGAAGATTGCAATTCCACATTTTTTGAAGTCTAAAACGGATTGGATCAGTTTGCGCCTATCTTTGTACGATATGGGCATCGATGCAGACATGTACTTGGCATTGTTTCAGAAGAGTGCGACTCTCTTGAGCAAATTTTTCAACAGTTTGGAAACCTCCACCATGTTAGCAACGGTCCTCGAACGGATTGACCCCAAGTTCGATAAACACGATAATCCGTCAAACGCAGGTCGAGTGTGGCGCATGTTCCAAAATACAAAGTCCATGTATAACGACGCGTCCAAGGAATGGGTGAATCGCGAGATGACGAAGAGCGCATGGGTGGCCGTGGATGCGACACACCATGCGAAAACGCACTTACATAAATGGTGGAATACTCTCGGCACCGAGCATCAAGCCGAACAGACGCACACAGAAAAAGTTTTCGCAGATTTAAAGTCGCGATGGCACAGCAGTATGACCGAAAAAATCAAAATGTCACCACAACACAAAAGGCCACATTGGTTAGGTGTTCCCATAAAAACAATACCCCAAACGTGTGGGAGACGAGGCGACCCTGTCTGGTGTACAGAATGTAGCATTTTAGACAACATAATTGACCAAGCCATTGAACATGGTGACGGCATGTCTCATTTCTACACGCTGTACTTTCCAAGAATATTGACAAACGTATCGGATTATTTTGGGTCACTTGTGGAGTCCAACGTCGACTTTTTTGACAGGCGATTCTCCAAATTAGGCGCAGTCTCGCCCGAGGATTTGTTGCCAAAAAGTTCCGTACGATGGACAACACACGTCGCAAATGATTGGAAATACTTGGCGACCAACTTCACAGGATATGTTGGCAATCATTCTCAAAAAAAACAATGGTTGACACAAGTGGACAAATTCCTAGATTCGTCCCGCAAGTTATTCACATACGTTGACGACACGTATGTGCCTTTTTTCGGGTATAGCTTGTACTATATGTACGACTACATTTTATTCTCATCCTGTGACGTCGAACATACCATATTCATTCCGTTGGACTCGTCCAGCGATTACAGACCCATACAGGAAGAAAGACTACTCGCAATGGACAACGCACTGGTGGCTTGTGTCATCATTGCCATAGTGATTGTCACGAACACGACGTGGTCTATCATTCCTCTGGTATGGTTGGCCAATACAGTTGTCATGGGGTTTATTCTCGGATTTGTATATCTGTACATCGTATACAATTGGCAATTATCATGCGCGCCACTGTTACCTTACACACTTATGGAAGACATTTTCGCGTGGTACGAAACGCGTTTAAGCACAGGATGTTTTTACAAAATATTGCCATATATGGCGTTGAGCCCGTCAGAGGACAAATGTTTAACGTGCTCTGCTCCGGACCCTTGGCAATCTGAAAAAATTCGTATGAATGCCGCATGGCGCGCCTTAAACGTGAGCACGTGGAACGCGACAAACCAAACGTCCGAATTTACAAAGTTGGGGAAAGAGTATTACGAAATCGAGTTGGGAGACCGACAATATTATCTGGATTGTGGTACGTACATTCATCAAAATCATACAGAAGGTCAGCTCGCACTACCAGAAATGATAAACGAGTTTTCCATTTTTTGGTCACCTATATTCTGGTTGCGGTGGCAATTTCCAGAACAAGCAACATTCCTGGTGGAAAATGGCATTTTCGCGTTAGATTCGGTACTGGGCCGGTTGGCTCTCGCAGCATGGCAAGAACAGCCGATTGACAATGTGTGGATAGATTGTTTTCATGCGATGTGGCTCAACAATATTCTAGCGCTGGGTGCAGTAGCAGTGACCGGATACGTCACTGCCAGACTGGCGGTGCTCGCAGTCCAGACGACTATCGAAGTATTCATGTTTATATGGTTCACATACACGTCACTTGGGTATGTAACGTTGGCAGTGGAAAAATCGGTCGTCATAGAAGAATAGTCTATTTAAATGCCAGACCGTGAATAACATGAGTACATTCAAATTAAAAACAGGTGATATTATTTTGTTTGACGAGGATGTAAAATGCGGATATTTATCTAAATTGATTTACACGGTGATTCGATGCTGGACACACAGTCCTTATTCGCACTGCGGTCTTGTCATTGTGGACCCGCCACGTGTCAACGTCATTACCGGGGAAATACATTTAGACCAAGATGGCCAACCCGAACGTCTAAATGGTACCTATATATGGGATTCGTCGAAACATTTACAAAAGGACCCGATGGACGGCAAAATAAAATTTGGCATCGCTTTAGTTCCCATCGACGTGTATATACATTGTAAAAAGCTGAAACACCAAAGACTGTACAAGCGCTCGCCTCTGCACCCAGAGACATATAAACTCTTCACGCCCGAAAAACTACACGGGCTATATGTAGAAGCATACAACAAACCGTACGATACAAGAATAGAATATTGGTTGGCCATAATATTTAACATAAATATACTCCGGTCCAACAATGCGTTTTCTTGTTCCGCATTCGTATCTTTTGCACTGACATATGTCGGAATACTAGACGAAAACACAAATTGGACATTATTGACTCCTGCTGATTTATCTTCCCGCACGAAGAATCGACTTCAATGGACACCCGGTCACGAATATGGCGAAGACGTTGAATTCAGCGAGTTTTAACGTCTGGGTGGCCTATGTGTCTTCTGCAACGCCATGGCCGGGTACGTCTCCACGTCGGTCACGACCATCTTAAACCTTTGCAGCAAATGCACATCACATTTTTCGGCGCCGGACGCCGCCTTGGCGTCCGCCAATGCCGCGTCCTCGGGTGACTGGTCGTCCTGCACGTAGATGTTTCGCGTGCCAGAATATGTCATGTACCACCGCGGACATGTATACTTGTAGGTGAACACGTCCATTGTCATACGACATATTCGCCTAAATACCACCTTGCAGTTCAAGTACGCGTGCCGCAACTCTTTCCCGATATCGCGAGGGCGCGCCCGCAACTATACGCGCCAAGTCAGCGGTGCTCATTCGTCTTTCTCTGTAAGCTTGTACGGACACGCGACAATACATTTCGACGTCAAACAACATCCCAAAACACATGTTCATGGTACTTGACATTCACATTTAGCTAATATCATAAGCGCAACTTAATACAAGAATGTAGAATTAAAATTAATGTTTTATTTGACGTTACTAGTGATAATTATGTGTTCTAACGTGCTCATTTAGTTGAGCGCGCCGCCAACAGCGTATTTCTCGTACTCCATGTCCTTCAGGAACGCGTTCTCGCCGTTGCGGACCGCGCGACAGCCGGGGTACACGTTAGGCCCCCAATGACCGGTGTTGACCGTGACGCGAGAGTACGTCTTCTTCTCCGAGTCCCACGAGAGCTGGTGTCCCTGGAAACAGACGGTGTTGAGATGACGCATCGGTGACAGGAACTGCTCGTTCTGGTCGTAGTTCTGCAGGCGGTCGAATCCGAGTGCGGCGGCATACGCGGCGGCGTTGGGGTAGTGCTCCTCGTCGTCGTCGATGGTGCTGTTGTTCGCGTCCAACGTCTGCGTGTTGTACGAGCCCGAAATGTCGAGCGGGTTCTGGGGCTTTTTGATTTTGCCCGACGAGTCGGCCGGAATCCAGATGGGGAGAATGTCGTGCGAGAAAGAATCGCGCGCAAGTTGCTCCGAGAACTTGCCGGAACGCGAACCGCGCTCACCTGGGAAGACACCGGTACCCTCACCCGAGATGTACGAATGAGCGAAAATGTCTTCGGCCAGCATGATGTTCTTGGACTGCTTGATAATAGATTTGTGGTAGAAGGTGTAATGGCCAATGTGCACCTTGTGCATCACATCATCGGTTAACATAAAGTCATGGTGACCGTGAGCGGTGAACCCGGTGTCAAGACCGCCCTTCATGAGCACGCCCGAGGCCATGTTGTACGTCTGGAACGGACGCAGGAGCAGCACAGTGCCCTCACCGCCAGTGTCCACACCGGCGGCGGCGGCGTTGAGCTTGGCTTCGCCGGCGCACGCGTCGTAGTCCATCTTCTCGAAACTGTCCGAGTCCATGGAGTAAATGTAAATGTCGCGTTTGTTCGCGGCACCGGCCTGTGCAGCCGTCGGGAATACAAAGTACTCACCAATCTGGCGCTGGCGCACCAAGAGGTCGCGCGGCTCGCCGATAAAATCGATATCGAACGGGCGCGTCTCGAACACCTTGCTTCCACGGAACGTGAGCAGGTTGTCCGGACCCTTCTCAAGGTTGGCGGCAGCACCGGCGCCCTTGCGGTAAAACTCGACCTCGGCCGACGGCACCATCGTGACGTAAATGCTCATCTTCGACGGAAGAATCCACACATTAGGTCGGACGCCCTCGTACTTCATTTGGTCCTTAAGCTCGGCGTCAAGCAGGTAAAGGCCGCGTTCCTGCTTCTGCACGACACCCCAACGGCGGCGCTGCTGACGCAGAAGCTGTCCGGCGCGCGTGACAGTGGCACCGTGCTGGCGCTCCCACTCCTTGTAGTGGTTCTTGCTCGAAAGCAAGGCGTGGATGACGCCGTGGTACGCGGTCTCGTTGACAGAGTCGACGATTTGGCGCAAGTTCATCAAGTAATGCTGCCTACCTTGGTCAGTTTTATAAAATCCGTGTTCGATAATGAAGGCTAAACCTCTTCGTACCAATCTATCTGACCTACTTTCACGCTCCGCAGTCACATATCTTGGTACGCCTTGGTGCGGTTCCAAATCCATAAGTGTTTTGTTAAAACGGAAAATATCCCACTTAACGGATAAATCTTGCGTAAGCACCCAAGGGAGGACATCACTGGTGTACCAGGCGTCCTCCTCGGTGATGAGGTAATCGAGCACCGACTCGAGGTGCTTGTTCTTGCCTTCGTAGGCTTTGGGGAGGTTGTACGTCTCGTGGGCGAAACGGTCCTCGGCCAGCATCTTCTGATACTGGGGCTCGACGGCGCCGAAAAACGGTTGAAGCGCATGGTTCGCGGAAGCAGTGCCAACGCCAGAAAGTGCAGAGGTATCTTCGTATGACATGTTGGATACCATCTGACGCGCGTCTTATATACTGCGTTTTCATTCTGCAAAAACGGTAAAACACTTTTTACACGGTGTCCACAGGGGTATATATGACATGTTGCTCATACATACATGGGTGTACTCTTCAGTCAACTGGATAAATTATGGCAATCGTTTCATCGGGATTCGGGAATCCTGATTTTGGGACTCGACAATGCAGGGAAGACCGCGGTGCTTTACGCACTTCAATTGGGCGAGGCCATTTCGTATACCATTCCGACCATCGGTTTCAATGTCGAAGAAGTCAACATTGGCCGTCTTACAATAAAGATGTGGGACATGGGTGGTCAAACTAAATTGCGGGCTCTCTGGCCGCATTACTTTGGTCAAGCCGACGGTGTGGTGTTCGTCGTCGACTCGGCAGACATGGCCCGGATAGAGGTTGCAAAATCCGAACTACACACGTTGTTGTCACACAAAGAATTAACGGGGAAACCGTTTCTCATACTCGCAAACAAGCAGGACCTACCGGGTGCTATCGACAAACGCCAAATGATTGCAGCGTTGGACTTAGACGCAGTCACTTGGCTGGAATGGCATGTCGTGGAATGTTCCGCCACAAATAACCAGAGAGCAAGAATGGGGTTAGAATGGTTATCAGAACAAATATAGTATTTAGGGTTTTCTTGTTTTATGTTTAAAAATGTTCAAATTTGTAGCCGGTACCTTCACAGGATGGGTATCGGCCCGCATGCTACCACCCCCAACAGAAACGTCTGACAGATTGAAACCGCCGACGTCCGACGAACTGTACATTCTTGCTCAAAAAATAAAAAAGGTAGTAGAAGACACCATGGAAAAGCTGGACCATAACTCATCGCGCTGATATGACGCGTTTTTTGGGCGTCGCGTTCACCTTTTCCACAATTCTGCACGCACATTTTGAACATACCAATTCATGCCCCGACAGGAAATACACATCTGCCCCACAAGAGTAACATCGGTACTTTAGCGAACTAAACTGCTGAATCACTTGTATCACTTTGCGTTTTCGGCGACGTGGTTCAGCTCGAGTGGACGTCGGAATTCGAGCATGTAGGGAATAAGATGAATGCATAATGCTTTCTATAATTTTAGTGGGTACGTTTAAATATAAGTATGAGCAACATATTCGACAGACCGCACTTTCACTCGCTCGCATCTCAAGGCCTGTCCATGCCCGAACAGGGTACGCAAGAATGGCTCGACGGACGCAAGGGTCGCATTACTGGTAGCAAGCCTAGCAGTCTGTTTTTCGATTTCAAGCAAGAAAGCGACTGGGACGCGATACTGGAGAAATGGTTCGGCGACTCCGTCGAAGACTTCGACCAGTTGGCCAGGGACCGTATGCAATGGGGTTCCACGCACGAAGACACTGCCGTTGGCGTTATCATGGACCATTTCCCGTCTGCACATTTCTACGAATGTGCACAGATTAACATAAACGACGTGTACGCAGTATCTCCTGACGGGGCGATGATTGTGTTCAACGAGGACGGGACCGAACAGGAACATTACAACATCGAAATTAAATGTCCGGGCCGCTACGGCAAGGGCGGGGTGCAAACGCCACAGCAAATGGCAGAGTATCTCGAAAAGAAATGGAAGGCTCCAGCGTACTACTACATGACACAAGTACACCAGGAAATGGCAGGGCAGAACGCAGACCAAACGCTGTTCGTCGCGTGGACGCCCACGAGGACGCGCATGTGGCGCATTCCGTTCGACAAGCCGTATTGGGACATGTGTCTCGAAGTTTTTGAGAATTTCCGAAAAAAAGATGTACCGTTCGATGTGATGTACTCAAAAGTTAAGAAACTAGCGCGCCGCTCGCGTGGGGTCGCGTACGCGTGCCAAGACAGCATGGTAGAAATACACCACGATTCGGCTATATAAGTCGCGACGAAAATTTAAATGCATGAGTGTACTATTTGTTATAAACGTAAGAAACATTTTTCTGAATTAAATTGTGGACACGAATTGTGTACAGTGTGCTGGAACAAATGGAAACACCGACAATTGGCATTTTATGACAAAAAATATCCCACCTGTCCTACATGTCGTCAGGAACAGATTCCAAAACGGCCGGACGAGTGGAAATGGAAGATGATACTGCTCGCGTTTCTGTTTTGGGTGCTGAAAGATTCGCCCATTCTCGCAAAAATTCTGCAGAAGGTCTAAACTTCACGCGGTCGTCGTCTTCGCGCGCCACGCCTTGATACACAGACACCGGCGATGCAATAGGTTCCACGTAATCCATCTCGGGGCCGCGAACAACAAACGGTTCCCATGCATAGGCCGACGCCAAACACCGGCGCACCGCCAAGCGAGACGAAATGCGAATGGGACCCGAGGATTGTGAATCTACATAGTATAACAAGTTCTCGCCATCCATTGACTCGGGCCGAATGCACGTAAAGTGGTGATTGGTAGGCTGGTGTATTAAAAACCCTCGGAACAAAGGGTCTTTTGCCAATGTATCCATATCGGGTGCGCGCCAAGTTCGCTCGTTTTTGGTTTCCACCGCGCGCTCCACGTTGTACCCACGATTATGAAGAGCCTGGCACAACGCCTCCACGGACCAGTCACCGCCGAATGACTCGTGGTTCGAAACAGCGTCCCCCGTTTCTTTGTGAATAGATGCGCATGCCTGATGTAAATCGTCACGTGTTACAGACGCAGACTTGAACAAATTCTGAATGGCATGTAATCCGCACTGATTGCTCTGTTGACGCACGAAAAACATGTACAACCCAGAACTCACACCTTTATATTCAATTTCTACCATTCGTTGAATATTCGTACTCGTAGATTGGCAGTATATAAATGTATGCAGCTACATGTACACTACATGGCAGAAATATGCGAAATATGTTTTTGCTGTTGCGACAGCGCGTCCGGAATGAACTGCGATTGCAGTGCGCTACAGTTATTGACATGCTATATGTGTAGCCAAGATTGCGCGAATTGCGACTGCAACTGTGGCTCGAACAAACAAAAATACTCAGCGGTCCCAGAGCAGTCAACTCCCAGAGTACAAATGATGTCACGGGACACGCCACTAGAATTTTAAACTGTAAACCAAATATTTTATTCATTCCAACCGTTTCGCACCTATGTAATATTGTTTCGCAGGACTCGCCACCCATGTGTCCAACCAAGACCCTTCAATAGGCTTGCGCACATTCGTCTCGAGCCAGTGCACAACAATATCCAAGTAGATGGGCGGCGGCGGGGCGTCTTTTGCGACCATCTTTATTGTCTTGCTCGGCATGGTTCACTCTATCCAAAACATATATATATACGTTACACAGTCTGTTTGACAAATGGCATGTCGGATATGTTATGAATCGGAAGACCTTGTTCGGGTCTGCGCGTGCGACGGCTCGCTCAAATGGGTGCATGTGAAATGCATCCAACAGTGGGTCGACGTGTCCCACCGCTCAACGTGTGAGTTGTGCGGGCAGCCATTTCGCCATGAGAGGTTGCGAAAACCCATTCATATTAAGCGTCTGACCGAATGGTGCATTCTTGGCATGGCCATCGGTTGCTCAGAAACGTTAATGGTGTGGTTTATGATTATGCTGTTGGGTCCGCGAACCCACAGTGCGTCCATTGTACATATTGCCGCCATATTCATGACGGTATTCAGTTTCCTGTTCTTTATGACGACTGTGATATTGTGGGTCGACAACAAAAAGGCAATGCCTTACATTCTATCTTACTTTATAGCCTACACAGTGTCCAACATCGCCCTCCAGTGCGCGGCCCCGCATGTCGAATTGTTACCTTTTTATATCGCAAGTGGTGGTCTCTGTGTATTTTCTTGTGTGGTAGACCACTCGATGTTCACCATATGTCCATTGCGGTGTAACAGATTGCGATAAGCGCGCGCATTTTCAAAGTAAAAGCACGGTCCCGGGAATATCTTTAAACACGATAGTACACGGTCCACAGTACATAGACAGCACGCGAGTTTTGGTCGGCTCTAATTCGATGCAGTACAATCGCTGTCTCGAACATCGCGTGTGGCTGCAACTGCCCATGGACATTCTCGTCAAACGCGCGCGCGCTTTACACCAGCGAAAACGAAGCTTTTTTCGCATGCGTTCTGAGCGAAAATCAACATGGGCGACACAAGCGTTGTAATAGTCGCGAAGACAAAGAAAAGACGATATATGTGAAAAAATGTCACCCGGCAATAGCATCATTGCACCGATTCGCCTTTTTATACGACGCAGTGTTGACCGGTGGTGACTATATAAATACATACGCCTAGCCTAATGTTACTGGTGGTGTCAGCAGTTGTCATCGCCACAGCGGCAGCGTGTCCCGCGGGACACTTTCAGACGCCGGATAATGCGTGCGAACCCTGCCCTGTGGGGTCGAAAGGTTCGTTTTTCAACGCGCGCTCGTGCACAGCGTGCCGGCGCAACTTTTACCAAAACAGCGCAGGCCAAGTTTCGTGCAAACATTGTCCACAGGGATATACACAGCCTCTGGTCGGAAAGGCCTACTGCTCGCACCCCCATCACATATTGCAGAGTACCTCACATACATTGACCATGGCTATCGAAGCGTATACTGCTCAAGAAGACACACCAGCGTTCGACCCGAGTGCGGAAGAGTGTTCTCAAGGCATGAATCGAGGTGAAACAGTATGTAAATGCACGGCCTGCGATATTATACAGACCTTTATGATCAAGTCTGGGCAACATTGTTCCGAACACGGACTCTACTTTGAACCGGTCATTCACGGTGTCCCACATATATATGGCTATGTGATGGTCGAAGACGAGTGCGAGATATGTGGTAAATGTATACAAAAATGCGCACGATGGACCGGTATCCTCAGAGAAAACTTTACAGACCCGGTATTGACGAATTCGTCGGTGGAATTCGTCCACACCACAGACGTATGTGATTTGCTATCACATAATGTACCATTGCGTTCAAATAAATGTATCTAAAACTTTATTTTTTTCAAATTCTGAACTTTTATTAGCGGTTCTAAAACCAAACACTTTTTTTGTCGACGCCCGACGAACGTCTCGAAATGTAATGGGGTTGCAGAGTGCATCGTTCTTTTAGTCGTTCTACATGTATACAGCGATAAAGCTACGGTCGCGATGGCAATAAGTATTAAAACATACATCATGTTTGTAAAAGTGAATATGGAACGTCCCAAGAGCATAATCGTCTCAAACTTTCCCACTGACACCGTAATCGCATCAACGTCGACATCAAGCACATCCCGTACTAAACTCTTGAACTCGGTCACCAACTGTTCCGTTGACTCTTGGAGACGGCGTGTTCTTTCCTCCACTTCCGCCAATTGCTCCGTTTTTGTGACAAGTACGCGATATTCCACGTCGACACCGGTGGATAGCCGTCGTCCCCTGGATACTACTGCCACACCCCCGATGGAAATGATTTTCACCTGAGCGCCGACAAGTTTTTTCAAAGCTTGTGTGAGTTCGGGTACAGTGGCCTCCACGTCGGCACGACTGATGCCGAACAGTACCATGTTTACTCGCAACTCGGCGATGGGCGGCGGTCCGGATTCACACGAGGACGAACCGGGATCAGATACGCGTCCCAACGGGCACTCTATACATTCACTGTCGCCAGATAGAGCGTAAAATCCTCTAGTACAACGTTCACATTCCGCGGCACCTGTCAAAGACGTATGGCCCGAAGGACATTTGTGACATTTTACAGAACCTACCGAAGATGCACGTCCGGCAACGCACACTGCACATTCGCCCTCACTTTGATATTCCCCCGCATCGCATTCGGTACACGATTCACCAACCTTGATACTGCCCGGACGGCAATCAAGAAATGATTCTTCTGTTGATTCACAAGACGTCGACGAACAGTCCGAAGCGCGGACGGCCATCAAAATATGCGGCCTCTGTTGCTCCACCGGTACGGCGTATTGAATGTCGTACAAGTGTGCACCTTCGTCCAATGACTTAACCCGAATATTGACATCCGTCGTCACATCGTTAGTACTGTACAATTCTTCACCAGTAGAACAAGACGGCGTACAGTCAACGAAACGCACACGTGTAGACGCAATACCTGACGGAAGTTGTACAACCATGTGGAAATTGGCTTTTGAATGGAGATTACCGGCCTTAAGACGTTTTCCGTGCGAAAACAATGCCATACATACGCATAAAATGAACAACAACATTGTTTATAGTAAACAAGTGAGCTTAAATAGTTTGTTTTTTTTTCTTTATTTAATTTAGCGCGGACATCCGGACGAACGAAGCAGGGGTTCTCGGTCGCTGAGTAAGGCGCAAATGGCTTCGGACGGCGCCTGGCTACTGATTTTGGACTCGGCAAAATTATCGTTAAGTGTGCCACTCCATTTAACACATTTCTTTGCACAAGTTGCGCCGTCTTTCCTGATGACATAGCCAAACATGTACGCTTGGGACACGCAATTGCCACCTGATTCGGTAAATCCCTCGAGACAGGCACCACAGTTAGCGTTTGTGCCCTCAGTCGCGTGGTCGCCCGAGACGCATGCCTCCTCTGTTTTTCTGTGCTCAGCTCCGCAGTCGCGACAAGTCTCAATTAGTGTGTTTGCGCCCAGAGACCCTAAGCACTTAGTTGTTACGTATTGACCAACTTCTGGTTCTGCGCACACTACCCATTGGTTGTCGCTACCCACTGTGTCGGCGTCTCCTTGTACTCCCGACTTGTTTAGATAATGCGTGACACTATCACCTTGGTTCTTTGGGGTCATTGGTGTACAAACAGCCGGGGAACCGGCTACGTATGTACTGCCTCTGACGCACGTTTGAGACACGTACTGTGGGCCAGTGCAATCATCACTCGGTAAACATGACGCACAATCGCCCGCGCCGCTGCTAGCCTCGGAAGCTGAGCCGTGGTCACAGGCTGTGGAAACATAATGTGTGGTGTGGCACGTTTTGGTGGTACAAGTACCACTACAGGCCGTATCAGTGTTTGTAGTGCACGCTGCCGACACTCGTTTACCGTCTTCACACGTTTGTGTACAATTCTTACACTGAGCGTCGTAGAGGTTTGCGAAAGTGCTTCCTGCTGCACAGCCATTGCACGCGTTGGCAGACTCACCCGTGTTGATTTCGGAACCCACTCCACAAATGATAGACTCTTCCCCGAGGTCGTCCGAAAAGACTGTCAATATATGGTTACGCAATGTACTACCTGTGTACTTGTACTCTACATCGAATAGCTTATAATCTCCATCCATTTCGTTTTTTTTCGTGGCCTTGGGGTTAGAATCTTCACTATCACCCACTGGTATGTCTGTCAGGAATGTTTGCATACTACTGCATGCTGGCTCATTTCCGCAATCGCTGTACGTGACTGTGAGCCCCTTTACGTCGTCCATACTTTTCGCAGAGATGACAGCGTGAAAATTTTCGCCGCTATGGCGTAGACCAGAACCTAGAAATTTAATTTTTGACCGCGGGACTGGACTATCGAAGAGACGTCCTTGAACAGCACATAACCCTGCGAGAACGAAAACCGATTTCATTTAAATTAAAATGTCACGTTTAAATAGGTGGAATCTGATAATCGTTACCCTCCTCGGTATTTAAATTAAAACACATTACCATCATGTCATCCTTTGTCCGCGATGCTTTCCGCATCACGTGTTCCGCGCCCGCTGTAGAAATCGGCGGACAGTACAAACAACAAGACAACGGGCTAAGCACTGTTTACACGGGTCCTGATGGCCGTCAGCTCACGTTGGCGGGTGTGTTCGACGGGCATGGGAGTCGCCGTGGCGAAGTGTACAGTCAACTGTGTGTGGACACTGTAAAAAAGCATGTGTCAGGACCGGAGTTCGTGCCAGCGTTTTATGCGAATCCGGAGTCCGTGGGGCGTGAAATCTTCGCAGCGATAAGAACGGATTGTTTCGCAGCGAACCAAGCCGAACTAGACCGTCTTGGTTTGGCGTATACCGTGTCAGGCGAAGGCGAGGACCAACACATCCAGACGGAGCACATGGACAAGATTGCAGGCGGGTCGACCGGCACGCTGGTGTTTGTGACGGATACGGGCGAGATTCATACGTTCAATGTGGGTGACTCGGACGCCTGGTTTGTGTCAGGCGACAGTGCTCAAGCACTGTGCACGGACCACTCGCCCAGCAGCGAGCGCGAATTCACGCGCATTCACGCAACGTGGCCCGACACCAAATTCGAGTACGATTATCAGGTGGCATGTGGTTGTCTGCGCCACCCGGGCGGCAGTCATGTGTTTCCACGACGCGTCGGGTTCAATGGGTACTACAGAAAGAACGTGAGCGGCGACATGGCCGCCGTTATGATTGTGCGTGGCTATCGCCTGGCCATGACACGTTCTTTCGGCGACGAGCGGTTTCGATGCGGCGGATTGAGCGCGGAACCTGGTTACAAGTGTGTTCAAGCGGACGCGTCTGGCATTATCCGCGTGGCGTCCGACGGATTCTGGGACAATATCCAGAATAGCGAAATGATTGCCGAAACAGAATCGGCTGTCGCTAGCCATGGCTTCGATGCTCATGCGTTGAATTCGGAATGGCTTGTACATACTCACGAGAAGGCCAAGGCCAATTTCGGCGGCGGGCGCGACAATATGTTTGCATATACCATTTGCATCGAAAAAATAGAATAATGAACACATATGTGGACGTCGCATTGTACAACATAAATCGCGTCTGATATGAGCGAAGTAACAACAACGGGCATGGACGACGTAAGAACATTAGATATACACCAACCATTATTTGTTTTCACACTATTACATTTAATATGTATAGTTAGTGTGCTTGTGTTGATTTTACTCGTATGTTTGTGCTGTTATTGTCGACGTCGGCGGCGCCGGGCTAGAAATAAAAAGAACATAAACGTAGCACCGGTGGAAAACGACGACGACTTGGTTTAATCGTTATTTATCGCACGTTGAATATCAGTCCAGAAGCGCAGACGGCACCCCATACCTTGGTGGTACGGTACGCGGTCCAGAATGCGTTTCGGAACGCCCAAGCTTTTGGCTTGATATACCTTGACCATGTAGCAGTTTTTCAGACGACGACGGTACCGACATGTGCCGCATAGGTAGATACCCATCACTATGGAGTACGTTCGCCGTCCGCATCCTTCGCAACGGCATACGTTAAAGTGCTTATGTGCGGCGGCTTTCCATGTGAGACGGTAGTACTTGTTGCGCGCGCGTCTGGTCACCCCTAGAACTTTTATACAAAATCTCGACCAAGAGACGCGGAGGAATTGCTGCCCGAAGACCTTCATATATGAAAACAGAAGCCGTTTGTCGCGCCATCGACGCGGGTAGAAATTGGACCGTACCGCACCGTGCAACCAGTCGCGTGAAACCAGTATGGCACGGTGTCGCCACGGCAGGTAGTCGCGTATATGGTACACGAGCACCATGGGAAGGAGCATGTTGTAAAATAGTTGACACATAAATACTAAGTCAAGTTTAATTTAAATTAAATTAAAAAAAATATACTATATTAACCCTAATCCATGGTATAAAATGGTCAAACCGGTGTTCAAGACTTTTGCGGATGCAGAGGGATTCAAAGAGTGGGCGATATTGGCGTTCACAGCGGCTATGCTTGTGGTCCGGGGAGAGGGTTTAGAACCCACAGTTCGGGCCGCATCTTGGGCCCGAACCATACTATCCGCAGATTGTAATTCATACAAAAAAATATACAAACAGGCAGCGTTGAAATACCACCCCGACAGAAGAAAAGACGTAGACACGACAGCCGATATGGCGCTAATCAACAGCGCTTATGAAAAAAGACAGACACGCGCGTGTCCAAAGCGAAAACTGAGACAGCAAAAAAAGCCCAAGTCCAAGTCACGGCCTAAACGTCAGTCCAAGTCACGGTCCAAGCCGGGAAAAAGGACAGACTTATCCATGGGTCAGGCGGTAGCGGGGTTATTGGTGGGCGGTATTGTCGGTTACACAGCGAAAGAATGTAAGAAGTCTAGGGGAAAAAGGCAGCCCCGTCCCCCAAGTCCCGGAAGGAAAACGCGTGATTATTCGTCCTCCTCTGATGAAGAATCTTCGGATAGTGATTCGTCTTAGAAAATCAGCCATCAAATTTCGCGGACGCCGCGAAATCAACGGTCAATTTAATTTAATTTAATTTAAATTAAATTAAATTTTTAGAGTATTACATAATTTATGTCTATCCGCTGGGACGAGTTCAACCCTGCCGTCGTAAACTCGGACACGAACAACGCTTTGAACGTCTGCAACGAGCTTCTACGCATCACCACTACTCCAGATATGACATGTGGAGAGTTTATTCGTATTTTACATGACGAAAGCACGCGCTCAGAGCAGCTCTGGGCGAAGTACATGCTAGAAGCCACGGCATTCATCTATGCTCGCAAGTTGGCCAGACGACATAACCGTGTAGATGTCGCCGCTGAACTCACAGTACTGATGCGGGAGACGTGGGAATTGTTTGTCAATGAGCTAAACAACCTACCGGACTCGCGCCCGGCGTCGCCGACAAGCGTAGTGATGGTAGAACTGTAAAAAATATAATTTAAATGTCATCAAAGTCAAAAGGTGTATCGTCCTCTTTTTTCACCACCTCAGCCATGCTTTGGATTTCTCCGTACGCCTTCAAATTACGCACGTCTTCATCGCTGTATTTGCCAATAATGTCACATTTCGTGTCCTGATACTCCCTGATACCAACCAGAACCCAGTCTTCAAGTTTAATCCATACTTTCTTGCGCATCGCGCCGCGTATTACTGCTAGTCTGACAACGCCGTCCATACATTGGACCCGACACCGGCCATTCCCCAACATCCTTGTTACATACGCATACTCTTGCCCGTCGTCTTTAAATTCCAGCTCACGTTTCTGGGTCTTTTTTGATTTTGACATTTAGTATGTTATGTCCGTTCAATTTAAATAACCTAAATGATAAACATATATGCATTTGTATTTAAGTTGTAGAATATTTAATATGAACATGTTGACGTTTCAACATATTGGTACAGCTCGCCACCGCGGCGATGAGAACACAATGGACGTCATGTTGTACGGCAGACAGGCGGACGGCACGTCTACAGCGGTGCACGTGAAGGGTATCACTGCGTACGGTTTCGTGCGTACACGTTTGACGCCCGTGCACCAACGCGTCATCGGTGAGTGGGTCCGATGGGTTACGTCTATGCAACGTTCGGACCGAAACAGTGCCAAATACAAGAAAGAACACGACGAGAAAAAGCCGAACGACGAGGTTCTCAACTACTGGCAATGGTGTCATAGCACCGCCAAGTTGGAACCCGGAGATATGGTCTGGGAAAAAACTGCAGGGTTCAACATCCGTTACGTGCGCGACGTCGAACCCCCAGCTGTGCACAAGTTCACTGTGCGTCGATACGACATATGGCGCGCGCTGTTGTCGATATTCAGAGAGCCTGACAAAGTGTACACCCGCATTCAGAAGTTCCGTGCGACCATGTTGTCGTTTGTCCCTGAAAATGGTAAACAGCATGTGCCTGGAATGCCCGGCACACTTGACTTGCGTGGATGTCAAATCTACGAAACGATGTTCCAGCCCGAAATCGTGTGGATGGTGGACCATCAATTGCCCGCGTGTTCGTGGATGATAGTGCCAAACGCCAACCCGCGCGATAAACCAGTCACTACCTGTAACGTCGAATATACGTGCGGTCCGGGCGACGTCCAACCATGCGCGCAACCACCCATTCCCATGGCACCGTTTCGCGTGACATCGTATGATATCGAGGCAATGCCTTTTTTGAATCCAGAGACTGGCGAATCTGACTTTCCAGAGTCGCACAGAGACTGCATTACTACTATTGGTGTGACGTCGTTCAACGTTGTAGACCAGAAAATGCAGCAGGTCGTCTTTATGTATGAACCTGAGGGTGAAACAAACGCCTGTTTGCCCGTTCTGTCAGAAGAGATGAAAACCGATGAGTACGACCCCTCGGAGTCCGTCGTACATTCGTACCGCAGCGAGTTCGACATGCTTCGCGGGTTCTCCGAATATATTCGAGAGTACGACCCAGACATTATCACGGGCTTCAACGTTCTGAATTTCGACAACGTATATCTCATCGAGCGTATTCAAGCGCTGTGTCCCGACCACGATGGGCCGTACTGTCCACGCTGTGCTTCTGCGCGTACCTTTTCCAGGATTAAGCGTCCAACTACATTGCGCAAGAAATACACGCATACGAACCAGCGTGGCGGCCAGGAGTCGTGGGACGCGTGGATTGAAGGGCGCGATTGGATGGACTTGTACCGCGTCGTCATGACAGACCATAAGTTACGTTCGTACAAACTCGATAATGTGTGCTTAGAACTGCTAGGGACACAGAAAATGCATATTGCATACGACGACATTCCTAAGCACCAGAAGACCACCGCGGGTCGCGCCTTTCTCGCTCAATACTGTGTGAAAGATGCCTGGCTACCGTGTCAAATTATGATTAAACGATGTAAACTGGTCAACGCTATTCAGATGTCGCAAGTCACTGGCGTGCCACTCACGTCCATTTTGCACCGGGGACAGCAAATTCGCACACTTCTTCTGATGCTCCAATTTGTCAAGGCACGGTGTCGCAAAGACCCGTCACATCCGCGTTACTTTCTGCCCGACGAATCTGCGAACAAGCCGGCACCGATGGACGGGTTTGAAGGGGCCGTCGTCATTCGACCCTTGCCCGGATTCTACCAAACGCCTGTCGTAACGTTGGACTTCGCTAGTCTGTATCCCAGTATTATGCGTGCGTACAATATGTGCTTTTCCACGCTCATTCCGTCGTTTCGTGAAGCGAAGAAGCTGAACTTGGCCTGGACACCCGAAACACATATGGTTAAAGACCCCGCTGATGAGAATTATCCCGAAGTGCGCCCAGCGCGTTCGTTCGAGTATCCCGAAGGTGGTGCATTCGAGTACGTATCGTCTGACGACGACGTGTGCTTTGTGACGACAAAAAAACGCGTCGGCATCCTGCCCGAGATTCTGCAGCAGCTGCTGTCGAACCGCAAGCAAGTCAAGAAAATGCGTAAAAAATTCCATGAGAAATCCATGGACTACGCGGTTCTCGATGGTCGGCAGTTGGCGCTCAAAATATGTGCCAATTCGGTCTACGGATTTACAGGGGCGGGCATGGGCTATCTCGGTGAAAAGCGCATTGCGTCGTCTGTCACGCGCGTTGGTCGCGGCATGGCCAATCATACTAAATTCATGTGTGAAGAGAAATACAAAGACCACGGGCTCCAAATCGTGTACGGCGACACGGATTCTGTCTTTGCCAACATTCCACCGTCCATGTGCGACACAAACTGCTCAACAGAGGAACTTATAGCCAAAGTCGACAAGATAGGCGATGAAATGGGCAAGTTCTGTACTCAAGCCTTCCTCCCACCAAATGACTTAGAATACGAGAAATTTTATTACCCTATTCTACTCAAAGGCAAAAAAAGATACGCGGGGCACAAATTTGAGCCCGGGCTGCAACCCAAATTGGACGTAAAGGGGTTCGAATGTGTCCGCAGAGATTTCGCGCCCATTGTCAGCAAGACACAGAAGACTATATTGATTAAGCTGTGTAAGGAAAACGACATCCAAGGTGCTATCGACTATGCACGGAGCATTGTCGTCAAGTTACTCGAAAATAAAGTCCCATTGGAAGATTTAACCATGTCGAAGAAGCTCACGCGACGACCAGACGAGTACAAGAATCCGGCGCCACATACAATTTTGGCTAAAAGATTGCAAGCCACACAACCTGCGCACATCGCTCCCAAAACGGGGGACCGCATTGACTTTGTGATAAGGCCCGGTTTCAAGGGTGAAAAAACATGCATGCGCGCAGTGACCCCGGAAGACGTACGCAATGGCGTTGCTTCGGCGGACACGCGATGGTACCTGTCCAACCAGCTGGAAGCGCCGTTGCGACGGATTTTCGAAATGATTATGGACAACGCCAGTAGTATATTCGAAGTCAATACCGTTCAACAGGCCGCCAACATATCGAATCCGATGATGCGTTCGTTTGTACAGCGTGGGCCTATGCGAACTACCGAAAAGCGCAGTCGAGACAGTGTGCAGTTCAAGAAGAAAAAAAAAGCGAAAAAAAGTAGGACGATATCGTCATTTTTCACATAAATCATTATTTTTTTTTGTCATTTAACTATTAAAGTGTTCTACATTTGTGTATATGGAATCTGTCCTAGACAAAATCGCAGAATTGACCGTCTTTGATTTCGGTAAGCCGACCCGCAAAATTCCCATGCGGGAAAAACATTTCAACACTGCCATCGTCGTGCTTATGGGTCTTGTTCTGTCGCACGTCCCACTGATTTACGGTACAGAACCCGTACAACTCGAAAACAGCATGATTACATTCCGTGTCAGTGGCACATTGATGCAATTTGGTACACAGCCGTTTGTTTTCGCTTCTATGGCGTACAGTCTCATATTTGACAAGGACGAGAACGCACGTGCGCGGTCCCGGGCGTTAGGTATGGTCTGCTCTGTACTCATGTGTCTACGCTGGACGTTATGGGAAGAACACCATTGGTTTTGCGGGGTACAACTCATGACAGTGTCTGTACTTTTGTTGCAAGCGATGTGTTATCTGGACACACGTGGTTCCATACACTTATCTACGGCTCTGATATTCGCACAGGCATCAGAAAGGATTCTAACGGCAGTGTTCTCGTTGTCTATAGTATGGGCCATTCTTCTTATTGCGGCAGTGTCGTGGATCGAAACTCTTGTCGTTACAGTACCGCTCACACACTTGACGCGTAAGTCCCAAACAGTGTCCATGCCATTGCCAGTCATGTACAACTCTACGAGCAGCCTTGTCATGTACTACACTTTAGTGGAAATGCTAGCCGGTGTGTGGCCCCCACTCGAAATATTACTTCAACGTGACCTCGACACGAACACTTTGTTCGCCGCTATCGCACTTTTAGGTGGGCTATACATTCTCAACAAACAACTCCCGCGCGTAGAAGAGAAAACAGGCCGAGACCTGGTCCGAATGTGGAAAAAGGAACATTACACTATGAAAGGTTGGCGCGACGAGAATAAAATCGGCAGACACATACAAAAAATCGTCGATAGAAACGTGTTGTGGAACACCATGATACTTTTCTCGCTTTGGGCAGTAGGTGTCATCTTCAGACCCCCTATTTCAGTCACCACGCTTTTTATTCTCACCTCTACCGCGAAAGAGTACGTCACCCAACCAATAACTTCGTTATGGAAGTGATGCAAAGAGTGACGGTCCCCGTGATAACGACCATGGCCACAGTATTCAAAAAAATCCGTCTTACGTGATGACGTTCAGGGTACTGTACACGATTCCAAATAGACATGATATGCTGTTTTATCTTTTATTTATAGTTCTTCTGGCAAATATTTCTGTCGGATCGCATCCGTAATGCGTACTCTATCACAAAGACAACACGTGCGGAACCCCTGTAAAACTCTATTACGCATACACCCTGTGCAGAACTTGTGTCCACACCCAAGTTCGTGGTGCTCACGGCCTGTCAAGTCTTCCGCGCACTCGCCTTTGCAGTCGTTGACACCGTCTACAGGCGGGACGAATACAGGGCGTTGTTTATCGACACGTTTGCCACAATTTTTGCAGGTGCGTGCCGCGTTTCCGATTTTCCAAGTACAATGGGGACACTCCTTGCCCCGTATCTCCGACTGCTGGGGCAAATTAGACAGCGCAAAGTAACACAATTGTTCATAATCTTGAGGTGTCATCGAAACAAAACCGCGCGTTTTAATCGCGGTGACGAAATTACGGATTTCGCGGGGCGTCGACATCTCATTTCATAGTTCTAAATTTTATGTCAATTTAAATTAAAATATATTCCTTACATAATTCATACCCTTTCTGTGTTATCTGGTTCATCAGAGTCTATAGCAATTTCGTCTATCGCGTCTATTTCAGGCAATTCTACCATTTTAGTATCGACACCGAACTCATTATCGACCTCGAACTCATTTTCTACTGGTCTATTCTGGTCCTCAGAACCACTGTCCACAATATTGACATAACGGCCTGAATTGAAAGTCCTAGTCATGATACGTTCTTTATTGCGAAACATCAAGAATACGCACAGCATAGTTGCCACAACAGCTAGTACAAACTGTTGCAATGCCAAACTTTCATCAGTAAATGCTGTATACGAAGGCGACGGCACGGTCACGTTTGGGCCCGGGCTCGGCGTAAACGGACTCGGGCCCACACTGGGAGTACCCAGGCTTGGTGCGAACGGACTCGGCGTAAACGGACTCGGGGCGAACGGACTCGGCGTAAACGGACTAGGCGTAAACGGACTTGGTGCGACCGGACTTGGCGTAAACGGACTTGGTGCGGGAGTCGGGGCTGGAGTCG